CACAAATCCTGGCTGAATTTCAAAGTGTTTGCGCAAAGTCCCCGGGACTCGGGCAGGGTCGGGCTTGGACGAGTTTTACTTTGCTCGTGAGTGGTGTTTTCAGTCTGGTTTTGTGAGTTGCCTTGGGATGGAAAAACGGAAAGGGGTGCAGTTAATAATAGAGAGTATGGATGAACCCAAGACATTCGTTGATATATGTTGTGGGATTGGAAGCTTTCATTATTCCCTCGCTAAACATGGGTTTAAGTGTGTGATGGCATGCGACATTGATTCGTCAGCAAGAGAAACCTATGAGAAAAACTACGGAATCAAGCCTTTGGGCGATGTGTATAGTATCGACCCTGCAGCTCTTCCACATTTCGATATACTATGTGCGGGATTCCCATGTCAACCGTTTTCAAACGCAGGACAGCATCTCGGGTTCGATGATCATCGAGGAGTACTGTTCTTCCAGATTATGAAGATTGTTGAACATCATCGTCCAAGCTACCTTCTCTTTGAAAATGTACCTGCTCTGATTACACACAATAATGGACATACATTTCAGACCATTGTTTCGCTAATGGAACAAACAGGGTATTCAGTTGCATATAAGAAGGTCACGTGTAGCGATTATGGGATTCCTCAAATGAGGAAGCGAGTCTTATTAGTGGGTGTTAGGCACGGAGACCCGAAGACTCTTCTTGAGTTTGATAAGTTTAAGAAGAATACATCACTCTCGGAGTATCTAGGGAAAAACTTCGTGAAGCCAACTGCATATACAATACGATGTGGAGGTCGAAGGTCGCACATTCATGACAAACACAACTGGGACGGATACATAGTAGATAATCACGAGTATCGTTTGACAGTTGAAGACGCACTCCGATTACAAGGGTTTCCTAACGATTTTAGCCTTCACGGTTCAGAAAGTGAAAAATGGCACCAGCTAGGGAATACGATACCTACAGTGTTCACGGAGATGTTGGCTTCAAACCTTGTGACACACACTCTATCAAATGCTCAAACCCAAGCTTGAACATGCGGTTGTCTTTCTTTTTAGGTTTCGCAGTGATGATTTTTCTAATGGGTCCTTCCTCGAAGGTAGTGGGTTGAGGGTAATCGTCCTCGAGAGTTCCATAGAGAAACAGTTTAGGAGGGTGTTTACTTGTCCACGCAGTGTCTAGCTTTGCGCGTTCACGACTGGTCGTTTTGAGAGAGAGGACGATGTAGTTGCTGATATGGTCACCTATTTGAGGAATACCAAAGACTATATCAGGAACTGTACACCCTTGCGATTCTACGATGATACCATCCGAGTTTAGATGAACTTGGGGTTTGAACGGAATCCCTGCGTTGATTAGAAGTGTTTCGATATGTGATTCCAGAAACTTGCCTCCTTTGGATTGGAAGCAGGAGACACTGCTGTTATAGACGTTGTCTAATTCATCATCAGTGAGTTCATGTTGAAGACGGAGTGGAAGGCTTTGGCGAATTTTGTCCAGATGCTGTTTATGAACAGTGGTCTTGAAGGAGTTGTATGCAAAGAGTATAGCTTGAGAGTTCATTTTGTGAGAGGGGGGGGGAAGACATACCTTTCTGACTAAAATGAATCCATTTTTGAAAAGTTGGTGAAAGTGTTTGTCAAAGTCTCCAAAGCCAAAGACTCGAGTCCGATTCGTTCCAATGGAGTTATGCAATGAAGTCTCTAATTCACTAAATGAAAAACTGAATGAATTCTATGATTTTCTGGAATAAGTTTGCAAGTGAAAGTGTTTGCGCAAAGTTGAAAAGCCAAAGACTCGAGTCCGTTTCAATCCAATGAAGTTATACAATCAACATACTGGTTCACTAAATGGAGAATTGGAGAAATATTGTCGCCGAGGTATACAATGGAACTTCCACTCTATGTGACCTCATGGGTTCTGAAACGAACTGGAGAGAGGCGCTACGTATGTGAACTCTGTTCCAAGGACGACCGCGGAGGTATTGAGAGTTTACTTTACCATTTAGGTTCTCGCCCTCACATAAATAAAGTAATGCAGCAGATGGCACTTCATTGCGACCTCTGTAACCTACAATGTAAGTATCAGAGTGTCTACGACAAGCACATCAAAAGCAAAGCCCACCTTCAGAAAGAGAACCCACAACCCAAAGTCATAATTGACTACAAGTGTGAAGACTGCAAGGTTACGTTTCAATCAAACAAGGACAAGCTTCGTCACCTCACGACCAAGAAACATGCGAAACTTGCCAAAACGGATTAAGCAGCGTTCTCTCATAGTAAGGTATAAATGCTCCTCTTCAAGATTATCTCTATCTTGGCTTCATCGGTTACTCTTCGCAACTGCGGTTCACCCACAGACCAAGCAACAATTACAGGCATGGGATTCTCACCGCAAAACCCTCAACCAGGCGATACAACAGAGCTTTGGGTTGCCTATGATTTGAAGACGCGCATTACAGGTGGAACCGCTACATATTCGTACTCGTTCAATGGAATACCGTTCTCACCAACGATTGAAGACCTATGCACTCAAACCTCATGTCCTAAAGAAGTCGGGTCCTATAACGAAACAAGTAACTCTGACTTCCCTTCAGTGAGTGGAAAGATTATCAGCACGATCCAATGGGTCGACCAAGATGTTAAACCAGTTTGGTGTACAGAGTTGACATTCAAAATCTAAAAACGGATTCAGTTTCGTCCAATCCATAACCTTCCCCATTCTCACAATGCCACGCAATACAACAGGAGGTTCAGGCCATAGGTCCCAACGCAATTCAGAAGGTTCGAAAGCACGCAACAACCGATGTTTCATCGATGACTTACTCGATGACATCAAAAACAAGGAAAAACTGACCGGTGTTCACATCGCTCGTATCACGAGACGCCTCGGATGCGGACGCATGGAGGTCTTCTACTTGGAGGAAGTCGTCGACGATAAGAAACGAGACTTCTTCGAGAACGAAGATCGTGAAGGAAAAAAGAAGGAGTTCAGAGAAGTCTTACAGACCATGCCGATGCGAGGTGGTCTACGAGGTAAAGGTAAACGCACTGTCTGGGTCGACATCGACAGTCTCGTCATGATCGCAGAGACAGGCTTGGGTGGAAAGACACATGAAATCATCGCAGTGTTCTCGCCTGAACAAGTCGCACGACTTCGTAACCTCAAACCCGACATGGACGAACGCATGTTCTTGAAGTCAGGCAACGCACCCACTTCCAAGCCAGACGGATTCGAATTCGACGAAGAAGACGAGGACGATGAAGTGGATGTAGACAACATCTAAGCAAGAAGCAATGAACATCAACCTTATAGTGTTGGGTGTATTAATCACCATCTTAGGGCTGTATTCGTGGAAAGCGTATACAACTTCATCTGGGTCAACGCCCAACTTTTTGCCGTGGGTTCCGATTCAAGTCGGCAAGCAGAGGTCCTTCGTGAATCAAACACGCGATGCAGGCATGCATACAGAATGGATGCGACGCGCAGCCATCATTTCAAACCCAAATGGAGTCTACAGCTACAAGGGTTCAACCAATGGGTCACTGGAATGGAACTTTTTGACTTCCGTGTGTGTCTGCCCGCTCGACCGAGTCTGTCCGTTTCATCCAGAAGTGGACGATGGTGGTAATGCAACATCCGATGTATGTGACTACTTGGATGGTAATGGATTCGATGAAGTGTTCGACAGTGGTGGTGCAGGTCCTAATAAGTGCGACTTACCCAAGTCTGGATGCCAAACCTTTGAGATTGACGATGCAGGTAACGCAACTGCTGAGTTCTGTGACTACTTGGACGGTAACGGTAATGAGGTCTTTGATGGCGGTAAGGCCGATGTAAATCTATGCGACTTATAATACAATGTCGTCATGCCCGACGGTTCCGAAGAAGATATTGCTTCGGAGAGACACATCCTTAAATTGGTTCAATGCGAACCCTCTACTTGCGTCAGGCGAGCAAGGGTACGACACGACCCTTGGACGTATGAAGATTGGTGATGGCTTGCGTTTGTGGAATGACTTGCCGTTCTTCAACATTGGTCCTACGGGTGTAACAGGTCCAACAGGTTGGACTGGATGGACGGGTAACACAGGACCTGCAGGTACCGCTTCAAATACAGGTGCAACAGGGTACACCGGTAACACAGGAAATACCGGAAACACCGGACCCACTGGAATGACGGGTCCTGCTTCGACTGTAACAGGTCCCACTGGATGGACAGGATGGACAGGTAACACCGGCAATACTGGTAATACTGGTAACACCGGTAATACGGGTAATACAGGTCCCACTGGATGGACAGGGTGGACAGGTAATACCGGCAATACCGGAAACACTGGAACTACAGGTCCTACAGGCTGGACAGGATGGACGGGTAACACAGGTAATACTGGGTTCACCGGAAATACTGGACCTACGGGTTGGACAGGCAATACGGGTAATACAGGCTTCACTGGAAACACCGGTAATACAGGTCCGACGGGTTGGACAGGTAATACAGGGTTCACTGGCAATACTGGCAATACTGGACCTACGGGATGGACAGGTTGGACGGGTAATACGGGGTTCACTGGAAATACAGGTCCTACGGGTTGGACTGGATGGACTGGCAATACAGGAAATACAGGCAACACTGGACCCACTGGATGGACAGGCTGGACTGGATGGACTGGATGGACAGGTAACACGGGTAATACAGGCAACACTGGACCCACTGGATGGACAGGATGGACGGGTAATACAGGGTTCACAGGTAATACGGGTACTACAGGTCCAACAGGTCCTACAGGATGGACAGGAAACACAGGAAATACCGGTACTACTGGAAATACTGGAAGCACTGGTCCCACAGGTTGGACTGGAAACACTGGTACTACTGGAAACACCGGTAATACAGGTCCTACAGGTTGGACTGGATGGACTGGATGGACAGGACCGACAGGGGTTACAGGAAATACGGGTAATACAGGTCCAACAGGCTGGACGGGTAACACGGGAAATACAGGGAATACAGGAAATACTGGACGCACGGGTCCAACAGGCTGGACTGGATGGACAGGAAATACTGGACCCGCAGGAACCGCTACCAACACAGGCGCAACGGGTAATACAGGTCCCACAGGGTTTGTGGGTGCTACAGGAAGCACGGGAGCACCAGGAACAGGTATTTATGCAAGTGATTATGTTGTGACTGCACGACTCGCCACAGACCAACGATTGGGTTCATACACAACGGATACAATACAGTTCACTGAACTCGTTGACTCGAAGAATTGGTTCAGTCCATCCACCTATCAATTCCAACCTACTGTTTCAGGGTATTATCAAGTATCTTTACTTGTATTGTTTGATATCGCTACAAACGCAAATCAGTACTCAATTCAGATTGTGGGTGAAGATGGAACGGTACTCGCACGGGCTCAAGATGCTACGGATACAAGTGTCGGTATGTCACTCAACTTGACAACGGTTCAGTACTTTAATGGGTCAACCGATTGGATCGTTTCTACAGCATACAACGGGTCTGCAGCTCCTGTGAAAGTACTGAAGGGTGCGAATACTTTGTTTTCAGCGTTCTTGATTCCAGCTGGAGGTGAAAGAGGTCCTACAGGTTATACAGGGAATACAGGTCCTACAGGCTGGACAGGACCTCCTGGAAGTGCTACGAATACAGGTGCAACCGGAAATACAGGTCCTACAGGGAATACAGGTCCATATGGTGTAACAGGTCCTACAGGCATTCAAGGACAACAGGGAATTCAAGGCATTGAAGGACCAGTAGGTACTGCAGGCGTGACCGGACCCGAGGGACCGGAAGGACCCCAGGGTGTTCCAGGAAATGCAGGAGCAGATGGATCGACTGGACCACAGGGTATTCAGGGGATTCAAGGCATACAAGGACCTACAGGGTATACGGGCTGGACAGGATGGACAGGACCTATGGGTACAGCTACGAATACAGGCGCAACCGGAGACACAGGTCCTACCGGTCGTACAGGTACTACAGGTTCAACGGGTCCTACAGGTCCCACAGGTCCCACGGGTACTACAGGTCCAACTGGAGTGACTGGACCTACAGGATTCATGGGGAATACAGGTCCAACAGGGTTTACCGGACTCACAGGGAATACCGGTCCAACTGGTTTCACGGGAAATACAGGATTCACAGGGAATACAGGCAATACAGGCAATACAGGCAATACAGGTCCGACAGGCAATACAGGCAATACAGGATTCACAGGGAATACCGGTAATACAGGCAATACAGGTCCGACGGGTCCTACAGGTCCGACGGGTCCTACAGGGTTCACAGGCCCAACGGGTCCAACAGGAGTCACGGGAAACACAGGACCGACAGGAAATACAGGTCCAACAGGAGTGACAGGGTTCACGGGAAACACTGGACCTACTGGAGCAGCAACCATCTTTACGAATCGAGGAACTTGGTCGGGTTCTACACTCTATTACGTGAATGACCTTGTAGCCTATAATGGTTCAACCTATCTATGTATTATTTCATCTTCAGGAGGACTCCCTACAAATCCATCCTACTGGCAGGTGTTTGCAGCCGGTGGAACCACCTATACAAATCGAGGAACTTGGTCGGGTTCTACACTCTATTATGTGAATGACCTTGTAGAATACAACGGTTCAACCTATCTATGCATCGTTTCAAGTTCAGGAGGACTCCCTACAAATCCAACGTATTGGCAGTTGTTTGCAAGTATAGGAAATACGGGACCTACAGGCCCAACTGGAGAAGGGTCAACCGGTCCAACAGGAGACACAGGTCCTCCAGGAAGTGGAGGTGGTAGCTCAACCATACATTCCTTATCGATTACTGGAACCAATCAGGTTGAATTCGATTGGAGTCTGGGACCTAATGGTTCGTTAGAAGTTTCACCTGAATCCAATATGACACTCAATGTTATAAACTATCCTACAACGGGTACAGACCTCTTTTTATTGACAATCATCATCGCTCAAGGTCCAACTCCTTATTATTTTGATGCAATGACGATTGGTGGCACTCCAGTAACTCTATTCGGCTTCTTGAACGATACTCCACCGACTCCTCAAGCAAGAAAAATAGAGATTCAAACATTCCAGATAGCCTATGGGCTTCTTGTATTCAGTAAGCTGGAATCGTATACCGCAATACCACCTCCACCGTAGTTTTTCAACTGGTGAAAACATAAGTATGTTAATTGGACCACAAGGTATCCAAGGGATACAAGGCGTTCGAGGTCTTCAAGGACTAACAGGACCGACAGGTCTCCAAGGTGTTCGTGGCATTCAAGGCGTATCGGGTACCAAGGGAGATATGGGTCCTACTGGACCCCAAGGAATTGAAGGTCCACAAGGTGTAGCAGGAATCCCCGGAGGGCCTACAGGATGGACTGGACCGATTGGAATTGGAATGACAGGACCAGAAGGTCCTACCGGTCCGAGTGGATACATTGGCCGTGATGGTGCAACAGGTCCACAGGGTATTCAAGGCGTGCAGGGTATTCAGGGGGTCCAAGGAGTACAGGGAAATGACGGTCCTCAAGGTGTGCAGGGATTACAGGGAGTCCAGGGAAATGACGGTCCTCAAGGTGTGCAGGGATTACAGGGAGTCCAAGGAAACACTGGACCCCAAGGCGTGCAGGGAATTCAAGGCATTCAGGGTATAACGGGTCCGACTGGGTTTACGGGGAATAGCGGTCCCACAGGATGGACTGGACCGTCTGGAGTTACAGGACCTACAGGACCCACAGGCAATACTGGACCGACAGGGAACACAGGACCAACTGGATTCACGGGTAATACTGGACCCACAGGGAACACAGGGCCGACTGGAGTCACGGGTAACACAGGCTTCACAGGCAATACGGGTCCAACCGGAAACACGGGAAACACAGGACCTACAGGACCCACAGGCAATACTGGACCCACAGGGAACACAGGACCGACTGGAGTCACGGGTAATACTGGACCAACTGGATTCACGGGAAATACTGGACCCACAGGATTCACGGGAAATACAGGGTTCACGGGCTCAACAGGACCTACAGGCACTACAGGTACAACAGGTGCTACAGGGAATACAGGTCCAACAGGACTCCAAGGGATTGATGGGTTCTCCGGTGGACTCACACTGCAGATGAACTACACCACACAAGTGGCTACTACCGATGCTGTTGTAACTACCTTCGCAGGTGGTTCACAAGGAAGTTCAGATGGAACAGGAACGAATGCACAGTTCTACGCTGCTAGAGGAATTGTAGTCGATTCAGCTGGAGTTTTGTTTGTATGCGATTTTGCTAACGGTCGTATCCGTAAAATAACAACTGGAGGGGTTGTAACAACCTTTGTTACTGGTCTAAGTGGTGCTCAAGGACTTGCTATTGATACATCTGGAAATCTATATCTAACTCAACAGAACACAAATCTTATTAGTAAAATCACTCCCGGAGGTGTGGTTACAACATTTGCCGGTAGTGCATCAGTAGGTTCTGCAGATGGAAATGGAACCAATGCAACTTTTAATAGTCCTATAGGAATTGTAGTCGATTCAACAGGAGTTGTGTTTGTTGCAGATACCTCTAATAATCTTATCCGTAAAATCACTCCATCAGGAGTTGTCACAACCTTTGTATCTGGTAACGGCTTAAACTATCCTTATGGAGTTGCACTCGATTCAGCAGGAAATCTATATATTGCTAACCATGGTGGGAATAGGATACTCAAAGTTTCAACTGCAGGTGTAGTGACAACCTTCGCAGGTAGTGGAACTAGAACGTTTGCGGATGGAACTGGAACGAATGCTAGTTTTGGTGGTGCTCTATACGTTACTCTAGATTCATCAGACAATGTATATGTATCTGACTTTTTCAATAATCGTATCCGTAAAATCACACCTGACGGTGTAGTGACAACGATTGCAGGTAATTCAACTGCAGGTTCTGCAGATGGAACTGGAACCAATGCTACGTTTAGTAATCCAGAAGATATGGCAATCACTCCAAGTGGTATTTTGTATGTTTCGAATGGTAACGCTGTTCGTAAAATCACCCTTCCTTCTACTGGAGACCCAAACACCTACGCAGGTGCACCCTTCACTGGAACACTCTTGACCACCTTCAATCCAAGCCTGACTGCAAGTACAATCACAATCCCTGCTTCCACAACGAACGCAAAAGTAGCTTCTTTCACACTGGCTGCATCGTCTCTACCACTCAAAACCTCTGTCACAGGAGTGTGGAGTTTAGTGTTGTATGCTACAGTAGGATTGTCGACCAGTCCTGCTTCGTTCTATTTCGAGGTAGTTGATGGTTCAACCACAGTGGCTACAGGTACCACCACGACAAGCATCAATCAATCCAGTCCTATGCAGTTGTATAAGTCCAATCTCACTATTCCTGCACGCACGTACACTACCGACTTAACTCTCAACATCTACGCAACCACACAGGCCTCTAGTTCTCTCACGCTAGGATTCAACGGTTCAACCATTTCGTATGTCAACACCACGATTCCCACTGTGGGTGCAACAGGACCCACTGGTTTCACAGGCAATACGGGACCGACTGGAGTTACAGGACCCACAGGTGTGACAGGTCCAACTGGTTTTACGGGAAATACAGGCTCAACAGGACCCGCAGGAATAGGCGTACCTATAGCCTTTGATGGTGGAACTCCGTCTTCGTCATTCACTTTTGGACCTGCGCTTGATTGTGGACGTGTAGTTTAGTTTTAAAGTTTCTACTCTGATAACAATGCCTTTTATCCAACTCCAATTTAGGCGTGGATTGTCAACCGAATGGTCGAGTACTAATCCTACTCTCGCGTCCGGAGAGATGGCAATCGAAACGAACACACAACGATTCAAAGTGGGTGATGGAACCACTGCATGGAACAGTTTAGCCTATGGCGGAATCCAAGGTCCTACAGGCAACACAGGTCCAACGGGTCCAACGGGTCCAACCGGAAATACTGGGGCTACAGGTCCTACAGGCAACACAGGTCCAACAGGTTTCACGGGAAATACTGGACCCACTGGAGTGACAGGCAATACAGGTCCTACAGGTCCTGCGGCCTTCACGCTCTCTACAACAACCGCAGGGAACATTGTCTACGCGAACGGAACCTCGAATTCTGCAGCCTCGACTGCCAATGTATCCTTCAATGCAGCCAATAACCGTTTGGATGTCACAGCAGCGTTAAGCGTCCAAGAACTTCAAGAAACCGTCATTGCAGCGGTTCCTACCACTCCGTATACCATTGACTGGACGTTGGGCGCCATTCATTACTTGACGACCATCCCAAGTAACTTGACAGTCAATATCACGAACTTACCTACGACTGCGAACCGTAACTATGTCATCTCGGTCTATTTAGTCCAAGGAGGCACACCCTATTTTGTGAATGTCCTTCAAATCGCAGGAAGTGCGACGACCATCCGATGGGCCGGTGGTTCAGCACCTACGGCCACTGCCAGTCGTGTCGAAATCCAGACGTTCAGTTTGTATTATTCGGGGTCTGCATGGACGGCGTTAAGTCAGTTATCAAGTTTTGGTTAGTAGTATACAATGCCCTTGCTTGGTTCCTTGGGAACGATTGGGCGAGTCTTGCTTGTGGCTTCAGTGGTTGTGTATCTTTTCTCTGAAATCTCAACGTTATCAGGAGCGGGTATTTCGGGCTATTATGATGGGACTTCAAGTGCACAATTCAATGCCCCTTGGGGAATCGCAGTCAATTCATTAGGAGATGTGTATATAGGGGATCAAACTAATAATCGAATCCGTAAAATTAACCCTTCAACAGGTGTAGTCACAACATTTGCAGGTAACGGAACAACTACATTTGCCGATGGAACGGGAACGAATGCGACGTTGTTTTCTCCTCTTGGAATTGCATTTGATTCATCGGGAATTATGTATGTAGCAGACTACAACAACCAACGTATTCGCAAAATCACACCTGCAGGTGTAGTCACAACATTCGCAGGAAATGGAACGGTATCAACAGTTGATGGAACTGGTACTAATGCTACTTTCTTCAATCCTGCTGCAGTTGCAGTCAATTCAGCAGGTGTTGTATATGTAGTGCAATCCAGTAATTATATTCGTAGAATCACACCCGAAGGTGTAGTTACTATTCTTGCAGGTAATGGAACGGCATCCTTTGCCGATGGAACAGGAACTAACGCGAGGTTCAGTGCAGTTCAAACAATCGCACTTGATTCAACCGGAACTCTATATGTAGGAGACTACAATAATCATCGTATCCGTAGAATCACATCGGCAGGTGTAGTCACAACATTCGCAGGGAATGGGACAGCTGGAGGTACAGATGGAACTGGAACCAATGCGACGTTCAATGGTCCTACTGGAATCGCATTTGATTCATCTGGAATTATGTATGTAGTCGACAACAACACCCATCGAATCCGTAAAATTACTCCAGCAGGTGTAGTCACAACATTCGCAGGAGGTTCACAAGGATCGGCCGATGGAACGGGAACCAATGCACAATTCAATTTTCCTATTGGAATTGCAATTAATTCGACTGGAATTATATATATAGTCGACAACAACACCCATCGCATCCGTAAAATCACACCGGCAGGTGTAGTCACAACACTCGCAGGCAGCGGAGTTGCAGGATTTATAGATAGTGTACAGAATGGTGCAGTATCTGGCGCTTTACTGAACCTTCCTCGCGCAGTTGCAGTTGATTCATCGTCCACTATGTATGTAGCCGACACAACCAATCATCGTATTCGTAAAATCACATCGACAGGTGTTGTGACAACGTTAGCAGGGAGTGGAACAGCACAGTTTGCAGATGGAACTGGAACCGGTGCGAGTTTCAATTCTCCTCAAGGAATTTCAGTGGATTCAGCGGGTAACGTCTATGTAGGGGATACACTCAATAACCGTGTCCGGAAGATTACACCTTCAGGCGTAGTGACAACACTTGCAGGGAGTGGAACAGCACAGTTTGCGGATGGAACTGGAACGGGTGCGAGTTTCAATAATCCTTACGGAGTTACAGTGGATTCGGAGGGAATTGTATATGTTGTCGATAAACTCAACTATCGAGTTCGTAAAATCACAATGACAGCTGATATAATTTCAACGTTAGCTTCAGGTTTCAATTCTCCTATTGGAGTCGCAGTCGATTCTACGGGAAATGTGTATATGTCAGATATCAATGCCTACAAAGTCTATAAAATCACACCACTAGGTGTATCAACAGTTCTGGCAGGGTTAGGACCAGGGTCTTCGGATGGAAATGGAACCAATGCGAGTTTCAATTTTCCTCAAGGACTTACGATAGATCAATCCGGAAACCTATATCTAACAGAATTGGGTAACTGTCGTATTCGCAAGATAACACCAAGCGGTGACGTTAGTACATTTGCTGGAAGTACATTTGGATATCAAGATGGAACGGGAACCAATGCAAAATTCGACCAACCTAATGGAATCGCGATTATTTCAGATGGGACTCTTTATGTATCCGATACCAATAATCATCGTATTCGTAAAATCACATCGGCAGGTGTTGTGACAACGTTAGCAGGTAGTGGAACTGGTACATTTGCCGATGGAACGGGTGCCGGTGCGAGTTTCAAACAACCTGCTGGACTCGCAGTCGATTCAGTGGGTAATGTGTATGTAGCGGACAACCAAAATCATCGTATCCGCAAGATATCATCGGCGGGTGTAGTGTCGACACTTGCAGGAAGTGGAACAGCACAATTTGCCAACGGAACGGGTACCAGTGCGAGTTTCAGTGCTCCTAGTGGAATTGCAGTTGATTCATTAGGGAATGTGTATGTAGGGGATCAAGGAAATGCTCGTATCCGTAAAATTACACCTGCGGGTGTAGTCACAACATTTGCAGGTACTGGAAGCTATACGTTTACCGATGGAACAGTATCTACAGCTACATTCAATGGTCTTGCTGGATTCGCATTTGATAGTAGTGGAAATCTATATGTTGGTGACACGAATATTGGTAGAGTCCGTAAAATCACACAGGCCGGTGTAGTCACAACCTTAGCAGGGAATGGAACCGCACAATATCTTGAAGGAACTGGAACGGGTGCGAGATTCCTTGACCCTTTCGGAATTGTAGTCAATTCGGCAGGTACGATGATGTACGTTACGGATTCTAACTATATCCGTAAAATCACATCCGCAGGTGTAACAACTTTTATAGCAGGTCAGGCAACAGCTGGGTCCGCTAATGCAACTGGAGTCAGTGCGAGTTTCAATGGACCTCGAGAAATTGCTCTGCTTGCAGCAGGAACAAGTGTCTATGTAGCTGACACGGGTAACCATAGTATCCGCAGAGTGACTACAGATTTTGGCGTAACAACTAAATATTCGGGGGTTGGAAGTGCAGGATTTAGAGAAACTCCGGTTGCCAACGTACAGTATAATACTCCTAGCGGAATTGCAGTCAATTCAGCAGGACTTGTGTATGTTGCAGATACCAATAACAATCGTATACGAACCATCGCAGCTGGAGCAGACAATACAGGTACAGTCACAACCGTTGTAGGAACTAGTACTGCAGGGTACAGTGATGGCGGAGGTTGGTTCAATAGTCCATTCGGAGTGGCTACAGATTGGGACGGAACCGTCTATGTTGCAGACACAATCAATAACCGCATCCGTAAAATCACACCTGCGGGTGTAGTCACATCATTAGCAGGAAGTGGAGCAGGTACGTTTGCAGATGGAACGGGAACCAGTGCGAGTTTCAGTCAACCTCGAGGAGTCGCACTCGGTTCAGACGGAACTGTGTATGTAGCGGATACAACCAACAACCGCATTCGTAGAATTACATTTGACGGTATAGTGACAATCGTGGCTGGAAACGCACAAGGATCCACCAATGGAACGGGAACCAGTGCGACATTGAACGCTCCAAATGCAATCACAGTCAATTCGTCAGACATTATGTATGTAGCCGATACAGGTAATCATCGTATCCGTGCAATCACACAAGCGCGTGTTGTGACAACCTTTGCAGGAACTACACAAGGATTTCAAGATGGAGTCGGAACCAACGCGAGATTCGATACTCCACGAGGAATTGTTGCAGACATCTATGGAAATCTCTATGTAGCGGACACGAATAATCATCGTATTCGTAGAATTTCGTCTGATGGAACTGTAACTACACTCGCAGGGTCTACAGCAGGATACGCGGATGCAACCGGTACCAACGCACAGTTCAACTTTCCAACCCATCTTTCCATCGATACACTAGGAACCTTGTATGTAGCCGACCAGACCAACAACCGTGTTCGTACCATTCAGACTTCGACAGGTGTAGTCTCAACACTCGCAGGCAATGGATTGGCTGGATTCACATCTTCACAATTTAATAGTCCTTTTGGAATTACAGTGGAACGATTCCGAAATGCATATGTAGCAGACACCAGTAATCACTCGATCCGTAAAATCCCAAATGCGTATACACTTCCAGTGAACGATAATGTTGTAACAACTCTTGCAGGAGATGGAACTGCATCGTTTCTTGATGGAAATGGTATTGGGGCGAGGTTTAATTATCCTACTGCATTAGTAGTGGATTCATTTAAAAACGTGTACATAGCCGATAGAGATAATCACCGCATCCGTAAACTCTCACCTACAGGTGACGTCACGACATTCGCAGGTAGTGGAAGTCCGGGTTCTGCGGATGGAACAGGAATCAGTGCATCATTCTATCTGCCAAATTCAATTGTAATAGATTCATTGGGAAATCTGTACGTTGCTGATAGGTACACTTATCGCATTCGCCAAATCACACCAGCAGCTGTAGTTACAACATATGCAGGAACTACATTCGGATATTTAGACGGACAGGGTACAGCTGCACGGTTCAGTGAATCTTTCGGAATCGCAATCGATTCGGCTCGAAATATATATGTAGCAGATACGAATAATCACAGAATCCGCAAAATCTCATCTACTGCCCTCGTTACTACACTTGCAGGAAGTGGAACAGCACAGTTTGCAGATGGAACAGGTACCAGTGCAAGTTTCAATCTTCCTTACGGTGTAGTAGTCGATTTAGTTGGAAATGTATATGTTAGTGACTATGGTAATCAGCGTATCCGTAAAATCACACCTGCGGGTGTCGTGACAACCTTCGCAGGAAATGGAACGACAGGTTCTACCAATGGAACAGGAACCAATGCGACTTTTGCGAATCCTTATGGACTTACAATTGATTTAGACGGAAATCTATATGTAGCAGATACAGTTAGTTTTGGTATCCGAAAGATAACACCAACAGGTGTAGTGACAACAGTTGCAGGAAGTGGAGTAACAGGTGCATTTGCAGATGGAATTGGAACGAATGCGAGATTTAACCAACCCGCTGGTGTTACAATTGATACATACGGAAATCTATATGTAGCGGATACGATTAATCAGCGTATCCGTAAAATCGGATCTGGAACAAATCAACTTCCTTTGAATCAGGGTGTGGTGACGACAATTGCTGGGAATGGAGGTACGACGTTTACCGATGGAACTGGAACAAATGCACAGTTCAATAACCCTTATGGAATAGCAGTCGATTCAACAGGAAATATCTATGTAGCAGATTCTGCTAATAATTGTATTCGTAAAATCACACCTGCAGGTGTAGTGACAACAATTGCAGGCAATGGAGGTACAACATTTGCCGACGGAACGGGAACCAATGCGACGTTCAATAGTCCTGCTGGACTCGCAGTCGATTCAGCTGGAAATCTATATGTAGGGGACAGAAGTAACCACCTCATCCGCAGAATCACACCTGCAGGTGTAGTCACAACGCTCGCAGGTAGGAATGGATCACTTGGATTTCAAGATGGAACGGGAACGAATGCAATATTCTATCAACCCCGAGGAGTCGCAGTCGACTCAGCGGGAAATGTCTATGTAGCGGATTGGAGTAACTACCGTATTCGTAAAATCACACCTGCAGGTGTAGTTACAACGCTTGCAGGAAATGGAAGTGCTGGACCGTATATTGATGGAACCGGAACCAGCGCGGGTTTCTATTTACCTAAAGGAGTTGCAGTCGATTTAACAGGGAACGTCTATGTAGTAGATACAAACAATCTGATTCGTAAAATCACACCTACAGGTGTAGTCACGACACTTGCAGGTCAAACAACTCCAGGATCTACCGATGGAACGGGAACCAATGCGACGTTCAATAATCCTTATGGAGTCGCAGTCGATTCGGCGGGAACTGTGTATGTAGCAGACCGTAACAATCATCTTATTCGTAGAATCACATCTTCAGGTGTAGTCACTACACTCGCAGGGAATGGAACAACTACATTTGCAGATGGAACAGGAACCAATGCAAGTTTCAATCAACCTCTCGGAGTCGCAGTCGATTCAGGTGGAATTGTGTATGTAGGCGACACGAGTAACCATCGTATCCGTAAAGTCCAATAAGCCTAATTTTTCAACTGGTGAAAACACAAGTATGTCAGCAGGACCCCAAGGAGTTCAAGGTTTACAGGGTGTGAAGGGCGACCAAGGAATCCAAGGTCCTACAGGAATCCAAGGTCCAGCGGGCATTCAAGGTGTTGCAGGGATACCCGGTGGCCCGACGGGATGGACGGGGTATACAGGACCTACTGGAGCGACGGGTGTTACGGGCAACACAGGTCACACGGGCAATACGGGACCCACAGGGAATACAGGAGCGACAGGAGCCACAGGAGCCACAGGACCGACGGGTGCTACAGGAGTTACAGGCAACACGGGACCCACAGGGAATACAGGCGCGACGGGTGCAGTAGGACCTGCAGGAACGGCGAGTAATACGGGCGCAACGGGACCCACAGGCAACACAGGTCCCACAGGTGCAGCAAGTACGGTCACAGGACCTACGGGTATCCAAGGACAGACCGGTCCAACAGGACCTGCAGCTGCAGGTGGAGGTTCAGTGTCGATTGTCGGTTCTACGGGATTTTCAAGTGTCTTGACTGTGGCTACGGGTGGAACGGGTGTGTTTGGAAACGCAAACTTAACTTTCAATGGAAGCCAACTCGATGTGAGTGGCGGTCTCACCGTTCGCAATGGATTCCGTCCTCTCTACATGAATGTATCGGGAACCTCACTGACGGTAGCCTCCAACTCGTTCGGGACGCACTACAACATTACGAATAGTGGGTTTTCATCGTTGACATTACCTACCATCAACTGGAGCAACGATTCCAATGGATATTGGGTGTTCCGCAACAATACCTCTTCGTATTTATCGACGACGGTGACCTACACGACCGCAGGCACGAGTGCGCCCACGAATCCAGTTGTGATTCCACCTGCGAATTCAACTACCATTATGGTGACGTATCCTGGCGCTTCAACGTCCAACTATGTTTTGTTTTAAGAAAGGTAATGATCGGTACGTCCAAAAGTGTGTGGAGATTTGATCCACGAACGATTCCTGGCTGTCAGTTGTGGTTGGATGCGGCAGATTCTAGCACAATCACAGGGACAACGTCTGTAACAGCATGGAGGGACAAAAGTACGAATGGTTACGTTGCGAATTCGTTTGTAAATTCTGTCCCGAATCCTTCATGGGTTCCAAACATACAAAACGGTAATGGAGTCATTCAATATAGTGCAGGAAATGGTTCATCCATTGCGAACTTTGTGTTGGCACAAACGATGAGCATTTTTATGATCTATTATCCGATTAATCAAAGTGCAGGTAATCCATTCTTAGAGCACGGTCCTAATGCAAATAATGAATCAGGATTTTATCTTTTTTCAGGTGGTGGACAGAATTTTGCAATTAATTCGGGTTCAACGTATCCTGGTGTAAACTATGGAAATACAACTGTTTCAAATACATGGCAAATGATTGAAGGTATCAATCCTGATCCTGCAAATTCAAATACAATGTCCTACTATGCGAATGGAACCACAATGGCAAGTGGTCTAACACAATCAGGTACAACAACACTTACGAAGACACTCTATATCAATGGACGAGGAGGTGCAAATAATGTTTCCTACAATACTTACCTTGCTGAACTTATTATCTATAATATCGGGTTAACAACCTCTCAACGCCAACAAGTGGAAGGATATCTTGCTCACAAGTGGGGGTTGGTTCCGTATTATGATTCTTCAATTCCATTATCGATTCCTGGATGTCAGTTGTGGTTGGATGGAGCAGACTCTTCAACCGTGACTGGAACAACTACCGTCACTCAATGGCGTGATAAGTCAGGGAATGCTCGTCATCTAGGTGTAGGGTCTGGAACCACTAGTTACTCTTCAAATGCAATCGTTTTAAATAGTTCGTACATGTTCGTGAACAGTCCTGTAGACTTATCCAAAGTCACCGTGTTTATCGTTACAAAGTCAACTGGTGGTAATAATCAGACAGTCTTTACTGCAAGACCTAATTCAGGATGGAGTTGGAACTCATTCGATGGGTTTGGATTTTATATTGATGCAGCAGTACCTAGAATTAGATTCTATGGAGATTCTAATAATCTTTCACAGTTTAATGTAAATACTTCAACTACTAGATTGTTTTCATTTCAATCCAGTGGAACATCGATTAATTCATGGTTAGATGGAACTTCACAAAGTGGTGCTACACTTTCTTCAACGCGAACTTCCACTGCACAAGGATTTGCAATAGGAGCAGAGTGGAATCGTGACCAGAATGCATACATAAATATTGCAGCAACTGCTTCAGTCTATGAAATCATTACCTACAATTCAGATGTCACCACCACACAACGCCAAACCATCGAAACCTACCTTGCAAAGAAATGGGGATTGACAACTCTGTATCCTTCAATTCCTTCCACACATCCCTTCTATTCCATTCGACCTCATTTGCGCGCCTTTCAACCCATTGATGTTCCAGGATGTCAGTTGTGGTTGGATGCGGCGGACTCTTCAACAGTCACTGGAACGACCACCGTCACTCAATGGAGTGATAAGTCTGGAAATGCTCGTCATCTAGGCGTAGGGTCTGGAACCACCAGTTATTCTTCCAGCGCGATTGTATTGAATAGTTCCTACATGTTCGTGAACAGTCCTGTAAATCTAACCAATGTTACGGTATTTATTGTTTCAAAATCAACAGGTGTTACTAATCAAACTATACTTGGTGCAAAACCTAATACAGATTATGTATATAATTCTGTAGATGGATTTGGGTTTTATAATGATCCTCCAACTGGAAGAATACGATTTTATGGACAAGGGAATGATCCAAATCAATCAATCTTTTTTACAGATACTTCAATTACTAAACTCTATACCTTTCAATCTACCGGAACTACAGTTAGTGGATGGTTGAATGGAACTTCACAGTCTGGTGGAACTCTCACGACTACACGAACATCTACTGCACAGGGTTTTGCGATTGGAGCAGAATGGGGAGGGAGTTCTTATGTAAACATATGGGTAACAGCTTCAATCTATGAAATCCTCGTGTACAACACCGCTCTCACCACCTCTCAACGCCAACAAGTGGAAGGATATCTTGCTCACAAGTGGGGGTTGACTCCATCTTTACCAGTGATAAGTCCATTGTCGATTCCTGGATGTCAATTGTGGTTGGATGCAGCAGATTCATCTTCCTTGGGTTTGAGTGGAAGCAACGTGACGCAATGGAACGATAAGTCTGGGAATGGAAATAACGCGACTCCATATTCAACTAGTCCACAACGTGTGGGAAATAGTGTTTTATTTTCAGGATCAAACGCTCTAAAGTGTGGAAAGTTCTTAACGTCTACAAGCTATTCCGCATTTATTGTAAATAACTTTGCTTCAGGGTTTACTAACAAAATTTCATTTGGTTGTTGGAAAGTTCCATTTGGAAGTTTTGTTATCTTTCAAGATGGTTCTATACGTGTTGGAGTTAATAATTCTAGTAATTATAATGTTGATGCATCTACTTCTAACGCAAGTTTTACCGCTAATCGTATTTATGGGTTAACATTGAATTCATCTTCAACTCCTGGAAGTGCTTTTACATTCAATGGTTCAATTGACGGTTCAAATGTTTTAGTATCAGGAACGTCAACAAGTGGTAATGCAACTACATGTGCAGAAGAAGTGACAATAGGAGGATTAATAGAAAGTACTCCAAATTATCAACTAAATGGATATGTGTATGAAATTTTAGTGTATAACACCGCTCTCACAACCACTGAACGTCAACAAATCGAAGGTTACCTTGCAAGGAAATGGGGGATAAGTATAGGTACAACACTCCCTTCTCCTCATTCGTTCAAGTCGTTCCCACCTGCGAGTCTATATTTCGAGCCTGCCACAAAATACAGTGCGCTTTTTAATAATACATCTCTAACTATTCCTTCTAGTTCGTCAGTTACTTTGGGAACGAATAATCATACAATAGAGTTTTGGGCGTATCAAACAAGTCGTGGTCAATATGATTGTCCATTTCAATATAGTATTAATACGAGTGCATTTTCTACAAGTAGTTATTATATGGCATTAGGAGGTTATCTTGGAATTTTAATTGGGAATAATGCTGGAAATTTTGCAATTAATATGGGTGCTACAGTATCATTACCATCCTTAAATAGATGGCATCATTATGCAATTGTGCGTAATGGAACTACATTTACTATTTATATCAATGGAATCAGTCGAGAAACTGCAACTTCATCAGTTAGTATAGGAGCACAAGGCGGTTCATTCATTTTTGGAGACGTTTCAACTACTACTAATACTCCATTTTTTGGCTATATCACCAACTTCCGACTTGTCAATGGAACCGCAGTGTACACTTCAAACTTCATTCCATCCACTTCACCGTTAACTGCAATTCCAAACACACAAATCTTACTTCAAGGACTTACGGATAGAAGTCCAAACGCGTTTACAGTAACGAATAATGGTGGAGTTACTTTGTCTACACTATCACCGTTCCCACCCCCTTAATCCCTCGACACATGAATCCTCAAAGAATTTCCAGAAAAGGAGAAGGATACCAAAATTCCAGGCATCAACGCTCGAATCTTTTCCAAAACCTCATCGAATGTAGTTGGACTTAACAAAAATTGTAGGTAAGCCATTGAGTCACGAGTGACTCCATCTGAACACACGTTTGGTGGAGTGATTTCAAAGGATTGTACAACAAATGTAGGTGGGAATCCAAGACCTGCCCATTGAAACAGTTGGGGGCGATACTGTTCGCGTTGCGGATTCGTTAATCCAGCCAAGGATGTACGGTCGGCTGCTTCCTTTGCAACAACAACTGCATAACTCTGCATGAGTTCTTCTAAGGTAACAATCTGAGGCGCTTCAGTAGGTCCAGTTGCAGCAGTAGGAAACATGGATAGATCCGGTCCGGTGGGTCCGGTTTCTCCGGTGGGTCCGGTTTCTCCGGTGGGTCCGGTTTCTCCGGTGGGTCCGGTTTCTCCGGTAGGTCCTGTTTCTCCGGTAGGACCAGTCTCTCCAGTAGGTCCTGTTGATTCAATCGTTCCAGTAGGTCCTGTTTCTTCAATCGTTCCTGTAGGTCCAGTCTCTTCCATTTGTCTATTCCGTCCGAATAAATCCAATCAATTCTGCGTCATTAAACAATGCTAGTCTGTTATCAACCAGGACAAGGAGTTCGAACTGTAGCTCCCAATGTATATCCAGGTCCACAAGGTCCACAAGGACCCACAGGACCCACTGGAACCGTGACCGGTCCCACAGGTGCAACAGGATTTACAGGATTACCCGGCACAGCCACGAATACCGGTAATACCGGCAACACAGGACGAACAGGACCCACAGGAAACACGGGTAATACCGGAAACACGGGTAATACAGGCAACACAGGTCCAACCGGTCCAACAGGTCCAACAGGTCCAACAGGACTTTCGGGAACTGCGACCAACACGGGCAATACAGGGAATACAGGTCCAACGGGTGCCACAGGTGCAACAGGTTCTGCTGGAATTGCAGGCACCGCCACCAATACCGGCAATACTGGAAATACAGGCAATACAGGTGCAACAGGTTCTACAGGTGTGACTGGAAATACAGGCAATACAGGTGCTACGGGGGCTACAGGAGCACAAGGACCTGTGGGTGCAATTGGAAACAATGGTCCAACGGGACCTACAGGACCTATTGGAGATCGAGGCCCTGCGGGTCCCACAGGCAACACCGGCAACACAGGACGAACAGGTCCCACCGGTCCAACGGGTCCCACAGGCAATACAGGGAATACTGGAAATACTGGAAATACAGGACCCACGGGGAATACAGGACCGACAGGTGCAACAGGTGCAACAGGTCCAACCGGTGCAACAGGTCCAACAGGTCCAACGGGTAATACAGGTGATACAGGTTCGACAGGACCTACAGGTGCAACAGGCGCAACTGGAAATACAGGCAATACAGGCAATACAGGAAATACAGGAATTCAAGGACCCACAGGTCCAACCGGTCCTACAGGTCCCACAGGCAATACTGGTAATACAGGGAATACAGGGAATACAGGGAATACAGGACCTACAGGGAATACAGGGTATACAGGCTACACGGGCAATACTGGACCGACAGGTCCATTTGATATCCGTTCAGGTCAAGTCACACTTACCTTTTCAGGCTATACAGGTCTCCAATTTCTCGAACAGAGTACGGGATTAAGTACAACGACCTATCCTTACGTAGGTGTGAGTGGATATTCACAAACTGGACCTTCGATTAACCAGTATGTGTTTATCAGTGAAGCTTACTTAAAGAACGTAGGTGGAACTTGGTATGGTAAGTTAAGTGGAGAAAATCAATCAAGTCCTTCAGTGGATATCACTTACATTTTATACTACTTCTACAAACAATGAGTAGTTATGTTCCTAGGATTCCAGGAACCTATTCGTATACTCTACCTGAATCACAGTATGTTCCAGGTCCTATAGGAGATACAGGTCCTGTTGGGCCGGGAATTCCAGGTCCTTCTGGCGTAACCGGTCCTAGAGGAAGTGTAGATACTACAGGTGCGACTGGAAATACCGGTACTACAGGCAATACAGGTAATACTGGAAATACGGGTCGAACCGGTCCCACAGGATGGACAGGTCCTACAGGTCGAACAGGAAACACAGGCAATACAGGAAATACTGGACTCTCCGTTACAACGGGTGCGACAGGGTTCACAGGTCGAACAGGTCTCACTGGACCGATTGGACCCACCGGACGAACTGGTAGTGCAGACACTACAGGTGCAACGGGAAATACAGGACGAACAGGTCCAATCGGTCCAACCGGTCCAACGGGTCCAACCGGAAATACGGGACCGTTAGGACAACCCGGTCCTTCAAATCCAACGCCAGGTATCACAGGTCCAACAGGCAATACAGGCAGTATAGGATTTAAGGGAAACAACGGAAATGCAGGAGACACGGGTACAACGGGTTCTACAGGTCCAACAGGAAACACGGGAAACACGGGAAATACTGGGAATACAGGTCCAACGGGTACTACAGGTGCAACAGGTCCAACGGGTCAACAATTTACAGGGAATACAGGTCCGACAGGAATGATGAGTGTTACAGGTCCTACAGGATCTAGATACCTCGGTCCAACAGGTCCCACTGGGCCAACGGGTCTACCGTCGATTCACACAGGTACCACAGGCCGTACAGGTCCTACAGGGTCTTTAGGACCCAGAGGTGAAACAGGGTTTATGGGACGAACAGGTCCTACAGGTCGCACAGGTCCTACAGGCAACACAGGACCTACAGGGAATATAGGCAATACAGGCCCTACAGGTCATCAATTTACAGGAAATACAGGGAACACAGGTCCTAAATGGAATGCGTGGACTTCTGGGTCTGTCGCCATAGGATATACAGAACCAGCTGCAAGAACCGTATTCCGAACCGTCAGTGCGACCGTCCCTGCAAATAGTATCGTCACGGGATGTAGACTTACCATTTTACCCGTGAAAGCAAAAGTGTTCAGTCTCTCTGGATACACTGTAAGCGGAGAACCTACCACGGTATACGTGGATTTCGTCATTGTACCCGAAGCAACGGATTTGTACATTGAAATCACAGTCGACTATCTCTATCGTCAAGATGTGTAAAATAATCACACACTACCCAATAATGGATGTCTATTTACTGCAAGAACACTGGGCAACGCTGGTTCGAAAGTTCAAGGATGTTGAGCGTGACGGAGCGGAGCGAATGACGAATGACCTGTTAGACTATGTTCGCTATGCGAGCATTCGTCAATACAAGTTGTTTCAACAAAAGCGTGGAGAAGAGTTTGAACGAATGTTTCTCTACCTTGAAAAGCGGGAACACGATGTAGAGATGGTGAAGCGGTTCATTGAAGACGACGACCACTGGCAAACTCTACTTGAACTTGCGGAGCAGTAAAAACGGAAGAATCTACACATAGGTATAAGAGACACACAATGGGTGATACAATTATTGGTGTTCAATTCGGTATTGCGAACCCCGAAGACATTCGGAAGCGCAGTGTCGTAGAAGTAACGACTGATAAAACGTACCAAAGCGGACAGCCCGTTCCAAATGGCGTATTTGATTCACGATTCGGAGTCATTGAGAACGGCAAGGTCTGTCCGACCTGTAAACAGACCAATCAACTTTGTCCCGGACACTTTGGGCACATTGAACTTGCACGACCGATGTATCTGTATCAGTTCTTCGATACAGTGGAGAAGTTATGCAATGTGATTTGCTTGAATTGCTCGAAGCCGATTCTTGCACCCGAAGTCCTCGACAGCATGACCACAATAGGTATGGCACGATTCAAGGAAGTGCGTGACCAGACGAAATACACTCCTGTCTGTACGACCTGTGAGACACCGATGTTTGCGAAAGTCAGCAAGATTGCAGGCACAGCTGCAAAGTTGGAAGCGTTCAAGAAACTCGCAAAGGATGAAGCACCTGTGGACCCCGTTCAACTTCAACCTGAAATTGTACTTCGAGCGTTCCAGCGTATCACCAACGAAGACTGCCGTCGTCTTGGGTTTGATCCACAATTTGCCCGACCTGAATGGATGATTTGCAATGCACTTGCAGTTCCACCGTTGACCGTGCGTCCTTCGGTCGTGATGGACGACCATCAGCGAATGGAAGATGACTTGACACACCAGCTCATCTCCATCATCCGTTCCAATGACCGATTGCGAGACAAGATTGATAAGAACGATTCAGCGGATATGATTGATAAGCTGACATCGTTGCTTCAATACAATGTGGCGACCTATGTGGACAACGACATCAAGGGTATGCCTCCTACGCAACAACGCTCTGGACGCCCTTTGCGAACCTTGAAGTCCCGTTTCGGTGCGAAGACAGGACGCGTTCGTGGTAACTTGATGGGTAAGCGTGTAGACTTCTCTGCGAGGTCGGTGATTACACCCGATGCGAACATTGACTTGGACGAACTCGGTGTCCCCGAAGAAATCGCAACCAACTTGACCTTTCCTGAAATCGTAAGCCCCTACAATCGTGAGCGACTACTGGGATATGTTCGCAATGGACCTGAGAAGCATCCAGGAGCCAAATCCGTCTTCATCAAGAAAGACAAACAGACCTTCAGTTTGCTCTATGTGAATCCAGACACGATTGACTTGAAGGAAGGTGATGTCGTTCACAGACACATCATTGACGGAGACATTGTGTTGTTTAACCGACAACCGTCCCTTCACAAAGCGTCCATGGAAGCACACCGAGTCAAAGTGTTACCGTATTCGACCTTCCGTCTGAATGTATCCGCAACCCGACCGTATAACGCAGACTTTGATGGAGATGAGATGAATATGCATGTACCGCAAAGCATTCCAGCAGCCACTGAACTTCGTGTCTTGGCATCTGTATTGCGTAACATCATCAGTCCTCGTACCTCCACTCCCATTATCCAGCTGTTCCAGGATACTATGACGGGTGCCTACCGTATCTCGCAACCCGGTGTCGAAGTACCCGAACACATTGCGATGAATATGTTAGCACGCATCAAGCGTCCCTTCAAGCGTAAGAATCGTAACTGGACAGGCTCTGAAATCATCTCGATGGCCATGCCATTGATTAACTACAATGCTCGTGGAATCAAGCTTGAATTGGGTGAACTCACAAAGGGTGTCTTGAAGAAGAGTGCGACTGGAAACTTGGTACACTTGACCTACAATGACTTTGGACCTCAACGCGCAGGTCAACTGATCAACGACATTCAAAGCATTGTCACACAGTTCAACTTGTATACAGGCTTCTCGGTCGGCACTTCGGACTTGATTGCGGATTTCAAGACCAATGCGTTTGTGAAGGACAAGATTGCAGAGGGACGACGCAAAGTGTCTGAGATTCTCACCAATGTCCACGGAGGCAAATACATCAACAACATGGGTATGTCCGATGGTGAAAAGCTGGAAGACGATATCTCTTCGGCCATGAAGGATGTCGTGAACAAGATTAACACCGAAGTGATTGACAGTCTCAAGAAGACTGCACGAGTGGATGGATTGAATCGTATCGTTCAGATGGTGGATTCAGGTTCCAAAGGCTCGGAAGCGAACATCACACAGATGGTTGCGACACTAGGACAGCAGTTGATTGAAGGTAAGCGAGTTCAATATACACTCCAAGACCGCACATTACCTCACTTTACACGCTACGACGATGGAGTGGAATCTCGTGGCTTTGTCGAGCACAGCTTTGTGGATGGTCTGATGCCTGCCGAGTTCTTCTTCCACGCACAAGCTGGACGAGAGGGATTGATTGATACGGCTGTGAAGACCTCGGATACAGGATACATTCAGCGTAGGTTGATGAAGACCATGGAGGACCAGCACATCGAGTATGGAGGCACAGTGCGCAATGTGAATGGTAACATCGTTCAGTTCCACTACGGTGATGATGGAATTGATACCATCTGTGTAGAAGACCAGTCCTGTGACCTCGTGTTGAAAACCTTGGAGAACCTCTACGCAGAGTATTCCTTGACGCCGGCTGATGTGAATCCCTTCTTGAAGGAATCCGTGGACGAAACACCCGATTTAGTGGATGAACTCATCGCAGACCGCGAGCTTCTCTTCAACAAGACCTTCCGACACAAGAAGGTCGACACACTTCAAGCACCCGTGAACTTGAAGAGACTGGTGGAAAAGTATGCGAATCCGTATAGCACCAAGACGGATTTGACGCCCAAGCATGTCACCAGTGCAATCGGACGCTTTGTATCCGAGTTCCCGAACAACCGAGTGTTCCACATTCTGCTGCGATACTATTTGGCACCCAAGAAGTCCATTGTGATTCACCGATTCAGCCAAGCGTTGTTTGATGAACTCATGCGAGACATCCGATTCCGATACATTCAAAGCCAAGTGCATGCAGGTGAAATGGTCGGTGCACTTGCAGCCCAATCCATTGGTGAACCTACGACGCAGCTTACCTTGAATACCTTCCACAGCGCAGGTACAGCCAAGGCGAATGCGACTTCGGGTGTGCCTCGTATTGAAGAGTTGTTGTCGGCTTCCTCCAATCCTAAACGACCCAGTAACACAGTGTATCTGGAACCCCAGCTGATGGAAAGCCAAGACGCAGCCGTGGTGAAGATGAAGGAGATTCAGAAGACTACCTTGCGAGACATTACCAACTCGGTCCGTATCTTCTATGACCCGTATCCTCTCGCAGCAACCACAGCCGTTGACGAAGACCGCGAGATGTTACAGCGATACGAAGAGTTCTCCTGCGACGGAGATGGAACACTGACTTCACCATGGATTCTGCGATTGGAGATGAACGAACTGCAGATGGCCTCACGCAATATCCTCGACATGGTGGAGATTCAAGCCAAGATGTCTGCAAACCCTGCATTGAAAATCGTGCAGTGCCGATACTCGGACCCTGGAAGTGACCCAACGACCAAGTCGGTCAAGAACTTGGTGATGCGACTCATGTTTGACCCCGCAGTGATTAAGAATCCAATCCAGTTGCGATTCTTGGAGGACAAGATCTTGGATACATCCTTGACGGGTGTGCCAGGCATTGGACGAGTGTTCCAGCGTCGTGTGAAGAACGAGCTGATACACGATGCGCAGTTGGGTGGATACAAGTCTGTGGAGCAATATGTGTTGGATGTGGAAGGCACAAATCTCTACGACTTGATGGTGTTTCCAGGTGTAGATGGAACACGCACCTTCTCGAACGACATTCATGAAATCGCAGAAGTGTTTGGAATTGAAGCTGCACGACTGGCGTTGTATGAGGAAATCAATGAAGTCTTCTCGTCAGAGAAGGTGAACTACCGACACTTGGCTGTGTTGGTGGATACGATGACCTTTGGAGGACGCATTGTACCAGTGAACCGATTCGGTATGAGCAAGAACGAGACCGGTGTGCTAGCCAAGTCCTCCTTCGAAGAGACTTCCAAGATTATGTTCAATGCGGCTATCTGGGCGGAAAAGGACAGTATGCGAGGTGTCTCTGCAAACATCATGTTCGGACAGAAACCTCCCTGTGGAACTGGATTCGTAGACATCTTGGTGGATGAAGCACGATTGCCTGAAGGTGAAGAAGAAGCACCTGAAGACGATACGCTCGACAAGGTGAATCAGCGATTGGAAACCGCACCTGTGGGAGAGTGCCGATTGGAAGACATTCTCATGGAGTGGTAACTGAAATGAAATGTGGAAAGTAGACAATGGAGGTAGACCAAGGGGTAGCAATGGAGGATGCTGTTCAGAAACCTGACAGCGTTCTCCTCGTGGGAGATGAAATCCGAGGGATCACTAAGCGTAATATCCTTGTATGGCAACTATTTCGTCATCTCGCACGAGGTGACTTCCGACACGATTTCAATGAACGAGTGAATAGTCGTGACCTCATTACAGCGGGTGATGAGAATCGCTTTTTCGACATTGCAAAGCGTATCAGTAAAAAGGGTGATGTCTGGCTGCGTACCAACTTCAAGAAATACATTAATGAAACTATTTTTACAATCCTCCAAGGTTCGTTCGACCGCATACTCCTTCCACCTCTAGAAGGTTCTAGTACAACACAGGAGTTCTTTGATGAACCCGAACTTCTTAAGAAGATCGGTATAAACTATGAAAAGCTTAAAGAAGACGTCAGAAAACTAGAACCTGGAGCTGCGATGCAGGGAACGTTTGTGATTCCCGAGGTAGTCACTCGTAACTATACGATTCGTTCATCCTTGTATCGGGAAGGGGAGAAAGGAACGACAGGATATTCGAAAAACCGCAATATCGCTCAAATGTTTCGTGAAGTCACGGGTAAACAGAAGTTTGCATTGATTGTAGATGCTTCAGGTGGATTACCTCTTACTGAAATATTGAACACATCACTAGAGACCTACTCTCCAGGCGGGGAGTTCTACATCATTGAAAACATTGAGAACTCGAGTGACTCTGCAACAAAGCTCACCAATCTAAAGAAACCAACCGATGCAACCCGACCACCTCCTTCACTGTTTTTCTTGAAAGACAAGGAGAATACAGTTGTATATCCGTTATGGGACAATCAACAAGACCCAAAGTCTAACATCTATGCGTCGTTGAAGATTGTATTGAATCGTATTTCAGACGATGAAGTGGAAGCAAATATCATACGAGTGGATGCTCAAGGAAACACAGTTCAGACCTTCAATATTGGAGATGTTGCCAATAGTTCGAATGTGAAAAACGCAACACTGGCTGCACTTGCGGTGTTTATCGATCAAGGTATTGTTCCCGAGAGCTTCGTGTATACGCTCATCAAGCGTATGGGAGATTGGTGTCAAGCCCTTTCAATGTTAGACCTAGATCGAGTGTATTCGGTATTGAATCAAGACCGACAACCCATCGAACAGATAACCTTACGAGACATGTTGGTCGACACTGAAATCGGCGTTGTGACCAATGACCGTATTCTGCTTGCGTTCTGTATTCTGCATGGATTGAATGTCTTCTTTACGAGCGCAATGGACTTGGCAAGACTGATTTATTTCAAAAACAACAATGATCTTCCAGCAGGTGAGGAACTTGATAAACGCTCTGCAAAACTCTATGAAGATGCTCAAGTACTTCCACCGAAACCTGATATTGAAACCCGTATTGCCAATGCAAGTAAAGCCTTACTAGAAGAAACTGAACTTCCTGCCTATATCAGCAAGTTAAGGAACTTTATGTCCAATGTAGGAAGACTACGAAATGAGTATGAACCATTGGCGAAGCAATATACTGATAACAAACAACTGTACGAAACGACTAAAGGAATCGAACGATTCAACGCTGCAAATGCGATGGTCTCTACACTTGCAAAGATAGAACTAGACATTCAATACAACCAAAAAACCATCAGTGATTTATTGACACAAGAGTATCCAGGAAGTCCACGGGATACGATTCGAATTGACGCTCTTCGTAGAAAGTTAGCCTCTGGAGCACGAATTACTAAAAGTGTAGAAATCGTGGAAGCAAAAGAGATTCTTCTTTCTGTGCGTGATGACCTAAAACAAGTACTAGCCAAAAACAATGCTCCCAATTTGTCTGCATTGATTCGCACCAACTTCACTCCTCCAACGGACCGTTCTCAAGTGAACTATGATGAGATTCTGTCCGTCATCCCTGCATTGCGTATACTACTACCAGCACCGCAACAAGGAGGTGGGAATGTAGAGAAAGTGTATAGAGCCATTCGAACACGCTCGATTCGTGTGATTCCTAACGATGTAAACGAGTCGACATCCACTGTCAACCTCTATAAACAAGGAAGTAGCTTTATTGACGAAAAACTAAACGCCTATACGGTTGCAGATGAGTTTATTGTAACAAAAGATGACTTGAAAGTGATTGAATCAATCTTTAAAGACCCAAGACAAACACCCAACACAAAGTATATATGTCGAAAATACCTACTACTTGTGTGCGACATTCAATTGAACCTACTCTACAACTTTAAAGGAGAACTTAAGCCAATCGAAACGGGCGATGAAGCTGGAATACTTGAAGATGGAACGATTCAACAAGACAAAATCGTACGATTCATGAATCGATCACTTCAGTTGGAAGAAGCGATTAAGAAAAACCCAATTGTAGGTGCTATGGATGTCTATAAAAATGTACTAGTTAGCACTCGTGAAGACGAAGAAATACCTGAGATTGAACAAAGACTGAAGAGTATACGAAATTCATTGATACAATCATTCACACTAAACGCAGAGGAACAACCTGTAACCTTACAATTAGAGCGTATCGCATCCGATAAATATGAGGAAAGCAAACTTCATGCGGGACGATACAGAGAAGAAATCGTTCAACGGCTTTTAGGAACACTTACAAACACTACTGAAGAAGAAAGACTCGAACTAGGTAACGCAATTGAAAACGCACTCCAAGGAAGCATATTAGATGTCGTGAATTCAAATGAAGAGGAGGGATATATCGCTACAACTGTATCCGAAGACGCAGAGTTTATTGCAAAGAAAGCTGCTCAAGCGGTAGCTCGTTGGGCAAGTGTTCGAAGACCTAATAAGAATATAGAGAGTATACTTCAATCCGTTCGCACCTATGCAACTGAGATTCGAAGAAATGAATTGAGTCTCAAACGGTCACTTGAACCTGAAGAAAATGCAGGACCACCCTCTGTGAAAAGGACTAAAATGGGAACAAATGAATTGAAGCGACCTTTAGAACCTGAAGAGGAGAATATGACAGAGGAAGGTGAAGAGCCACCCTCTGCGAAAAGGACTAGGATGGGTGGTCGTCGTCCACTCTATGCACCAAGACACAAAACCTATCGTCGCAAACATCGGTCCAAGAAAACTCGTAAGCAGTAAACAATGGTTAATCTCACCCACTCCGAGTTGTCGGAGATTATCAACGAACGCCTTCCGCCCGCATCGATTGATGCGCTGAAGTCTCTTCGCAACCAAGCCTGTGAAACCACCCAACAATCAGGATTCAAACTTCAAAGCCAACAAGTGTTTTTGCGTCGTGTCTTATCACCCGACAGCCCGAATCGTAACCTACTGATGATTCACGGCACAGGTACAGGTAAAACCTGCAGTGCAATTCAAGTGGCGGAAGAATACATCTTGCGTCCCGAGTTCCAAGACAAGAAGGTCATGATTGTAGCCTCGGCTGCGGTTCAAGACAACTTCCAAACCCAGTTGTTCGATATGAGTCGTGTCAATATTGATACAATTGCAGGAACCTTGGAGTCCAAGCAGTGCACGGGTAGGAGATATCTCGATATGTTGATGCGGATTGAATCGGAACCCAAGAACTGGAACAATCCTGAAATCCGTGCGAAACTCGAACGCACCTCGTCTTTGATCATCAAGGAGTTCTACGAGTTCAGTGCGTATAGTTCATTCGGCACACTCATCATGTCCAAACTCGGAGGCACCGAAAAGGACATTGACCGTGACTGGGTACATGCAAACTTTGACAACCGTTTGCTGATTATCGACGAAGCTCACAACATCCGTGAATCCAAAGATGATGAAGGAATGAAAGGCGTGACGCGTGGATTGGAGAATCTTGTGAAGACCGCGGATGGATTGGTCTTGGTCTTTTTGACGGCTACACCCATGTACGACACCTACAGTGAAATCATCTTCTACATGAACTTGTTCTTGTGGAACGACCGTAAGCAAAAGCCCAATGAATCCGTCAAGGTCACTGATTTCTTCAACCCAGACGCAACCTTGAAATCAGGACCAGGCGGTGAACGATTCCGAACCTGGTGCCAAAACTATGTATCGTTCGTCAAGGGCGAGAATCCATTCACCTTTCCCTTTCGTCTGCCTCCACCCAAATCCATTTCACGGGAACTCAACACTTCCTTTCTCGGAAAACCCATCGCACCCGCAGAACGTATTCAATACTTGGCGTTGGTCGAATCCGAAGCCAAAGGCATTCAGCTGTCGACACTCACAGGCACCGAGAAGGTCGATGACGAGGAGAAGAAGCGAGTGTTAATGCAATCGACCTTGGTGGTTCCACCGGGAAACAAGTCGTTCAATGAACTCTTCAAGTCGTCTGGAAAGCAATATGACTACGTGGGTGAACCGTTCTTAACACCCGAAGCACTCCCCAATCATGCTGCAAAGTTTGTGACGGTGTTGAAGTCGATTGAACAAGGAACCGGTGTCTGTTTAGTGTATTCCAACTTTGTTGCGTTGGGAGCACGGTTGTTTGCAATGGCGTTGGAAGAACATGGATATGCGCCCTTCACAGGACTTCCACTCTTGGCTTCCTCGACTTACAAAGGAAACACACAAGGCCGTTACATTCTATTGACGTCGGACAGTTCCGAGAACGAGATTTCCAAGTTATTGTCTGCGGTCAAGAAACCCAATAATCGCGATGGGTCACAAATCCGTGTCGTAGTTGCAGGGCCCATTGTCTCGGAAGGTGTGGATTTCAGATACATGCGTCAAATCCATGTGTTGGACCCGTGGTGGAATATGAGTCGTATCGAGCAAGTGGTTGGACGAGGATTACGAACCTGTTCCCATCAAATCCTTCCCTTCGAAGAGCAGAACTGCACAGTGTATTTCCATGTGATGCGAACGGGTGATGGAAAGGAGTGCTTTGATGAATACACCTACCGAACGAAGGTCGAACAAAAAGCCTTGAAGATTGCACGAGTGCGTAAAGTCTTGGCAGAATCTGCGATGGATTGTCCGTTACAAAACTCAATCAATACACTGCCCGAAGACTGGAAGAACTTGGAAATCGATCAGACTTTATCGGAAGGGCGGAAGACTGTAACCTATCGTTTGCGTGGAATGATGGCACCCACCTTTGATGATACACCGGATGTAGCGGCCTGTATCGTTCAACCCAGTGTAGAAGACCCCGAACATGTACGTCCTCTTTCTACCTATTTGGATGTGCGCGATGAACTGCTGGAAAAAATGAGCCGACTCTTGGTGGATAAACCTATTTGGGCCCGCGAAGAACTCATCAGTGTGTTGAGACCGTATACGCGTGAAGTGGTGTTGTATAACCTTCAACAAGCCATCTCCTCTGGATTCCGATTCAAAGATTCCTTTGGACGACCCAGTTTGTTGGAGTCACGAGGAGACCTGTATGCACTTGCAGCCATTGGAACTCCCAATGAAACGATGGTCGAACGCACGACGGAACCGCCTGTGCGTGGAAACATCGACTTGCCCGAAGTGAAACCGTCCGCAGCACCGTCCGAGATTGCATCGGACCTGATGGATGTGAAACGTAAAGCATTCACATTTCCAGGCGATGCGGCCACTCGGTTTTCAGAGCAAGTGTTGAATGGATACATCTTCGACCATGTGTTTACAGACGGTGAGAAGCGAGCCTATCTTAAAACACATCCTTCCCTTCCGTTTGCATCGCGACTCTATGTTGAGGGGACCGACTACATTGTGCTTGGAAAGGATACCTTTGAACCGCCTGAACCGCCGATTGGAGATGACCTCACCGCGTACAGAGCGTGGAATGCTGCACTGTTAACCAAGTTCATCGAACAAAAAGATACATTGTTTGCCTCATTGAAGAACGGTAAGCTCACCATCAGCAAGATGTCTGTGGAAGGAGACACTGTGACCCGCAAGCGAGAGAAGGGAAGCAAGAAGTTTGAGCCGATTGTGTGCGATACGGGCGAGAACACGACCGGTGTGATGAACTCCTTTGCGACCTTTATCGATTCAAAAGGTGTAGGATTGCCTAAACTTGGAACCAAGGGAATGACAGGTCCTCAACGATGTGTGTATATTGAACTGTTGTGCCGCGAAGAACATAACTGTGTGTGGATTACACCCGAAGAACTTGCAGTGCTCTACGATGGAAAAGCCTCTAAAGGACAAACTCCTACGAATCAAGATGTCTTTACGGAGGCATTTAGAAAATGAATTCGAACGAGTCAGTAAGAGTAGAGTGTATGGGTGACCCTTTGTTTGAACGACGCGAACTCGTACGAAATGTCCACATTGATTCTCGATTCCTCCAGCGAAATATTCAAGCCAGTTTGGTTGCACAACTGCGCATGAAGTATGAAGGAATCTGCTTGTCGGAAGGGTATGTTCAACCGAAAAGCATTACAGTCATTGAACATTCGTTGGGTCGCGTGAACTACATCAAGGGCGGATTAGAGTATACGGTCAAGTTTCAAGCGGATTTATGCATGCCTCACCCGGGACAAGTGTTTCGTATGCCTGTGGTCCTCAAGAGCAAACTGGGATTACACGCAGAATCTACGCCAATCAAAGCCTTATTGCCTCGTGACCTTCACATTGGACTCACAGACTTTGAAGAGGTCAATGAAAAGGAAGAGATTGAATACGAAGTGGTCGGTGCACGATTCCAACAGGGTGACGAGTCAATTGTCGTGCTGGGTAAACTGCTCAAGATCGTTCAACCTGCACAGGAGACCACCGAGGTACCGACACTGGACGATGTACCGATGTTAGCCGCTCCTGTTGGAAAGGAAGAGTCGGCTGTGAAGAAAGTCACCGTTGACCTAGCAGCCACCAAAGGACCCGAGGCACCGCGGAAACGAAAGGTCAGATTGAATCCAGAGGCAAAGACAAATGAAGCGGTCCCAGAAGGAAAAGCTTAAGGAACACCTTGACAAACTAGATGCACAAGAGCATGGACAGATTTTTGACATTATCAAGCGATACACAGACAACTTCACAAAGACCCAGAATGGTGTGTTAGTCTCTTCCGATGTATTGTCCGATGAGTGCTTGCTTGAAATCGAAAAACGAGTTGCTTACTACATGGACCAACGCAAGACCATGGATTTTAACCGAAAGCAATGAACCCTTTTTTGGTCGCAAGGAATCCAGTCGCATGTCCCTCTTTGGTTCGTGATCCTGGTCGTACAAAGTAGTTGTGCTCGTGGTACAAGGCATCAATCAAGTCGTAGTGTGGTTCACCCACCTCATTAATTAGGTAACCTTTTGCATAGGCTTGAATACGCTCGACGAGTACAGAAGGTCCAAGAATGATATCCTCTTGGCCCATGGTAGGTAAGTTTGAGTTCTCCAATTCATTCAATAGTGATAGTAGCTGCTCCATTAAGTCCCTCCACTTTCCAACGCGAAGATTCGTTTTGAAAAAACGGACGGAATTGCCTCCATGTAGAAAGATAATATGGAGACTCTCATTCCTTCGTCTGTCCAAAAGGACATTCAAGAATTAGTGTCAATTGCAGCAAAAGATACACACGCAGAACTTGAAATCAAAGTGCTCGCAGGTCAACTTCAGACCAAGGACACTGCCGACCGAATCGTCAAAGCCATTGAAGGCATTACACTCGGCGATTCAACCGACCAACACCGCGCAACCTTTTCATACTCGGATGGATTGCGCGTCTCGGTGTTTGGAGCCGAGAACATCCACAAAGTCTGTAGCACCAGTAGTTTCCGCGGCGTACCCTTGTCCGTAGAACGAAAGCGCAGATACTTTGATGCGATGAAGACCGAATCCACCAAAGACATGATTGATGTGCCTGAACTCCGACTCCGATTCACACTTCGACATGAAGAACCGCTTCGTAAGGATTTCAGCGGCTCACCCATGGATGCGGCTTCGTATGTCCGCATTCTTCACCGCAAGTCATGGACTACGACCGATAAGTTGTTACGCATTGACTTGTCGCAAGTGAAGACCAAGTTGAAACAACACAAGAGCTTCGCAGAGATTCTTCGTCAGACACCCACCTATGAACTGGAAGTGGAAGTACTCGATAAGAAAGCCAATGCAAAGTCCATCGTTGAATCGATGCTCCGAACCGTTGAACCGTTGTTGGCTGCCTTCCAGCAATCTGCCTTCCTCATCACGGAATCGGACCTTCAACGCTACCGAATGGACTTGGAAGCCACCAAGATGCGCTTCATCAATCCAGTCACCATGGAACGCAGACATCTGATTGCAGACCGACCCAATAACATTCTCACGGGCTATACCGTCACAAACAAAGCCGATGGAGAACGATGTTTCTTGGTGGTCGCACGAGACAAACACCTTCTCCGATGGTCACGCGATGGACGTATTGCATGGACTGGACTGGTTGCAACCAAGGATACACACGTAGGCGACATTCTAGATGGAGAGTACCTTCATGACCGCAATCTCTACTGCATCTTCGACGCCTATCATTTCCGAGGTAAGAACTTGTTGCGATTACCGTTGATGACGACGGATGAAGATGTCACCAAAGACCCATTGAAGAGTCGTCTCGGATGCGCACACCTATTCGTAGAAGACCTCAAGAAAGACTTTACCACTGCATCGGCACGAACACCGTTACGCATTGAAACCAAGTTGTTCCTTGCGGGCAATGGACCTGCGATGGAACAGGCGATTCGAACCATGCTCGATACACAGTTCGAGTATCCTACCGATGGTCTGATCTTCACACCTCGTTCCTCTCCTGTCGCACCGATTGGAGAACGCAAAGGAGATACCTGGTTACATGTCTACAAGTGGAAACCTGCAAGTCAGAACTCCATTGACTTCTTCGTCACCTTCAAGATGGGTGAAAGCTATGACCCAGTACTTGCACAACGAGTCGTGCGTGGAAACCTCTTCATCTCCCGCAGTCCAGGGTCAGACATCGTGTATCCGTGCGAGACACTCACAGGTGAATACAAGGTTCCTGAAATCGCAGCGGAACTTCGTGTAGCGTCTGAAACACGAGACCGAGCTCCTTCACCCTTTCAACCCACCGCACCCAAAGCACCCGACGCTTACCAAATCTTGATTCCAGTCAACGCAAAAGGTGTTCCAGTCGATGAAGAGGGAAATCGTATTGAAGACAAGACCATCATTGAATGTTCTCGCGATGTAGAGCGTGGACGATGGAAAATCATGCGAACACGCTACGACAAGACTTACCAGAACCGAGTGTTGAACCAACCGCAGTTTGGGAATGACATTCAAGTCGCAGACTCTATCTGGACCAACATTCACAATCCAGTGTCGGAAGAGATGATTCGTTCGGTTCAGAGCAGTCCTCCTAGCGATACCTTTGAAGACGAGCTGTATTATCGAGACAGTCTTGAAGCACGCGACCGAGTCATGAAGGATGTGATGAGTTTCCACAACAAAATCAAAGAGAAGCTCTATCAAGTCAACATCAAGCAAGGTGATACGCTCCTAGAACTTGCGGTTGGACGAGCCAATGACCTTCACAAGTGGCGCAAGACCAAACCGTCGAAGATTGTAGGTGTTGACTACTCGCGTGGAAACATTGAAGGCTCACGACAAGGTGCATGTGTTCGATACCTGCAAGAGAACGCCAAGCAGAAGTTACCTCCTGCACTCTTCATTGAAGGTGATATGACCCAGCCTCTCTTACAACAAGAGAACCGATACCTCAAAATCTTAGACAAGCAAGCACCTGCACCGACTGAATACTTGCAGAAGTTTGTTGGACTGACCGAGTTTGATGTGATCTCGTGCCAGTTCGCCATTCATTATGCGTGCGAATCCGAAGAGACTTTCCGAACCTTTGTAGGCAATCTCACACGACATGGAAAGGGTATGTTCTTCGGAACCTGTATGGACGGACAATCGGTCTATTCCTTACTGCTCGGAAAGGACGGACATCGATTCCGTTCAAAGGACCAGTTGTTCGGTGAATTCTCCAAGCAGTATGCCGATGGAGATGGATGGACGGAAGAGTTTGGAAAGACCATTACAGTCAAGTTGGAGAGTTTCGAGCGTCCGACCAAAGAGTATCTTGTTCCGTTCGGAAAGGTGACCGACATCTTACGAGAGAATGGGTTCGAATTGGTGAAGACCATGACCTTCAGTGAAGAGTATGCATCCCAGACTCAGTTTGTACTAACCGGTGACCTACAAACCTTCTCGTTCCTCCACCGCGGATTCATGTTCAAGCGTGTCGAAGCCAAACAGGAAGTCGAAGTACCGATGGTTCCTGTGGAAGCTCCTGCAGCCGAAGTCCCTGCGCCTGTAGCGGTCGAAGCACCTACAGCTCCTCCGAAGAAACGTGTGCTCAAAGTCAAACTCCCAGTCGAAGAAGGTGAAGCACCGGTGTTCTTCTTCGCAGGCAATCCAGCGTTGAACGAGTTCAAAGAGTTCAGTAGTCTTCATGAAGCACCGATTCAAATTGATGGAACCACCTTTCCAACTGTGGAACACTACTATCAATGGTCCAAAGCCAAACAGTTTGGAGACGCAGAGATTCAAGCGAAAATCATGAAGACCGCCAGTGCCAAGTCGGTGAAGTCGTATGGAAAGAAAGTCAAGAACTTCAATGACGAAGCCTGGAACGAACGAAAAGACCAGGTAATGCGAGTGGCGGTCAAAGCCAAGTTCATGCAGCATCCAGAGTTACTGAAGAAACTGCGCGACACGGGTACACGACCGATTGCTGAAGCCGACCCTCGTGGAAAGTACTGGGGCATCGGAACTTCCGCCGACACTTCAAAAGCCAAAGACCCTGAACGATGGCCTGGAAAGAACGTGTTGGGAAAGATACTGATGGAGCTTCGAACTGAATTGAAAGAATAAACTATGAACGAGTTTGACGATAGTAATCCTCATACGACATACGAGCCATCGGAGGTGGACTGTTTGAAATAGCATGAGGGACAAAGCGATTGAACAATTGCTGTCCCACAACCGCTGAAGCCTGTTCTGCAGTCATCTCGCCTTTTTCAATTTTTCGCTTCAGGTTCAACATTTCAAAAAAGGTTTGGTCCAGTCTCTCTTCAAGGTGCATCTGATAGAGACTGGGGTAATTGAAATACAGAGACTCGTTCTCTGCCTTGACGGCTTGTTCGTATTCCAACTTCTTTCCACTCTGTTTCAAAGCACGATACTTTGCCTTGCTTGTATCCATCTTTCGCACCAGAGCTTGAATCTGGGTTGCGGTCAATTGAGTGTCGTTGATATTGCGTTCCCCTTCACGGACTTCATCGGGTGTAAGTTCACGAGCCTGCATGTTTATAGGAAGACCCTATAGTTTAAACGAGAACCTCACGCAGTTTAGACATCAGGCGATCGCATTCAGACGAATGGGTCATTCCAGTCAAGATGATATTACCCGTTCGAAACACTTTCGCAATCCATTTGGTGTCGGGGAAGTAGATTTTGACGGCAGGATAGACTGCGGGTTCATAGTTGGTCTTGAATCCTTTCGTGCGCAGTGTTGCGTGAAGTGTATCCCGCGAGAGATTAGTGACTCCTACAAGTTTGGTCTTGTAGTTCATGAGGACGACACGACGCTGGTCGGAGGTCCATGTGCCTTCCAGTATCGCATGAGGACAGGTGGTTGTGATGTGGTCGCGCAATCGTGTCGTAACATCTCGGTCATACCGTTCATCCAAGACGCCTGTGATATGAAACACACCATTCTGGAAGATTTTGATGGTGATTTCCTTATCCGCCAAGGTGCCGTCACCTGACGACAAGACGACCAAGGTAATACTATTGTGTCCGAATCCAGTCGTTCTTCGGGGCTGTGCAGTGGTCTTGCGGTGACGAATACGGTCCTTGCGAGACTCTCCACGACGAAGAACGCCTTGTTTTTCAATTTTGATAATACGGTCTGTGAGGGGTAGTTCATGAACCAAAGTGTCGGTGTTCAACTTGACTCCCATCGTGTACAATACGACCATCGTTGTGAGTGTCGGTGAATCCATTGGGTCTTTCTGTGTAGAGGGTATTGATTTCGTTTTTCCAGGCATGCGACAATGAAAGAGGAAATGCAGTCACCAGTCCACAGGTGAACTTACGCAGTGCTTTGCGTAGAATCACTTCTTCATGCGGTGTTAGCATCCATCCATCCAGGTATCCAAACCATAGTCGGACATCCGTTTGATGGGCACAAATGTCTTCAACCGTTTGTGCTAACTCGTCCAGTGGAGTCATCGATAAGTCAATCCAATGAAGGGGTCGTTCCATCTTGAAGGTATAGACCTCCAGCATTCTCTGTTCTACGAAGAAGTTCAGTAAATACTTACGCGTTGGGGATCGATGTGTGTAATCGATTACCCACCTTATCCTTCAAGGCAGTCTGTTGTGCGACTGTCAAGGAACATTCACAACCACGATCAAACACAGGCGGCTTACCACACACTTGGCAACAGGCTGCAGATGGATACCCACGCTGGTATGCGTTCTTTGCGGCTTGTTTGAGTGCAGCTTGTGCATCGGTGCGCAACAAGTCATTGTATTCAGGCACCACGGCTGACGAGTAACAGACATTGGAAATCTGGGAAGGCTTTGCATTGATTCTGCGTTCCGATTGAGCCACTGCCTGACCTGCAGTGTATTCGTTGTAGATGGATTGATCTTGAACGGTATGTGCCTTGGCATAGCGCGAGTAGTCTTGGGTGGAAGGTCCGTCCAACACAAGCACACACGAAGATGCAGGGGTCTTGCTTTCCTGAACACCCGAGGCTGCCAATCGTTTGACAATTTCCGTTTGGTGTCCTGCGTCACGGTGGGGGCGAGTATCTTGAACCTTTGGAAGGCGTTGTTGCATTCGTCCTAGGTATTCACTATACGAAGACATTTACTCTTTACTGTGAAGTAAAAAGGAATGGAGGTGTTACGGATACGAATTCCGAACATTCACTACTGTTCCGAGAAGGACTGCTATGAGCTGTCGCGGTCGATGCGGTGTCGTGAATGTACACTCAAGCTCTTCTTAAACGCCCGGGTGCGTCAAGAAATGCCTGCGACAACACTCCCGCGTCAATCCAAGATCGTCCATAGCACGCCCCTCACTCGTTTTTTGAGTGGTTGAGGTGAGATACACCAACTCATCCTTTTCAGACCGACCATCTTCAACACGATTCCCCTTCACCAATGCTAGGTATCGTTTCCACTTGCCCGCAATGGGCAGATTACAGGTATAGCAACGAATAGGTATTGGGAAGTCCATACTCTCTCTTGTTATCCTTTTCTACTTCCGTTTTTCTTGTCTACCGAAGAAATAATGAAAACTCGTGTCCTTGTCATCGTCGGTGTCATCGTCCTTCTACTGATTCTTTCCTTTACAGCGTTAGGCGTGAAGCAGCAGGTCTTTCCAGGTGTCGTAGACCTTCCCGCACGAGTCCAACGTGATTTAGCCAACGAGAAAAAACGATTCCTTCCCGAGAACAGTGTCGATATTTCAATGGCCATGAAGCTGATTACCCATGAACCGCCAAGTATGTTATCCCCTCCTGGACCTCAACCACCTCTATTGTTATACCCTCCCTCTGAAGAGACCCTCGAACGAATGTCGGGCAGATAAATAATGAAAGCCTTCAAGCAGTTTCTATTAGTTGCATTAGTTGTGATTGCGTTATTCCAAGCAGGTGTCGGAGGACTCCGCGACATGTTTGGATTCAGTCTGTTCGGTATCTCGGCCCAACATGGTTGGCACGATGCGATCATTCTACTCTTACTTGCTATCTTGGTTGCGATTACCATATAACCTCCAACTCTTGTGCCGACCAATACTCTGCCGTGTCATTCGGCATCTGACGACGAATCAAGAAGGGTAACTTTCTCTGTTCGATTTCTCGCTTTGCAACATTCCATACAAACATCGGGTCGCTTGTTTTGAGTCCTTCTAGACTCACCAGCGGTTTCGCTCCCTGTGCGATTTGTTCTGCGCGTGTCGCCAGTAAGGTTGTGTATTCATATTTCGTAAAGTATTCGCGTGTCTTGCGGGGTTCCTTCAAGGCGTCCATCACTTGCGTTCGAAAGACTGGCTTGACTTCAGGATGGTCCATTGTTATTCATCAGGTTGTTTTGTGTGAAAATCTTCCGTTTTACATAAATGCCGTATACACCCGATGCATCCAGTGTCACTACTATGGTCCGAGCCCATGCAACGATTCCTGCCGACCCAGTCAAAAAGTCACGAACCTTCTTGGCGGTCACCAAGGATGGTTATCAAAACGCACAGCTTCGTGCATCAAGTGTGGGACAAGAGATGTATTTCTCACAATCCGTACTTTCCATTCCTCCTTGGAAGTCGCCGCAGTTCAACGGAAGGTTTTTCGTGAAGTAAAGTAATGCCAACTCTCTCTGCGTCGGACTACACCAACTACTTGAAATACAAGGCTGCAGCACAAACTGGAATTCGTCCAGCGATTCAAACACGAGACAACGTTACCTTACAACCTAGTGTACTAACTGCAAATGTCTTGACGTCCCAAGCGTCATTGGTCGTCAATCCAAGTATTACTAAACTCGTAGGCAATGCTCGAGTCAATCCCATTCAACCCGATTACCCAAACAACCCAAAAAACTTGTCGACCGTCTCCTGGTCGTCCAGTAGCAGTATCACCTCCACAACCTCGTCTAAGACTCAACAACCGGGTGGTTTACCTGCGAACAATGTAGTCGGAACCTACACACGCATCCCGCAAAATGCAGGCTGGGTCCAAGGCAATACGATTTCCAGTGGTCCTAAACGCTTCTAACCTCGTGCAAGCTGTTTCCAGGTGGTATTACATGCAGCACATTGATACAACCATCGAACATTGACAGGGTCCAACTTGATGCCGACAATCTGTGATTCACTGCCACGGGTCGAGCAGCTATCATTGGGGCAAATCATCGTTGTAAAGCGAGGTAGAGTTGGGTCATACTTTAGATACGGATTGATTGAATACTGAACCGAGGTATCCTGTTGAAGGTCGTGCTCGTACACGACAGGATTTGCCTTTGTAATCTCTTCTTCGTAAGGACAGCTGCGGCATTTGAGATATGCAGACTTGTCTCGTTCCTCAATGGAGTAGAGGAAGTTGTTACACTGTGTACAGAACTTCATTGTGCCTTGTTTTATTAGATCGGTGTAGATTCCTTTTGAAATCTGGAAACATGCGTTCAAAACGGACAGTCCATGGCATTCTTCTCGGAGGTATTAACACAGCAATGCCGACCCGCCTTGACTTCTTTCTAGGAGGTAATCCTAACGGAAAGTCTGATCAAGAAAAGGCAGGACGGAGAACTGAAAAGGGGCAACCCTATACCTTCAACACAATGGATGGATACGACCACTGGCTCGTCAATTCAGATGACCTAAATGACTTCTACAAACTTTACTATGCGAACCTCTTGAACGGTGTGCCGATGTACTACACCGAGCGTTGTACACCTATCGGACAACTTCGTATTGATTTGGACTTCAAGTACGAAGGTGTGGTCGAAGAACACAAACACACACAAGCCCAAACCATGTCGTTCGTGAAGGCCTATATGGATGAAGTACGAAAGCTCGTAGACTTGAAAGACGATGTAGAGATCTATGTCTTGGAGAAGGACAACCCGACTTTCCAAAGCAGCAAGAACCTCTCTGCATCTGGTATCCACATTCAGATTCCCTCCATCAAGTCTCGTCCTTCCGTAGAAGAGACTGTACGACGTGTCTTGGTCCGCCGAATGGAAGAGTTCTTCCCAAACCTTGGACTCATGCACGACTGGAACAAGGTCTACGACACGAGTCCGCTCAATCACAATGGACACTGGCCCATTCTAGGCTCCAAGAAGAAGGACGATGGAGCCCTCCCTTACAAGATTCGCTATGTGCTCGACTACGACCATGAAACCGGTGAACTCAGTGTGGATACCGAAGTTCCTGCAGTGCCTACCTTGGACTTGATTCGCAAACTGTCCACACGCTCTCTCCCATCCGAGGAGACACCCTTGACACCCTACGGTGAGCAGAACTGCAGGGCACCTTCCACTGAAGTGCCTCGATCCGTTTCCCGTGGACGCACAACTACACGAGACACCAACGATTCTCGTGCGTCCTCTCCTGGACGACAATACATTGAACCCTTGACTGCAGTTCGTAAACAATACATCCGCGACCATGTCTTCAACCTCAACTCCCAGCGATACACCGAGTATGAGTCTTGGATTGAAGTGGGTGTCTGCCTGAAGAATATCCATCCTGACTTGGAAGACGTGTTCCAAGACTTCAGTGAGCAAGTGAATGCAACCAAGCCAGGCAGTTACAACCAGTCGCAATGCATGAACAAGTGGAACAGCTTTGGCTTCCGTGTGGAAGGTGAACGACTCGGTGAAAAGAGCTTGCGATACTGGTCACGAGAGGACAACCGATCCGGTTACGATGAGATTGAGAGCCGAAACGTAGACAAGCTGGTGGATGATGCGGCTGCAACTGCGACCGATTACGATGTAGCCTTGGTCGTCCACGCAAAGTACCGCGACGAGTTCCGATGTGGTTCGTTCGTCAACAACGACTGGTACTACTATGTCGGACACATCTGGAAGAACTCCGAGAAGGGCGTGGAACTCCTGAAGCGTCTGTCTTCCGATGTAGCCAAGGTGTTCTTGGAGAAGTCGCTGGTTGAAGGTGAACGACTGAAGCATGTAGCCTGTCAGCACAAGGAGCCTGACCCTGAATGTGAAGGATGCAAGTCGGAGAAGAAGATGAAGCAGTACTCGGCCGTACGATTGAAGCTCAAGAGCAACGCCTTCAAGAACAACATCATGCGCGAGTGCCAAGTCCTGTTCCACGACGCAGAGTTCGCCAAGAAGCTTGACGACAACAAGCACATCATCGCCTTCAACAATGGAATGTTTGACACACTCACACAGACCTTCCGTGAGGGTCGACCGGACGACTATGTCAGCATGTGTACCAACATTGACTACAAGCCCGAGATGAAGTATCACGAGTTCGCCTGCTGGAAAGACCTCAACACCTTCCTTGAACGAATCTTACCCATTCCCAGTGTTCGTATGTTCTTCCTCAAGCACCTTGCAACCTGTATCTCGGGTGTCTTCCAGCCTCGGTTCATGATTATGACGGGTAACGGTTCAAACGGCAAGTCGATGTTGTTGAACTTGATGGCAACCGCGATGGGGGACTACTGCTACAAGGTGAATGTGGCGATGTTCACACAGAAGCGTAACAAGGCAGGTGCGGCTGCTCCCGAGTTGATTCGCATGAAGGGTCGTCGCTTCGTGATGATGTCCGAGCCTGACGAAGGAGAACCGTTGTCTACAGGTGTTCTCAAGGAATTGACGAGTTGCGAGAAGGTCTCCGGACGCGACTTGTTTGCGGGTTCCAAGCAGATTGTAGAGTTTGACGTCCAAGCCAAGATGCACTTGGCGTGTAACGAGAAGCCGCCTGTGAATACCAATGACGGAGGCACCTGGCGACGATTGAAGGTGGTTCACTTTCCGTCCAAGTTCGTAATGAACCCACAAGGACCGAACCAGTACATGGTGGATGAGACGATTCAGCAAAAGGTGTTGTCTTCCGAGTGGGCGACCTGCTTCATGAGCTACCTGATTCACCTCTACACTGAAGGCAAAGGACTTGGAAAGCTGTCTCCACCTGCAGAAGTGGATGCGTACACCAACGAGTACCAGGACGATTCAGACATCATTGCTCGATTCATTCGCGAGTATGCACATACTGACGAACTGATTGAGGGAAATACGGTGTCATGGAATGATGTGTCTTCGACCTTCCAGGAGTGGAAGCGTCAGAACGAGTTGGGCCATCGTGGAAGTGCGACGGACTTGAAGAAGCGATTGGAGGAACGATTCGGTAAGTACCCTAGGAACGGATGGACCGCCTTCCGTTTCGGCGGCGTTTAGCGGGTCTCTTCTCTTTGTTACGATAGGTGCGCTTGCGTCCACCCCGAACACCATCTGAAGTGTTGGCAAGCGGAACGGTGTTTTTGGCTTGACTTAACTCGGTAGTTGCAGTATTCAACTCTCCTTCGAGACGAGTCACCTCCTCTTTTGCCTTAGTTAATGCAGCTTGTGCGGAATCCACTTTGGCCTGTGCGGCTGCAACAGGGTCTGCGGGCTTAAAGGGTGATGAAAACGAAGAGAACCAACTCATTATTCTATTAAACTATTTTTCCTTCTTACGCCGTTCGGCTTGCACCGATCTTGGAGAGGTAGTAGGTGCGGAGGATTCCAATCGCATAGACGACGATGGCGAAGGAAATCATGAGCTGAATGGTAGCCGCCAAGAGCTCGCCAGTCTTGAGGGTGACACCGCCGACGACCACGACAGATTCGGTCAAGCCCTTGCTTCCGAGAGGGGCAAGGAGAGGGGCGATGATACCGTCCGTGAGTGCGGAGAAGAATCGAGACACCACTGAACCGAGGTAGACTGCCGCTGTGAGAATGATGATATCCTTTGTGTCTAACATTTTGTTTAGAAGCATGGATAATCTTTTGGAGGTAAGTGAACAATGGATACCCGATTCTGGGGGCCTTCGGGATGGCAACTCTTTCACTTGATTGCCTTTCAATCGCCGTCTCCCCGCGATGTATTGGACGATATGAAGGATGTTTTGCCGTGTGCGTTTTGCCGCGCCTCGACGACCGAGTTTGTGAAAGCACACCCTCCCTCCAAACCCTATGGTCGGTGGCTCTACGACCTACACAATAAGGTCAACGGAAAGCTTCGGCGGCAGTGTTCCGAGGACCCCTCGGTGATTTGTCCCGACGCAGACCCCGAGTTTGAAGACGTGAAACGGCAGTATGAAGCCATGAAACCGACCGCAGTACCTGGACGAGACTTCTTGATGGCGATTGCGTATAACTTTCCAGCCGAACCCGAACCGCGAGACATGTCGACTCAACGCGAGTTCATTCATCATTTAGCCGATGCGTATCCCTTTGAAAGCTTCCGTACTGTGTTTCAATCCTATCTCAAAGCCCACGAACCGGTCTTGAAGAATCAAAAAACCTATACCAAGTGGATGTATGGACTTCTTCACGAGTTATCTGCAGTTGCAAAGGTTCCAATCAAGAGTTATCGTGGCTACATGGCCCATTTGGCGTATTACAAGAGCGGTTGCTCGCGTAAGACATACAAGGGAAAAACCTGTAGGCGTTTGGGTGGAGGGAAGTATACGAAGCAACGAGACCACAAGATAACACGACGTGTCACTCATAAATCCTTATTATAGTTACTTCTTCTTGTCTTTCAAGGCTTCCAGTTGGCGCACATGTTTCGCAGAGTAACATGTGTCCTTACCTTTGGCCTTCTCTTTTGCGGATTTCTTGCTTTCTCTACGAGTTTTAGGGTCTTGGTCCATGGGGGAAGTCTATTGTTTAGTACAACTTAAATCCGTTTTTCTTGGACTTGCGAGTCTTGCGTCCACCCCTTCGGACTTGCATGGGTGGGAATGACACTTTACCGTTTTCATCCTCTTCAACTCCACCACGACGGGAACGACGACGTCCACCCGACAAAGGTGCAGCAGTCTCTCCAACACCGCCACCACGCATGGTCTTCTTGTAGGTCTTCTTGGCCATCTTCAAGACCGCGGACAAAGGCTTGCCCTTGTTGGCCTTCATGGTCTTCTTGACATGGGTCATCCATGCGCTTCGCTTCTTGCCGCCTTCTTGAATGTCTTCAGTTTTATTCATTTTGTTTAGTAGGTAGGAAAGATTCTGAACGCAGTACTTCAGGTTTTTCACGGAACCCACCCCCGCTCGAGTCGAACAAATTCCACTGGCATCCTAACGCCAAGGGTTTATCCTTTCGAACATTCACCGTCCGAAGCTCGGCGTCCGGTGCAACCATCACTAGGTGGTCACGAGTAAAACGAATCAACTCCTTTTCATCGCGTGAATGAAGGGCTTGTTGATAGGTGAGTCGTCGCAGTCCAGACTCGGTCCACGACAAATTGACCAAGTCATCGAGGTCGGTTCCATGTGTGCCTCCCGAGACAATCAAGACCTTATCTTTCAAGCTATCGAGAGGAACGGTCGCCAAGTTCTTGGTTGTAGAGACCAACCGACGACGCACAGTCGTCATCAAATGTTCGGCCATACGATTCAAGACCAGTGTCTTGGTCGTATGCGGTACAATCGACAAAATGAACGGGTCATTCGACGGGAACGCATCGTTTGCAATGAGGATACAGACCTGTTCAAAGGTGATGTTATCGGTCGCATAGTCGTATCCGTCATTTTGTGGTTGACGCGCAACGACTGGATGGTCTTGTTCGTCTGAATACACATGGACTTCTAAGAGACGCACACCGCGAGCCAGTGCAGATGGAATGTCTTCAAACACAGACCCAGGGACATAGTAATCACAGAGTCGTTTGCGACTCGTCAAGACAGGTTGGACTCCAAGGGACTCATCTTGTAAGAGGTATCCAATGAAGACAAGTAAAAGCACAATCATGAGCCATTCCATTATTCTTTTGCGGATGATTCTTTCTTGGGCATCGTGAACAACAAATTACGAAAGAGATTGACTACCTCATCCGGCATGGATTGATTCATAGGTAAGTTCATCAAACAGGCGTAGTGGAAATACAAGCAATACATTCCACATTCAGAATCCTTGTATTGGTGTCGTGTCTTGTTGTAGGTCATCTTCATAGGCTTTGAGTGAATGCCTGTGGAATCCCACTGGTCTTTCCATCGTTTCATCAAGAGTTTGATTTCCTTCTCGGGTTGAGAGGCGTAGGAATCGAAATAGGTCACACGAGGAAACTCCAACTCGGGGCGGACATCGCAAAACACCGCAACCCAATGTTGACCCGGTCCATCGTGTGGGTCTGTGTTGATGACAATGCCAAACTGCTGCTTTCCTTTGTCGTAGAGTGATTTGAGTTTCATGGAACACAAGGCAGACACTAAGCACTTTTGCGTTTCGGACTTCAAGTCAAAGTCGATGGGCACCGTGCCCATGTAATGGTAATCTGCAAAGAGTTCAGTATAGTTACGCTCGACGGCATCAATGTCGTCGGACGAAAGCCATTCATATCGGTTCAACGACCATTCTTTGGGTGCTTTGGGTCTGCGTAAGAGACTGGACACGATACATTCAGCTCGACCCGTCTTGCACTTTTCACGAAAGCGGTCTTGGAGTTTTCCCCATGTATCCTCTGCGGACTCCTTTGGAATAGGGGTTTCGCGTGGATGTTCCTTGTTGTAGACTTGGCGTAGTCGTTCAATTTCGTCTTCGTCGAAGACAGACATCCCTTATTCACTTCGGATACTTTATACGTTAGTATTAATGGTCTTTCCAGAGACAGTCATTGTATCTGTCACGCTACATGGTTCAATCCATCCTGAAGAAGACGGTGAACCCGTATCCACCTTTAAAGTTCCAGAGGGCATGCGAATTAAAAAGATAAGTGCAGTGGCTCCAGGAGTGTGTAATGTAACATCGGAGACCCAAATTGCTAAAATAAACAGAAGTATCACTTCAGCGTTTAAGAATCCAGTACGGTATGAGGATGTCGATTCTAAACTTCCGCCCCTCATACAGTCTTTCAAACAGTTAGAAAAGAATGAAGTCATAGCCATCCTAAAGGATACAGAAAGCACTATCAGTGAAAAAGAGAAAGAGTTTATTCGTCATAGGGACAAAGGATATACTGTAGTCAACTATCTAGCTGGACAACCGATACTCCAAAAACGGTATTCTCGTTCCGTGGGCGAAGGAATTGACGATGCCAATGATTTTAAGATCAATGTACTCAATGTAGAGGGTCAACCAGATCTTCATTCATTGCTACTAACAGGTCGTTCAGGCGCAACCACCACTCGAGCCTCTGAAATCGAAGAAGGTCAATATATGGTCCGTTTATCCTCATTCGTGAACTTGTTACAGGAAAAAGGTGTAAAGAACATTGTGTTATTTGACTTTTCATGTTCAGACTTCTATGACATGGATAAGAGGACAAGCCGAGTAATAACACGGGCCTTGGGCAACAAAGGATTCAACGGAGGCAAGAAAACGGAAACTCGTCGTAGAAGAAAGAGACTGTATAATGGACGCTCTCAAGCCAATACTCTCTCGCTACCTAGACGTCAACAAGCAACTCGCAGACATAAACACTCGCGCAAAAGACCTTCGCGAACAACGACAAACCCTTGAATTGGATTTAGCCGCTGCGTACAATGAAACGACCTCGTTACCTGCAAAGATTGAACTGAATGCGTCGAAGATGGTGTTTCAGGTGAAAAAGCCAGGGGAATGGAAAAAGGGGTGGTCGCTTTCGAAGAAGCAACTTCAGAACTACTTACTTGAGATTCTTCCCGAACATGGGGAAGATGTAATGAAAGAGATTATGCGTCGTCATGAACGCACTTTGATTGCAGATGACTATTCGTTTGAATTGAAAGCATTACTTGAGTGAGAGGTAGGTTCGTGTAGGGGGTGCTTTCTGTGCTTCTCGAATTTGTCGGAGCATCTCTTGCAGTTGTTGAAGGTCTTTTTCTAGAGTTTGAAGATTCGTCTCTACCATGAACCCTGTATGGATTCTCGCGATACACGGCGTCATCTCTCGATGCGCACGAACGACACGGGCAGTCAGAGTCACTAAAGCTTTTTCCATTAATTTATGATGTTGATGCAAGATATTTTTAAACTAGAAAACGGACCTTCACAAAGTAAGGTATAGAGTGTAATGGAATCCTATTGCCCTTACAATTCCGCCAATCGCCCATTCACTGAACGTGATATCCACAAGCTCCTTCATAAACACGGTTTGCCACACTACAGAGCACAGAATGTGCGAGTGTTTCAGACCGCGATGGTCCACACAACCTATGTCCGACGAACGGACTATACGACTCCCGACGGAACGCCAGCTCAACTTGCACCGTGTCCTGCTGGGGTGATGCCACTTCAAGACGAATCCTATGAATGTTTAGAGTTCGAAGGCGATTCAGTGTTGGGTGTCTGCGTGGCGACCTATCTTCGTAAGAAGTATCCAGAGAAGAAGCAGGGGTTCTTAACCGATGCCCGTAAAGTCTTGGTGAACAACGAATGTATTGGTCAGCTCTCCAAGACAATTGGTCTTGATAAGTTCTATGTCATCTCTCGTCACAATGAAGAATCTCCTGCGATTGCAGGGCGTAACAATACGAAGAAACTAGGGGATATCTTTGAAGCCTTTATTGGTGCGTTGTGGACGGACTGCGGCAATCGGTTTCATATCGTGTATACCTTTGTAACCTCTGTAATGGAGGCATACCTAGACATTGAAGAAGTGATTCATGAGACGACGAATTACAAGGATTTGTTTCAGAAGCATTGTCAGCGTGAATTGAAGTTAACACCGACCTACGAGATGTTATCCAATGACCCAAAGAAGAATGAAATCCGAGTTGCAGTGTGTGATGCGACTGGAAAGCACCTAGCCTACGGACACGGAAGCACACGCAAAAAAGCTGAACAGTTAGCGGCTAAACAAGCCCTTGAAGCCATTTCTGGGTAGTCAATCGTCTCTTGCGATAGCGTTTCATGGTGCGACCTCGTGTCTGTAAGACCGACTTGGTACAAATCGCAATCGCTGCGGATTCCTTGTTAGAACCCTTACGAGCCTTGACCGTTTTTCGCACGCTCTTCACACACTTATCGAATTTGGACGAAACGCGAGTTTTCATTACTTATGGTCGAGGAGAAAGTTTCGCCAATTCTGCAATTTGTCGGACTTTGTTACGCAACGTATCTACTTCGTCATCGCAGACTGCAAGGTCTTTACGAAGTTGAGCCACTTCTTGATTTGGAGCCGAGTCACTGACGTACATGGACTTGGGGATTGGCGCAGGGGGTGGAACCACTTTCCGAGTTTTCCTCGGTTTCGAGTTCACCTTTCGAGTCTTTTTGGGCTTGACTGCAACCACAGGAGGTGGAACCACAGCGGGTGGAACCACAGGAGCAACCATGGGTGAAATCACAGGAGGTTGGGGTGGAACCACAGGAGGTGGAACAACCGCAGGTGCAACCGACTTCCGAGTCTTCTTGGATTTCACCTTTCGTGTCCTTTTGACTTTGACTGGTGGAATCACAGCGGGTGGAATCACAGAACTCGATACGAACGCAAGAGGAATGATTTCACGCAGACGCACAGAGAAGTCTCCGTCTTTCTGTGCTACAATACGAACAAACGCAGCCAAAAATTTATTGACCGCATCCTTGGGGATAAGACTTTCGTATTCAGAGGTTCCTATCAATGCCAAGGTATCCCACGACCGAGTGAGAATCATCTGTAGTTTATTTCTTCCAACTTTCGTAGTTCGATTCACAACTCCTTGGAAGTATCCGCTATTGTCGAGAATGGGTACAATGTAACGATATTCAGCTCGATTCTTCAGGGCACTTGTGCGTTTGGCCCACTCCAAATAGTTGTTGAGCTCTTTCTCGTTACGGCTGTTGAAGGACCGGCCCCAATCGTGAGCGACCAACTTATTGTTCATCAACGCAATGTTTGCGCCATGTAAGTCGGTGTGCATCAGTCCATACTCATTCAGATAACTCATCGCAGTTGCAAGCAACATCATGTAGGTTGGAAACTTCACTTTGAAGTCAGGAGTGACCTGAAGTCTGAAAAAATCCTTTCCCTGTTTAGGCGTGATGAGGTTCACAAGTTTTCCACTCGCAAGGTCTTTGACTTTACAGGATTGTTGTTCGTCTTCAGGCTTGAATTTAGGCGTACACGAATCCGTCGCAAAGTTCACATAGTCTCGAATGGATGGAAAGACCGGTTCGACGTCTTGTATCACTTTTTGAAGAAATGCTTGCTTCTCGCGTTCACCCGAATTAGCCGACACAATGCGTGAGACTTTGTTTTCGACATCCATCGATGGATTCGGAGGGTCACAACTCACCGGAGGGTCATAGACACAGGTATCTGCACCATTGGCAAGAAACTTGCCTCCATACATTGTCTTTATGAAACACTTTGTTGCGCGGACGCTGAAGTAGAATTTATCCTCCGAGAATATAAACATAATGGGTGGCGGTCTTCTTCAACTCGTTGCGTATGGTGCACAAGATGCGTATATCACTGGAAATCCTCACATTACCTTCTGGAAGGTGTTGTTCAAGCGTCACACCAACTTTGCCGTGGAGGCGTTCCGCGTCAACTTCACAGGTATGCCCACCTACGGACAACGCGTCGTAGCCATCGTCAACCGTAATGCAGACCTTATCTGGAAGACCTATGTTGAGGTCACATTACCTTCAACGGATACGCTTTCAACCGTAGCATGGTCAGGAGGTGTACAACGCCGTCTCGGATATGCCTTGCTGAAGCAGATTGAGGTCGAAATTGGCGGACAAATCATCGACCGTCATTATGGCGAGTGGCTCTACTTATGGGAGACCTTAACTGCCAACTTTGACACCGCCGTCAAGCTGGACAACATGGTTGGAGGACAATACGGTGCGGGTGGTGCAGACACTTCAACCACAGACTGCCAGGGTCGCCCCAATGTCTTGTATGTGCCTCTCCAGTTCTGGTTCAACCGTAACCCAGGTCTTGCACTTCCATTGATTGCTCTTCAATACCACGAGGTGCGATTCAACATCACACTCGAGGATAGCAACGTCCTCGTAGAAGGTGCAACCACTGGTGCTGCTTCGTTAGCCACCGCTGCAAAGGATCTCCCTGCACTCAAGGACATGGCACTTTACATTGATTATGTGTATTTGGATGTTGAGGAGCGCAGACGATTTGCCCAGGCAAGCCATGAGTATTTGATTGAGCAACTTCAATACTCGGGTCAGCAAACCATTACAACAGGTTCTGGACGCATTGACTTGACCTTGAATCACCCAGTCAAGGAACTTATTTGGGTGTTCCAGGATGCACGTAGAATGGATTGCTCACTCCCATCGGGCGGTAAGTATGTACAACCCTTCACCTACGATGATATTATTGACCGTGGTCGTATCCAACTCAACGGACAGGATCGATTCGATGAGCGATATGGCGACTACTTCTGGAAGGTCCAACCCTACCAACACCACACGGGCGGTGCATTCAACCGAGTGGTCAATGCCAGCAATACGGTACCCACATCCGCCCCTAACCCAATCAACATGTATTCCTTTGCCATCAGCCCCGAGGAGCACCAGCCATCCGGCACTTGCAACTTCTCTCGCATTGATACCGCCACATTGGTCTACGATAGCAATTCTGGCGCTGCGGGTTCATACCCCAGCAAGACTTACCCGTACAACTTCCGCATGTATGCCGTCAACTACAACATCTTCCGTATCATGAGCGGTATGGGTGGACTGGCTTACAGCAACTAAATCTCCTAATAGTATATGACTCATTGGGGATACCATCTGATTTTGAACGGACGTAACTGCATTCCTGCCTCGATTCGCTCTGCACAACATATTGGAGTGTTCACCTCTACACTTGTCAACCAAATTGATATGGTTCCTTACGGAAAACCCGAGATTGTCATGTTCGGAACCGGTAACAAGAAGGGATTTACATTGGTTCAGTTGATTGAGACCTCCAACATTTGTGCTCACTTTGTTGAGGAAACCGATGACATCTATCTCGATGTCTTTTCATGCAAACCCTTCGATGAAAAAGTAGTCAAAAAGGTCGTGGATAACTTCTTCTCACCCGCTACAATGGATACTAAACTCATTCTTCGTGACGCATCGACTCGCATGCAATAAATCACACCTTTACATAAATGGGTATTCCACGCGTGTATTGGTATGTACTCTTAATCGTATTATTGGAGACACTCGCCATGAGCTGTTTCAAGCGTAGTATCGACAACTCAGCCTTCTTTGCAGTCGGTGTGTTGTTTTATACAGCCGTGGGTTACCTGTTACGATTCACAATGAATAACACAGGCATGGCGATGACCAACGCATTGTGGTCAGGATTGTCCGTGATGGCCACAACCACTGTGGGTATCTTGTTGTTCAAGGAAGTTGTACACTTCCACGACTTCATTGCGATTGCACTCATTGTGAGCGGCGTGATGATTTTGAAAGTAACCGAGTAAGGTCTGTCGGTGTCACTGCAGTATTGGGAGTACACTTTCCAATTCCCAAGGTTTGTTGCATCATCACGGGTGCTGGACCTGATGAACAGGTTGCATGCTCGTATCCCAACGAATGACCCATTTCATGCGTGACCATATATTGCCGATAGCGTTCCAAGGGTAACTTGGAAGGAGCAGCACCTTCCATCCATCGCTTTGCATTCAACCAAATCTCCTTTCCACCTAACGTTGCACATGAAAGTCTATCATCCGCACATCCTTCCTTCAAAGTATGTGGAGACGATAACCGAATGGTTTTTCCCTTTCCAACCACAAACGTATGCCATTGAGCCCATCCTTCGGGGTCTGCTAAATAGATCGCAACTTCTTCTGCAAATTGACGCGGGTCATAGTCGACATCCGAATCGACTGACGTTGTGTATCGAATCAGTCCCATTATCTAAAAAACAGGAAACTCTTTACATGAAGTAGTTGGGGTCCAACTGAATGGCAAGGTTCTCAAGAATCAACTGCGCGAACAAGGGAGAGATCTGGCTTTGTCGAACGATTTCGACACGAACCTTATTTTCATGTGTGACACGAAAGACCACTTGCTTCTGAGGGTTGATGCGAGCAAACACGGTTATGAGGTCATTTTCAATCCGTCCTTGATAATGGTCTCCCAAATCCATATCTTGAATCATATCATCGACTGCGTTGTGGAGGCTATACATTCTGAATACAGTGAAAAACGACAGCTCCGTCGAATTCCGTTTTGAAGACTTAACGACTCTGGCGTTCGAAGAGAACGCGGCATTCGGAGTTGCAGAAGTATGCGTCGCACGGGAATGAGCAGTACTCGCACTTGGCTCGTGGAATTCTGCTTCGTGCTTGACGTCCACGCACGAGTGCTTGAATTTTGATGGCTGCGTTGTTCCTGCGAGCCTTGTACGCGAGCACATAGTTCCAGATGGAGAAGCTCATTCCAATCTCTGCACACTTCTTTGCGATGGGCTTGAATGCCTTTCGCCAGACAGCTTGGGCTTCTGCAAGTTCCTTGGCTTCTCGCTCTGCCTTCTCTGCCCAGAACGCTTGGACTTTGTCGCTGTTACGAAGCTTTGCGTCCAACTCAATCCAGTCTCCGATGCAGTCGCCGTATTTCCACGGCTCTGCCACCATGTCGCAGTACAGCTCATACTCGACATCCACCACCTTGTGAGGAACTTCATTCAGCAGCGGCTGTGTAAAGTTCATCGCAATATCTCCCCATGGACGCATGTCCTCTTTGTCCCAGTTTATCGCGGCGGGACGCCCTAATCCTGTGATTTTCTCCACAGACAGATTGTCTCCCCTGGGAACCCCTCGAGGTGCCACAGAGTTCTCCTTTTTACGTGTGTCGACTCCAACACGGGCCTTTGCGGGTGCCATCCGGTATATGGTCTTGTTAGCCATGGAGGTAGCTTTGGCTGACGAGAATAAATCCGTTTTTAAAAGTTGGTCCATAGGGTTCCTCTTGGGTCAAAAAAGGTTGGAGGTTTGGGGGGCTTCCCTTGACTTTGCTCTTGCCAACTTTTCAAAACGGATTCATGCTGGTCAGACAGACTAACTTCCCCCCTCTCAATACACAATGTCTATCAAGCAACTCATCATTTCAGCAATCATCAAAGTCTCCGAGGAGAACCCTCTTCTCAACCACGAAGATCCAAAGACCGCCATTGAATCTCGTGACCAGTTCATCCAACTCCTCATGAATGAACTGTTTCCCGAAGCCGAACTCGAAAGCACTCACATTACAGTTCCAGTTGTCCCTGCGCCCGTGGCTACGGAAGTGCCTGCTCCAGCACCCGTGCCTGTTGCCGCAGAAGTGCCCACACCCACCAAGAAGCGTGGACCCATGACCGAAGAAGCCAAAGCCGCAATGAAGGCCAAGAAGGCAGCGAATGCCGCTGCAAAGAAGGCTGTCGAAACACCTGTTCCAGTCGAAGCACCTGTCGTAGTGGAACCTCCTGCCAAGGAGAAGAAGCCCAGAACCAAGAAGGCTGCAGTTCCCGAGAACGCCAACCTCGCTAAAATCGACCCAACCTGGCGCAAGCACCTCAAAGCCGCAGACAAGGAACACGCAAAGGAACTCGAACCACAGCTCCTCGAATACGTCAACAGCCTCTCCAACGAGGAGTTCCACGCCAAGACCACAGAAGCTCATGTAGCCGACTTCGTAGCGTCACGCTCGGATGGCAAAGTTCTTACAGAGCTCACAGAGGTAGACTTCAACGGCAAGACCTACTTCGTCAACCCCGAGACCAATCGAGTCTACGAGGGTGAAGGAGTCTACAACGAATCCACACAGGAGTGGACTAACATGAAGGCAGTCGGATACGTAGGAATGGCAGCCTTCGCAGAGATGAAGATGGAGTAACTTCACTCAACCCTTACCCCTTTTTTACAGTCGTTGTGCTATAAACACAAGACCCGATCTATCACTATCGCTTCCATGTGTTGTAGTTCCATCGGGATTACCATGACCTCCATTGACCCATGAACTACCTCCTCCTCCGCCACCCGCTCCAGCAATAACCCTTCGTGCAGGTCCGCCTGTGTAGCCTCCATAAAACTCCTCCAAACCGTTATGCTGACCACCAATTCCAGTAGATGCACCTCCACCTCCACCTCCTTTGAATCCATTTCCTCCACCTCCACCAATACAATACATAAACCAATAGAGAGCTCCTCCTCTTCCTCCAGTACTATTAACTCCAGCGGTAGGAGGGAATGAGCTTGCCCCGTTCACGTTATAGTCGTAAACACCTAGAAATGAAATACCCGATGGGTTTGAGTATGTACCATTGATTGCAGCCGCACCTCCAGCCGATTGGTCTCCTCCAAAACCACCATTAAAACTGCTGCTGAAGTAATATGGATAACCACCGTTGTTAGCTAATTGAGTAACATTATAACTTTCTGCCCTTGGAGCATTTCCAGCATTATTTCCGCCTGGACCACCAGGTGCACAAATTGCATTGTGCCAATTGAAATCATCCGCTCCTAAACCAAGGTTATAAATCGTGCCACCTCCACCCCCACCACCGGCAATTACAATTGTATCTACGGCATCTGTATACACTGCAGTTGCACCTCCTCCTTTACCACTAGCACCATAACTCGCTCCGCCATCGCCTGATCCGCCTACATTATAATACAAGGTACTGCGTGACGCATACGATTGTAAGGATGTAATTCCACCAGGTCCGCCAACTCCAGCGGTCCAGCCACTCGATACCGCTCCACCTACACCTCCAGCGCCTACGGCAACAATCGAATGTGTAGTAGATCTTGAAAAGGTTACACTAGGTGTAGTACTGATAGGAGTTGTAGTCAAGAAAAACTCTAATGTAGTTGAAAACGGTGATGTATTGATTCCATTTCTAGCTTGTACCTTTACAGCTTTAACACCCCCTGTGTAACCTGAAATATCAATGGCTTTGGAAGTAGTTGTAACATCACGCGCAACTTCAGTTGACCCTATATGCACATCATAGACTGTCGCACCCGTTACAGCCGCCCAGTTAACTGTAATGTTCTGGGTAGTCCTGTTGGGTAAACTAGTAAAATTAGCTATAACAGGAGCGGCTAATGGAGTATAGACTGTTGAATTTCTAATAATTCGACTCTTTGTCGTTGTTGTTAGGTTTGATGTATATGCTGAAATATAATAGGAAGTTCCAGCAGTTAACGCTGTGGAAATCGCAGTCCCAGAGGTAGACGCAGTCCAGTTCAGTACATTAGACCCTCCCACAGTTGTTCCGAGAGCAATATAGTAACTACCACTTCCACCCGAAAGTGTCGGTGTAATTCCAGATGTAGTGATGGAACTAAGTGTTGGAGCGCTTGGAGTTGTCATAAAGAGTGAAGCTCCAGCAAAGAACCTCAAACTCAGAGAAGACAACGCAGGTACAGTGGGTGCGGCATCTGTACTTAGATAGAGTGTATTAACATTGGGATTATATGCAGTTCCAACCAGTGAAGAGAAGGAAGAGTTTGCTCCCAATCCAAATACTTGGCATACTGCATTTGAATTCACATTACTTAAGAACTGTATGTCCCCAGTACTTGGGACAACGTTCCCCGACATTTACTATTTGTTCTCCATTTTTTCAAGTCGTTTAGAAACGTCTTTCAAAGCTTCGATTAGGACACCGACTATGTTGCCATACGAAACACTCTTTAGATCGTCTAAACTCGTATGAACAACTTCAGGAAGAACCTCTTCAACTTCCTGTGCAATGACTCCCACTTGACGTTGAGTCTCACCTGTACGTGTAAAATACACACCACGAAGCCCTTTCACAATGTCCAACGCATTGGAAATGGTTTGGATGTCGGTTTTCACTCGTCGATCGGAGGTAGCAATGAAATCCGTTGCTCTCGTAGTTCCACTGACATCGAGTGGATAGGATGCTGTTGCCCTCGCAATCATTACCTGTCCAGTTTGATCAATTCGCATTCGTTCAACTCCATTAGTAGACCACGCTACGTTACTGGCGGCCGGTCTGAACATTCCAGTCGTCAGATCCCCTGTAAACGTGTAGGTAGGTGCAGAATTCGTACCCGTTGCATTACGAATTGTAGTACTAACTGATAAGTTACTCATAATTGTCGCATCATTACTCACAGTCATTACACCTGTGATTGCTGCAGTATTACTGATGGTTGTTGCGCCTGTAATATTAGCGGTTCCACCCACAGTCAAATTACCTATAATACTTGCAGAACCATCGACTTGAAGTATTGGAGTAGGGTTTGCATTAATTCCCGAGAATCCATTGGAATTGAGTAGTATTCCGTTAGCGGTCTTAAATCGATACTCGTTCGCAGTCAAAATATCATTATAAGGTTGAATGGTTGTACTCAAATACGATAAGGTGGAACCGCTAAATTGAAGAGTCAATGAACTTGAAGCCTGTGTAGTAACATATAGATTGAGAATTACACTAGAGCTATACGTCCGAGTCGGAACAAAGAGTGAAGCCGTATACAACTGCAAAGGCGAAGATAGATTGACAAGTGTTCCACTCGAACCAGTTACCACAACGGTGCTTCCGTCCATAATTTCAAAGTAAAAACTTGCAGGACTTGCCGGAACTCCTACTGTAGCATAGAGACCGAGAATCCATTCACCTGTAATAGAAGACATAGACGGATATCGTGCAGGTATAGAAAAACTCATAACTTTAGCATTGGTCGTACCCCCAGGAACAGTGATAGTTGCCAGGGCTGTAATCGGGTCAAATTCAGTGGATAGTATCCCACCTGTAAGTGTAGTAGACGCATAAGTAGCTTCTATTTTAGAAGTTAACTTACGAATTCTACCACCAACTACATCTTCGGATACATAGAGTTCTCCACTAGGAGTTACTACAATTGATGTCATAGGATTGAAACTCGCACTAGCTCCTACTCCGTCTGTACTTCCTAGAGTTGCAGAACCCGCAAGTGTGGTTACTTCACCTGTAGCAATCACGATTTTGCGGACGCTATAAGCGTCAGCGACATACAAAGTAGTTCCTGTCGAATTGATCGTGATTTCTTGTGGATTATTGAAAGTAGCCAACGCACCGATTCCATCCGTGTTACCTTGCGTTCCACTTCCTGCGACTAGAGATGCTACACCCGATGAAGTCACTTTACGAATGCGATGGTTGGCAGTATCCGCTACATATAAATTACCTGCAGAATCAATGACGATTCCATAAGGACTGCTGAATAAAACTTGAGTTCCAACCCCGTTTCCATATCCAGAACTACTTCCTCCACTTCCTCCTCCAGCGAAGGTTGTAATGACACCACCGGGTGTGGTTTTCTGAATCAAATTAAAATTGATACTGACTGTGTATACATTACCTGAAGAATCTACTGTAATTCCATTAGTACCGCTGTTTAAACTTGTTGTAATTGTAGTAACGTCTCCACTAGGTGTAATCTTACGGAGTCTTTCACCACTTGCTCCATCGGCTGCGTATACATTACCTGAAGAATCGATTGTCATTCCCCGAATTCGATTAAATAACGCAGTTGCTGCATTTCCATCAGTACTGCCTCCACTTACCGACGAGCCAGTCAGCGTTGTAGTGGTACCATCTGAAGTGATTTTTCGAATACGCCAGTTTTCAGCTACATATACAATTCCTGCACTATCCACTGCAGTCGTAATTGGCCAAAATGTAGTGCTAAATCCAGTTTTGAAGGTAGTGACCGTAAACCCTGCACTTCCAGATGAGTAATTCAATTGAAAGGTACGTCCTCTTGCACCACCTGCAAAGTATTTCAAACCATTAATATTGGTAAGGGATATATCCATAATATTCGCAGACGCGGCTGATAAATTACTGACAATGGTTGCATTTGCAGCCCAGATTCGCGCAGACGATGAAATATCCGACGTAGCCGTCAAGGTCGAAGTTCCAATATTACTCGCAATGGTCGCGTTCGCACCCCAGATTCGTGCGGACGATGAAATATCGGATGTAGCCGTTAAGGTGAATGTCTTGATAGCTCCACTGACGTCAAACAATACACTAGGAGCTGTTGTACCAATGCCTACATTTCCACTGGGTTGGATTCGCATTCGTTCGAGTCCAGAGGTAGTCCATGCAACCGTATTTGTAGTAGGACTGAACCAACCCGTGGATAGATCTGCCGTAAACGTATAGGGAGGCGCAGTTGCACTTCCTATTTGTGATCGAAGAGTTCCTCCTAAACGAATACTTGAATTGACCGACACATCCGAAATCGCAAACAGAGTTGGGGCACGAACCATTCCGTTCACAGACACATCCGAACTCGCTGCGACAATGGCAGTTGAAAGTGTGTTAACGACTGACATGTTATTCGCCCAAACTCGTCCAGTGGATGAAATGTCGTTCTGTACGGTCATCGATGCAGCATTAACATTGCTCGTAATCACAGAGTTCAATCCAAACAAAGTTGTAGCCGATGAAATGTCCGACGTAGCCGTTACGGTTGAAGTTGCAAGGTTACTCGTAATCGTTGCATTCGGTACTTTGAGAAGTCGGTTGATCGACGCATCCGTGGTTACAACTAGATTTGAAATCAATGCGGTTCCATTGACGTCCAACAAGCTTGAAGGAGCTGTTCGGTTGATTCCGACCTGTCCACTTGCGTCTATGGTCATTCGTTCAAGTCCAGCCGTCACCACTCCGAGTTTGTTCGTATCGGGTCGATAGAGACCTGCACTGAGATCACTTGTAAACGTATAAGTAGGTGCAGCCACACTGCCATTCAAATTACGAATCGTTCCACTCGTGAGTCTGACTCCAGAAAGGTCTACTCGAACACGTTCAGCCTGATTGGTCGAAACTCCAACCGTGTACGTGCTAGGAAAATACACTCCAGACGTTGTATCCGATACATCCGTGAATGCAGGTGCACTAACCCCTCCTTGAGCTCGAAAGGACGATGCAAATGCATTGCCTATCACGGTTAGATTGGATCCATTGAATGTAAGGTTGGGATTCGCATACAATTCATTATTTTTATTGGTAAGACCTGTGATGACTCGAGTGCTTAATAGATTTTGAATCGTCATGAATGGAGGTCCTGTGTTGCCAGTATTGCCGGTGTTACCTGTATTACCGGTAGGTCCAGTGGGTCCTTGTTTACCCGTGGGTCCTACGTTGAAATATGGAATACTGTTCCATCCTGTAACACCATTACCAATTTTGATACGATTGGATCCTGTAGTTTCGTATCCAATTTCTCCTTCTGCGAGAACGGGATTCAATGCAGACCAACGGTCCACAGTATCACGACGAAGTTGAATCCGCCTTAAAAGTGCTTGGTTTGCCGCCATTGTAGTATACACATAGAATTGCTTAAGCACTTCCAGCGTCAAAGACTTCCTCTCCACTTGCGTCGATGAATGTAGTCACCGTTGTAAAGGCTCCAAGGCTTAACTCGAACACTCCACCTCCAGACACATCGGTTACATTGGTTCCAACCGGAGGACATGTTGTGCAATCTGTACTGAATGGTTGTGTGATTACGGTAGCAGGTACTGGAGACATGAATTCTCCCAACCGTCTTTCTTGGTTTGGAAGCATGCGTTGATCGCGTCCACTTTGAGCCGCCAAGACTTCGGTATACTGTTTCAGTAAAGAAGTATAGGCTCCTGCTCCGTCCTGTTTACGAAGAAGTTTAGGCACGTTCACTGTAAAGTCAAATGAATCCACGGTAATTCCAGATGCATCCTGTGCAAAGACTCGTGTTGTATAGTTTCCAATTTGTGCTGGCTTTCCACTGATAACGTTTGTCAACGGATTGAAGGTAAGACCTGGTGGAAGTTCTGCATTCGTTATGAAGAAATATACATTTCCGCTTACATGGGCCGCTGCGAGTTGGATAGAGACTGGGATGTACTGATACACCAAAAAGGACCGAAGGCTGGGCGAAGTAATCAATGGTCCTTCTCCAACTCCAAGGTTAAATGAAAGTGTGATCGCAAGATTTGGAGAGTCTGTGCCCGTTGTACGAAGGTATTGAGGACGTGTATAGGAAATGACCCGACTTGCGTTGGACGGTAATGAAGAAACCGTCGTGTTAGTCCATCCACTTGTAGGATTAGAAATGGATGTAGTACTATACAATTTAGGCGAGCTTCCTGAAAGGTCTGTACGAAACACATTCCAATTTGAACCATCGTAGTTCATAGAACCTAGCGGTAATGGAGCAGTGAATGGAAGACTGGACGATATGTCGAATGTGAAAGGAGTTGCGTTATTCCAATTGATTCCATCGGTTGAGTATTTTAACTTGAGTGTATAGATTGTGTTACCCGAAACAATATTAGCATCTACACCTGTTGCAACCCATATATTGCTTGCATAGATCACTTCATATCCAAACATATTAAATGCTCCAATTGCGTTGGACCAAGTTTGCCCTTGGTCGTATGAATACTTGATCGTTTCTGTATCCGTTGTAAAGATAGGGTCTGAAGAGGAGGCTACATTATCGAAACTTTTATATCCACTGGATCCAGTCGCAACCCATACATCTGGATTCTCCGTGTTGAAATACGCAGTCTCCTTTGTGAACCCTCCTGTGATACTACTAGACCAGGATAGTCCATCGTCTGTGGACCGAAGCATTACGGGACTGCCTGCGTCATCCGTCAATCCTCCCGCCATTAACACACCTTCGCCATATCCAAGAGCAATACCTCCTCGAAGGTATGCATTACCAACGTTTGAGTTGCTGTCTCGAGTAAGCATATAGTTACCACCCGATTCAAGCAGACTTAACAAGTCCCATGAGTCTGCATTGTTCTCTGAATGAATGACTGCGGCTCGTTTGACTGCATCGTCCATTGTGCGTAATCCAGAACACCACCATGTAGAAGTGTCGGGGTTGAACGCTAATGTTGAACACCAATCTTGATCAGTTGTAATCGGAAGAAAGTCATTAATTGTCGACGACCGATAGATCACATTCGATGCAGCTGCGACTACAAAGTTACCAGTCACATTGCTATTTTTAATCACAATATCGAATCCATCTCCGCCAAACACTTTCGGGTCTGCAGTCCAGGATACATCATTGTATTTGTAAAACACAGGTCCTAACCATGCAAAGCTCGTACGATTGATGGATGGAACGGTTGTAAAGGTTCCAACCAAGGTATCCGTTACGTTGTTTGCAGAGCAACCAATCGTCAACGTACCATTTGCAGGAAGAACTGTATTGGGAGGAATACTATCGGTCCAATTACCGGAAATCAATCCAGTCGTAGAGTTGATGACGGGTCCATAATTGGGAGTCAATGTAAACTGATTCACGTTAGCTCCACTATACGCTGTACCTGTGACTTGAATTGAAATAGGATCTCCTGCAACATACGAATAGGTTGATTGTGGAACCGTCAATAGGATATTATCTGGAAACAGCGTATAACTGAAGTCTTGCGACGCAGAGGCATAACCCGTTGTAGGAGTCACTGAAAAGTTTCCAGAGATAGGTGTTGAACTCAAGGGTGTTCCAGAAACAACCCCTCCAGGATTGATGGAGACTCCACTTGGGCCATTCGAGGTTGTAAAATTAATCACATTGCGTCCACTTAACGTCGTAACTGGAATCTGAAAGGGTGTAATCGGAATGTTCTGAATAAACGCAAAATTACTTGAAGCGACTGTTCCAAATTCGAATGCATCGTTCAAGATTTGAATCTTGATGTTCCGACTTGCGGTTGCAGGTGAACCTGTTACGGTTGCATTGACTGAAATCGTTGTGAGTGGAAGTACCGAGGTAGGGATTCCGACAATCGTTCCGTTGGACAATGAAAGTCCTGTTCCCGCCAATCCAGGAGCCGATAACACGACAGGAAGCTTTGAACCTGCTTCCGCTGCAAAGGTAATTGGATATGGATAATACCCAGTTTTGACTTGATCAACCGGTCTGGACAAGATAAAACTATAGGATGTATCGATTGCAGGCGAGGGACTGATAAAGGTTACCGTATCGGTTGCAACTGTAATAGGTGTTACGTAATCGCGTATCACCGCATTTGAGTTCGTTGCGCGAATGGTGTAATTTGCACTCCCTGCGACTGTGGGTGTACCTACAAGGTTTCCGCGGGAGGATGAAGCATCAAATACAATGGTTAGTCCAGGGGGTAAGCTGGTGGATGAGATATCCGTTATGGCTACATTGCTTGTGAAATACGTAGCCGCACGAAAGAAGTTTTGCCCAGCTACCAGTGGAACACCTGTGTACAGCGGTTGAATTGTCGACAAATCAAACAAGACTGTTTCTGCGAATGAAAACGTCAAGTTTTGGTTTGTTTGAAGTAAAGATGGGAACGTTCGTGAGGCTTGAATTGTGTAGGTGGCTCCATTAGACCCCACATTTGCATTCGCGAACGCATATGCAGCCGTCAAAGTAGGTGTGCCTTGAATGATCATTGTATACGAAAGATCTGCAGGTAAGAATGGAGACGAAACACTGTTTCCCAAACTATCGGTTGCAGTAATTCCATCTGGAAGTGTTGGAAACGTATACCGAATGACACTTGAACCAATAGGAGGAATTGCAGTGATCGTTCGTGATGTAATTGGAGTTCCAATCGTCATTCCTGAAATAATAGGTGAACCTACTAGGTTCAACCGAAGACGCTCATTACTAATGACCATATTGAACTTCGTAGTGATGACCTTACTTCCTCCATTTTCAACTCCAATGATCTGGTAGTTGGAGGTAGGAACCGTCACAGATGGAACTCCTGTAATGTCGTAGATGTTCGAAGCAACGGCGCTAAACGATAGTCCAGGAGGCAACGTTGGAATGGAGGTGGGTTGTTTCAAGGTAAATGAAGGAGCCACAAGACGAATCGGTGTGATAGCTTCGTTCTTATAGAACGTATAGACGTTGTTACTTAATGTTAGACCTGAACCGTCCAAAAATCGTCCAGCATTTACCGTCACGGTATTACTGGAGGTTAAGATGGACGATCCACTGACCGTTTGAAGTATAAAGTTTTCAGTCCTTCCTGCAGTCAGATTGGTAGACAAATCCGAAACCGCAAACGTATAGCTCGTATTGCCATTTTTGGTGAAATACAATGCTGAAGGACTGGGTCCAAATCCAGACGAATTTGAAACGGTTTGTAACGTATAGCCTGCTACATTGGAAATCGTGTACGAAAACCCTTCGTACGCGTACACGTTAATCGCGTTGTTTGAGAACGGCAATACCGTAGTCATTACTTACTCTTGGGAAGTAAAGCTTTAACTGTCTTCCGCTTGGGTTTCGGTGCTTCAACTACCGCAGTCTCGGGTGGAACGACTTTGAGTTCTTCAAACTTCTTCTGTGCCTCTTCAACGGGCAGGTCACGGTAGACCATATCGAGTTTCAATCTCAAAAGGTTGGAGTTGCTGTCCATACTCTTCACTACGAACATTTCGCACCGCAGAATACCACACTTGCGGTTCAAAGGGGATTCGCTTCTCTTCTTGGAGTTCGGTTTGATGTGTGTTGTATTGGACGTACAAAAAGTAGACAAAGCCCGTCAAGACCAAGCCCAACAATATAAGATTAAACGCCCATGAAGTTGCTTGTGCAAGCTCATCGCGTCGTTGAAGAAGACTATTTTCAATCCGTCCCATGTCTAGGATGAGATGGTTCATTGCTGTACTGCGCGTCTAGAAACTCCAAGGTTTTCCGAACCCACGGATCGGTGACACAGGGACAAATGCGAATACGAGTTGGATACATATAGACTTGACGAAGAATGGTATGAATTTCACGGCGTGACTTCCCGACGAGACAGATATCCAACACGGTCTCTGAATATCCCAGTAAGTCCATTACGCACTAGACTGTAAACTCTGTGTATACGGGTTCTTCTTGAAGGCATCCAAAATACCTGGGTTGTTGCGTTGAACGTTGATGTCTTCTTGCAGGGGCTCAAAGTATTTGACGGAACCCATTTGTGCGGCGGTAGGTGCTTGTCCTCCAAAGGTCATCAATGGAGCCTCAAAGGAACGAGAGTTGTTGAGGAGTGTCTCATCGCGATGTGTCTGGACATTGTAGGATTGAGGTCCTGCAGCCAATGCAGCCGTACCACCGGAAGGACCTGCGGGTGTTGGGCGACCTTCCACCGTCAACTTCATGAACTCCTGGTAAGGTTCAGTGAAGGCACGAATGTAAGACAAGTATCCACCGGCTGCGGATTGAGCAGGCGTTTCGTATTCGACCGAGGTGCTCTCGCGGTGTTGGACCTTCATCACTTGATTCGGGTAAATTGCAGAGGCAACTTGTTGACCGACCGCAGTGTTCAAGTGCGGGAGTGAACCATCCTTATCCTGTAAGACTTGGAATCGGTCTGGGCGGTTCTTCTTGACAGGTGCTTGAAGACCCATGTCGGTAATGAAGTGTGAACCTGGAATAGGGTCAGCAGAATAGGTAAGCTTGGGCTTGTTCTCGACACGCAATTCATCGGTGGTTCTGGGCAAGGCAAAGTCACGCATGGAATCCTGTTGGTAACCACCGGATGGAAGGTTGGTATATCCATCGTTCACACCTGGACCGACCAACACAGGTTCAATCGGGAACACATTCTTGGTTGCAAGTGAAGTCACCATACGAGACTGTTCAAAGTCTGTTTCAACCTGCTTACCCCAAGGCAATCCAGTTGCAGACTCGGGCTTGAAGAATGCACCTGCTTCCTCCTTATGGAAAAAGGTGTTCTTACCTGTTCCCGTGTAAGTGTCGAGGATTCCATCCGTTGCACCGCTGTAGGTGGATTGAGTCACATTGGCTCCAAAGAAGGGTACCATGTTATTATGTCCCTCGGAGGACTGAACTACATTGACTACATCGGTCTGTTCAAAGTCGGCTGGACTAATAAAGGTTTCCTTTGGATTTCGCTTTTTGAGTTGTTCTTCTTGCATTCGCGCAATCTGCGGCGCAAGGCTATAACCCAGCGCAGCTAATCCGAGTAGAAGGGCTACCTCCATCTTTGTTGTAAGACGGGTGATTATTTGCGAGTTAAAAAAGACGGCGTGCCAGTAGCCATACCACTGCGTATCCAACGACACAAATCAGTGCAATGACGGCTGGCTCCATCTTATCTATTTAAAGAGACTCTGTGAAGTCTAGATAGCGGCGTGGCGCAGAGGAAGCGCGATGGGCTCATAACCCATAGGTCGGTTGATCGAAACAACCCGCCGCTATTTTGAGACTCGTTTAGTGTTCTCATTTCGTGTAGTTTGGTTGGTAACAAACGGCTCCACGGCATGAGTTTGCGGCTTGAAAAGAAGCCATTGAAAGGGATAGGATGTTTCCTGTCCTTTGGCGATCGGAATCTCGGTTTGTGTTTTCCATTTGGGTCGGTCGAACTGTCTAGGTTGAACAGGTTCCATCTTAAAATGTGCCGACAAAATAATGTATGAACTCCTGCTAGTTCTTGTCGTGATTCTCTTTTTAGGATTGCGTTACCGAGAAACCTTTGTGGTGAAATACGGAAATCCCTTCAACGACGAAGACATCCTTTCCTTTGAACCCAATGCAAAGGGAAAGCGTCTGTTTGGAATTACACCCGACACCTGTCCTGCAAACAAGTCGGAACTCGATGCAGGATTGTGTTACGAAGCCTGTGAAGACGGATATCATGGAGTGGGCCCCGTCTGTTGGGCGAATACGACGAATGTAGGCATTGGAAAAGTCATGGAATTGAAGTCGTGTTATGATTCCGGTCATCGATACGACGATGGAACTGCATGGAACGACTGGGGATTGTTGTGTCAGAAACAGTTGAAGTGGGATAACTGTGCATGGAGAAGTATCTTTGGATGTGTAGGAGGACTTACAGGTGGAGATTTACGAGCCAAGCAGTTGACCTGTGATAACTACGGAGACCGAGAAAACGTCGACGCATTGTGCTACAAGAAATGTCCTGAAGGAATGCGTCATGTTCCGGGTATGCCCTACTTGTGTTTCAAAGGCTCTCGAGGTCTTTCGTATGGACGCGGTGTAGGCGATGTACCACCTTTGTTTGCGTGGGGTGAATAACTTAATCATATTGCTTAAATCCTCCACCGCGTCTGATAAACATTGTGCTCCAGTTTTCACCATTACGAAGTAAAACACCTCTATCGTCAGTACCACCTCCAGTTGTGTTTAAGATTTGGAGATCGGTGGATGGTTGTAAAGGACGTGGGCGAATTAAATGGTTTCCAATCTGAATACTATCCACATTCAAGTTCCTAGGAACAGTTGCTGGGTCTCCTGGATTGCCTTTAGGTCCTACGGCTCCAGCAGGTCCTACAGGTCCAGCAACTCCTCCAGGACCCTGTTTTCCTTCAGGTCCTTGTTTTCCATCCGCACCTGTGAAGCCTCGTTCACCTCGATCTCCAGTAGGTCCCATAGGTCCTACAACTCCAACCGTTGATCCAGAACTTCCTGGAACTCCTTGAATTCCTTGATCGCCTTTATCACCTTTATCGCCTTTATCACCCTTATTACCCTGGATTCCTTGAGGTCCTTGTTGACCCATGGCTCCGACAATACCTTGTATACCTTGGTCACCCTTGGCGCCTGTTGCACCCGTTGGACCCATCTGACCGATTCCTCCGCGGATTGCATATGGACCTTCCCACGAAGGTGCGCTGTTTCCCAAATTTCCGCCCAAGGGTTCTACGTATCCATTCCCTCCTTCCAAGTGTTCTCGAACTCCGAATGGAGTGAAAAACTGCTGCTTGAATGGATTGGTGAACACACTACCACCTACAAACTTTTCAACGGTACTTTGTTTAGTGTATTTAGACCAGTCATTACGAGAATAGGGATCCAAGGTCAACGTCTTCAACATTCGCTTGAATCGTTCAACCATCGAATTGTATTTCTCCATGTCCATACCTGGAACAGGAGCCGGTGGAGTGAACTTACCTGCAGGTTTGAATCCAAAGCAGTTCACACCAAACTTCGTACTAGGGTCAAAATAACCACCGTTCACACCTGGACGACCGCAAAAGGTTCTCTTGGCTGGATCCACTTCTTGTTGAAGACGCTCCCAGGTTTCCTTCTGTGTGGGGTACAACGCCATTCCACCTGCAGACCATCCATAGCCACACCATTCAGCTCCCTTCGCATAGGCGTCCATGATTTGTTCGAGTGTGGCGAGTTCAGCTCCATACGCACCGCAGACTGCAGGGGCTTCATCATAGGTGAACTGTTGATCGTAGACGTGAAAGACTTCACTTCCAATGATAGGACCAGAGGGAACCGACTTGGAGGCAGCAGGTATAACTTCTTTCTTTTCCTCCTTTTTCACGGTTTCACTTCCGAACAGTTGGTCAATGGAGATGAACCCGTAATAGACCAATACAACGAGGACTAGGGCGAGAGTAGCCCAAAGGACCAAGAGTGCAACAAAGGAACCTGTTGCAAATAACACGATCAGTGAAAGAGCAATGAAAAAGGCACCGATAAACACTCCGTAGATGTCGGAGGTCAAAATCGTTTCCTTTACCACGGTTGTGGGTCCCGTAGGTCCTGTTGCAGCGGATGCATTTTGTGTAGTCGTTGAACTGGTGGTGGGTCCTACTGGACCTGTGGCTCCTGTGGCTCCTGCCGATACGGATGGCATTCTTACTTATTCATTGATACGATAATACATCAGCAATCGCATACGGTCGTCGTGAGGCATAAAGTTTGCAGTGTGTGTTTGAACGTGTGTATCATCAAATCGATACCATGGCTGACCTGGTGGAAGGTTACGACCCCAGGTGAACCAGTGGTTTCCTGTGAAACACACAATCGCAAACAGAGCGAAGCGAACCTTGTTGAGGACGACGACCGGTGTGTATTGTGTTGTCGTTCCCATGGACGTCTGGTGGAACATCATGACTTGAGGGAACTCTGCAAACATCATCTGCTTGTGGCATCCCTTTTGCTTGCACTTTTCACAGGTCCAATCGGGAATGCTTTGTGGTTTGACGGTTTCAGCAATCGCATCGGAGACGGTTTGCTTGCCTCCTACAGGCGTAATGGAGAATTCGTTGAGGGTGTCGGGGCGGAGGTCTTTGTAGTCGCAGTGGTCACACTGAATGGAGTTCGCAACCTTGAAGCGCGTAAGCTTATCAAGGAAGGGTACTTTGTCACAGAGAAATTGGATGAACTCGTGGGAGTCGCCGATGCTTTCGCCTGCAGGCATGGAGGGACAGACCTTGACGCATTCATACAAGGATTTCAATCCCTCATCGCCACGACTGGCCCAGATTTCGGCTAGACATGCCTCGACTGGGTTGTCGACGTCTTCGTCTCCATCATTGACTCGTTTCTGAAAATCGGGGATACGTAAGATAGCTTGGAGTCCTGCATTAATCCAGCAGGACCCATTTTTGTTTCGAAGTCCGAAGGTGTACATTCTTTAGTTTTGGAAGGCTGAAAAATCGGTTAGGAATGGAACGGGTTCCGTTTTGAAGGAATAGCTCGACGATGCAAATTGCTGAGAGACTCTGTAAGGATCTTGTATCAGATCCATATCTCCAGGTTGACGAGAATAGGGAAAGTATTGACTATTTGCATCCGAACCCAACGATGCGGATGAAGGAAGTGATCCTTTTAAGTCGGTGACTCGTCCACCCATTCCAGAACTTTCAGACCCCCATTTTCCTCCTCGTCCACCCAAAAGTTCAGGGTATTTATTGTCTTTAGTTGAATCCACTAGTCCTTGTGGACCTGCTTCTCCAAAGCCTCTAAAGACCGGGCCAAACAGCTTATGCAAACGACCTCCTGCATGGGCCGCTGCGCCTGAAGAAACACTGCCTGTAGGTCCTGTAGCAGCACTACCACCTGTTGGACCTGTAGAAGAACTACCTGTTGGACCGGTGGAAGCACCCGTTGGACCGTTATTCAAATACCCTTGACCTTGTCCAAGTCCTGTAAGGATGGTATTGTATGACGAATTACCCGATACACCTGCTTGACTAATGAAATAGGTACTCAACACACGTTTTATCATCTCTTTCGAGACCGATGTATTTGTATCGGTTGTAAGGAATGTATCGATCTTTTGTAAGGTAATCGGCACAGACGCAGATTTGAAGACATCATAGTAAAACTTCTCAATACTCGGTGTTAACAGACCTCCAGCCTTTTCTTCCAATGCATTCTTGGCTTCTTGGAGTTTAGCCTTTTCATCCGTCGAGAGTCCTGCCTTATTCGATAAACTTTCAAAGACGCCGGCATTCGTCACATCTTGTGACTTCACCTTCGTCATCAGAAAGGCTTGATCTGCATTGTCTAGTAATCCAAAGATTCGAATCTTATCTGCCTTGTCGTACGGTGGGGCTTGAATACTTGGAGTCGGTTCAAATCGTTCGCGGACCAGTGTCCATGCGATGAGGACTACAGCAATCAGTAGGAAAATCCATACTTTCTTCATTGTTTCTACACTACATTTTTAGCACACTCACACCCCGTAAAACTGACCACGATTCCAACTTGTGGAGTTGTCGTCCCAGTTTCCCTCGCGCCGTGGTTCACTTTGTGGGACAGGACTATATTCGCCTTCAGGCAGCTTTCCTTTTCGGCTATCCGAAGGTGTATAGGTTAACTCGGTGCGTGTTCGCACTTCATCGACGCCCATATCGGGTTGAAGATTCTCACCTTTGAACCCTGCTAGAGCTCCTGTCGTCACGGTTTCCTTTTGTTCTCGTTCCGCTGCACTTCCAGTTCGTTCAACTGCAAACCCGGCAGTAATAATCTTACGAATCGATTCCTTATCCACACCAGGTATCGTGACTGAATCTGAAAAGGTTTTGACTTCAGTGTCTTTGATAAACACCGTTGGATTGGCTTTGCGTGCAGGTTCGTAGATTTCATCGTAGAACTTCTGAAGGACCTTCAGGTAATCATCGTCGTTGCCTCCAATTGGAGCTGATGCATCAATCTTACTCAACCATTCTGCATTCCGAGTTGGACGCGCACCGGGTCCTTCAATGATCACATAGTGTTCGCGTACTCTCCAGAGTATCAAGAGTACGATAATCCCTAGAAGTATCCAGAGTCCCATTGTTTATTGGACACTACAATTCCACGAAGTCTCTGGACCTTGGGATTGAACTACAGGTTGTTTTCCACGAAGTTCTTGGCGAGTCTTTTCGGCGCGGTCCAAATCGTAATCCCCTCGTGCAATTGCAGCTTCAGACGATTGAATCCCTTCCCAACTTGGAGACATTGCAGAATATTTGGCTTGTGTTTGTGCGTCACGAGGCTGAAATTCAAGAAAGCCAGTATGTGTTGTGTTCTTTCCAGGAGTGTATCCCTGTGTATAGATGGGGTCAATGGATGGGCAATGAGTTCCTTGGGCCGCAAGTGATTTGGTATACTGCTCGTAATCCGCGAGTGTCTTGAATGGACGAACCTGTCCTGTTTTCACAGAATAACCCTCCCAAGAGCGGTCGAGTCGTTGTTCGATACGAGTGATACACGCCATTTTCTAGGTATCCATATAAATGTCGGGACGAGTTGCCGTAGTCTATTTCTTTATGATCGGCTGCCCTCATTGTGAAGCCATGCGACCTGCGTGGAATGACGCGAAGAAATACTTGAAACACGTTAAGGTGGAAGAGAAGGAAGCCAATCAAGTCGGGATGGACGACGGGGTCCAAAGCTTTCCAACCATTGTCGTCCGTAAGAATGGAAAGGAAGTCAAGCGTCTAGAAGGAAAGCGAGACTCTGGTAAAGAAATCGTTCAAGAATTAGGCTTGCGCAGGCGTCGGGGCGGCACCCACCGAAGGAAGGGGAAGTCCCGTCATCGTACCCTTCGCAATTACAAATCCTTCGCTTAATCCTTTTTGATTGGTTCGTTGTCCGTTCTTTCCAAGAAACTCCAAGAACCCTGCGTGGTCATCGGCAGGCACAGCGTGGAAATTGCGTTGAGATTGAACTAGGTCAAAGACATCCGTTGTGTCCATGTAGATGTTCGAGGTCTGTGCGAAGGCTTGATTGACCTTGTCACGGACTTTCACATCGGTAATCTCGGCTGCAGGAGGTCGTTCTGGATTGTCCACGATGTCTGTCAATTGAGGATTCATGAATGGGTTGTCGGCGGTCGGCATCGAGGTTTCAACACCTGTATATCCGGAGACAACCGGTCCGGATGCAAACTTCTCGGACATAATCGTCTTGGCTTCAGGGAAGACGGATTCCAATAGAACTGTAGCCATCATGACGACAGGCACCAATAGCAGATACCATGCGTCTCGTGAAGTCAGCACTAATAAGACCGATAAATACACTGAAAAGCGAACCACTGCGTTCAGTGACGCTCGGACGGGCATTGAGGGTTGTGGGACAAACTTGTACCAAGTATCCTGGTTGAATAGAATACTTGGTTCCGAATACCAAAAGGGTTCAGTCATCTCTTACTTTGAACCACGGGTTTTTTGTTCGTGCTTTCTCTGTAGTCGTGCCAAAATCCTAGCTCGACGCGCATCGGGGTGGTTCGAGAGAATCTGTTGTGCGGTGTTTCCAGTGGTGTTCCCTGCATCTTCGCCGAGGACGGCTTGATTCAAAAACTTACCAAAGGACGATTGGAATTTTGCACGAATCTTTTCAATGTCTCTTCGCAGTTCATTCTGATTGAGCTTGCCTGACCGAATCTTCTCTTCTAATACAGCTCGAGCTCGCATCATAATCTCGTTCAAGATTTCACTCTGTTGTGGGTTTCGAAGCATTTGAAGCAATCGTTCGGGGTCTTCGAAATCAATATCTAACCCTTCAAGGTCTACGGACTGAATGATGTCGCCGACCAAAGACACTAATCGGGTGCTCATGATGAGTTCAAGCATTTCAGACATGGAGGATTGAGTCTCTTCATCTTCCAAGATTTGCTGGACTTCATCGGCTTGAGCTGCAGTGCCTGGAATCGCACATTTCATCGCTTCCATCAATTTTCCAAACTTCTCTTTGGGGTTTCCGTTGAGGACGGCATAGACCAACGCCATTTGGACCTTTTTCCAGTTGTCGTCGGACGGTTTCCATGCAACCTTGATTCCTGGAAACAACTCGATTTCTTGAAACAGCGTATCGTCACGCTTTACAACACGCAATAGATGAGGGAGAAGAACAGTTTCAATGTGTTGAAAGAGTTCTTCATTCGCCCGAAGTTCTGGATGTGCCTCTTTGAAAAGGTTCACAAGGTTTCGTAGATGTTCCATTTATTAGATTTGACTACATGTTCTCTTAAGCCTTATTACCGCCGCGGCTTTCAAAGAGTTTCAGTTGTTCATCCGTTAAGCAGACGCATCCAGTGTCACCGGAAAAGGGGCTTGGGCAGCAATCTGCAGACATACGGTTACCCTCGAACTGGAACAGCTCTTGGTCATTGGCCATCTCATAAGGTCTCTCGGGGACTGGCTTGGGTTCAGAGCCTAACAAAGGGGAGACACCATCGTAACCCGTAATACCTTCAGTCTTTTGCATGTCGAGGGGCATACCGCGCTCGCGTTGCATGAATCGTTCCTTTCCATCGCTTGGCTCCTCGGACGCCTTAGAGGGGGCAGGAACCATGGAACGAGCAAAATAACCAGCTAAGAGCGCTGCCAAGAAAAAGATGAGAACTGCAATTGTCTTTCGCATTATCTGTTACAGTGGAAAAAATCAAAATGGATTCTTGAAAGTCAGGAATCTACTTCCATCCCCCACCACCCAAATGAATACCTACGATTCCATGTCTCTCGTCGAGTTGAAGAAGGTCGCCAAGACCCGACGCATCAAAATGTACTATACCAAGAAACGCCATGAACTGATCCGCTTACTCTCTCTCCCCGAATTACCAGAGTCCTTTACCATTGAAAAGTACACCATCGTGCAACTCCGCCAACAAGCCAAGGAACGCAACATTGGAGGTATCTGGAAACTCACCCGCGAACAGCTCGTCAACATTCTATACCCCCTTCCGCAACAACATGACCAGGATAATGACGATGCCCATGAACATGATAGCCCACAGACCCAAGATTGCCACCAAGTACGGGAACAGGAAGTCAAATAAATAATTGAACAATGGAGATACAACATTGGAATGAAACGCCAGCTGAACTTCGGGCGTCTTGACCCGTTCCAGCATGTCGTTCAGCAACGATTCGATGAGTTTACTCATTGAAATTTGTCTGATTACCTATATAAACATGAAGCTAAATCAGACGAAAATGATTCGCCTCGGAGCCGTAGTCGCAGGAGTTGCCGTGTTGTATGTTCTTTTTACTTCGTATTCAGGTGCGAAGGCTGCCGTCTTGGATAAGGCCGAGGAGCTCGGAGGCTCTGGCTCCATGGCACCTTCCTCCAACAGCGGTCCTTACATGAGCATGCCCCACGGTGTCGCCGGTAACGCCACCTCTGTATCCGGCATGATTCAGGGACGCACTCCTTCTTCCCAACAGACGTACCAAGAGTCCACCTTGTCCTCGTCTGAGCTTCTCCCCAACGGCAAGATTGGCGCCGACTGGGCTGCCGTGAACCCTGTGGGCGCCGAGGACCTCAAGGGACAGAACTTCTTGCAATCCGGTTACCACAGCAACATCAACATTGTCGGTATCGCCCAGACCAAGCGCAACCAGAGCTACGACATCCGCTCCGAGTTGCCTAATCCACAGTCCAAGGTGGGTCCCTTCTTGAACACCACCATTGACCCCGACCCGTTCAAGGCCTCTCGTGCTATCGAGGGACTCACTGCCTAAACACAAACCTATCTACTAAATAATGTTCCCTCTCGCTGCCGGTGTAGGTGTCGTTGCGCTCGCATACCTAGCCAATCAAGGACCCGGTAACACAACTCGTATGAAAGGCCCAGATGGGCTTGAGTACGAAATGCAAAACTTACCTGACAAGCAGGCGGCTGTGAAACTCATGTCGGAGATTCGCGGAGACCTCGTCAAGTTACATACCTACTATAAAGAGACCCCTGGATTAGACCAGGACCCACCGATTGGTCGATTCATTCAACGCTTCACACCCGATGTGTTTATTGAAAATGAAATGACTTCACCTGACACTTCGTATTCGGAAAACAAGGGACAGAAAATCGTCGTCTGTCTGCGAGACAAGACCAAACCACCCAAGTATCCACTCGTCGATAAGAACACTGTGATGTTTGTGATGCTGCATGAGATGGCGCATTTGATGACCGAGACCATCGGACACACGCAAGAGTTTTGGGCGAACTTCAAGTTAATCCTTGGAGACGCAGTGAAAGTCGGCATTTACCATCCAGTGAACTACTCGCATACACCCACACCGTATTGCGGAATGATGATTACCGATAGCCCGATTTAAGGGGTGATTCCGACGAAATCAAGTCGGGGCGATAAATAATGAAAACCGTCCCCGTCTTCGGGACTTTACAGCCGGTCCGTTTCTATGAGGATGACAGCATTGAAACCGTTCGGCAAATTGTGGCTTTGCATGTGGCGTCACATCCAGACCGCCTCTTCATTGAAGCCAAGACAAACTTGCCTAAAGACTATTACTCGACCAATCCAGTCCATTGGACCAACTTGTTTTTGCGTTTGTCCTTGGACGGAAAGCGAATCACGCAAGACCGATTGAAAGTCTACTTGACCGAGATTCGTGTTGGAACGGGTGTTACCGAACGAGAGGTCACACGAGAAGAGTGGGAAGATCATGAAGAGTTTCTGCAACCCTTGTTCGACCCACCCACGGATTTCGACGAGTGGCGCATTCTAGGTGTGGATGAAGTGCATTCCTTTGTGATGCCGTTACCTCCCAGAGACATTCCAGGACTTCAAGCTGCATCGCGTCCGATTCCACAAACACAGAGTTTGTTCGAAACCTTACATCCCTATGAAGTCACTGAACTTCGTGCAACTGTATTGACTCCCGAAGCATCCCCTGGAATCAAGTTGAATTACTTTCCTCGCTTGAAACCCGATACACCTACGACCATTGAACCTTTGCGTGCATCCATTGAAGCGACCCAAGCACAACTTCAACGATTGTTGGATTTGGATACACCCAAACATGAAACGGTCTCGATGGTTCGTGCGAAATGGTACATCCCATTAGTCTCCACAACCTTTACAGCTCCACGCACACGATTCGAGCAAATCTTCTACGGAATGACGGTCAGTCCCGAGACACCCTACATTGGATATTTCACAGCCAAGACCGAGACTGTGCGTCACAAGTTCTTCTGTCCCGATTCGAAAGACAAGAAACCCCTGCTGGATGTCTCCATGTGGAAAGGATGGTTCAACAATACACAACCTCAACGCCGTATTCCCACACTGCTCTTGTATCGTGGAAGCTCTCGCACTTCCTTTGAACGGATTGCGATTACCGACCGCGATATCACAGTGGATGTGCGACGCGAGAAAAACTCCAAAGAAACGCTGGACGAATTGAAAGCAGGAGCCTTGGAATGGTTGAAGACGTTGGATGCGTTAACACCGTTCATCGTGCAGACCGACATCGAGTCATCACGATGGGAGTTGAGTGACTTGTCCGTTGTAGCGACCTACGCAAAAGAGATTCGGGAATTTGATATGCTTCGATTTCCGTGCTTGCAAAGTGTGTTTGGATTTCAGACCGATACCTTCCGTCTCCTTCGAGCCGAACATACGTCGGACAACATTACTCCACGAGAACTCCAAGCAGTCCAAGTGTTGAATCAAGAAGATGCAGTTCAGACCGCAGAGTATTTAGCCGAAGAACTGAACCTTCCCATCGAAGAAGCTGCAGAGTTATTGATTTCCGTTCAACAACGGTCCGAGGAACTGAACTTGGAAAAGTCTTTGCGTGCGTATCCGACCATTCGATTTTCCAACAAGGAAGTCATTCTTAAGTTTGTCACGAATCTCGAACGAACCTTGAAGTATGTGGATATCTTACGACATGTGTTGACTTCGGAAAGTGAAGCCATTGATGCAGTCTGTCCACGACGCATGGAAAAGGTAGTTCCTAAAGTTGCAGTCCCACAGCAGGAAATTCAAATGGACGGTGAACTTGAAGCCGATGATACCTTCAACGCAATGATGGGATTTGAAGAAGAGGAGGAAGAAGAAGGAGTGGTTGAATCGGTTCCAACAGGTCCCAAATCCAGAAAGGTCAAGGTTCAACCACGAGGTATGGGAACTTACAACTTCTTCAACAACCGACTCCAAAAGTTCGACCCTGCAACCTTTGATAAGTCTATCTACCCTTCAAAGTGCGATAAACCTAAACAAGCCATCGTGTTGACCAAGGAAGATAAGGAGCGTGTAGGAGCCGACTACAACTATTCAACCGTTCCACCCCTTGAAACTCTGGAACTCAAAGACCCTGATGGAACTGTGATTTGTCCTCCGTATTGGTGCATACGCGACGAGATTCCATTGCGAGAAGACCAACTCATACCCAAAGAGGATGCATTGCATTGTCCTGTCTGTGATGGGAAGGTCCGTACGACGGATGACTTGGATACCTTGGAATTCACCGTCATCAAACGAGATACACTTGCAAAGTATCCAGACTACATCAAGGCGCTCTCGTCCATCAACAAACGCAAAATCCCCTGCTGTTTCCAAACACCTCGTGCGTCGACTGAAATCTTGGCTCCCAAAGAAGAGGCTACCTATGTGTTGGATTCAACGACAACCCAAGTTCCTGCGTTGCGATTCGCGTACCTGTCGCCCGAGTTAGCGGACCAGTTGTCGATACAAACCGACTATGCAAATTCAGTGAAGAAAGGTCGTCTTTCGTCAGGTGAATCGGATTACTTCCGTGTCGGCATTGGTCGTCCGTCGAAAACCTTACCTATTTTGTTGAACGATAAGACCTCCATTCCACGCCCTCGGGATGCGCGAGATAACCTACTGCAATGTTCGTTCTTCCGAACCTGGAAAGATCGCAAAGAAGGGGATACACAACTTGACCGAATTGTTGCGTCGATTGACCATGCCTATCAGAGCGGAGACCTTGGAATGCTTGAAGAGTTGGAATATGTAACCACCTTCTTGAAATGCGAAGTCATTCGGATTGAAGGAGGACAAGTGGTGTGTGGTTTCTGGTCGGATTCAGGAGGTGCGACTTCACGCACGATTGTCTTGATGGGTACGTCCTTATTAGCCTATGTGTCACGAGTCAAGGATAAGAAAGCCTACAAGTCCGAGTTCACCACTGACATGCGTAAACCTGTCTTCAAAGGTACTCTACCAATTGTGCGCGACCGTCATGTTCGTGCCTGTGCGGTGAATGCACCTGTGTTGGCCGATGCAATTGCAGAACTTCAACTCAAAAATGAAGCGAACTACGAAGTCATCTTGGATCCGTTCAAGCGTATTCAAGCCGTATTAGTTCCGAAGAAGATTCTACTTCCCATTCAACCTACCAATACAAATCCCGATGCAGGCGTTCCCGTTCGTGAAGGCTATGCAGATGTTACGATTGAAGACCTTCCAAGAGGCGGTGTGATGCGTGCGTTTCTCAATGACACAAAGCATGCAAAGTTCAAAGTCCAGTCGGAGATTCATGACCTAGCGGGTCGTATCGTTGAACTCGAACTCACTTCTGGATTCCGTGTTCCGATTGTGCCTGAAGAGTCAGAAGGTTCTCCCGAGGAAGTCGTCCAAACCGTGCGAGAGTTCAATGAAAAGTCATTGGTCGATGGACAGCCCAATGCAGCCGACTTACAACTTGCACAAAGCATCACCTATTCATCCGAGATTTACGAGTTCTTGTTGTTCTCGTTGTCCAAAGACATTCAAACAGGTCCCGATGGTGCAATCTTGGACCCGACCTATGAAGTCCTACGCAATTCAATTATGAATCGAGGTGCTGCACTTTACAAAGAGTTAACCAAATGGTTCAAAGCTGAAGCCTATGAAGACACGACCAAGGCTCCCATTGAATTCATGAATAAAGTGCGAACACCGTGTGGGCAGTTCACAGACAAAGACAAGTGTTCCAAATCGTCTCTTTGTGGATGGCACAAGAACACCTGCAAGATTCGGGTCAAACCCAGTGTGGAAAAGGAGCCAGTGCTTAAACGAATTGTTAAGACACTCCGAGATAACGACAAACAGCGTGCGCTGGTTCTCGATGGTCGGTTGTCACCTTTTTTTAGTACGATTTTGTATTTAGAAATGCCTCACGAGCTGATTACGACGACGATTTAGACCTTGAGAAAGTGAACCTTGAGGAACTTCTGGAGGTTAAGGTAGGTAACCTCGGTTTTGTCGTCGACCCGTAGGAGCTTGGCAAGTGCTGCATTGGGGATGATTCTGCGTCTGAAGGATGGGTCAAAGCAGCTGTGGCTCTTGACGTACTCGGAGATGAACTTGGTCACATCCGTTTGCGATCGCTTCTCACCGGCTTTGAGTCCCATGAACTGGCATAACTCTGGGCTCAATGGCTTCTCCTTGAGGAAGGCGTTGTTGGCACGACGAGCCTCCCAAGCTGCTCGTTGCTCTGGGGTGAGTGTGGCTGGGTCGACCTTGCGCTTCTTCTTGGAGTCACGAGCCTCCTTCTTGGCTGCCTTGGCTGCCTCCTGGGTGGCCTTGACTGCATCACGGACACGGGTTGTGAACTCGGTGGAAAGTGCTTTGAGCTGCTCCGTGAGGTTGGAGAGGAGAGCATCGGAGGTCTGGGCTGGTGCAGCGGCAACGACTGCTGGGGCACCCGCGGCGACGGTGGGCACAACGATTTCCACCTTGGAGGCGGTCACCTTCTCCTTCTTGGCCTTAACGGCCTTGGGGGCGGCGGGTGCTGGAACGGGTGCAGCGGCAATGGGTTCGGCGGTCTTCTTCTGGGTCTTCTTGTCGGCGGCCATCTTGTTTGTTTTAGGGACAGATACTGTGGAGGACATTTCTAACGCGTTGGGTATGATTGTTACCCTCGGCGGTCATGTAAATACTTTTAACTCCGATGTAGAACGGACAGAATTGAAAAAGTAATCAGATAGGGGTCGCGATACAGTGTGATGATGTGAAGCAGGGTGTTGAGACATTGCAGAATGAAGACTGTGTCTCGCTGGAACGTATTGGGGGTGAAGGCTCGGTTCCCACACAACATGGCGACCCGATGGCGAAAGGGGTCCGAGGCGGGCAGTATCATTTCGACCTCGCGGTGAAGCATCAAGAATGCATTCTTGTACTCCGTTCGTGTGAAATCGATAAAGTGTTCGGGATAGACCTCGACGAACCCATAATCACCAAAGTGCTGGGTCAAGATGTTGAGGCGATGACGGACTCGCTCGATAAACACTTCGGATTCCAAAGGCACTACTTCTAGGTTGCGTTTCTTGTAGCCCCAAATGGTTCGAAGTCGTTTTCGGAGTTCTGCTTTCAAAGGGACTTTTGTATACGGATTCACAGGTGTGTAGTTATGCATACACCATGTCCACAACGACCCGAACTCAAACCACCACTGCTTACCGTTTTCTTCAAATGAAATGTACTCCATGGGATGGACTCGTTCTTTCTCCATGAAGGTAATGATGTCCTCGTCATTCGCAAGACCTTTGCGTGATAAGACTCCAAAGCCTGCATACGATAATCGCCTACGAATCAACCATCCTCGAATCAAGGCTTGAACTTTTACAATCGGAGATGTAGGGTGAACCATCGCCCACAACTCGGGTTCTTTGACTCGCGCATGTCGACCACACAAAGTATGTCCGACCAATGCATTGGACGTGCAGGGGTCCTTGGAACCTCGCTTTTTCACCGACGCACATTGAACCATTATCTTCTATGAACACCTTCTTGAAAACTGGAAACATGTCGTCAAAACGGATTGTCATGTTTTTTGGGGGTTGATAGTATACCCCAAGCAAGCAATCATGTCTACTATCGCAATCGTCTCATCTTCTAACCTCGACATCAACAAGCTCTCATTCGGAGACATCCGCCTCAACAAAGCAGGTGGCAAGTCAGTTCCCTTGAAGTACAACGGTCAACCTCTTCAGATTCGCCTCGAGAAGTCTGTCTACCCTATGGGCGTCAATGTCAAGGAAACTGACAATGGAACCACCTACACAATGAGCCTTACACTCAAAGGCTGTGACGCACATGCCAAAGAACGTGCTGGACCTGAACTAGGTTCTACTGGCGTTCTCTACAACTTCCTACACGACCTTCAAACCAAGATACTGGACACAGCTGAAGCGAGCAGTGTCAAGTGGTTCGGTAAGGCTCGTTCTCGTCCCGTTTTGGAAGAGATGATGAAGAAGTCTATCAGTCCAAGTGTTGAGAAAATCAATGGAGAGTGGGTCGCATCCGGCAAGTATCCACCCAGCTTGAAGATGAAAGTTCCAGTCTACGATGGACGTGTCGCAATGGATGTTGCAGACGGACAAGGCAAAGCGGTTGAAGTCACAACCGAGAACATTCAACAAGTGTTTCCCAAGCGAGTGGAAGCCAGCATCGTAGTCAGTCCAAGCATCTATGTCTCGGGTCAAGGATTCGGTGTGACCTGGAGAGTCAGCTATGCACGCGTTGCACCTCCACAGCGCACAACTGCAGCTCAAATCTTCGCAGACGAGATAGAACAGGAAGTTAAGGTTGAACCTCTAATGGAAGATCAAGAGGAGGAAGAACAAGAGGTAACAACTGTGTATGTTGAGACTCCATCGGCTCCTCCTGTGACACCTGTGACGTCTCCTGCACCACAGGTTGCTCCTGCTGCACCTGCGAAGAATCGTCGTCGCGTCGCTGTAGCCTAGACCAAACCGTTGAGTCTACCGGTGGATGATGTAGTTTGAAATCAAAATCCACAAAGAATATTTTTTCCTTGTCCGGGAAGTCCAAGTATTGCGGCACAGACTTGCAAGTTGGAAGCCGTTGTAATGATTTGCGACCACACTCGGTACAGGTATAAACAATCGGTCGAAGCACTAACATGCTAGGTGTAACAATGCGTACAGGTCCACACAAGCAATGTTCCAAGAAGCGTTCAGGAGTTGTCCATTCTTCATTCACATATCGGTCAAACACATGACGAGGGAGTTTCGACCAGAGTTCATCGTCTTCGGTCCATCCAGGTTCTTGAAGCAACGTTCCAAACTCGGACTCGTGAAACCATAAGACTCGCATGTCTGCGTGGTCTTGAAGTGAATGCTCTGCGCATCCTACTCGTTCTAAGGAATCATTGTATAACCAATACACATCTGCGTGGTCATAGGAAGGGTCTCGTGTTCCGCGATAGACTTCTTGTCCGTCCATCATCCAGGTATCCGCTACGACATCCAAATCATTTTCGGTGATGTCGGAGGAAATGTTCGTGTATAAGAACTCGGGGTGTAGCCGTGAAAACATTATTGAATCGTCAGTTTACGCAAATGAAACTGAAACGCAGACATCGTGACGACAGACCGTCTTGGTTGCCGAACGAGATAACTCGTGGCGTTTGCGTCGTCCCTCGGCCGCTTGAAGGGTCGTCGAACACTCGTCCATATCTTTTTGGATATCATCGTAGTGCGTCTCAAGGTAATCTAGAATCTCGTCCTGAATCGCCCACTCGAAGAAACTGAGTTGTCCCACAGTAGTATTCAACTCCATGAACTGGATACGCTTCCAACGACAGAATGGGTCAAACATCTTTTTGCTATACGCTTTGAGATGTGCTTTATAGGCGAGATACACGATGACATGTCGTCCAGTCTTAGTCACAAATGAAATGTTATGCTTCTTTGCATAATTGGTCACGAGCCAGTCAATGAGTCGTAAACTGATTTTAGACTCGCCTGAGAGAATGGTCTTTACCCGAGCGAGTACTTCAGGATTACTATAGAATCCTGCGAGTCGATGTAGGACGAGTTGGTCTTTGCTTTGAATCTCCATAGTGGGTTTAGTTGCGCTCATTGAAAATGCCTTTTATATATAATGTCGGCAATGTATCTTTCATCCGTAGGGGCAGACCTAGACCAGATTGAACCTCATACACGCGAACTAGGAAAAGCCGTAAACGAAATGCAGCAAAAACTTACGACTGAAGTGCGAGTGTTGGAAGGAACTGAAATTGAATCCTATGTTGCAGTGAGACTGGCTCTTGAAAACGAACTTTCAACGACGAAGCTTACAGAAGAACAATGGAAGAGCGCCTTACTGAATGGTTGCTCGACAACCGACCCTACACAGGACTCAAACGAAGAGTCCGAGAGTTTATCGCGTTTTGCAGGACTCTTGAACCACGACTGCCGCTTCGTGTTCTTAAGCAACAGGTCAACGCCCTCGTCGAACGACTCATGCTCGGGGAAGTCGGACGATTGTGGATGCGAGACCGGTGCTATGAACGTGTATTGCGAATGTATGGAGCGAACGACCAGCGGACAGAGGCCTGGCACGCCAAACGAAGTGAAATGATTACGGCTTCGGAAGTGTATGGAGTCTTCGGGTCTGAATCTGCACGACGAGAAGTGATGATGCGAAAGTTGGAACCCAAACCTCCTGGCGAAGGAAATGCGGTCCCTGCATTGTTATGGGGTACACGATTCGAACCCGTTGCAAAGAAGATTTACGAAGAAAGAACCAAATGCACGATTACCGATGTCTCGTGCGTCCAGCATCCACGCTACACATTTCTAGGCGCATCACCCGATGGATTGATTGTGCCGAATAGTGATGACCCAAAACGCTATGGTCGTCTTGTCGAATTCAAATGTCCTATCAGCCGTGCAATGAAAGCCGAGATTCCACCTGGATACATTCACCAGATGCAAATGCAGATGGAATGCACGGGGATTGATGAATGTGAGTATGTTGAGTTTCGATTCAAGCAGGTGAATTATTCAGAATGGGTTCGAAGTACCGAACAAAAAGGCATGTTTACAGTCTACGAAGATGGCAAGGTTGTCTACGACAAAGACATCTATGAAGATACGACACAAGTCATCTATTGGTTGTTGACCTCCATCAAAGAGGACTTTGTACCCAAGGACCCAGAGTGGTTGCCTAAACATTTGGAAGGTCTGACGCAGTTCTGGAATGAAGTGTTGGAACACCGCAAGCAAGGAACTCTACCACCCAAACCCGAAGAGAAGAAGATAATGAGCCTAGACATTTAGTTGGGTTACAATGTTCGTCCATAAGCAACGGGGTAAATCAATGATAGTGAGTACTTTATCTGCAATGAATTTGTCGATCAGAGATTGAGTGGCTTCATAGTCATCAAAGACAATGAATGCATTCTTTTTTGCTAAAGGCAATGAATGAACAAAATGAGACCGAACTGCTTCATGTGTATGATCTGCATCAATATGGATAGCATCATATTCATCCGATGGTAAGGTCTTCAAGACTTCACTTGCATCTCCAAGATGGAAGGTGATACGATTTCCAAAGTGTTGATTCAAGTACTCAACTGCTTTGGGTGAATAACGTGCATCATTGTCGATGCATGTAATTCGTAAGGTCGGATTAGACACCAGTAAAATCAATAGAGAGTGACCCAAATAGACTCCAATCTCTAATAGATGAGACACCTTTTGTCCAACGTTAAAAAGAGATTCCTGTTTTTTCAAGGTCTGGAGTTGATAGGAGTACTTCAAGCCGTCGAATAAGTAACTTCCCCACCCATGAATATGATCGCGTCCAACTGCATCGTAGAGCTGAATGAAATGATGAAAGTGGTCATGTAGAACTCTTGCAGTAAGGCATTCCTTGTGCCACTCAACCGCTTTCAATAACTCACCTTCTCCATAGAGGGGTAGGCTTGTAAAAATTGAATCATCGTGTCCTGAAGGATAAATATCAAAATACTCATCCATCATAGCCCAGTAATTGACTTCCCATGAAAGTTTAGGAAGGTTTTCCCGGATAAGTATCATTTGACGGCTGTATGCAAGAGGGATTAACGTACGATGTCCTACCCAAAATGTCCCAAACAATCTCCAGACAGGACGTATCCATACATCGGTTAAATCAACGATTTTGGAACCAGGGCTTACAATACGATCTGTGCGGAATGTACTTCTCTCAATTGTGTGGAGCATTTCTGTGACCCGGTACTCGTCCCGTACCATATGAAATACTCCAAAGTCAATCCATGCTAAATAGGGTGTCTCTGTATATGCAAGTGCTTCATTCATAATCCGAAACTTGTTCAATTGAATGCACATGTACTGTGCGTTATCTTTTACAGGATGCATCTGGCTAGGCAGTATAGGTGTTTCAGGTAGGAACGATGTATCGAGATCGATGGGTATCACTCGAACATTGGATGGGAAAACCTTATCTGTATAGGTTGTATCCAAAAAGAGAAGAATGGAGACACCTGTCGCTGCAAGACGATCAAATAGGACGAAGTACTCTGTCTCACTGCGATAGGAAGTAGCAGGTTTGAAAAAGGCGGTGACAAAGGTAGTCGTTTTCATTGTATATAGTGTTTACACACACTCAAACAAGTAAACGCAAATGTATTACCTTCGTGAAAACTCTCTTACTACAGAAGACCCAGTATTCTACACGTTACGAAAGGATTGTATGGTCTTTCCAGAAGATCTCGTGGTTGCACGAGACTTTGCGCTTCGGGGAAACTATGAACAATCCATCATCGAATGGGCGGCTACCTTGATGGACCCTTCTAAAGTCTTTGTGGATATAGGCGCACATGTTGGCACCTATTCAATGTACTTGGCGAACTTCAGTTCAGGTGTCGTAAGTTTTGAATGTTGTCCTAAAACGTTCAACTACCTTTGTACCAACATTGCGTTACAAGAACTCGATTACAAAATTATACCTCATCGAACTGCATTGGGTAATGAAAAGGGTAGCATTCCATACTACATGCATTCTCCAAAGGATGGAGGGGGGAACAGTTGCATGCCTTTCATGGGTCGTTCGTCTCCCACCATTCAGGTTCCGATTACAACGTTGGACTCATTCCAGCTTGATAACATTGGTCTTATCAAGATGGATGTAGAAGGGTTTGAAAAGAACGTGCTTGAAGGTGGACTTGAAACTCTTAAGCGTAATGGATATCCCAAGATTCTCTTTGAATCATGGCGCGAGTCACGAGACCAGGAAGGTATTCCTGCAACAAAGCTACGCAAGGAGTTGTTTGACTATATTCGTTCAATTGGATACCGCATTGTTCCGGTCAACGGATGGGATGAAATGTTCATTGCCGAACGAAACACTGACACCACTTCGACCTAGGACTGGCAAACTTGCGGTTCCATTCGTCAATCGTGTATTGACTGCCCATACTCATATTACACCGACCACAAATCGGAACTAGATTGTCGACTGTAGTCTTACCGCCTTTGCTTTCTGGAATGTTATGTCCACATTGGAAATCAAAGACATTGATTCGGTTCGTGCACCACGTCACTTTACATTTGCTATCAAAACGCTGACCAATTTGTTGAACCCACACCTGTTCGCGTAAGGCTTTGGGAATCGTTGCCTTACGAGGACTCTTTTTAAAGACATCCGACACTCTCGCATGAAACACCATACTTTCTTATGCAACATACGATGTATATTGGTTCACTCGGAAAGGTGTCTCGATTCCGTGAATGGATTCACGCTGGACGGGTATGGGGTTTACGTGATTGGTCTGTTGGTTGTAGGATGAATCTTCAACTGCAACCGTTCGTGCAATTTGGGTTCGGTCCAAGAACTCGGGTTGGAATCGTTCGGTTGTTTTCATCAGTACGAGCACAGCCACTAGACACGCAGCCGCAAATAAAAGCCACTTCGTCATTATCCTTCTTCACGAAAAAACGAACAGCTTTCTGTCTAGATGAAAGGATAAGTATGGACGAAGACAAAGCACTCGAAACCCTGCGAACAATGCTAGGACGCCGTGGTTTGGATACAAAGACCGAACGAGTGGTCACGGATGGAATTGAGAATGTGAACTTATATACCCTTGGAAACCAACTGGTCGTGTTCAGTCAAAAGGCCAAAGGTATGGTGGAGCGTGATGTAAACAAAATTGTGGACTTTGCGGATGGAAACGACTATACCCACGGCATCATCATTGTAGCCTTGGTGCCTCCTTCCGAGAATGTGCTGAAAATCATCAAGCAGATGACCAAGACTCGCTTGATTCAGTTCTTCCACAAACGACAGCTTCTGTTTGATATCACGACCCACCGTGCTGCGATGCCTCACCGTATTCTCAAAGAGGAAGAGAAGGCGGAAGTATTCAAGACCTACAACATCAACACTCCTGACCAACAACTCCCATGGATTGACTCACAAGACCCGATGGTGAAGTGGATTGGAGCACGACCGGGTGATGTGATTGAAGTCAATCGACACAGTGATGTTGCGGGCGCACAATTGTACTATCGTTACTGTGTTCCAGATGTAAATATTGCGTAAGGACAATGGATACTTTAAAGGCAAAGTACACAACCCAACTCGCTGAATACGATGCACTCTCGTCACAAGCGATTCAAACCAACGATACAAGCAAGATTCCTAAACTCCGTGAGTTGAACATTGCGATTGCTGCAACACTCAACGAGATGATTGAGAATCTTACTTTTTTGAAACAGAACACACCCGATATCAAACAAGAACGAGATAAGTTCATTCAAAAGCTGGGACAGATTCAACGAGACTACAATGGTTTGATCGAAGCCACCGACACACTTGAAACCTTGCGTCGTATTCGCCAACAGGCAAGTCACGATGCAGATTCACAACTTCGACTGTATTTATTGTTCTTTTTGCTACTTGCACTGTGTATTGTCTTCTATATCCTATTTATGGCTCAAAGGAAGGACACTACAGCTGCAAGTGCAAGGACTCCACCAATGATGGCGGCTTTGGTATAGTACATTGAATCATCGCGAACCACTTCTTCCTTCGTTTTCAGTTCGCCTTCATAGAGATCGTTTAACTTGGGACCTTGTTTACGTGCATCTGCGATCTCCTTCTGAAACTTGGCAAGTTCAGGGTTGGTTTTTTCATAGTTCTTCGCAAATTGGTCGATGAAGTTGGAATCGTTCTGAATGGTTTGCTGTAGGGTTTTGATGTAATCGTTCAGCCATTTTTCGGCTACTTCAGCTTGTTGTTTATAAGTGGACTGTCCGGTCACCTTATATTCTAACAAACTCAGTTTGTACCGTGTCAATACACTTTCAAACTCGGTCGTCATTATCTTGTTTGTTAGTAAACAAAATGCCCGTCAGTTCTTTCCTTGAACTTAACACACCTCGTCATGTCCGACTAACGACCGATGCGTCGGAACACACTCGTTACCTTCGTATGGCGGCTACCGTTGCGCCGTACATCCGTAACGGTGTTGCAGCCGCTCCTACACTTGGATGGAAATCCAATGAAATATCAACGTCTGCTCGTATCGCGACTCCGTTGTACGGAATCCTCAACGGTTTTCTCCCGAACCGTAATTAAAGGAGATGGGTCAATCATTATCCTGTCCGCCTGGGTTTGAAAAGGGTGCGTTGTTCACATGTCATGCTTCATGTCCAGCCAAGTTTAAGTATGCTCAAGAGACTGGTGATGGAACCGGACCACCCGTTTCAAAGTGTGTACACTCAGTGTATAATCAATTTTTCTTTACCTTAAATTCATTACCTCAACTGGAAGCTACCGATACGATACCGTCCACCTATGCCACTGAAAAAGAACGTGTTGAAACCGAAGTCATGCGAGTCGAGAAAGAAGTCGAACAGATCGGTGTACTCGGTCAAGTTAGTAGGCAACGAACCAAGTATGTAGACGAGTATTCACGCATTCAATCCAATTATTCAGACTTCAAAGACGCGAACGCTGCAGCTGAAAAGCTCAAAGAAATCAACGACAGTCTAAAACCGATGCGAGCTCCAACGGCTCCGTCATCAGACCTTGAAAAAGAGCGTAAAGCCATTCTATCCATCGAATCTCGTGATCTCTTTTTCGTTCAATTTTCACTCTTCCTATTGGTATTGGTCTTTCTATCCTATCTTACACTTCCTACGGATACTGCACATGTTTTAGCGTTTTTGCTATTGTCTGTGGGTGTCTCCATTGGTTTCTTTCTAACAAGATGAGTAATGGGACTCGTACAGTCAACCACGGGTGGGCAACCTACAGTGGAAATGCCCAAATGTCCAACCCCTTTTGAAAGTGCAGGCAATCTGTCGTGTGTGATGTCATGCCCGACCGAGCGAGGTTATGAACGACGAGCTGTGAATGGAGGATTTCAATGTGTCTACAAGAGTGACCCAAGTTACTCGACAACCTTGAATACAATCTCTGCAGTCATGTTTCAAGGAACTACACTCCAACAACTTCAAACTACAAATCCAACTGCGTATAGCGAGTTTCTCAAGGAACAAGACCGATTCGCCAATGAACTTGTCATCATGGACGGAAAGATTAGCAAGGATGTGAAACTTCGAGATGCATTCAAGAAACTCCAAGACGCAGAAAATGTACGAGATCAAGTACCCGATGCGTATCAACAAGCTCGATCTGCGTATTACATACTCAAAGATGGAGACAAGTGGAAAGAAACTGAAAAGGAACGTCTACTGAAAGCCGAAGTCAATCCGATCGTTCAAAAGTTGGTAGACACGAAAAACAATGCATTGCGCCAGTACGAAACTCAACGAAAGACCGTCGATGTAGTGAATGGATTAAAAGATAAAGTGTTATCACTGAAAGATGAAGTGAAGTATGCAGCGGATACCTTCAAGGATCAGATTCATAAAGTTGAGAACGCCATTCAATTGGAACGCAAGCTCCGATCTAAAAAGCCTGACCCAAGCATTTGGGATTGGTTAGATTCAATCATGAACATTCTGATTGTAGCTTCACTCTTGTATGTCCTGTATAGCATCTACCAAAAGTATAAGGCTCATTCGCGGTTAACCTCGTATGGAACTATCTACTAGAACAGCAATGGAAATCACAGACCCTCGAACTGTCCTAGACTTTCAAAAAACCACCTTTTGTGGTCATATCCGTTCGCATGTTACGAAGGTGCTCCTTCAGAACATTCAACTCGGTCACGCAGATTATGCATGTTATTGGTCGTTGGAACTTGTGTGTTCAGGACTCGTGCATACCTTGTGGATGGCGCTGTTTGAAGGTGCAGCCCTGCATGTGAATCGAGCTCAACCCGCAATCTTCTTGTATTTGGCGAAAGCGTATGAAAACTATGCACCAATTGAATCCAAGTATTCGTTACGAGACATGACCGCCATTCGTAATAACATTGAAGTGCGTGAACTCATTTGCAAAGCCGCTGCAACCATTTCGTTCTGTCGCAAGAACAAGCTTCCTACCTTACCAACCATCAAACCCCAACATGATTTCGACCCAGTGACGATTCAAGAGTCGTTGAAAGCACCGTCTACCTTATACGGCAAACTGGTATTGCGTCGCGATGACCCATTGACGGTTGCAGTGCCTATGAATGAGTTTGTGTATTGTCTTCGTCAAGATGTACGTGATACAACACGAGCCTTGTATTGGATGGCGTGGGTCTTTGCGTATGCTCGTGAACACAAGAAACAGACCAAACAACCCTTGATCTTTGCGAACCGTTCGGATACCTATGTGTCGGTGGCTCATGGGAATCATGTTGTGTGGAGTTTCTGGGACGCAATTCAAAAGCAAGCACAACCCGTTGCACGACCGTACATTGAAGTCCTGTATCGAATGTATTGCTTGCGATGGAGTCCTTCAGACGCAAAGTCTCGACAGGCGTTGTTGACCACTGCGATTGTCTTGGTCTGTGAAGGTGTAACCTTGGACACTACACCCGTTGCGGGAGATTCGTTGGCGGTTGCAACGGTCTTGAATGGAATCCCTGCGTGGTTGGATGCGATTACACGAATGCAAAAGAGCTTTTCAACTTAGAAAACGAATCCATCGGCTGTAAAGAAAACTACCTTAAATGATCCCTGAACTCTCTGCTTCCAAAGTTGCTGGCTTTATCGGTCTCCACAAATACCAGAACCAACATGAAATTGCATACGAACTCCTCTGTAAAGACTTGGTTGGAAAGACGCGTGTAGCCGAATTAGAAAAGACATACAATCTTCGCGCTTACTCCAAGTTGGTGAATGAAGTCCTTCACGAATGGCCCATCATGGACATCGTTCAATCCGGTGTCAAATCCGCTCAACGAACCGCCAATGTGCAAGAAGTACTCAAAGAGGTCGAATCCCAAGCTGCATTGGTGTTTGACCTTCGTAGAGACACACTTCCTCTTGAACTCAAAGCACGTTTAGTCAGTGAAGTCTGTGGTCAAGTTGCCAAACAGCGTGGAATAAACAATGAAGACAAAATCCTAGACACCTACGAGGCTGTAAAGGATGTGAAGGTCACCGAACGAAATACCAAGACGATCAAGAAAGACTTTGGAACCTTCAAGCTAGTGGGACGATGCGATGGATATGTTGCGTCCGAGAATCGAATTGTAGACTCCAAAGACCGAACGCGTGTCTGGGCTGAAGTACCGCTCTACGATGAGATTCAACTTCGGTGCTACATGAACATGTATGACGCAACCGAGTCTGAGTTGATTGAGCGATTCCCAGACAAGACCACTCGTCACACCAAGTATCTGAATAACCCTGAAAAGTGGGGAGCCATTGAGAATGAGATTCGTCGTGGAGTCGACAAGTTGAATGCCGCACTTCACGATGAGGAAGAGTTAAAACGAATCGTTTTCGCGAATACAGTGAGTGTTTCATGAACGTAACACTACTCGATGAACTTCCTGAACAATGGAAACATACCAAACCACTACGAACCTACGAGACTCGCATGCTGTATATAGGGTTCCGACGATACAATATAGAACAAAAAACCATTTCAACGATTACTCGTTCAGAGGATGGGTCGGTCCAGTATGAAGAATTGCCGTTTGAATCTTCTGTGTTTTCAAGAGGCTATGGATGTGAACAGGTTCGAGTCACTGTCTATTCGGACTCACCTCGTGTATGGGTTGAAGCATTGTCACCTTACGAGCGAACGGTCTTTGTCCAGCAACCACAGCAGACTGCCTTGACTTGACGAATGAGAATTGGACTCTTGGAAGCAAGAACCGCTGCTTCGACAATGACCGGCACAACTCGGTCGACTGTGAAGTAGAGTGCTTCTTTTTCCTCGGAGGACTTGTTCGAATCGTGGATACAGATTCGAAGGATGGATTGAAGCAACTCCAACTTCTCTTTTCCTTTGAGGTTTGCAATCTGTTCGACTTCCTTTGCGACCTGAATGGAAGAGCCGACGAGATTGTTCAAGTCCAACTTTCCTTTCAGTGCGTTGTAGACCGTGTCCTTGGTGTGATGGATCGGGTTGGACTGCATTGCGGTTTGTTCATTCACGACAAAAGATGCCGACCAGATAAAGATGGACCTTCAAGAAATCCTCTCGGTCGCATTGGGCACACTTGTTGTAGTTGTTGTAGCACACATTGCAGTGTTCTGGGTCGTGCGAACTTTGTATCCTCCTACGCAAATCCAAGTCCAGGCACAGCCAGTTTTCACACCACCGCCGATACAACTACAACCGGAAGCCGAACAACATGTCAGCGTTCCAACGTATGCACCGCCTGTGCCCGTGGAAGCCCCACGTCAAGAAGGGGAACGTAAAGGACCCCCGCCCGCTGAAAGTACCTCAATACGTGGGGAATCCGGGGTGGATTCTGCTAACCCACGAGGATAATCAAGCCGTCGCATGGTTTGTAGACCATCGTGATACACCGGTTCCACTCTCTATCGTGTTGGATGAACGTCTCTTTTCAGATACAGTTATACGTGTCATTCAACTGAAACCCAGTGTTTTTTTAGCGTGTGATATTCGGTATCTGAATGGACTCAATGTCTATGAAAAACTGTCCTACGAGTCGCGCCGCACACTCCTTGAAAGTCTATTGCAAGAGTGCCATCATCCAGACTTGACGGCTCTGTTGACGTATGCGGAAATGCCCGATGACGCGTCGGTTCGAGGATGGGAATTTTACGATACTGAACCTGGAACGATGGGCGTATTTCTTCCTGCGAAGGAGTAAATGTCTTGTGCGTCAGTACAACAAGCAGGTCGTAGACGTCGAACAATGCGAGGTGGAATGATGTATGGTCCTACCGAAGCGATTACACCTGGTGCGCTTCAATGGGGAGCCGTCAATACATCTGCACCCGTCAACTCTGCAACAGGACAGGTCATACCTGACCCATATGCAAGCGACACCCAAGCTGGAGGTCGTCGTCGCAGAAAGACCAAGAAGGGTGGTAAGAAATCCAAGAAGAGTAAGAAGAAGACCCGCAAGACCCGCAAGCACCGTATGCGTGGTGGAGCAGGCGTGTATAACGCAGGCGCAACCGGCACATCGTTTGTAGGTGCGGCATCGGGTATGCCTGGTTCACAAACTTACGGAAACTACGCTGGATACAACCCACAGATTCCTGCAAGCAATCCTCATACTGTAGGTGCGGATGGCGTTACCCGAGTCTAACCACTGCATCGGCAAACACATAGGGTAAATAGTCCAAATCATTGGTAGTGATTTGAGGTCCGCCATGAATCGACATTGTTAAAAACATCTCTTGAACCACACTTCGAAGTGTATGATACTCTTCCCATTCACGCCATGCGGTATACGCATGTGTGCTTGTGGAAATCACCATCAGCATGTCACTCGCTCCAATGAACATGAGAAAAAGGGTAATGAGAGGACCGAGTATCATCTCATTGAAGAGAAGCACGCAGTCACCCCAGGATTCAGGATTGTATCGTTTACGAAGTTGAATGTATCGTTCCGCGACTTCAAAGGGCTTACTTGGAATCATCGCGGGCTGTGATTGTTATTCCCCCAGCTGGAAATTGAACCTCATTGAACGTCCCCGCTTCAATGTAGACAAAGTCAGTACGCTCGGTCACTTGAATGAGATTGAACAGAAGGTCGAACTCAATGCGATTTCCAGGGACCATGAACTTGTTGAGGGTTCGTGTCAAGTCAATCTCGGTATCCAAGTCTCCAATCCAGACCCATGGAATCTCGGGTGGAGGAGCATCAAAGGGTGTTGTGGACCACTCCTGTGGAATGAGTTCACCTTCGTAAAGTACTTTGCATTTCTTGTTGCCTTTACGGTCAACCCATTCTTCAACATACACGCAATCTTCAAAGACGCGTTTATCCGTCTCTTCGAAGGGAATGTGTTCGTTGGACAAGTAGTATCGTGCAATGGGGCGGTGAGTGTAAGCCTGTGAGTATTTGAACTGAACCCAAAGGTCGTATACGTAAGTGTAGGTCTGGGCAAGTCCTGAGAAGAGTTCGAAGAGAATGGAAACTAGGAATGTGAACATGGTAGCGCTATAAAGTCTACTTCATTTTTGGTTTAGAATCCGTTTTGACTTTTCGAATTTGATTTGAATCCGCTGGAAGATCACCATCGACTGCTTCCTTGGCTACAAAGTTCTCCTTCACACCTCGGAGCATGGACTCGTCAAATCGAGTGGACATGGCGATTGCAGTCGCGAGGGAGGTAATCAAGAAGGGAGCTGCGACCAAGAACCAGGAGACAACGCCGAGTTCAATTCCGCAGAGCGTGTCCAACAAGACAACGGTTGCAAGTCCGAGGATTGCCTTGATCGCCATGGTAATCCACATGCCTAGGGAGGCATCCAATCCAAGTTGAATCACCAAAAAAATCATGTATAAGAGAGCCGGTGGACATAGATCTTCAATGAAACGCATCTTCAGGTATTACAAGTAATCAAGAAAAAGATGGACGATGTACAGATGATTTGTCAATTAGTCGGTTGTACACAGGAAGAAGCGTCACAAGCACTCATGACGCACGAAACGCTTGTGGATGCAATTGATTCCTTTCTTCCTCCAGCTCCAGTCGTTTCAGGGTCGAAGTACATTCCTCCCAAACCGATTGTGGATTCAGGTCTTTCAGCCGAACAGAAAGAATTATGTGAACGAGGTCGATGGCTTCAAGACAAAGTTAACGCTGTATTCTCAGTCGCCCATTCAAAAACGCTACCCCTGCCGGACGCCCCGCAGGAGGTTCTCGGACACGACCCGGTTCCGCAGGGCGTGACGGTTGAGAGCTCGGAGCCGCCTCAATCCGAACCACCACAGGATTGCGTTGAACAAACTGTTCCACAAGTCCCGAAATACGAGACGCTTCTACAAACAGATTCATCTCTTCGATATGAAGTCTCGAATGTTCTGCTCGCTCAGAGTAGGCACTTTCATTGTCCAACGAACGAATCGCAGTGACCCATTCATCAATGTTGTCGCGATTACATCCAATTCCTGTAGGTTGAATCCATTCATGTAGTCCTTCTGTACTTCCGCCTGGATAGATTGAATTTGGATTAGGTTTAGAATAGATGACCGGAATACGATTCAACATTGCTTCTACTGCAATACGGCCAAAACTCTCGTAGTAACTCGGAACCAAAAGGATTCGAGTTCGTTTGAGAATGGTTCGGATATCATCGTTGAACGGTACCCATTCTACATTGGACGGAGCAAAAGGTACTTGTCGTTCGCCGTAATACGGCAAGACTCCCAAGAACTTGCGTTCGGGTAGTTTGCGTGCCATGTCTAAAAACTGTTGAACACCCTTGTTGACGTTTGCATTGACCAAGGTAATACAGTCGCCACGAAAGGGTTCTTCAATCTCAATTTTGTTTCGGTGCATCAATGGACGAATGACTGCAGTCTGTTGAATTTGAGAAGGCCAGGGTGTAATATTCTTTCGGTATTGGACTTCCATAATCGAGTTGATGAAGAGAAGCATTTCAGCCCAGTCATTCTTACCATTGGTTCGAATGGTATTGTAATTGCCGTCAAAGTGGCAGGTGGCGATAATAGGACGATTGTAGCCTCGTGAGTTGATTTTACGCACATCGGGTAAGATGGGTGAATGCGGACAAATCCACACGTTAGAAGTTTCTAAGAACGACGAAGCGGCTGTGTAATGTAAGAATCGGAACCCGCGATAAGTGCCTCCGTTGTACCCTTCCTTGGGGATTTTGATAGTCAAAAACACGACCATATGACCGCGCGTTTGAAGTTCCAGACCTAAATCGATATCATGCAAGAACGCCCCACATAAGTCGGGCATTCGATTCGCAAAGAAGAGTACTTTCATTATATTCTACGAACTATCGCGTTTGAGATAGTAAACGAGTGGGGTCGCCTCCGCGGGTCCATTGCTCGACCCAATGATTCACATCCTTATGATCACTACTCTTGACTGGAATGAGAGGTTGGTAATAGTTGGGAATCATCTTATCCATGATGGTGGAGACATCTTTGCGGTTACGAGGAGGTGCAGAGCGAATCAAACCCGATTCATCTTCCACAGCCATGGGGTCTCCGCCTGATAAGAACGGAGTGGTTGCGAATGGACGAGCCCACATCTGTTTAGGTCCCTTCTGACGATGTGCGCCTTCAATACCCCATCGAAGTTCAGTATTCTCATCCACTTTACATCCACTTCCAGGTTGACCATATCCACCCGTTGCAATCATACCCGGTTGGTCAGCCATTGCGGCGGCAGGATTCAAGGTGTCTGAACATCCAGCGGTGATACTCGCAGTCTGACGGGTCAGCGAGTCCTTACTGGAAATGGCATTCGTATCCTCCTCGTATTTATCTGCCTTAATACGAGTCGGTGCGAAAAACCAGTCATAGGTGTTAGTGGTGTGGTTCATCTCTTACATTCAAATCCAGAAAGTTTCGTAGAAAACGAATGGAGAACTCCCTCGCAAGTAGATAGTAAAATGGTTCGTCTCCAACCTTGTGATTGGCACGAGCACGACACAAACGGTAAGTTTGTGGTCGATGTCTTCGGACGAACTGATACAGGAACTGTTGCCTGTCTTCGAATTAATGGATTTAAGCCCTACTTCTATGTGCGTGGAACTAAGCCTGACCTAGTTGGAGTCACTTCTACCAAGGTCCAAAAGTATGATGTGTTTGCAGGGTTTGCGGACCTTAAGACAACGGAGGTCTGGAAAGTCGTATGCGACACGAAAGCCAAGATGATGGATGCAGTGAAGATTAGCAAAGGCCAGTTGTATGAGAGCAACTTGCCCGGATTCATGCGATTCTTCCACGACCGACACATTAATCCTGCCAGTCCAATTCAGTTCACAGAACACCGATACACGATTCCAGCCGACCGAGAAACTAAGGAACCACTCTACAACATCGATGCCTTCTACCAGTGCGATGTGGATGAAGTCTCTGCATGTGAAGCTTCGATTCCGTTAAAGGTAGCGTGTTATGATTTGGAGATGTACTCCAAGTCTGGATTGTTTCCGCAAGCCAAGAAGGGTGACCCGATTGTTCAAATGGGTGTCTCGTATCGCTGGTCGGACAAATTGATGGACCCTCTTCGTCGCGTAGTGTTTGTCGTAGGAAGCGTGGACCCTTCGGAAGACGACACCGAGTTTGTCGCCTGTAAATCCGAAGAGGACATGCTCTTCAAGTTCGCCCACGAGATTCGTAGACAGAATCCAGATGTGATGTGTGGGTACAACACCTTTGGCTTTGATGACGCATACATTGAAGACCGATGTGATGAACTGGGTATTCTGGATGTCATTGACTTGTCGCGAGTTCAATCCAAGACCAAGAAGGGTGATTCATGGTGTGTGAAGTTCAGCGAGACTAAGAAGTTCGAGTTGGCATCGGGCAAGTATGATTTGAGATTCTTAACACTCCGAGGTCGTCTAGGCTTGGACTTGCTGTTGAACATGCGCCGCGAACATTCCTTGGACTCGTTCAAGTTGGATTCGGTTGCATCGGTGTTCTTGCGAGATAAGGTGTTGGACTACGCAGACCATACCGTCAAGACCAAGAGCACACGAGGTCTTCGTGTAGGGAACTATGTGCGATTCGACTTGGTGGGAAACACTTCGGACCCGTATCGAGAAGGTGAGAAGTATCGTGTGACCTCGATGACTCCCAAGAGTTTCACCATTGAGTGTCCAGACGACTTGATGAGCGAGTTGTCGGACGCAGAGAAGAAGAGTCTCGAATGGACCTTTACCAAGGACGATGTGGAACCGCATGAGTTATTCCGACTTCACGCAGAAGGTGGTCCTGCAGGACGAGCACGAATCGCCAAGTATTGTATTCAGGATTGTGACTTGGTGTTGACGCTGATGTCGAAGTTGGATACGCTCGTCAATGCTCGTGGAATGGCGGATGTGTGCAAGGTTCCGATGGAGTATGTCTTACGACGCGGTCAAGGGATCAAAATCTTCAGTGCAGTGGTCTACTACGCATCACAACGCGACCAGATTCTTCAAACCCAACATGCAGCCGAGTTTGGAGATGGATATGAAGGTGCGATTGTGCTTCCGCCCAAGATTGGGATGTATCTCGACCAACCCATCAGTGTGCTGGATTTCAACAGTTTGTATCCGACCAACATGATTAGCTACAATCTATCACCAGACACCTTGGTCTGTGAGCGCGAGTTTGACGCAGAGGGTAACAAAATCCGTCACGAAGGGATGAAGCTGGAACAACTTGAAGCGTTGAAAGAGCGGTATGTGCTGGAAGAGGTAGAATACGATACCAAGGACGATAAGGATGTGATTACTGGAAAGACCATCTGTACCTTCGTTCAACCCAATGAGAACCCAATGACAGTGGGTGTTCTACCCAAGACACTGGACATCCTCTTGAAGAAGCGAAAGGAATTCAAAGAAAAGATGGAGGATACACAGTATGATGAAGCTCAGCGAAGTGTCTTCAATGGTCTCCAGCTTGCTTACAAAGTGGTTGCAAACTCAGTCTACGGTCAAACCGGCTCACGAGTCAGTCCTATCCGAAAACTCTGCGTCGCAGCGTGTACTACCGCCGCAGGTCGCAAAGCCTTGGGTCTTGCAAAGCGAATTGTGGAGACAGAGTTTGGAGCCGAGGTTATCTACGGAGATACCGATTCCATCTTCATCCGATTCCCAACCAAAGACCTCGCAGAGTCTATCCGACTCGGAATTGCCGCAGGAAAGCGTATTACTTCTCAATGCCGCAAGCCCTACAAAATTGCGTATGAGAAAACCTTCTTCCCGTTCATCCTCTTCTGCCGTAAAAGATATGTGGGACTGATGTTCGAAGAGGACGCAACCATCAAGCCGAAACGCAAGAGCATGGGTATCGTCTTGAAACGACGCGACAACGCACCGATTGTGAAGGATGTGTATGGTGGAGCGTTGGACATGTTGCTGACCGAGAAGGATGTGCGCAAGGCACAGCGATTCGTGGTCGACAAGTTGGTGGATGTCTTGGAGAATAGAATCCCCTTGGAGAAGTTCATCGTCAGTAAGAGTTTGAGGGACGATTACAAGAACCCAGGACAGATTGCACATCGAGTGTTGGCAGACCGAATGGAGTCTCGTGACGCAGGCACAGCCCCTAAAGTAGGTGACCGTCTCCAGTTCGTGTTTGTAGCAGAGAACAAGCATAAGGGAAAGCAAGGAGACCGAATTGAAGAAGTCGGGTATGTCCGCGAACACGGACTGACACCTGACGCCTCGTTCTACATTACCAATCAAATTCAGAATCCAGTTGCACAGTTGTTTGCGTTGTGTATTACTCAATTGGAAGGCTATGTTCCACCGCGTCGACCCAGCTACACGACGATGTACGAAGAGCTGTTGGAAAAGCACAATGGAGATGAAGAGGAAGCGACACGAGCCTTGCTTACGAAGAAAGAGAAGCAGTTGGATAGCTTGATGTTTATGGGGTCACCTTTGTTGACGAAACTCCTTCGGAAACATACTCGTGGACCGATGGATGGGTTTGTTACACGCGGCGTTTAAGTCTGCGTCCACCTATGATAGATTGTGGTGGTGGAACATCCTTCGATAAGAAGAATGCATAATATGGGTAGTAGAAATACGCAAAGAAGAAGTCTAGTGCGGCCCACAGGAAGCTTCCATATTTTTGGTAGGAGAGGTACGCAGCGCCGGAATGAAAGAAAATCAAAAACAAAATAGGAAGAATCGCAACGCCGCCCAAAATTGCCCAGAATCCAGACGAGGGTGTTACGACCTTTGCTTCTACAGCTGGTGTTTCAGTGGAAGGTGTGCTCATTTGTATACTGGAGAGTGATTTTCGTGTGGCCTGCCATGAAAGGGTATGGACGATGAAGAGTATACCGTACTGACTGCAATTCGAGACCTTACCGAAACAGACCGAGCGTTTTTCAACATTGTTCGATTTTTAGATGCACCTACGCGTAACCATGTGGTTGCCGCTCATCTTCAAAACACGTCAAGTGCCCTTGCGGTTCTGTATGGACTTGTGCTTCAAAACAGACCTAGAAACACTCGGTTCACCGTGAACATTCCATTGAATATGTTTGATTTGAGCGGCAATCCAACCTTTCTAGAACCTGTACCGGTGGTTCCAACACGAGAGCAAATTCTAGCAGGAGTTGAGACGAACGCAATGATGTTTGATTACAATTGTGCGATTTGTCAAGAGCCTGTAACCGCAGCCACTCGTCTTCGAGTCTGTGGGCATGCATTCCACGCCCAATGCATTAGCCAGTGGTTCTCCATCAACACTCATTGCCCAGTCTGTCGTCACGATATACGAGATTTAAACCCTGTACCCCGTCAATCAGAGAATGATAGTAGTGTGCACTCCGACGAAGAATAGACGATGGAGTTGGGAGTTTTCCAAAGCCTGTATGGATGCCCAAACGATTCGTCCACACGCATGGATTGTAGTTGATAATTCAACCTTACCCCAATACGATTGGTCTCCAAGTGCAACCCATCCCTTGGTCGAGTATCATACAATCACTGAACCTAAAAGCATTGGTTGGTTGCGAAATCACTGTATGCAACTCGCACTTTCAATGGGTGCTGAAATGATTGTCTTCTGGGACGATGATGATTATTATCCACCTGAACGTATTCAAGCAGGTGTTGAAGGTCTTCGTTCCACTCCCACTGCAGACATTGCAGCTTCTTCACACATGTATGTGTTGTTGACCAAAGAGAATGCACTGATGGAAGTGGGTCCCTTTCATGAACACCACGGAACTGCTGCAACGTATACCATTCGCAGACGCTATGCAGAGAGTCATTCGTTTCCCGACTCCAGTCGTGGAGAAGAATTGATCTTTACCAACCAGTGGACTGCAATCATGGTTCAAGTCCCCGCAGAAAAGACTATTGTAGTGATGGGTCATTCTCGAAACACGGTCGATAAATCCATGATTCACACGAGTCCACAAGTCTTTAAGGGTCGTATGATCAATGAAGTCAATGGGAAGATGGTGTTTCGCACACGTTGGCCAGTACCATGGGGTCTGTTTCGGTCCACATTCGTTGATGGAGAATATGCGAAACTTCGGGAGAGCATTCCGAAGGAGCCGACCCCGACGGCAGGACATCCGAATCCCCATATTGTAGGAACTGCAGTATCCGACGCACATCGTGCTTGAAACGCTTTGCAAGTTTCGGAACATCTTGGTCTGGGAACAACCCAATCAAGTCCGTCGCACTTGGTGGATAACATCGAACTAATTCAATCGCCTCTTTTTGCTTCATGATACGAGGCACTTCATTACATGTCATCACTATCGGTATCTTGCGGTCTGGACCTATCATCCACTCCACAAGTTTTCGCTGTGCATGTGGGTCCGACCCATCAATCTCATCCAACACTAAACAGAGAGGAGAGTTGTCTCCACGTATCATCGAAGAAATACTGCGTGAATGTCGACAGGATTGAATCAGTGTCTCGACATCTCCAAAACTACGCAAGGAACGGCTTGCGTTGATTTCCAAGGCTTCGTAGCCATAGGAACGCGTGGCTGCGAGAGCTAGAGTGGTCTTCCCAATACCAGGAGGACCGTACAAAAGTAAAGTACGAGACGCAGGGGATTGAAAATAGGAATGAAGAGTCCGTTTCACATCGGAATGTCCGATGACTCGCTCCAATACTTCGGGACGGCGTGTTTCACTCCACATACTCTGTCTTCGTAGTAGTCTAGAAAATGCTTACTGATAGACAAGATAATGGATGTCCCACGACATGTCTTGAAGACGCTGTTTGACAATGCAAAGTTTCCACTGATTCAACATCATGTGGATTCCTTCAACGATTTGTTGGATGTAGGCATTCCCACCTATATTCGCAACAGCAACCCGTTCGAATTACAAGTGCCGGGTGACCGATTTGTGCGAGTCTACATTGGAGGCAAAGACGGTTCCAAGATTCGATATCAATCACCCACCGAAGAGGATGGAAGCGCACTTGTACCGCACGCATGCCGTCTGGATAACCGAACCTATGCGTTGAGTTTGTATGCGGACATTGAAGCTGAATACACCTTTCCAGACAAGACGACCCAAACGCGTTCGTTCTCGGATGTGTTGATTGGTAAGATTCCTCTGATGTTACGCAGTCGTTTGTGCTACTTAACAGGCTTGCCGAACTATGAGATTGGAGAATGCAAGTTCGAGTTGGGAGGCTATTTCATCATTGACGGAGCGGAGAAAGTCTTGTTGACCCAAGAGCTGTTGGGAGATAACATGTTCTATGCAGGGTCACGCAAACGCAAAGCCCCAAAGGGAACCAAGGCACGATTGGTTCAATCCGATGAACCGATTACTTTTGAAGATGTGAAGGAAGACGCAGATGTGGTGTATGAAGAAGTCACTGAAACCTATGTGGGTATCAAGACCTTTTCAGAGGATGGTGTACGAGGTCCGTATTCACACTTCTTAACCATTCCGTCCGAGACCTTGAATCCCGAAGCAAGTAATGGAAACTATGGACGCGACAATCGATTAGCGATGATGAATGTGCGTGGCTTTTCCCAACCCATTCCCTTGTTGAGTTTGTTTCGTGCCTTGGGTGTGACTTCGGACCGAGACTTGTATGATACGGTACTCGCAGGTGTTCCCGATAAAGACCGAACGGCGTATGATGAAATCGTCTACCAGTTGGTGTTGAGTCACGACAAGTTCCTTGCAAAGTTGGACCAGACGGATTTATCGATTCTGTCCGAGTTCACACGAAGCAAGTCACGATTCGAACTCGTTCAAGCCTTACACGAGTCTCTGTTTTCACATGTGGAGGGTTCAACCGACGATACGGGTGCGCTCTTCCGTCGTAAGGCGTATATGCTGGGACAAATGTTGAAGATGGCGTTGGATGTAGAAATCGGTCGTCGTGCGCCTTCGGACCGAGACAGTTTCCAGTTCAAACGATTCAAGACTTCGGGTGTATTGGTCTTTGACGAGTTCCGTCGCATATACCGAGAGAACGGCAAGGAGATGTTGTTGCGTCTTGACCGAACCAATACGTTCAATCCAAACACCTATCGTGAAAAGAACTTGGCGAATCTGATTGAACCTGAAACCATTGGACGATACTGGCGTGGATGGACGATGTTGAACGAGTTATCCAAATCCTTCAAGGGTGCGTGGGGTGGACGTATGGGTATCTCGCAAGAACTGATGCGAGTCTCGTATTTATCTGCCATTCACCACTTGCGAAAGACCGACCTTCAAATTGATAAATCGACTAGCACTGCGCCTCCTCGCAGATTGTATGCGTCTCAATTTGGGTTGATGTGTCCTGTGGATTCACCCGACGGCTCCGACATTGGGTACAAGAAGTCCTTGGCGATTCTAGCACAAATCTCCACTGCGTTTCCCTCCGACATTCTTAAGCAACTCTTACGAGAGACTGGATTGATTCGTGAAGTCCAAGACATTCATCCTTCCACTTGGAAACCTGAATGGACCAAGATTTACATTAACTCCGACTTGTGGGCAGTGTGTATTGGTAACACAGAAGTCTTGCATAAGTTGATGCTGACGGCACGACGAACTGGAAAGTTTGCTCCGTCTGTGTCCTTATCGTGGATGCGACTCAACAACGAATATAAAGTGTATTGCGACGCAGGTCGTCCCATTCGTCCCGTGTATCGCGAGGGAACCTCTGCGGATATGATTCGAGCCACCAAGTCCTGGAAAGACATTACCAATCACTTGGACTACATGGACGCCTATGAATCGGATTCAGTCCGCATTTCAATGACTCCGTATCATTCTACCCTTCCGTCTGAAATCCATATGTCGTTCAACTTGTCTGCACTTGCGAATATGGTGCCGTATTCCAATCACAATCCAGGCCCGCGTTCTGTGTTCAGTATTCAACAGCAGAAGTCTGCGGCAGCGTGGTATCATACGAACTACATGAAACGGTTCGATACGATTGGAGAGTTCTTGGTCTTGCCTCAAAAGCCCATGTCTCAAACTTGGTTGTACGAACAGATGATGGGTCGTGGAGGTTGCTTGCCGTATGGTGAAAACGCCTTGGTTGCCATCACGATGTACGGAGGTCATAACCAAGAAGACTCAATGATACTGAATGGCGGCTCACTCCGACGCGGAATGTATCAGACCATGTATTATCACAGCTACGACCACGCAGAAGAGATGTTGGACCTCGGACTTGAAACCCATACAGAGATTGCGAATCCATTGAAACGTGATGTAAAACGCAAAGAGGGTTTCAACTATGAACTGTTGGACGAGAACGGTATCATTCGTGTGAATTCAAAAGTCACTCCTGATACGATTTTGCTAGGGATGTTATCGCCGATTACAAGTCCAACGGGAACCGTCACAGGATACCGCGATGCATCGGTAGAACCGAAACGAGGTCAAGTTGGACGAGTCGATGCAGTGTATCAATATACAATCTTGGTACCTGCAGGCGATAAGATGATTGGGCTCAAAGGTGTAAAGATTCGTATTGTGGAAGACCGATTCCCTGTGGTCGGTGATAAGATGTCGAGTCGTCATTCACAGAAAGGCACCGTCGGTCAAATCATGGACGAAGGAGATATGCCGTTCACAGCGCGTGGTATTCGCCCAGACTTGATTTTCAATCCTCACGGTATTCCTACGCGTATGACCGTCGGACAGTTCTTGGAAGCCGGTACGAATCGTCTTGGAATTGAATTGGGAGCGTTTGTGGATGCAACTCCCTTCAGCGTAGACAATCGTGTTCCTGACTTGAAAACTGCCTTGATGAAACTAGGCTTTGAACCCTACAGCCATGAAGTCTTGTATAACGGCATGACGGGTGAACAAATGGATGCGGATATTTTCATGGGTCCTATCTATTACCAACGGCTCAAGCAGATGGTCGAAGACAAGATTAACTATCGTGATACAGGTCCAAAGACCTTGTTGACGCATCAACCGACTCAAGGCAGGTCCAATGAAGGTGGAATGCGTATTGGGGAAATGGAGCGTGATGGATTGATTGCGCACGGTATGTCGAAGTTCATTCGCGAGAGTTTCATGGAACGCTCGGATGGTGCTACCTTAGAGTTCGACAAGGAGCAAGGACGCATTGATACCTCTCGCGATACAGTTGAAATGCCATATTCCATGGCGCTCTTCACGCAAGAGTTGGAGTCCATGCACATTGTCCCGCGTATAGAAACAAACTAATCATGGATATGGACCCAGTTCAATCCGTAACCGAGCCGTTTTCAGGCCTATTAAACCTGTTTATGCTTATCATTATCATCGTGTTAATCATCATCTTTTTCTCAATGGTGATGATTGGAAAAGTCTTTGGAATGGTTACAGAGACTGTAAAGCCTCCACCTAAAGAGACGTTCAAAGATGGACCGCCGTACCCCAGTTGTAAGACTGATGGTGCTCTCGGATTGTTTTAAGCCTTACGACTTGCGATGAGAAAGTTCTTCTTTTCAGTTAAGAAGAAAAACCCATCGTTTCCTAGAATCGATTCAATGTGATTACGAAATTGGGTAGGAATACGACTCCATTCAGTGACATCTTCAATAATGTAATACCCTCCTGGACGAACGCGCGACCACAAGTTTTGCATGGTCTTGACTTGGACTTCATCGTAATGCAAACCATCGTCAATAATCACATCAAACATGCGACTTCCTAACACATTATCTAACTGTTCCTTGCTCGATGAATCGGCTAGAAACGTTTGGATTCGCTCTTCTACAAACTGGGTATCCTGTTGGATATCGACACCTATGATCTCGCCTTTTGGAAAGTAATCCCTCCACGCACGAAGTGATCCGCCAGGGGCATACCCTGGAAGAGAATACCCGACCATGGATGAAGGTGCGCCTGGAATCATGGTACCGATTCCAACTTCCAACAAGTCGATGGGCTTTGAACGCAAGTGCTTTAGAAAGGAATGATACATGGGTACGTATCCATTTCGTGTCTTATCACTTCCGTACTTGTTCATGAGTTCATCGAGATCCATTTTATTTGATTTTCTCTACTATTCTGTAAACCTTATTTACAGGTAATGTCCGTCAATAGAGTATCAGCCATGTCTAACCATATTTACGTAACAAAGCGCGACGGCACTCGTGAACCTGTTAGCTTCGACCAAATTCTTCAAAGACTCCAACGACTCGCCAAGGGACTCGACCATGTCAATACGGATTTAGTCGCACAAAAGGTTTGCTCTCAAATCGCAGACGGTATCAAGACTTCAGAGTTGGATGAATTTGCAGCGGAAACCTGTGCAATGATGCAGGCACGCAATCACCCGAATTACGGTAAGCTTGCAGCACGCATTGTGATTGATAACCATCAAAAGTTAACACCCTCCACTCTCAAAGAGTGTGTAGACCGACTTGCAAAGGATTCCTTGGTGTCGGAAGACTATGTGTGGGACTTGACGGAATACCCCAAGGAACTTGAAGCCATGATCGATTACACTCGTGACTTTAACTTCAACTACTTTGGATTCAAGACGTTGGAGAAGGGATACTTGTTACGCACTCGAGATGGTAAGGCGTGTGAACGACCTCAACATATGTGGATGCGTGTGGCTCTTCAACTTCACGGTTGTTTTGAATACAGTACTATGCATCTCACTCGTGTCAAGGAAACCTACGATGCCTTGTCGCTTGGATACTTCATTCACGCAACGCCTACTCTCTTCAACTCAGGTACACGTCATCCTCAATTGTCGTCGTGCTTCTTGTTGACGATGGAAGAGGATTCGATTAAGGGTATCTACAAGACCTTGGGAGATTGCGCCCAAATCTCTAAGTGGGCTGGAGGCATTGGTTTGGCGTTACACGACATTCGTGCCAAGGATTCGCATATCCAAGGCACCAATGGAAAATCCACTGGACTCGTTCCTATGTTAAAAGTGTTTAATGACACGGCAAAGTATGTAAATCAAGGAGGTAAGCGAAATGGGTCCTTTGCGATGTATCTCGAACCTTGGCATGCGGATATCGAAGATTTCCTCCGCCTTAAACTCAACACAGGAGCTGAAGAAGAACGTGCCCGCGACTTGTTCTACGGATTGTGGATTCCAGACTTGTTTATGGAACGAGTTGAATCGGACGGACTCTGGTCCCTCATGTGTCCCGCCGAGTGCCCGGGTCTCGCAGACGTCTGGGGCGACAAGTTCAAAACCCTCTACGAGTCTTATGAAGCTGCCGGAAAGTTCCGTCGACAAATACCGGCCAAAAAACTCTGGCAAACCATCTTGGACTCCCAAATCCAAACCGGAGCCCCCTATCTCTGCTACAAAGACGCAGCCAACTCCAAGTCCAATCAACGAAACCTCGGAACTATCCGCTCATCAAACCTATGCACGGAAATTATTGAGTTCACCAGCCCCACCGAAACCGCTGTCTGCAACCTCGGTTCTCTTGCTCTCCCTCGGTTCGTTGACGACGGCAAGTTTGATTTTGCTGGGCTGCGCAAATATACTCGAATCCTGGTGCGAAATCTAGACATTGTGATTGATAAGAACTTCTACCCAACTCCTGAAACTCGTACTTCCTAAGCGTCATCGTCCAGTCGGTCTAGGTGTCCAAGGACTTGCAGATGTGTTTGCGTTGATGTCGATTCCATGGACGTCCGAACAAGCCACTCAACTCAATCGTGAGATCTTCGAGAACATCTACTTTGCAGCCGTCGAAGCAAGTATGGAGATTGCATCCGAAGACTTGGGAGCTGCAAATCATTACACACCCATTGGTGCCTATTCAACATTCAAAGGTTCACCTGCATCGGAAGGCAAGCTTCAATTTGATTTGTGGGGACAAGAGCCCACACAAACACCCTACTTGAACTGGACTGAATTGAAGAGCAAAGTCGATACACATGGACTGCGTAATTCTCTCTTGGTCGCTCCTATGCCGACTGCATCCACGTCTCAAATCCTCGGTAACAATGAATGTATTGAACCGTTCACTAGCAATTTGTATACACGCAGAGTCCTTGCAGGAGAGTTTGTGGTGATTAACGAATACCTTGTAGACCGACTGGTCTCGTTAGGGTTGTGGAACTCGGAGATTCGTTCCCAAATCATTGCACAGAATGGGTCGATTCAAGGTATCCAAGCTATTCCACAAGAAGTGCGTGACCTCTACAAGACTTCATGGGAGATTCCAATGAAGACATTGATTAACCTAGCCGCCGACCGAGCTCCGTTCATTTGCCAATCGCAGAGTCTCAACCTATTCGTCGCAGAGCCGTCCTATTCCAAGATTTCGTCCATGCACTTTTATGCATGGAAGAAGGGATTGAAGACGGGGTGTTATTACTTACGAACCAAGGCAGTTGCCAAGGCTCAACAATTCACCGTCGAGCCATGTCTGACCTGTACGGCGTAGTGAAATATCTGTGAATAGTTAAAATGAGCGGAACTAAAGTTAAAACCCTGAAGAAACTTCTTAAGAAAGCTGGACTCAAAGTGTCTGGTAAGAAGGCAACCTTGACTCGTCGCGCCAAGAAAGCGAAGCTACTAGGAAGTGGGTTAACCATGACCGAGATGCTCGGAAAACATGGCGCCTTACCCCAAGACAAACAAGATGTATACAATGCGGACAAAGCCCGAGAAATCAAGAAGATCAATGACACTCGAGCAGTGGCTGAAGCCACAAAGATTCAGAACGCAGCCACGCAAAAGAGGACTGATGAAATTAAAAGAGCTACTCCATCGTATGGATATATGTTCGGAGGTCGCAAAAAGAAGGTAAAATCTAATAACTAAACAATGAATCGAGTCGAAGCGAACCCTGTTACAGGATCCAATGAAGGTGCGTACGATATGCAACAAGTTCGTAGGTCCCTGCGTAAAACTGGATCCTTGCCACTTGCGGGAGGCGGTCGTCGCGGAAAATTGTATCGTTCAATAAATAAAATGCTATCTCCTCTTCCTCTTTCAGGTGTTTCCGATTCCATGAAGGGCGGTGCCAAGCGCCGCGGTGTCCCCGTTAAGACTTTGAAGAAGCTTCTCAAGAAGGCTGGCCTCAAGACTTCTGGCAAGAAGGCAGCTTTGACTCGCCGAGCCAAGAAGGCCCACTTGATGAAGGGTGGCGAAGAACCCGAGTTAGTTCCTGGCGCAGAGATGAAGGCTGGAATGATCGGTGAGGCGATCAAGGAAGAGGACGCTGAAACAGGCGTTGCAACGGGTGGTCGCCGAAGACGCAAGTCCCGCGGCCTCCGACTCTTTTAAAGTCGCTCTCCGATCTCCGTGACGAGCGTAAACAACTCATCACTAAATCCATAATGACATCCGTTTGCTTCACCTGATGGAGCTTTACGACTCGATGTATTTTTTGAATGCACTAAACTCACAATCACGTCCTGTGGAGACACTTCACGGCACATCTGTTCGCGACCGCGGATAAATGCGCCGCCTTCTGCAATCTGTTCATCTGGAAACTTCTGCTCCTCCCAAAATGCTCGTGTGAATGCCAAGGTCGCTTCGGACACACGCTCACGCATCGGGAGTGTGTTTGGAGGAACATTCATAAAGCTCTTTTTATCGTGAATGTCGTAGCACGGAATCGTGGTCGAGAAGACGCATGACTTCTTGGGTTCTGCGAGCATAAACGCCACACGAGTCACCAAGCTGTGGTTCGGATACACATCATCATCGTCCATCATCACCAGCATATCATGTGAAGCCTTTTCAACACCTAGATTACGCTTCGCACCGATTGTCATCGGTTCATCGACCAAGACATACTTCACATTCGGTAGGTCTGACACCAAGTCCTTGATTTGGTCTTTTCCGTCATCCACAATGACCCATTCCAATTTGTCTTCGGGATATCCTTGTGCCAAGAAGCAGTACTTTGCAAGTGGCATAAATGCTCGTCGGTCGCGTGTAATCGTCACCACAGACACTTTGGGTAAGGTGTCTTCTTTCGGTAGACGCTCTTGTAATGAATACTCAGGGATTCCAGACAAACTCTGTGTAAGAATGCCCTTGAATCGTTGAACGAAGTCCGCATGACGAGATTCATACAAGTCACGAGAGGCTTGGGACATTCGTGTACGATTGTAGTCGGATATCTGCGTATACTGTTCGAGTGTCTCGGCAAGTGAACGAACATCAATATCAAAGAGACTTCCATAGCACTGTGGGTGAAGGGTTCGTTTGAGTTCAGAGACCCATAAGGAATCCTTGGGTGCAAGTTCTTCGAATGCATCGATTGGACTGAGCATCAAGATACATCCAGCGGACATGGCTTCATTGACTGCGTGGCCAAACCCTTCGGCTGCGGACATACAAATACACAATCCACACTCTTTCATTAACGCATCGTAACTCTCTTCGGACATCACTTCTGAATGTAGAATGACCTTAGAGGCCAAGGATTCAGGTAACGGTGGTAACGGCACTGCGTCGGGTGAGTGGACGACATGAAGTTCAGGCAAGTTAGCAAAGACTTCGGGTTTCTGCTTTTGGAGACCCAAATAGGCTTGAATGATAGGACGAGGATTGCGCCAGATGTTTTTGCCTGTGGGAACGATTGCCTTGTTGAAGTGCTTGACTTCGGGCATGGTCTTATCAATGGAAGTCCAGCCCGTATAGAGCTTGTTACCTTCCAGTAACTCCATTCCTTCCTGTGTCTTCACCCACACTTCATCGACCATCGACAGATACGGCTTCCATGACTTGTAGGTCCATTCAGGATTGGGAATCCAAATGTTCTTGGACGCATACATGAACAACGAAGGGTTGATAACTTCAATGAAGATGTTCACTTCGCCTTCGGGACATTGAGGATAGAAGTGTGGAATGTGTCGGATTTGGGTTTCCTTTCCAAACACATGGACCAACATACCATGAAGCACAAAGACATCTTGCGAGACACCTGTGGTCTTCTTGTGGTTTCCGATGATATTGACTCTCATTTAGTCTTATTCAAAGTTCGTCTTGTAAACTTCTTACCGCGAGGTGCTTTTCTGCACGTGCGCCCTTTGCCTTGGACCATGCGTTTCCATGAAGAAGCATCACGAGGCGCACAGGGAGACAAGGATACAAATCGGTCACGAAACCATTCAGTCCCCATCGGCAATGTGGTGACTTTGACGGGCGTACCTTCATGAAACCCATGGAGCAATTCACAGAGTTGACGCATGGAGTCACTTCCGTATCCGTAGAGTGAGTCAGTTGGGTCACTGCAATAGGCTTCATCGTGAATATGGAAGTTGGTTCCAGTCCACACAATGGACGAAATTGGACGAAATTGGTCCCATGCAGATTCCCATAAGAACCAATGACCTTTGTAGTCCAAAAAGACCTTATCACGAAACTCGTATAAACCCATTACACTGCCTCTAGGAAATAGTCCCCAAAAACGGACGAACCTACGCGCATTTTGACATGTAGTATCATGGCAGAACATCCCTACACCTTTCCACTCGACGACTTTCAGACTAGAGCAATTAACGCTATTGGGCGTGAAGAGAATGTATTAGTGACCGCAAAGACAGGTTCAGGCAAGACTTTGGTAGGCGAATACCAAATCTGGCATTCCTTGAAGAAAGGTAAGCGCGTCTTCTACACCACCCCCATCAAATCCTTAACCAACCAGAAATTCCACGACCTCAAACAGATGTATCCCAGTGTAGGCATCATGACGGGTGATATCAAGTTCGCACCTCAATCCGACATTGTGGTCTTAACCACTGAAATCCTACGAAACCTTCTCTACAAACAAGGCTCCTCCACCGAATCACTCGGCATTACAGCGTCCTTATCCTTGGACGATGTGGATGCAATCGTGTTTGATGAAGTCCATTACATCAACGACCCAAATCGTGGTAAAGTCTGGGAAGAGTGTTTCATTCTCTTACCTCCTTCCATTCGACTTGTCTTGTTGTCTGCGACCATCGACAACCCTGAACCCTTTGCGAAGTGGCTTGCTGAACTCAAAGGTGTTCCAATGAACTTGATTTCCACCACACACCGAGTGGTTCCTCTGTATCACAAAGTGGGAGACGACCTTGTGATGGGACCCGACAATGTCTTCAATCGACGAGTCTATGAAGCATACCTTCGTGGACTTCAAACCCAACGCAATGAACTGCGTAAACAGCGTGAAGCCGTTCGAGCACGTGAAGAGGGACAACCTGCAGTTGCCAAAGACCAGCGTAGTCATTCCTTCGTGTATCAGTTGAACGAACACATTTCAAAGCTGGAAGACACTCAACTCCTTCCAGCTCTCTTCTTCATCTTCTCACGCAAGAACTGTGTTCAGTATGCAAGCAAAATCACCACTTCTCTCGTGGATTCCTCGGATTCGGCTGCAATCAAACACATCCTCAACTTCCATCTCCATCGATACCCAGACTTGAAGACACTGCCACAATACTACGAACTCGAAGGATTACTTCTGAAAGGCATTGCCTATCACCACAGTGGTCTCTTACCCGTCCTCAAAGAAATCGTAGAAATCCTCTTTGGACGAGGACTAGTGCGAGTGTTGTTTGCGACCGAGACCTTTGCAGTGGGAATCAATATGCCTACGAAGACGGTGGTCTTCACCTCCTATCGCAAATACGATGACCTTACGAATGGACTGCGAATGTTACGAACGGACGAATACATTCAGATGGCTGGACGTGCAGGACGGCGTGGTAAGGATACACAAGGCATTGTCTACTACCTTCCAGACCATGAACCCGAAGATGCTTTGTCGGTAGAGCAAATGATGACTGGACGACAAGCGACCATCAATTCTCAAATGGACTTTGGAGTGGACTTCATTCTCAAATCCTTGCAGTCCGGACGCCTTCAATGGAAAGACATTCTGTCCAGTTCGTATTACCACCAACAAGCACAAGTACTCTTGAAGTCTCTTGAACGAGAACGAACCGCATTGATTGAAAGCATGCCTGAATCCCATCCAGACTGTGAAGTGCGATGGCAGCTGGAACAAGTGTTCAAAATCAGTGTCAATGCAGCACGAAAGGAGCTTCAACGAACCTTGGAGGGATGGAAAAACCGACATATGGGTCCAAACTGGGACCGATTGTGGAAAAACCATCAGACACGCGTTCAACTCCAAGCCAAACTGGATACACTCGACAACCAGATTGAACAAGTCTCCAATGTGTCTCGACCGATTGAACTTTGGTTAAGAGCCTTGGAAGATGGAGGGTATGTCGAGGACGGAAAGTTAACGGTCCTAGGCAAGATGGCTGCAGAAATCAATGAGGGTGATCCTCTTGTGATGTCCAAGCTGTTTATGGATCAAGAACTTCATTCCTGTTCATCGAATGAACTCATTGCAAAATTAGCCCAGTTCTTGGAACCTGAACCACTCTTCTACTGGTCAGACTTCATGTTTGAATGGATGAACGACGGTGATTTAGGAGAGTTGTGTCAGCGCTACGAGATTGATGCAGGAACGGCTGTGCGTGCGATCTTGAAGCTTGCAAACATTGCAGAAGAGTGGACGATTCTTGCAACCATGAGCGCAGACTTGCCAATGTTGGAAACGATGAAAGGTGTTAAAGAGGTGCTGGTACGAGGGATTGTAATTCCGGACAGCTTGTATCTGCGCGTGTAGCTCGAATCACCATACGAGTCTTCCAGGTAGGCTGATTCATATCGAGATAGTAATCTAACACAACCTGCGTTCCAACTTCAAACTCGGTTGTGCGAACGGTGACCGTGCGTTGCCAATCGGTCACCCACACCTTGCTTTTTTCCGCCAAGACTTCCAGCACGGTTCCCACCATCACTCGTGGAGTTTGAAGCTGGGTTAAGAAGAACAAGTCTCGTTCGTATTTCTTGGTTGCCTTGTTGAGAGCGTTCAAACTCTCGGTAGGTTCCGGTGGGTCTAATCCAAGTAAGACCATCTGATTGTGGACGTCCGCCCAACGACGAATGGGTGAGGTTGTGTGTGCGTAGGCTTCCAAGTCCAATCCCCAATGAGGTGTGCGGTCTGTGAACGACTGATAGACTGCAGCCGATTCAGCCAGTCGTGACGCTTCGGGACATACGCGTTGATAGTTCTGCATGCGTTCAGCATTGGGTTCAGAATGACCTCGAAACAATCCTTTCGAACGAGCGATGAGTTCTTCTGCCATGAAGGCATTGTAACTCACCATCAAGGCTTCAATCCATTCATGTGGATCATCGCCTAGGATTTTTCCCTTAGCACACTGTGCAGCTAATTTGAGTTCACGCATATCGGCTACATCGTCATACGTATACGATTCAGTGACACGGACAATCGAACGGGTCCAATAGGGTGCCTTTCCGTTCTCGTAGACAATCGACACTCCAAATCGATCTTCACCGGGCAACAAGGAGAAGGTGCCTTCAGACAATTCAATCGGAAACAGAGGTCGAACGGCTCGTCCGCCTTCATAGAGGGTTTCACCTTGGCTTGCAAAGGCTTCAAGGGCTGGATTGGCAGCTACCCACGCACCGACATCGGCAATGGTGACTACAAAGCCGTTCTCCAAGAAGGTAATGCAATCGTCTACATCCACGCATCCAGGAGGATCTACATGTAAGGTTTGAAAGCCTCGTAAATCCAGGCGTCCCTTTTCGCTGGGGAGTTTCAAGGCGCCTTCAATCTTGGGAGGTTTGTGTGGACGATGAGTCCATTGAATGGCTTTTCGTTCAACGTTCCAGTCGCCACAGGGTCCAAGGACTTGAACGATGTTTCCTCGTGGAATGCGTTGAGTCATATCCATCGGTTCAACAAGTGCGAGAAGGTTCACATACAGGTTGGGCTGTGAACATCCTACAATAAAGAGAGGTTGCTTGGGATTCAAAGGTCTAAAGAGATACATCGGTACATTTCGTGAAGTCATACCATACTTGGTTTTACTCGTTAAGTGAACGACGCCTGCAATCATGGTAAGGTCTAGTCTTAGCTCTCTCTACATCCATTTTAGAAAAAGCTTTTGAGTTCACCTGTACGGGTTCCATAGATTTGCGTATCCATGGGCCGTGCAATGGGTGCAGGGAAGTCTAGAATGTCCTTGCGGTAGTGTCGGTAGGCTTCCACTTCCACAGCAATGCGGTTGGCACAAAAATTGACAACGCGTTCATTCAAGGTTCGAAGCTCCAACTCTGTGTTCATTGCATTGTTCTCGGCGTATTGAAGGTAGTAACTGCGCATCACTAACATCAAGTCCACTTCACTTTGTCGGTCAATGTCGGCTCGAACCATCTGACGAACGGTTGTGCGAATCTCGTCTTGAAGGTAGTTTACATTCTCGGGACTGAAGAACTGCTCGTTCAAGGTTGTGGAGCTGTGACGAAAGTGAATACGTTCCTTCACGACCGAGGACGCCATACCCGGTTCAGGCGCAAACAACACTGCAGGAGGAACTGACATGCGCGATTCTTGATCCGATAAGGGAAGACGACCTGTGTGTTTAGGAGCATCTGGAATTGCGGTCTTGGTATAAAAGTCAGCGAGGCTACTTGCCCATGGAAAGCTAGAGATCCACGACATCTTTGTTAACGAGGCACGACAATCTTCCCGCCGATTTTCGATGTATCGGGTTCAATGGTTTCAAGTTCCAAGGTATACACCGGTTGAAGAGTGGTATTCAAAAAGGGCATGTTCGAACCCGCTAACACGGTAGGTTCTAATACGTTCGAAGTTCCAGAATCAATCGATCCTGGATAGGTAGGTGCTGCATAACCGTCTTGGTCAATGGTTACAAAGTTTGGAAGAATGAAACCGTTATACGACGACACATAGGGATCGGTACGTTGACTTGATGCATCACGAGGAACGTAGATACCATTGACGTTCTTCACATAGTCCAGCAATTGAAGCACTGGAAAGGTCGTATTTGCCAATGCGGAGACAAAGGATGTTTTATCCGTTGCCAAGACTGCAAGAATGGGTGACTTCAACATGTCGACAATCGTATTGGAATAAAAGGTTACACGGTCTCCAATACGCAGTTCATTACTACTGAAATACTGATAGGAACCTGTGAAGCATTTCAAATACATCTTGTTCTCGGTGGCTTGAATTAATGAAACCGTCAATGTATCGTTCTGTGAAAAGGTTGTACCGACTGGGTCGGTCACAGTCACTGCCAACTGCTTCAAAGTGGTAATCGGACTTTGAAGTTCAAGTGCTTCTTGTCCCCACGGTTCATAATCGTATTGCTGAACACCGACATCCGTTTGGAAATTCGTTTGTTGACGCTGTCGCTGGGTCATGACCGAGAAGGACCTACGAATGGATTCATTGCCTCCAACATACTGTCCATAGAACTCGTTGAGGTTGAACAGCAAATACGGATAGGTTGAGAAGGTCGAATAGGGTTTACCCACGAGATTGGATTGGATGAACTGACTGGTCGATGCATCCGTACCACTTGACGATGGGTCAATGGGAATACTCAAAAACTGACGTTGTGGCAACACAGCACGCACAAGACGAATGGAAGCTACATTGGTTGCATTGGTAGAACTTCCAAATCCAAATCCAGACGGTTGAATGAGATAACCTGTATCCGTTCCCACAGGAATACCCTTGGGAAGGTTTGGATTGTATGCTTTGTAGAACACGTTGGAAGCGCCAGTGGATAACGTCCATCCGCGTGTATTCGGAGCTCCAACAATCGGTGGATTATTGTTCGATTGTTCCGCTGCAAAGGTGGGAACAAATGCATTGTTAGTGTAGACGATTGGATTGGTGGCTTGTAAGCTTTGACTTCCAAACGTGAAGACAAGATTGGTATACGGATTCGGTTGTTTCACCCAGTCACGTTGAGATGAATCCATAATGATGTACTTCTTCGTGCTTCGTGTCGCAGGCGCATCTTGGACGGACGAAGCATCTAATCGTGACCCTACATCACCCTCTGATTCAGGCACTTGCGAGTTTGCATCAGGTCGTGTTGAATTAAAGGTTTCAACCATACGACTGGGTGCTTGAGTCTGTAAAAAACGCTCGCGTGGGTCATAGTTGTAGACCCTACGAGCATCCGCTTGTTCTCGCATCATAATGGATGCGTAATCGCTCATTGTTTATACAGCAGCCAAATCCATAAGCCACATCTCCGCAGGACGAAGGGATTCCAACCGCACATGTTCGGCTCGGAGTGCAGCAAGTTGTGCTTCATGTTTGGCGATTTGTTCTGCAGTAAAGCTGCTGACGGGTAGTTTGAGAAGGTACTCGTATCCATCAATGGACGTATATTCAGCCGTTTGGAACATCGTATCGCATTCAGCACGGGTCTTCTTCTTCAACACAAGTGTTGGTGTATCCTTGACTTGGTCTTCAATGAACTTCACGACATTCACATGATACGGCATCTCGTCGTGGAGTGCCTTCAACTGGTGCTGTCTGCGTGTCTCATACAACGCTAGACGGACCTCTGCGAACTCTTTGAGGATTGCGTTGGGACTGTCATACTTGGTGATGACACCCTTGGAGTTGAATGCGTGCATGTTGGTGGTCTTCACCTTATCCGTCAACGACTTGACGAGCACAGCTTCATCCATTCCCTTGATACGAATGTGGATGTCGGTATCGGTCGAAGTATCGACAAAGTCTTTGACAGCTCCCTCTGCGAGTTGTTTCTCCAACCACTCGCGGTAGTCTTGGGTCCAGGTTCCAGGCGGAAGCTCTGTGACGATAAACTCGTCCTTCTGTTTGGTGTAGACACCTTGTAGTACTCCGTCGTCCGAGACCGTTCCCTTGAATCCCTTGAAGTAGGGTTTGAGTGTGCGGTTCAGTGCATCCGCTTGTCCCTTCAACCACGCAATCAGCATCTCCTTCAACTCCTTGGGATTGTATCCTGGAATGGAAGTCGAGTATCCAGTGCCGATACCACGAGAGCCGTTCACCAACAACATCGGGAGAACAGGAGCATAGAAGTCTGGTTCGACGGGAAGACCGTCGTCGTCTCGATAGGTCAGCACTGGGAAGTCTTCGGACGGGACCAGTTTCTTCACGACCGATTGAAGGTAGGTGTGAATGTACCTAGGCGACGCAGAGTCTTTGCCGCCTTGAATGCGTGTACCGAACTGTCCCTGTGGTACAAGCCACGGAAGGTTGTTCGCGCCCATAAAGTCCTGGGCCATTCCGATGATGGCTTCGTTCAATGACGCTTCACCATGGTGGTATCCGCTGTGCTCCGAGACATAGCCCGCAAACTGGGCTACACGAATCTCTGAAGTCAAGTTACGCTTGAACGCAGCGTAGAGGATCTTGCGTTGAGACACTTTGAGTCCGTCCATCATACTGGGAATGGCTCGTTCCAGATTGTAGTTGGAGAAGTGAATGAGGTCCTTGTGGATAAAGTCTGTGTAGGGCACTTGAAGTCCCGCAGGCACCAATGCAGTCTTATCATAACTTTGTAACCAAGTCTTGCGGTCATCTGCACGCTGCTTGTTGAATGCGAGGTCAATGGCTTCATCCGAGCCTTGTGTAAAGTCGAACCGAACTGCTTGTGGTTTCGCAAAGTAGTCTTTGGCTTCGTCGCGTGTCGAAGTGCCCAATCCCTTGTAATACTTGACCTTGAAGCCTTTGGAGGCATCGGTCTTTCTCCACTCTTCGTATTCGTATTGGCTGTAGAAGTTCTTCACAGTGGTTCCCTTGACTGCCTTCACGATGGGTGTAGCCATGTAGGTCAAGAACCCTGGGATGGCAATGAGTTCATGCCAGAGCTCGTGGAAGAGGTTGATAAGCAAGCCTCGAATGTGCGAACCATCGTAGTCCTGGTCCGTCATAATCATGATGCTTCCATACCGCAGCTCTGCGGTGGATTCGTATTTCTTACCAGACTGAAGACCTAGAATCTTCTTCAACTCGGCAATCTCCTTGGTATGTTCTACCTTGGCGTCCGAGGTGTCCTTCACATTCAACACCTTACCCTTGAGCGGGTAGACGCCATAGAGTTTGCGTTGTTCCTGCGACAGACCCGAGAGAGCCATCGCTTTAGCCGAATCGCCTTCGGTGAGAATCAAGGTGCACTTGGCAGACTGTGCTGTACCTGCGTAGACTGCATCGTCTAGCTTGGGAATGCCTGTGATTCTGGATTGTTTCTTACCATCGGTCTTGGTATTGTCCTTGGAGTCCTTGACAGCTTGTGCTTCGAGAATCTTCTCTACGATTCCAAGCTTGGTCACAATCTTCTTCAATGTATCGTCGGACAACTTGGGACTGGAGCCGAATGCAGAGGCCTTGGTCGTCAGTGTCTCTTTGGTCTGTGAAGTGAAGCTAGGGTTCTCAATCAAACTCACACAGAACACTGCGAGTTGCTCTCGTACTAGACTGGGCTTGACTTTGGTCTTCTTCTTGGTTTCCAGATACTCGACAATGTGATTGGTAATTTGGCTCACGAGTGCATCCACATGCGTTCCGCCTTTGGAGGTCCAGATGCCGTTCACGAAGGACTGATTGTAGGCTCCGTCTTCGGCTTGTCCGATTGCAATGTGCCATCGGTCATTGGGTGATTCGTACACGACTGGGTCGCAGCCATACGACTTGGCGTACTCAACCAAGTTCTTACACTTCAAGGTCTCTCCATTCCACACCACCTTGGTGTCTTTTCCTACGGTCATCGCAAGGTCCCATACGCGTCGTTCAATCAGACGCAGCATATCGGGTGTAATCTCTTTCATTCCGAAGCGTTCAAAGTCTGGTTCCCACTTGACTGCGACGGAGGACTTGCTCTTGCTTGGTTTCACGGTGGGTTCGTTGATTCGGATCATGTTGTTGGAGTAGCGCTGTTGATACGACAGCTTGCGTTCAGCGTCGACAATCATGACCTCCATGTGCTTGGCGAAGATGTTTACGAGCTTGACGCCGTAGCCGTTCTTACCACCCACTAGCTTCTTCTCAGAGGCATCGTAGTTGGTCGAAGTCAGTAGTTCTGCGAAGATCATTTGAGGAACCCAGACCTTATGTTCTGGATGCTGAACGACATCAATCGGTTCGCCATCGTTCTCAATGTAGAAGTGGGTTGGATCTGCGGAAATGGTAATCTTCTTCACAGGGTTTGTAGAGTTTCGTGTGCGGAGTCGCACAACTTGGTCGTGTGCGTTGACCAGGAGTTCGTCAATGAGCTTGTAGAAGCCAGGATTAAGGGTAATGGTTTGTTGGGTGAAAGACTCTCCGTCTCGCAAGAACACGGATTCTTCAGCGTTTGCGATGCTGCCGATGTAGGTATCGGGAAGCGAGAGAATGTGCTCACGATGCGTCTTCTTTTGATAGGCTGTTGAAATGTCTTTACTCATCTTGGGGGGTACGAACAAGCAAGAAGGAGTGCTGACTTCCGTTTTTGTCTGGGACTTTAAGTGAAGAGACATTCATTTAAGAAAGAATGCCTCCTAAGAAACTCCCCGAAGCTCCGGTCATCTTTTCATTGAAGCTTCCCGTTGAAGAAGACGTTCCACAACCTGCAAATGGAAGCACTGAATATTCAGAGATTCTCAATGCAGTCGAAACCTCGCAAGTGTCCGAGCGATTTAATACGGATACGATGAAGGACATTCTAACACGAACACGCAGTCCTACGTACAGTTCAAACACTGTATGTTTCTGGTGTTGTCACACCTTTAATTGGACTGCCTCCATTTTACCCATTGCGTATGATGCCTATGAGAACATGTATACCTGCGAAGGTCATTTCTGTTCACCTGAATGTGGAATGGCCTATTTGTATGCAGACCCTGCGTTATCCGATGTAACTCGATGGACTCGACATGCATTGCTTGCAGACTTATATCGTGCCTTGTATTCAACTCGCGAACTGACCCAAGCACCCCCTCGTTCAACCTTACGAATGTTTGGAGGTCCGTTGGACATCAAGCAGTTTCGAGAATACACCTCTTCGTCCGAAGACATGGTAGCGGTTCAGTTACCGCCTTTACGATTGTATGTTCCAACCATGAATGTCCAAGGACCCGTTCGAGATGTAAAGAAGTTCGTAGCGTTGTCCCAAGAGACCGTAGACAAAGCCTCCAAGGAATTACGATTGAAGCGTACCAAACCCGTGCATACCAACATTACAACACTCGACCATCTGGTTACCAAGGAAATGACTCCAGGAGGGAATGTCAACACCTTTGGTGCGTTCCTATCTTCACACTGAAATCCAATAGACAATCAATGAATGATATACTTCGAACCCAGATGATGTTGAGTATGGGGGTTTCTAAAAGTCCACTCACCAATCTGATGGCGATGAACCTGTTTGAGATTGCCACTAAAACCTTTCCAACTTGGTCGAATTGGGTGAGAGCTACCTGTTGTCTTCGTAGTCGAGCCAATACTGCACGCGCAACGATTACCTGTGAACGAGGTGTCTCCACTACTACACAAAACAATCGCGTGCAAACGCAGACCATGTATCAATCTCGTATGGATGCAGTCGTTCATTATGTGACCACGCTCCCCGCAATGAAGTCGTTGTTAGCGGTTACGCAGCACGATTACTTGCCTCACGAGTTCGAGCCTGTGTGTTTAGACAATGATGTCTACTTTGAACTCTTGGACTTGAAACATGGAGATGGAGCGTTGGAACACATCAAGTTCAAGCTGTACTGTTTACATCATGATGTACAGCACCTTCAATTGTTCGTAGACAACTGCAACGCAGATTACGAGCGACGCATGGCAAATAAACTTGGAAGTCACCGTTACTACTTTGACCAAGTCGTTCAAACCAAAGTCAAAGGAACAACACAGAATCCACTACCCAATAGCCACTTGCTGTATACCAAATCCAAGTTCACGACCAATCGAACCTTCGACAATGTGTTCTACGAAGACCGCAAACAAGTCGAACATCGAACCAAGTTCTTTCTTGAAGAGCGTGCATGGTATGATCAACGAGGTATTCCGTATACATTAGGGTTCATGTTTCACGGTCCACCTGGAACTGGAAAGACAAGTTCCGTCAAGGCGATTGCGAATGAAGGACGCAGACACATTGTGAATGTCCAGTTGTCTGAAATCAAGACCAAGGCACAGCTTCAACACTTATTCTTCAACGATGAACTCCATGTGTATAACGGAACCAATACGGAAAAGTATACGATTCCTGTGTCCGAGCGTCTCTATGTGATTGAAGACATTGATGCGATGGGAGATACGGTCTTACGTAGAGAATGGAAACGACCTACACCTGCAAAACAAACCGAAGAGGAGTTGTTCTTGGGACGCAAAGAAGATGAAAAGGAAGTGATTGACTTGTCCTTTTTGTTGAACTTGCTCGATGGAACCTTGGAAGCCAATGGTCGTATTTTGATTATCACGACCAACTTCCCTGAACGCATTGATAAGGCGTTGATTCGTCCTGGACGCATTGATATGATTGTGAACTTCAAGAAGTGTTCGCAGTCGATTCTGCAAGAGATGATTCAGTCGTTCTACGAGAATGAGTATACACTTCCACCGGACCCATCCTTGGATTATAAATGGACTCCTGCGGAAGTCAATCAGATTTTGTTTCGCAATTTTGAGAACCCCGAACAAGCGGTTCATGAACTCTCAACCTTAACACGCGATGACTTGTATGGTTTTTCAGACACTACTCACTACACACCTTTGCCAACTTTGTAATATTACCTACGAACTCCCAAACAATCTGTTTGTTCTCGGGAGATAAGGTCGACCACATATTCTTAAGCTTCTGAACGGTTTGCTCAATCGGCTCCCCTTCAGAAAGGTCAGAGTAATCTCGTTCCATAAAAAAGGTCTCATCTCGCTTCTCAATGACATCTTGGAATTTTGATACATACATCCATGTCTTTTGGACTATCATGGTTGGATTTGTGCGTCGGAAAATCGCCAAGCCCGACAAATAGACCTTCCAATCTGGGTCCTCTGGAAACACCGTTTTCAACTGAGTCAGGAAATCCTCGTACTGATTGAAGAAGGCATCGAGATAGATCTTTTTGGACATTGTTTTATTGACGAGATATCCCTTTAAACTCACTCTCGCGAGCCTTTTTCATCTGTTCCATCCGCGCGGCAAGGTCATCGTTGCGTCCCTGTTTGGCTCCATCGTAACTTTGCTTTGTCTGGGGCTCGGGAGCCGTTGGTGCAGTGGGTGCACCCCCTAAAAAGGTATATCGTAATTGGTCACTCTCCATGAAGGAGCCACTATTGGTCCAACTGGAATATGTGTCAGACATACTTCCCTTTCCTTCAAAGGACCAGGGTGCATACTCTCCGCCGGCAGCGGGTGCGCCTTGGGTCACGCCGCCCGTCGAGCTTTGCTGTTGAACCGGTACTTCACGTCGTGCAGTGACTGGCTTGGAAATGTAGGCGTAGATGTCCTTACCTACATAGACCTCTTTGGAATCGGGAATGTACAAGGTTGGAACGCTCTTGAGAAAGGAGGGAAGCTGGTTGCGTTGATAACTGTCAATGTAGAGAATTCGACAGAGTGTATCCTTGTTGAGTGCCTTCAAGGTTTCCAAAATCTTTGCGCTATTGGGACACCGAGTACTTGCAAACAACACTGGCTGATTGTTCATTGCTCGTGTCTCCGATAAAAAACGGAAAGACAATAACGAACAGTAAAGATAAACATGGAGAACTTAAGAACCTCGTTGAATGGCTTTCGCCTCGATGCTGAACTGAAGACTATTCCTGTTTCATTTGTGAATGGGCTTCGGCGCATCTTATTGTCGGAGATTCCGGCAGTTGGTATAACCAATATCCAAATTCTAGAGAATACAACTTCAATGACTCATGAAATGCTTCAACACCGCGTCTCGATGCTACCCGTCAATGTTCGTGCCGATGAAGTTGCAGTGATTCGTGATACTCAACTTGAACTTCGTACTGCTGCAGAAACTGAATCACGTGAAATTACGACCGATGACTTTGCGACCGTGGGTCCTCGAGGAGATATTCTTCTCAAAGACCGCGACCTAGGAACACCTTTGATGTTCATGCAATTGAAACCTGGTGAAGCACTTCATATCAAAGCTACACTTACAATTGCTCCTATTAAATCTTCAGAGGTCTGTGTATCCACCTTCAAAAATCACATTGACCCAGACCGTGCAAAGATCGATCGAGATACCTTTGTCGCACAAGCAGGCGATGATCCAATCGCCCAACGTGATGCTGCCCAAATGTTCGACAACTTCCATATCCAACGCTGCTTCCATCGTGACGCAAACGGACGACCGGATTGGTTCGACTTTAGTGTAGAGAGTATCGGAACTTACCCTGCGGTAGATCTCGTCAAGAAAGCCATAGAGATCTACCAAGAAAAGATCAATGAGTTTGTGAAACTTCCTGTACTTCGTGAACAGGAAGGATGGTATCGCATGGAATCTCCAAATGAATCCTATACGTTAGGTGCACTTGTTCAAGAAATCATGTATCAGTCGCAACTTGCTGAACATGTCGCAATGGATATAGGACATCCATTGACTCCTGTCCTTTCAGTTCGGTTCTACACAACTACCTCTACACCCGAAGCAGTCGTGGACTACTTTCACAAACAAGCGTCGTCTCTGTGTGAGAATGTTCTTAAGTCAGTATAATGGAATACTTTAACTTTGAACCCAGTGACTACCAGATCTTGGAAGACATTGAGTTTGATGAAACCCTCCAACGCCCTGAAAAGGTTCGCTTTTTCACGTTGACTGAACAGACCACAGATGCCTATGAAAAGCTGATGCCTCGAGGTCGAGTGACGCGATTTCAACGAGAGGAGGTCCGTAAAGAGATTGATCGTCTCCAAGACTTGTATCGTCAGTATGTCTTGGCATTACCTGAAGAATACACGCTTCGAGAACCCAGTTATCGTAAGCGATTCGATTGGATTCACCCAGTCTATGCGGACAACTCCTACAAAGCATACGATTGGAAGTCTCAGTTCAGTCCGTTGTTCGAGAACACGCGATTGCCTGGATTCTATCCTCGATTGCTTGCAGCGTTACCTAGACCCTATCAAGACACTTCGGAAGGAGTGCCGTATCGAGTTGAAGAACCGACCACGTTTGTGGCGGCAAACGGTGAAGGTCAATGGCGTGTCTTACCTGAATACACGATGATTCGAACACAGCATCACGAAGACAAGACCATTGATATTGTGAAGGTGCCTGTGGAAGGAACGCAAGACATTGTGCCGTTTGTGGGATATTACTTGGACAAGCGTCCAATGGACATTCCCAACCCATTTCCAGACCACCCATTTTTGATGTCTCGTGAAGCCTCGTTCGTTGAATCCACTGCTCCTTTGAACGATGTCGTTCCATCGTTGGACGCAATCTTGACGCATGGTGTGCCCGTGACCAAGAATCCATTCATTGAAGCCACGCCGTATTTGAAGCTCTACGATGTTCAGTTGCGAGACATTCCATGGTCTACATGGAAATCCAAGTTCCCACCTGTGGAGACCATTAACGAAGCACCTCCTGCGGAACCCATTGAACTTCCTAAAACCAGTCAAATCGTGCCTCCTGACTCAATCCTTGAAACCTATAAGTCAACCTACGACCCAGGTGTTTCACTTGGTTTGTGGTTGATGAATCAATTGGACGGTGGTGGACTTGTGCCTCAACTGTTGCGGTCCAAAGTGATCGATAATGGAAGTGTTGAGTCCATTCCAGGTATCGATTTACCCATGGCAGCCTATCCAGCCACTACACTTGAAGAATGCAAACTCGAAGGAAAGTCATTCCAACAGTTTTTGATTTCAGGTGTTGCACGACGCACTGGAACTGTGTTGCAATGCGTTCCACTCGAATTCATTCGTCAAGAACGAGCCAAAGCAGGATACCTGAACCGATTACCCTGGGCTGAAACGACCAGTGATACATTGAAGAAGACGTATCTTCGTGAACTTGAAGGGATTCGACCGATTGGAGGTGTGAAAGAGAAGAAAGACTTGTCTCCTAAAACACCTCAACGACCCGATTCAATTCGTCGTGCCGAAGTGTTGGCAATCCTCAATGACCCACGACGCTTTGCGGAAGACAAGCTACGAGACATTCACGAGATTCTGCGTGCGACCACCTTTACCCAGAACATCTATTCAGACACCGATACACTGTTTGTCTGTTGCGCACATACCCTCTCCATTTTGGGTGGTGATCTTGCGGACGATCGGCATAAGTTCTACGAGACTTGGACTGCAAAAGTCGATGGATTCCGTGTCTGCAAGTTTTGCGGTGAACACATCAATACCGATGTGTTTGTAGACCAAGTTCAGTTTGACGAAGATGGCTTTGTCATTCGACGGGCTGAAGCCTTCGATGAAACGGTCTTCCACGGTGAAGGAGTTCGTAGTTTCACGACTGGATTGAACTCGTTACGACCTCTGTTCTTGGACGACAACGCACATGATGATATGTTGCTGTTGTTGCTTACAGTACTTCAAGTACTTCCAACGGCCAATAAGTTGGAACCCTTATTGAAATTCGGACGCACCATTGCAGGGGTTCAATTCAGTAAAGGAAGTGCAGACCAACTCAATAAGTTCCGAGGCATTACTGGAATTGCAACGGCTGCGTTGTTGCTTCAAACCCATGTTCCGACCTTGATTCCTCGTCGGTCCTTTGGAACGAAACCTTTGAAGCTCACTGGATATCCTCGTGATGCAGACACACCCGAAGAGAACTCGATTGTGGATACCTTGTTGATGGTCATTCGTAAGACTTTCGAATCGTTTCCCACTTCCTTCAAGGGTCCCGCTCAACAGACCATTCGTGCCGTGCTGAATAAACCTGGTGAAGTCAAGACTGCAGTCACTGCTTTACTCTCACTGAAAAGCCCTCTCTTGAAAGGACTGGAGAAGCTTCCATCGCCTGTGCCTGCATTACTTGCAATTGCCCGAGCGTTCTATGCTGAAAACCCTCCACCCGTTGAACAGCCCAAGACCTTGATTCCAGTGTTTGCACCTCCCAAGGAACTCGGAGTCATTCAGAGTTTCGTGGAATGTCCTTCCGCTCGACCCATTTGGACTTCTGGACGACCTACACAAACCGTTCAGTTTACCGTTCAATTACGAAGTGGAATCCGCACTGCTCGGAATGCAATTGCAGTGCCTCCTTCAGTGTCCACTCGTGTTGCACCTGCTCCAATGACCAAAGAGGAGATTCGTAGCCGACTTGCAAAAGAGCGTGGAAATCAAACTCGTATTCCGATTCGGGATGCACCCTTAACCAACTTGGCGATTGCGTCTCGTATTTCAGACTTGTTCTTGTTGAATGAACCTGTTCGCACAGTCAATACCCAGGAGAGTGCCTCGATGTTACGAGATATGTCGCGTGGCTTATTGGCTGAAACCCTCGCAGAAGTTCAGAGTGATCCAGGTAAACGAACCAAGCTGGAAGAACTGCGAACCAAAGATGTGGCGTTGTATACCTTGACTGCGGACTACAAGGAAGAGAAAGCCAGTGTGAACCGATTGGTGGCAACCGAGCGTATGAAGTTCGTTCAACGCATGGCCCAGCGTTCCGACGCAGAACGCGAAGTGCTTCAAGACTTATTGCGTATTGGATTGGCACCGTATGTGATTAGCCGTGCAGACCGCGAAGAGTTTGCGCGTGAAGCCGAACGATTGCGTGAAGAGGTCTATCGAGACGAACATATTACACAAGAAGAAGACACAGGTGTAGGTCAACCAAGCGATGTCTTCGAACAAGGTGAAGAAGGACCGCGTGGAGTCGACAATGGGGACTATGGAGATTATGTAGGCATGCCTGGAAATGATGGGCGTGACCACGAACAGCCGCAGCAAACCGATGACCCAGAGCGTTCGATTTAAAGAATGGAGGACAGATAGTATCAAAGATGTCTATGTATATTGCTACTCTACACTTAACGCGAACAGGTAAGACTTCCTCCGACGATGATAAGATTATCATCCAACACAATCTACAACACGCTAACTTGTTTAATGTGACCTACTCAACCCCCGAGCTCAAAATGGCTCGCACATTCACAACGGACGAGTCTAAAATCTTGGATTTCATAGGGGATATTCTCCAGAGTCTTTCCTATGACCACGAGCCCTTCGAAGAGGTTCAGGTCTCAACTGCCATTCACCCGAACATCCTGTATGCAGTCGCAAACATCAACTGCAATGTCCGAGGGGTTATTTTGAACACCATCCGATTCGCCTTGCGTGCGGACATCAAGCAAAAACGAATCACCTCTGAATAAATTTAATACAGGCAATGTTGACTCTCAACGGATATAGAGTCTTAAAAGCCAATGTGGATGTGGAACCTCTCCGCAAGACATTGACTGTGAAACCGTACATTCCCTCGGTCTTTGTGGCCAACAAGAATGCAGTACCCCGATACAAAGTCTACAAGGAAGTTGAAGATGCTCTGTATCTCCCGAAACACTTTGGAATTGAAACCTTTGGACCTCCAACGGAAAGTACACGTGACGTCCCAGAAACCGACGCACGCTACTGGACCTTTACAGGAAGTCTACGACCCGTTCAAGAACCCGTCGTCAATGCGTTCTTGAAACCCACTCCCCATGATGGAATCTTGAGTTTGCATACAGGTGGAGGCAAGACCGTCTGTGCTCTGTATATCGCCTCTCAACTTCGTGTCCCCACTCTCGTCATCGTTCACAACTCGTTCTTGCGAGACCAATGGGTGGACCGCGTAAAAAGCTTTCTCCCTCACGCGCGTATTGGGCGAATTCAAGGAGAGTTCTGTGAAGTGGAAGGTTTCGACATAGTGATTGCGATGCTTCAAACATTGTCCATGAAGGAAATTCCGATTTCGACCTTCAAGAGTCTCGGATTGGTGATTGTTGACGAGTGTCACCACATTGCGTCCGAGGTCTTCGTTCAAGCTCTCCCCAAAGTAACGAGTCGGTATATGCTGGGTCTCTCCGCAACACCGACGCGTAAGGATGGATTGATGTTTGTGGCTCATATGTTTCTTGGACCCCTCTTATACGAAAGCAAGACAACCGATAGCAGCGATACCTCCATTCAAGTGGAAGTGTATGAATATCAGAACGACGACCCCAAGTTCAATGAAATCATTTATAACACACAAGGCGTGATGTTCACGACCTTGATGATTAACAAGTTGACCGAAGAGGTTGGACGCACTCAATGGCTCGCAGAGATTCTCCAAGATATCCTGGAAGAATCACCTGAACGGCAAGTGTTGGTGTTGACCGACCGAGTTCAACATACCAAAGACTTGTTAGCAGCCTTATCCGAACCGATACAAGCCCAGTCTGCGATTCTCTCCCAAACTGTGAAATCGGATAAGCGTGCTGAGTTCTGTTCTACGAAACGAGTCTTGATTGCGACCTATGCGATGTGCAAGGAAGGATTTGATGTCCCTACCTTGAACACCTTGTTAATGGCCACACCGCGTCCAGACATCGATCAGATTGTAGGACGCATCTTGCGAGTCGAGAAGTCTGCTCGAACTGTGCATCCACTCATTCTAGACATTGTGGACCCGCAGTTTAGGCGTCAGTTCCAAGAACGGAACGGACTCTATAAGAAGAGGAATTACACGATTACAAAGATGTCTCTTCCTCCTTCTTCTCTTCCGTCAACACATCCGAAGCCATCGCCACTGCTGCCATTCCTGCAAGCGCAGCCACCTCAGGTGCGACCTGCTGCTGGGTCTGGGGCTCCCTAGGTTGAATCACGGATTGAAGGATGGTTGGAACTGCGGCTGCCATCGCTGCTGCGGGTAACGCGGTTTTAAGTCCAGCAAGCATTGGATTTTTCATGTGGATCGTCGTATCCTCTTTCGGTGTGCTGAACTTCGGTGTACGAAGCTTGAACTGCGGTGTGCGTGCAGAGGATGGTTCACCAGCAGCTTCGTCTCCATGATACACAGTAATCTTCTCCAATCCATTGGCTTCCTCGGGCTTCGAGATCTCCTTTTCGTTGGCAAACTTATGTTGGAACTCAGTGATGACTTCCGTTGGAAGGAGTGGACTGATTTCTTGGAGTCGGTCATATTGGTCCTTGACATACTTCAAAAAGTCGTGAGGTTGCATACGCTCTTCACGAGGAAGTGCGAGTTCCACGGTGATGGCACGATACAAACGCGCATAATGGATGGCCGAAATACGATGTCCCTCCGCTCGTTTAGCCCAGCCATAATACGACCCTGCAGTGTTCAAGACGGATACGAACAAGGACGCAACACCCAATGAAATGGACGCCAACTTTGCATCGGTAAACAACGAAGGGGAACCTGCAGATAAGAAACCGGTGACACCACTAATGATAATCACAGGCAAGTCAATCCATGTTTTCCGTGTGCTGAAAATCTGTTCCGCACGCTTGTGACACCACGACAAGCAATGGGACTTCTCGCCCGTGGACGCGAAATACTCTTCTAGCATCTCCGTCCAGTGAATGTTCTTCATCGTCTCATCGGTACTCGCAGAATCTCCCATTTATTCCAAAGCCATATTTTAACGCGTATCAACAATGTACTGGCCTCTTAAATACTATCGAGGATTGACTCGTAAACAAAACCTACAGAGGAAACGCTCTGCGACACGGAGAACCAAGATGAGTTGGAAAGACCCCAAAGCGTATGTTCCATTCAAGTCGGACAAAGGAGTCAAGACCCGTAAGTCTTCGTACTCCTCTCGATTTCACGCAAAGTATCCAGGTGTGAAGTCGTTACCCGAGATTTCAAAGGCAACTGGTGTTCCCGTCAAAACCTTACAAACCGTCTACGACCGTGGAATGGCTGCGTGGAGAACGGGTCATCGTCCTGGCGCATCCGCCCAAGCGTGGGGTATGGCACGAGTTCATTCCTTTGTGTTGCATGGAAAAACGTGGAGAACTGCGGATGCCGACCTTGCCAAAACATCTCGGAACAACTAATAATGCAGTTCGACCATAATGGAGTGATTGTAAGACAGAGTCAACCAGGCCGTCAATTACGAACGGTAAAGAAAACCTTGATGATTGATTCGCGTGACCGCGACACGACCAAGTTCGTCAAGGTGAATGGGGGTGCCGCATTGTCTGACCCAGGTGATTATGTCGTCTACCTACCCCGAGTTTACGAGAATGTGGTTTCACTCCGTTTGAAGTCTGCAAACATCGAAGCCCCTGCCTCGACTGGATTCACGGATAACTATGTATTACTTGAGCTGGAAGGACTCAATAAGTGTGATGAAACTGCAACGGGTGCCAATCGTTCAGGATATGTCGATAATTGGTTTGCTAAGATTAACAATCCAAACATCACATCGGGCAGCACGAACAATACCTTTACAATCTTCTACAATGACTTGGTCGATGAACCCAATCAAACACGGTTTACACCTCCCATTGGACGACTCGACCGTCTTCATGTAACACTGCGATACCACCCCGCAACTGTCACACTCACAGGCACTTCTGTCAATCCAGCGACAACTTCAAACAATGCACCCATCACGTTTGGAGCAGGCAATGACAATGTCTTCACTTTTGAGATTGAATATCTTGACAACGGATTTGATGACTTTTCCAGCTTTGAAACACGCCTTAACCGCGCGTAAGCGTTAACGCATAGACTTGCCGAGTTCTACAAAGGTATCCAAGGTGAATAAGAAGAACACACCTGTGAACACATACAATGCAATGTCCTGAACTGCAGGACGTTCATAACCCGTACGGTTCTGCTCAATCAAGCGGAGAATACGGTTTAACTTTTCAGCTTGTTCTACATTTTCATAGACTCCTGCAGGTTGTGACTGCGAGAAATGCTCGCGACCCATCATTCGTTTCGCGGCTTCCTGTCGCACGACAAAGTTCTCGGTAGCTGGATTCTGGTCGAGCGGCAAGGAGCTTTGAATCGAGTCCACTAATGACTGATTCTTTCGAACCGATTCAGCCGAGGTCTTCTCAATGCTCGTGAACTCGGGTTTGGACTTATCTTGTTCAGAGCTTGTATGTGTAATGGGTCGTCGTTGACCAAAGGGACTTCCATAGGCCTCTTCCAAGGTGGCGTAATCCATTACTTTGAAACAGGTAGAAAATTATGATGGTTTTGTATAAATGATGCTATCAGGTCGCAATGAATGGATTGCAGTCGCAGCGTTGATTGCGTATGTTTCGTTGGTGCCTTGCCCCTACGCCATGAAGGAGTTCTTCTCCTCCACCCTCGGAAAGATGGTCGCACTCGGCGCCGTAGTCTATGCATGGAAGTATATCAGTCAACTTGTGGCGATCTTATTGTTAGTCTCTTTCCTCCGATCCGGTGCCATTCGTGAATTCTTGGATGAGACTGGAATGGCTGCACCTCCTACTGCAGCTGAATACAAGTGCCCCGACGAGTTCATCTATGCAACCGACAAGAAGATGTGCACCAAGGGAACAGAGGTTCGTGCACCCGAGTGCAACGACAAGTCCATGATGTGGGATTCCTCCAAGGGTGCCTGCGTCCCAAAGACTCCTCCTCCTTCCACATCCTCTGGCGGTCCTCCAGGCGGAACGACTCCAGGCGCAATGGCGGCCAAGAATGAATTAGCCAACACCATGCCTCCAGTCCCTCCTATCTCTGAATCCTTTGAGTCCTATGCTGGAAAGGATAAGAATTTTGCTAGTGTTTAACAATGATTGACCTTCTCAATAACAGCAAGTTCTTCTTGGGGATTATGTTGATTTTACTGAACCTTGGGTCTCGGTACTTGATTGACGAGTTCAACACAACGCCCGAAGAATACAAGCGGAACATTGTGTTGCGGCGAATTGCCATTTTTGCAGTGTGTTTTGTAGGCACGAAGGATATTGTAACTTCCTTAATGCTGACAGCGGGTTTTATCACGATTGCTCAAGGCGTGTCCTACAAGGACCGTGAAGGTATGGAGAACAAAAAGAAAGTAGAGGAGTCTGAAAAGAAGGTCGACCAACCTGCGTATGACCCCTCCATTCCTCCGATGTTTACTCGCACCTAGGCTCTAATCCAATCAGTCGTAAGAATGCAGTTGGAGTTCCAAACCAATAGTGTAGGACTTCACCTCCAATAAACCAGAGTGCAAGCGAAATCCAAAAGTTCAATTTGAAGAAATAGGTAGTGAGTGCTGCTAACCCAATAGTACCGAGTGTATCGTACAATGCGATTGGACCCAGTCGTGCTGCATGAAACCCTTGTTTAGGAACGCCCAGTGCGTTGGCATTCGGACAGCTCATTTTATAATTTGATTACGACTGAATTCTTGCCAGTTGACCCTGCCTTTCCAGAACCCTTCTTGACCTTTTCAGGAGGTGGAGGACCATTGCCTGCGGGAGGGACAATGGTTTGCTTGATGTCCTTCAACAAGTCTTCAATGTTGACGGGTGGTTTCATTTGAACCGCAGGGTTGACGACGGGAGCAGGAGTCGGTGCCTTCTTCTTCGCAATTCCAATTTGAATAGGTTTGGATTCTGGAGGTTGTTTGGGAATGACATTCAAAGTGGGTGGAGGTGGTGCTTGGACGGTCGCACCTTGCATGAAGCTCATCAGTCCACTCAATGGATTACTGGGTGCCTGTTGCTGTGTAGGCATTGGAACCTGTGCGGAACCACGCATGGTCTGGGATTGATTCTGCATGGCCGCAGAGGCTAACTGACGAGCAATGTCTGGGTTCTGTCGCATAATCTCATCGATGTTTGGGATCGGTGCCTTGCGGGTCATTTGGTTGGTCAAATGGACCATGTAAATCATCATACAGGTTCGCATGGGAATACGTACCAATGGGTGCATCTTCATGTTCTCACCGTACAAGTCGTAGAGCTCCTCAAAGTCATCTTCCAAATCCACTACATTCATCTGTGCAGCTTCGGACAGACCATCCATTTGTAGTCCGAACGCTTTAAGGAATGCTACATGCTTGCTGCCGTATTCCAACGCAGACATTCCAGTCACAAACCATTCAGAGAACTGCTTGATGGTCGCATCCATCGACTTCTCACGCCGAATGAAATCGAGCTCCATCTTCATCTCGTCCAAAGGGCTGTCGATGGTGAATCGCTTACGCATCGGAACGCCTAACTTGGAGAGACGCTCAAACTTTCGCAGAATCTCGTATTTCTCTCGCTGAATGGCTTCCTCGGACATTCGCTTGGGCGGTGCGGGTGCATAGGGTTCGGCGTTGAAGTTTTCGAGTCCATCCAACTTGATAGGACCCGTTTCCTCAAAGCTCGCAACCAGTCGAGGCGCAGGGGCTTCCGACGGCGCGGGGATTTCGTCAAAGTTAATCGTTGGAATATCAATGGTTTCCAAATCCGCCATGCCTCCCATCTTTGGATTCACGAGTAAGTCTGTATCCATTCTTATTAAGTTGTTTGGTTGTCGTTCTGAAAGTCTGAACGCGTATGTTCTAACACCCACAACCCTTGAAGAAAGCAATCTGCAAGGTCGTCCTTCTTGGGATGCTTCGCAAAGTGCTCTTGATTCTCCTGTGGAACTAACTCCTTTGCGTGTGTAATGCCTGTCTTCTTACGCCCCTTGTAGGTTCCCACCGAGTCCTCTACGGTGACAATGTTGGAGAGTTTGTGCGTCGCAGAAACACCTTCACTCTTGATACCCTTCATGGTGAAATACATTTGAAGCATGGCTTGAACTGCATACATTCGTCGTTCGGGCTGGTTCTCCACTGCGACCAAGTCCGAGTCTTTCCACGAGGACGCTCGTTTATCCAAACACGCAATCAATGCAGGGGCTTGGTCTAACACCGAACCCGATAACGCAGACGACACACACTTCTTCCATGTGTTCTGCTTGCGATGGTTATAGATTAACTTCACAAGGTCTACCTTCTTGGTCGCATCGGTCGACAGTCCTTCCTTGGCAAGTTCTTCGTGGAGTTGGTTTGGAGTCATCTTGTTGATTTCAGATTTAATGATCTTACCTCTCTTTTTCGGAACATGTTTCGCACATGCAAATGTGCCATTCGAAGCATGTTCATATCGGGCTGAAGTGGTACATCGATGGCAGCGTACACCTCCAACCCCTGCGGCTTCACCCAAGACATCGATGATGTTCCAATCCACAATTTTTACATCACTGCGACTGGTTCCTTCCATTACGCAATAGGCCAGGTTGCGAATTCCTACATCAAAGGAAACTATCTTCATTGTTTATACTTACGCGGTTGCTTTAAGCAACGAAATCAATGCGGGTTTAGTATCACCCTTGCTGAAGGGAATACCGCGTTTGACGAGAATGTCTTGGAGTTCCTTCTTGGTCTTGCCGTCCAAGTCGTCCGTGTCGGGTCCCTCGACCAGTGTGGCTTGTACAGTTTGCTCGGCCTCGGCTTCGACAGAGACTCGGTCGTCTTCGTCGTCAGGGATGGGTGGAGACACCGTCTCTTCCGTTGTGGGTTGAACCTCTTCATCTGTGACGGCTTCAGGTGCGACAAAGGTAGGGCGAGAGGCAAGTTCGCCAACGACCATGACGATACTATTCATGTTTTGGAACATGCGTGTCTGCTGCCAGTAGAGCCAACCTACCATACCGGCGAGAACTAACACCATGGATGCGAGCAGTGCGATTGCGGCTTGTTCAAATTCCATTTATTCCTTCACCAGAGGAAGTGTGGACTCTTTAAACGCCAACCAGACTCTTTTCGTGCCTTCACATAAATGCCGAGCAAGAAAGGAGGAGGATTCATGGAAGGTTTATGGGCGGGCACCGCAGTCTTTGCGGCTTCAAACTCTGCAACATTTGCGGGGTTTCTTGGTAAGTTTATGGTCTATTCACTCGTCCTTGTGGTGATCTTCATGATACTTGGAATGATTGTTCAAACATTCATGGGTCCAAAGGAGAAGTTCAGTGTCTCCGACATCAAGTGCCCACAAGGTTCTACACCCACCGAGAAGTGCCCAGGTACAAACACTCCTGGATGTATCCACCCCAGTGGAAATTGTGACGCTACTCTCGGTTAAGGTGGACACGAACATGCACCGTCTTTAAGAACCCCTCCAGTCTTGACACAATCCCCTGCATTTGCATCCAATGCTGCTTGAGTCAATGGACATGCCTTTTCACGCACAGGTCGATTCATGAAAAACAAGACAAATACGATCACTACAAACACAATTGCAAAGAGTTTGGAATACTTCATTTCTTACTCTTTCTGTAACAGTTTTTCCAAGGACGACACGAAGCTCGTTGTGTGAAGCCCATCTTCTTACAGGGTGTCTTCTTGCAATATTTACGCGTCATCAATCGACCTCCACTTGGGTTGTCATACACGATTTCAGAAGAGAGTGTTTCAAACTTTGCTTTCAAGTCCATGACTTTTGAGTTGAGAGGGCTGTCTTTTGTAGCCTCTAACAGGCTATTGATTGCAGTATCAACCTTAAGCACGGTTTCCATCTTGACCTTCCCGAGTTTGGGAAATGTGTTACCCAGCATGGTAATATCTGCGTCCGTCATTACTCTTACGTTAGAAATCTTCGTCGTCCAATCGGATTGCGTCTCCATTGTCCATGGGTCGTGAGTATTCAGACACCTTCTTCTCGAAGAAGTTAGCCTTACCTTCCAAGCTAATCAACTCCATGAAATCAAATGGATTTGCAGTCTTGTAGAGTTTGTCCAATCCCAACTGTACGGCAAGTCTGTCTGCAACAAACTCAATGTATTGGCTCATCATCTTTGCGTTCATGCCAATCAATGCACATGGAAGAGACTCACAAATGAACTCCTTCTCAAGAACTACCGCTCCCGTGATAATCGACCGAATCTCTTCTGGGTCGGGTTTGTTAGCAAGTGTATGGAACAACGCGATCGCAAATTGTGTGTGAAGACCTTCATCACGAGAAATCAACTCATTGCTGAAAGTCAACCCAGGCAAAAGACCACGCTTCTTCAACCAAAAAATGGCACAGAACGCACCCGAGAAGAAGATACCTTCCACACAGGCAAACGCAGCCAAACGAGTTCCAAAACTCTTGTCTGCATTCATCCACTCCAATGCCCAGTCTGCCTTCTTTTTGATACAGGGAATGGTCTCAATCGCATTAAACAATTTTGCCTTCTCCTCTTCGTTCTTCACATAGGTATCAATCAACAAGGAGTACGTCTCCGAATGAATCCCTTCCATCGCATTCTGGAAACTGTAAAAGAGCTTGACAACTTGACTATCCACCTCGCCTTGGAATCGTCGAACAAGGTTTTCCATGACGATACCATCGGACCCCGCAAAGAATGCTAACACATGGGTCACAAAATGCTTCTCGGAGTCTGTCAACTTCGCCCAGTCCTCACCGTCCTTGCTAAAGGAGATTTCCTCGGGTGTCCAGAACGATGCGACTGACTTCTTATACATGTCATACAGGTGCTGCTCGGAAGGTTTGATGGGGAACAATGTGAAGGACATGGCTGCGTTGTATAGTATACACAGAAAAGACCTAAATGATATACAATGAATACCACTGGAATCCAGAACTATCTGTCGAACGTCTTCCGGCCCATCTACACCTACGACACGACGACCACAAACTTTGTTCCGCGATTGACGATGTCCAACATCGACAACTACACGGGCAATACGCTTTCAGTCTTTACTGCCGCAGTCGGAGACTCCAACAGTAATGTGTATGTGGGTTCAAACGCAGGCAATCCCTACAATATTACGCGTAGTGTGTTCAATGTATCTGCACTCGGATATGGTGCCGCAAGTAACATTTCAAACGATTCAAATTCAGTCTACATTGGATGGTATGCAGGTTCAAGTGGGTCGAATACCGCCAATACCATTTCAATCGGTGCAAACTCGGGAGGAGGTGGTACAAATAACATCTTTATCGGTACTGAGACAAGTGCGACTGGAGACTGTAATGTTCTTATCGGTCATTACATTGATTTAGGTACCACTTCAAATCAAATTCGAATTGGGTATCGCAACCAAATCCCGATTGCTGCAGACGTAAGCAAAAATTGGGTTGGTTTGGGAGGAGTCTTCACTCCGAGTTATACCTACACCACGTTAGACGTCTCTGGAAACGCTGTATTTACTGGAAACGTTGGCATCAACAGTTCACCTGCAGGTAACCGCACATTGGATGTGAACGGTAACTTCAGAGCCACAGACGCTTCTGCGAACGTTCTTGATTTCAGTAACGGATTGACACGTAGTTCTAAAGGCTTTGCATCGGATGTGTCAAGTATTACGATTACAGGGTCTACCGTTTCAAATATTGGTCTTGTTCGAACGGGATTCTACGCGGTCTGTGCAAAATCAAGTACTGGATCCTCTTTTGCGTACGGTATGTGGTTCTCTCCTACGACAACTACCTCGACAAATATAATTGGTCCAACTGGTTCGGGATTGGCTCTTACTACTTCAAGTTCGAACATCACTCTTAGTAATTCTGGAAGTACTGCTACCTTTTCATACTCGATCACATACTTCCCATTGCTTTAAACTTTTCCACAATCTTGCGAATCGACATCGTAGACACACCCGAGATTTCAGAGACTCGTTGAAGTTGTCCGCCCAACACAACACACACTACGCCTGCAACCACCGTCTTGGGTGTATGTTCCAGTTCAGGAAGTCGCTGAAGTTTCAAGACAATCGTATCTCGGTCCTTGTCCGATAAGTTTAAGTCTACGCAGATACGCTCTGCAATACCGAGTTGAGTATTCAAGACCGACGCAGACCCATTATCAAACTTTGCCAGGGCTTTACAGAGTGCGCGAATACTGACTGTGAACATGTCGGCAACTTCTTCGTGACTTCGGGTTGCGTTGTTCTCACGACACGCAGTAAACACAGCAGCCGCCATCAAGGCTCGTCGTGTTTCACCTCGGGTCTTTTGTGAGTCTTCAACGTTCTTGTAGAGTCCACAGGCATCAAGAATAATCGCTTTGGTCAGTCCAGCTCGAAGTGCAACCGATTGAATTGAATCAAAGATACCCATCCATGAACGCTCTCCGTGGGACGAGAATGCCCACGCAGAGAGTTTTGTAATCGTCTTCACATCTTCGGATTGATTGGGAATTCGTTTACGCATCATCATAGACCCATACGACGAGTTCGGAAGTAGTTCCGAAGTAATCGTGCCCGTTCGTGACGGGTCTTCATCTCCAGCTCCATACATTCGCCATTCTGCACCTTCATCAATGTAACTTCCTAGAATCACTCCACAGCAAGTACAGACTCGTTCTCCTTCGTCAATCTCAATGGCATCATGACTACACTCCATGGAGATAGAGTCACTACACTACAACTATCCATTTTTTAGTGAAAGTATCTTTGCAAGGGTCTTGTCGCGTAGTTCATAGATACCCACTAATGGCTCGAAATGAATGTCTAGTAAGATGAGAAATCCGCCAATGGAGACAATGATTCCATCTTCCCAATCAATTCCCTTCGGTGTGAAGACCCAGAAGTAAATGCCCAAGAACAATCCCAAGGACAATTTGAAGAGCATGTCGACAAACGCAAAGAGTGGGCTGTGTTCCACTTCAAACCCTGCAGCAATCATCACGACTTGAAGCAGGACGATGAATTTCAAGACGAAAAAGTACAGTTGATAGAACTTCATTGTTATCCTACAAGATTTCATCGCATTGTATTCAATGTAGACGGGTCATACACTTGTGGGCGATAGTTAGTGACCAATGGAGGACGATAGTTTGCCGATCGACCTACAGTCTTCATCCATGAAATGAAGAGATACTTTTCATCAACAACCCAGACCAAATAGCCCGAGGTTTGAAGTGTAGCCACCAAATACTCTCGTGCTTCGGACAACTGAAACAACGGGTAGCCGAAGACATAGGCAGGAATTTCAAAGACCACATAGGGTGCATTGGGCGCATGAATGGCTTGTTTACGCACTCTTGCATACAACTGGGCTAATACAGGACGCATTGCAGCCATTCGTTGTTCTTTGCGTGCCTCTTGTTCGTCCCAAACATCACGAGCTTTCAACATGCTTACTACAAAGAGATACAAATGTTCACATCCATCGCATTTGGAGGAGGGGGCATGCGAGGCACCCTTCATGTAGGAGGTTTGAAAGCACTATCTGAATATCAAGAGTCGTTGACCTTTCCTAACGGAATTTACGGGTATTCCATTGGAGCGGTGATTGCGACCGCAGTGGCGTTCAACTTGAAGCTTCCGCAACTCGAACAAATGATTGAAGATTCAATGAACTTGGAATCGGTGGTGAAAGAGGTCACACTTGCATGTGTCTATAACCTCGTTCAACGCTGTGGATTGTTCCAAATGGACCATGTCGAAGAGTCCATTGTGAATGCGTTCTTAAAGCAGGGTGTGGATTTACGAGGGAAAGTGATTGACGACGCACCACAAAAATTGTATATTGGCGCATCGGACTTGACGCGTCGTAAACCTGTGTTTTTCTCGGGTCGAGTGCCATTGTTGTCCGCATTACGGGCTTCCTGTTGTATTCCTGGCTTCTTTCAGCCGCAGGTGATTTATGACCATGTCTATGTGGATGGAGGAGTATACATGTATTACCTGGATGATTACCTACCCAAAGACTGTTTGACCTTTGTAGTGTCGTATTCGCCCAAATCCTTGTATCCAACCGATTTGGATGGGAACATTATGGAGTTTGCGAAACAGCTGTATGCAGGTCAACGGCGTCCTCCGAAATCCAAGAATGCTCTGTGGTTCAAAGAAGACAAGGTCCATGTGATTCAAGAAGTCACACCCGGTGACCGCAAACGATTACTGGATGAAGGCTATTCACAAACGCTCGCGTTCTTGTCCCAGCGAGTCACGAAGAAATCCGAGTAAGTTCGAGTAAGTCACCTTCTTATCAAAGTCAATGAGTCCTGTCTTGGTTTCCAGTATCACGCTTGGATAGCCTTGGATTCCGTACAAGGTGCACATGGCTCGGTCCTTTTCACAATCCACTTGAATGGCGTTCACATGCGTCTTGCCGAAATACGATTCGGTTGTAAGTTTTCCTTCAAGCTTTGCCCATTCAGGCATGGCTTTTTGCGAGAATCCACACCAGTTGGTGTAGAAGAAATACAGGTTACTTTCATTGGGTTTCACTTCACGCTTGGGAGGCTGAACCATTGGCTTCCAAAACTTGTAAGCGAGAATGCCGAGAGCGATAAAGAGTAAGACTAGTAAGACGATGTTCATTGTTGAAGAAGGCGAGAAAGTTTGCGTTGACGTTCAAACCACCGACGATAGGCTTCGACGGGCGTCACTCCCTCGCGTATCTGAATCCACGCAACATCGGTCGTCATTCGCTCGGGTTCATATGGCTTGGGGTGGAGCTCGAACCACTTTCCTTGGAAACGCACGAGGTATCCCATTAACAATCTATTTCACGGATAAGTGAAAATGGCGTTGGTCGTCCTCAAGGCTTCGGCTCTGTCACTTGGGTTGAACTATGGAGTTCATTACGCAAGTGCAAAGTTGTATGATTGGGTGTGTGTTCCACATTCATGGGAAGAAGTCGCCCGCTCGTTGGTGACGACTGCGAGTCCAGTGTGTTCGGTGTTATTACAAATCATGTCTGTGACGCAACACAATTATGCTTCGGTGATGAGTGTAGCCATCGTGTCGACGATGACGCGTCTTCTTCAACCGGTTTAAGCGGGGAATCCAACGAGTCCAGCGCCAATACCGAAGCCTGCACCTTGGCGGGCAGAGGAGCCGACCGAGGGGGCATAGATATCAAGGATGGCGAAGGTGGCTGTGCCTGTCAATGCAATCATGGCGACCTCATTCCATCGCATGGTCTTTCCAGGGATTACATAGGCTGCAACCGCGACGGCAAGACCTTCCAAGAGGTACTTCACGAGGCGCATAATCAAATCACTCATATCAATTCCAGCGGGTGTGGGCTTCGGCTTTGACTCCATGTTTGTTAGTTACAATGGAAAAGTTTTTAACTCTTGGCTAATTCGATTGCCACTTGGATATACGCCATGACACAAAAAACAATCCAATAGACCATGGATGCCAAGTAGCTCTTGTCGCCCTCTGAAAAACTATGCATCACCATCACCCAACTTGCTTGCCAGAGTCCGCGAATCCATGCCATCATTCCAATCGACGGAATGGGAACCAATACGCCTGGATGTGTTAAGAAGACAATCAAAAGGCGAGTCCACCCTTCATACATTGTCTGTAACCCCGAAAGTTTATGCTCCCTTCATGAATCGCAAACTCACGAATAAGTACGCATAGAGCATCAAGAAAAAGATGTAGATGGCATACATGGTCCACCCAAATCCGGGGCTTTTCTCGCCAGGTAGACTGAGAACCCAAAACCAAAACACTTGCCACAGCGCATTCAATTGAGGAGGGACATTGGCGAGCGCTGCAAGTTCGGAAGGGAGTTGTGGAGCCATCTTCAATAACATCGCAATGTCTGGAATGATGACGCTAGGGTGTGTCAAGAACACAATTAGAAATGTTTCGGAATATCCGTAACCCATTGTCTTCTGCGTAGAAACAACTTACAAAGGAGACGCCCTGTTTACATAAAGATGTCAAGACGCGAAACTCTTCCTGTACACGAAGACGACGGTTCAAGGGTAGATTACCTAGACGAAGACCCAGAGATCCCAACACAGAAATATTGCATCGTGTCCTTCCTCAGCCCCGAGAAGGTCATCAAGCAGAAGCAAGAGTTCATGTTTGAAGAGTTCATCAAGTTCATGGATTACGACTGGAAGGTCAAGGGACTCGAGCACTTGATGGCGTTCTTGTCCAAGAAGTACAGTCTTAAGATCGATGACCTCTTGAAAGACGCAGAGGAGTTTGGTAAGGTGCGTGATAAGGAAATTCGCGAGACCGATGTGCCTGAGCAATGGCAGGTATTTCTCTTGAAGCACGAGAAGGACCTTCAAGAGAAGTTTGATAACAATGTCGAGTTCCGAACCAATATTCGTGGAGTCAAGGTACGTCGCAGTTTCCCAACGGTTGAGGAGGCACAAGTCATGGCGAAGGTCTTACAGCGCAAGTATCCCAAGGACAACTTGTATATCGGCAAGGTTGGTACATGGCTTCCATGGGATCCCAGTGAACACTTGATGCCCGAGGTCCAGTATGCCGAGAAGGAGTTGAACGAGCTTATGCGCCGATACAAGGAGAACGAGGCGAACAAGGAGATCTTCTTTGCGGATGAGCGTGAAGCCAAGATCAAGGCACAGAAGGAGGAGAATGAGCGTAGAAAGAAGGAGAATGCAGCCAAGCAATTAGAGGACGCATCCAAGCCCATTCATCCCTCGGAAGGCGCATTACGAGAGTAAAATATGAGAGTATAGTAAATGGAAGAAGAGGCTGCCATAACGGCACTTGGGTCACTCAAAACCGCAGATGTAGGTGAGATTCAATCATGGTTAGATGAAAACTATCCAGAGGTTTCAGCAGAAATAGGAGATGCAGTTAAAGCAGTTTCTGAAACTCAAGGTGGAAAGAAAAAGCGTCGTGGTGGCGGAAAAACTGAAGAAGCAATCAAGAAAATCACAAAGGACATTCTTGATTCAGGTAATAAGGCTAGTTCTGAACTAGATGCAGCTGCAGCTGAAGTTGTGATTCAATTTCCTAACCTTATTAAAGGAGCAGCAGCTGCAAGTACTCTTTCAGTTGCAGTGAAGTATCCTGGAGTCTTTGCAAAGATAGGTGCTCTCATTCGGGTTGTGATTTCAACAGCTGCAGCCAGAAGTCCTTCATGGGCACAATCCTTGAAGGCTGTTGGAGCATTTGTTCAACAAGCAGGTCTTACTACATTGGATCTCGGAGAATATCTAGCAACTCCTGCAGGTGCGTTTTTATTGGCATCACTTGTCATGCGATATCGAGCAACCGAAGCTAAGAAAACCGTCATTCAAGTTCTTCAAGACGATTCTAAGCGTATAGGACAACCTATTCTAGATGCAGCAGGAAAACAGTACAACACTATTCTTGAATACATGGATGCTCAGGATGCAGCAAAACTCCAACGAGAAAGAGGTATTCAAGGAGAAATCATCAGGCAACAAATGGTATTGGCAGGTTTACCTAAAGGGACTAGCTACGGAAGTTTTGGATCTAAAGACCTACCCAAGATTACTGACGCAAAGAAGCCCACAGACAAGAAACCGGATGCACCAGCAGACATTCCAATGGCTCCATCAACAGAACCAACTAAGCGTGGAACAAAGCGTGGTCTTAATGCTGATGCTGAACCTTATGTACCATCAAAAATACAAAAAACAGGCGGTCGCAAGACCAAGAAGCGTGGACTGAAGAAGATGAGAAAGACACGTCGCAGCCCTCTCTTCAAGTATTAACGACTATCTGTCTTTTTGACCCACACACTCGGTCCTTCGTTCTTCTTTCTCATATTCATTGGATTGTAGTCGTCCGAAGACAACATTGCAGATTGGAACGGACGGTTGTCGACCCATAACGATGGATCACATAACTTGAACGGTGGATGGTCGGAAGCCTTGTACCAGAACACCTGGTCTTCCAACTTGTTGGACGATACATTGTTACAGATGACCAATCCCTCATAGTTCTCCGTGCACTGGTCCATAAAGGAACAGAACATATCAAAGGTTGGAAACATGCCTGCGTAATTCTCGTAGATTCTTCTACGATTCCCCAGGATATTCTCACGCAAAATGAAGATAAAATCTACGTTAGTTCGCAGATTGGGCGTAATACCGAGTGGGTACTGCATGGTGATAATCGTCATTAAATCGATGTGACGACCGTTCATGAAGACAAATCGTGTAGACTCTTCATTGATCCATGACTTGGCATCGTACAAGCAATCGTCTAAAATCAGGAAGGCACGTGGGTCGATGGACGAAGACCCTCCACGAGCAGCCTTATCTGTGTTGCGCTTCGTCTTAAGGGTTGCTTGACGCTTAATGACATTTTGAACGATTTCTGGACGATATTTATCGTGAATGAACTTGGACGGAACCATGTTCTGGAAAAACTCGTTGGCGACTTCCGTGGCGGAGATCACCGTTCCCACAGGAAAATGGCGTTGAGTTGTGAATAGGATATCGCGAACCAAAAAGGACTTCCCTGTGTCCTTCTTACCAATCACGACAATCATTGGACTTTTGCGACTGTCGATTTCACATCGGTCCGTGATCATCTCCATATTAAACTTTCGGAGTTGAAAGTTCATCTTGTTTTGGTATCACCATTTTATGCAGGACATGGGAGACGAGAGCGCTGTTCGGGGGTCATGTTGTTCCAGACAACAAGGGTTTTCACAGTGATACAGATGAGATAAAGGGTTAAGAGCAACATTGAAACCCTGACGCTGTGTCGTTTCAATTTCGTTTTGATTCTCCGAGGGGGGAACAATGGGCAAGGACCTTCGAACCAATGCAGCCTTGATGCGACTTCACAAGTATCCGAAACTGGATGGGTCTCCTTGGGACCTTAAATACCTTCAACCCTTCTTTCCATCGTTGGAGACTTTGTTCAAGACAGACGCCCTTTCCAATTTGTGTGATTATGGAATCCGACTCATCGACGAGATACAGAAAGTCGTGGACGAAGCCCATATTCAAGTCAAGGGAAAGCCAGTGGAAGTCCATCGCAAGACCACAATGATCTTAAGTCCTTTCAAGTGGATGCGAGGGGATTATGGAAGCTTTGGAATGCCGAAACCCAAAGAGGCTGCAGATGCGATGCACGAGAAACTTCAAAGTCCACACACGGCTGGATATGTCGGAGCACTTGCATCCATTGCATTGTCTGAATCCGAATGTGTCCATTTCCCCAAAGTGTATGGTGTCTATGTAGGTCTTGCAGGCAAACATACGATTGACATCTCGGATGATTACGAAGACTTGTCGGAACGCCGTTGGTTTGCAGAGAATCTCGGAAAGACCTTTGAACTAAAACTTCGTACTGCTGAACCCACTGCAGAGTTTACCCATACTCGGTCTCAACGCGCAGAAGTTCAGTTAGGAGAAGAAATTGAAATCCTAGGCATTCAAGATGTAGAGGCAGACCGTGTGGAAACACCGTCTACCCGTTCAGTCACCAATAGCAATGCAGGTGATGATTCATCGTATGAAGACGATGATGAAGAAGAGGAAGATGACGACGAGTTTGAAATTACTTCCTGTGATTGCTCGGAGGACGATGAAGACGAAGGATTAGACGATGAAGGAGATGATGAACCGTTTGCATGGGCTAGTTTCAAGGATGTGCCCGTGATTACAACCGTGATGGAAAAATGCACGGGCACCTACTATGAGTTAATCGACCAACATCCAGAACCCGAGAAGCACTCTGCATGGGTGTCCCAGATTGTGTTTGCGCTTGCGTTCGCTCAACGAAACTTTGGATTCACGCACAATGACCTCCACGGAAACAATGTGATGTATGTTCCGACTGACAAGGAGTTCCTGTATTACAAGCACAATACAACCTGCTATCGTGTTCCCACCTACGGATTCATCATGAAACTCATTGACTTTGACCGCGCAGCCTTTCAACTCCGATTGATTGGAATGAAAGAACCACGAACTTTCATGTCCAGTCAATTTCAACCCAACGATGAAGCGGCAGGACAATACAATGTTGAGCCGTTTTTCATACAAACCCAAGACCGCATTCCTCTCAATCCAAGCTTTGATTTAGCTCGGTTTGCAACCTCTGTGTTCTGGGATATGTTTCCAGAAGGACCGATGCATCCATACACCCATCCACTTCACTCTGTGTTCAAGCAATGGATGGCTCAATCCGACGGTTCTTCAGTGTTGTTTAGAACACACTCCCCAGACCGACATGACCGATACCATGGATTTGACTTGTACAAGGCGATTGCGCGATACTGCAAGGATTCTGCAACACCCCGTCGTGAAATTGGAAAAATGACGACCTATGTCGTGCCAAGTATTCCTGTTGGAACCTCATGTCTCTTTATTGAGCCATAAGGTGTATCGTCGTATATAATACATACAGTTATCGGTTCGAACAAAGGGTTGAATAAAGGGCACGATTGAAAGGAAGGGTTCAGCTTCTCCCTTTTGAGTCGTGGCTAACATCGTTTGGTATGCGAGAATGTTTGCATCGTCTACCAATTGATACACATACTTATCGAGGTCCGTGAATTGAGTGTTGGGGTCTCGGAAAATTACCCAGAGAGTAGTAAATGGCTCTGACATTCGGTCTTAAGGTCAAGTATTCCTTGTATTCGGCACTTCTGTTTTTCCTAGTTGCAAATCCTACGACCTTTCGTGTCGTGAACAGTGTGTTTCCAGGTGTTGCGGTTGGAGGATGTCCGACTGCGATTGGAATGGTACTTCATACCTTTGTGTTCTTTGTAGCGTTGGTAGGGTTGATGATGTTACCGAAAGATAAAGTTGAATAAACAATAATGAAGACATTTCTGGCCCTGCTGTTCTTTGTCCTCTGTTTGAACGCCGTGTTTGCGGTGATGACTATGGTCTTGTTCCACGGTCAAATTGAAGGAGCGCATACACTACACGACTACTTCTTTTATGCAGTGAGTTCGTTAACGACCAGTGACCTAGGTGAAATGAGTCCTAAGACAACCGCAGTTCGAATGTGGACCGCTGCGTATGTGCTACTCGCATGGGTCTACATCTTTTATGTAACGGTCAATCATATTACGGATGTTAAATTTAGAATCTTTGGTTAAAACTCAGCTTTACCTACAAACATCTCCTGAGCCACGGTTGTAGCTGTCTCAACCGCTGCTTCGGCGCCCACCTCTGTCCCAAACGCATAGGCGACTCCTCCTGCAACACCTCCTGAACCCAAGGCTAGTTTTCCAGCATCCAACCATTCAATGGGTTGACCCTTGGAGGTCTTGTCCCACACATACAATACAAACGCAACGACTGCAACCACTCCTGCAACGACTCCAAACAAATAGAGGTCAGACATCTTTGTTCTGTGTCCATGTGAAGAGTCTTACAAATTCAACGCAACCGTCTCGGTAGCCTTTCGTTCAAGCTCGTCTTCCGTGTCGACATCCTCTTCATCGTCTGTCAAGGCAATGTCTTCACCCAAGGTTATCTTGGGACGCTCTTCTTCAGAGTCTTCATCGTCCGTTTCAAACTCATGAACCTCGGGTGGCGCAAAGCTGACCGGTGGGGCTGCTGCCGTAGTAGGACGAGGAGTTTCTTCACGTTTTTGGAAATAGGCTTGACTGATTCCACGCCAAGGAATGAAGCTATCCACGACTTCTCCGATCGTGGAATCTAACATAGTTTCAATGTCCCGACGGTTGCGTGCTTGTTGTGTCGAGGGAACTTGAATGGTGTTGAACAAATAGGCTTGTGTCCAGCACTTGCGAGCCGCGACAACATAGAAGTTATGAACGAACGACTCCAACGAAGGGCGTTCAAAGTCAATGTTCACATGGGTAGCTTCGTTCTGCTGTAGACTTGCAAACGCACGAATGTAGCTCACAAAGACACCTAGCAATAAGTCTTCAATGTAATCGCATTTGGAGGCTACCGTGATACGCTCGACCTCTTTTTTAAGGGTTTCAGGACTCCATTTGGGAATGCTGGTCAATAAGTTTTGGAAGGTTTGAAGAGTCTTTTCAGGTTGCTTGTTACGCTCGCACGCGGTCTTGGCGTTCTCGTAGATGCTCCAAAGACCATCGGCTACATGAGGAACCAATACGCGTGTAAGGTTCTCGCGCATCGTTTGTTTCACAAACTCTGTGGACATTTTTGTTTAAACGAAGGACGCGACTTCTGGTAAACGAGACGCACGATGAAGTTTGTACTAATTCTCATGGTTCGTAATGAATCTAAAATCATCCAACGATGTTTGGAAGCGGTGGAGTCCGTCGTGGATGCCTTTTGTGTTCACGATACGGGTTCGGTGGATAACACAATTGAACTTGCGAACGAGTTTATCAAGACGCGCAATGGATGTGTTACGGGTTCAGAGTGGAAAGACTTTGGACATAATCGCACTCTCAGTTTCAAATCAGCTCGTGATTATGTTCAGTATGGACTGAAGTGGGACCTGGCTACAACCTATGGTCTTTTATTAGACGCAGACATGGTGTTTGAACCGGGAACCCTGAAACAGCAACCATTGGGTGAACTTGGATATACAATTGTTCAAAGTAATGGAGATCTAGACTATCCGAATTGTCGATTGGTTCGCATGGACCATCCTTGGAAGTGCACTGGAGTCACACATGAATACTGGGATGGACCTGCATTTCCATTAGACAAGTCCATCTGCTGGATTAACGATAAAAATGATGGTGGATGCAAATCCGATAAGTTTGAACGCGATGCACGGCTCTTGGAAGCAGGACTTGCAGAAAAGCCTGACGATGTTCGATACATGTTCTACCTCGCACAAACCTATCATTGTTTAGGTCGACACGAAGATGCCATCCGAATGTATGAAAAGCGATATGCTGCAGGGTCTTGGGTTGAAGAGCAATGGTATTCGTTGTATATGATTGGACAGACTTACCTTACTCTTGGAAAGCCTATTGAATTCGAACGCTATATGCTCAAAGCATACGAGTTACGTCCTGGACGTGCAGAATCACTCTACAAACTCGCAAAGTATTTCCGTGAAAAGGGTCAGCATTACAAGGCCTATCAGTACGTGTTAATGGGCAAAGACATTCCTCTTTCCAAAGACTCACTCTTTATTGAAATCCCCGTGTATACAGATCTCTTTCACTACGAGGAAACCATCTGCTTATACTATTTGAATCGCAAACATGAAGGGCTTCGTAAAAGCATGGAGTATCTATTGACCAAGTGCCAAATGCTCGATGGAGTACTTTCCAATATGATTTTCTATGTGGACTCGATTGGTCTCGAGTATGTAAATCATCCAATTCAACGCGATTTAGTCGGACGTGATTATCACCCAACCTCCGTGTGCTCGTTCGAAAACAAGCAGATGGTACGCTTTGTCAACTATTCGATTACTGATACAGGAAGCTACGATATGAAGGAAGGACATTACTCACCGAATCATAAGGTTCGTACTCAAAATGTGGTCTGGAATGAAGATGGCAGCACAGTTCAGATGAAGGATGCATCGATTACATTACCCAGACGACCTCATCATATTCTAGGTGTTGAAGACGTGCGTCTCTATCGTAATGCAGTGGGTGAGGTTCGGTTCTTTGGAATCACGGGTGAGTATTCAGACAAGATTCGTATTTTGTCGGGCATCTGCGACTTGGAAACCGGTGAGTATCGTAATCCAGTCCTCTTGGACTCTCCTTTGGACGCAGACTGTGAGAAGAACTGGATTCCTGTGAATGGAACCGATGATGTGATTTATTCATGGAACCCTCTTCGTATCGGTCAAATTGAAGGAAACCAATTGGTCTTCAAACAAACCTTGAAGACTCCTGACTTCTTCCGTCACTTACGCGGATCCGCAGTGCCTATCCGAGTGAACGACGAGTTGTGGTGTTTGGTTCATTATGTCAATCATTCAAGCCCTCGCAAGTATTATCACTGTATTGTCAAGTTGGATGCAACCTACAACCCCAAGTCGATTTCACTTCCCTTCGTGTTTCGCAAAGAAGGTATTGAATATTGCTTGAGTATGACCTATGGAAAAAATGAGTTGGAGTTCATCTTTTCGTCGTGGGATGATAATCCTTGCACTACACGAGTCCCACTCGAACTCCTTGAGTGGATTCAAGTGTAGAGTCGCTTCCAGGATTCATTGGTGACCTGACCCAAATCTTGTAGGATGTGCTGGACCATATCAGTATCGATACAGCAGGGTAATTGAATCTTGGTATAGAACTTGTAGGTCTTTGCAGTGGCTTCGTCTGCAATGCGTAGAAGGTTGATACGAGTGGTTAAGGTTTCCAAGGCACGAATTAAGGTACGTACACCTTCTTCTTCGGAGGAGTATTCGCGAATCATCAACTTGATAGCCTCGCTCTTGATAGTCAAGTCCTTGAAGTTGGTACGCTCCAACATCTGTGGCCAGATATATTTTTCCACAATCTGGAACTTGTCGTCGGCTGAATAGCCAGAACAGTGAATGACCTGCATGCGGTCTTTGAGAATCGGGTGGACCCTGTTCTCATCGTTGAACGAGAAGACGAACAAGCATTGTGAGAGGTCGATATCGATTCCTGCAAAGTAACGGTCATGAAACTGAGAGTTCTGTGAACGGTCCGTCAAGTGAATCAACATAGAGACAATCTCTTGACCTTGTGCTGTATCTGAAATCTTATCCAACTCGTCAAAGTACATGACTGGGTTCATCGACCGAGCGTTGATGAGACTGTCTACAACTCGACCCCACATGCTTCCTTCATAGGTGAAACTATGTCCTACGAAGTTAGCACTATCGGTCGCACCCCCCAAACTGAAGAACTCGAATGGACGCTGTAAGACATTCGCAACACCATTCTTTGCAAAGCTGGTCTTGCCTACACCCATCGGTCCTTTGAGTGCAATCACATTACCAATACTTCCTGGATTCGCAATCCATTGAGCCAAGATTTGCATGACTTGGGTCTTTGCAGTCTGCATTCCATACACTGCCTTGTCGAGTGATTCACGAGTGTCTCCCAAGAACTTGGCACATGGAACTGGTCCGTCGTCTAGTTTGACCGGAAGTGGAACAATCTGTCCGAAGGGAATGCGCATGAATCCATCAATCCATGAACGGAGTTTGTGCGTATCTCCACCTCCTTCCGCTTCCATTTGGTCGAGCATATCCAACTTCTTAATGACGGAGGCCTTGATGGGGTCTGGAATGGGCAACTCGAGAATGCGGAACTTGCGAGGCACATCTCCTTCGGCGACCAACGCTTGAATCTGCTTCATGTGCTTGTGGAGCTTCTTGCGCTTGGAGCGTGAGAGGTCATCATAGTAGTCTTGCTCTTCGTCGTTCAACATGAGTGGTGATTCATCGGATTCCTTGTCGTCCTTTCGCTTAGTAGGAGGCTTCTTCATTCGCAGGTTGTTTCCACGAGGTGCATACTTGTCCATGAGGTAGCCGATAAAGCCATCTTCTTCCTCTTCTTCGGATTCACTGGCCGAGTCTTCGTAGAGTTCATTGGAAGGGCGATTGTCGATTTCAATCTTGATGCGACCATGCTTGGGAAGAGGGATGGTGATGTTGTTGGTACCCTCTTCTTCGGATTCAGATTCATCTTCGGTTTCGTCTTCGTCTTCCTCTTCGTCATCAAGCTCTTCATCCTCAGACTCTTCGTCCTCGGAGGGAGGCTCGTAGTCCTCGTCTTCAGATTCAGATTCAGATTCATCTTCCTTCTCTTTTAAGGTCTCGTCCTTAACCCACTTGACATTCTTATCACGCTGTCGAAGGTTATATCGGCGAGGCATCCTTGCTGCCTCACAAGGAAAAAAGAGACGAGAATCCGTTTTTCCATTAGTTATACAATGGAAGAACTCGAGAAGGTTGTGAACCGGTTGGCTCTGGAAAATGATAAGAAAGCAGCCGCTGATCCTATCACTAAAGAAAGTTTAGCCATTGTTCATCAGTTCTTGAAGGAGTATGCTGTGATGTGTTACGGTGGTACAGCGATCAACAACTTATTGCCTCCCGAAGACCGATTTTACGACCCCGAGACGACGGTTCCGGACTATGACTTTTACAGTCGCACACCCCAAGAACATGCGATGACCTTGGCGGATAAGCTTTCAGCCGCTGGAATCATTAATGTGGAAGTCAAACCTGGTATGCACCTTGGAACCTTCAAGGTATTTGCAAACTTTGAAGGCGTTGCAGACATTACGCATTTGGATAAGGATATCTTTGAACGAGTATGGAAAGAGAATGTGGTGGTCGATGGAATTCATTATGTGACCCCCAACTTTCTACGATTGTCGATGTACCTTGAATTGTCTCGTCCTCGTGGCGATGTATCACGATGGAAGAAGGTCTATGAACGATTGATGCTGTTGAATACACACTATCCTATGGTCTGTCCGTCTCACACTCCAAAACAAGAAACCCCTGCAACCGAAGAGAACCGCAAAGAAGTGGAGTCCATCTTGAAACGTCATGATGTGGTCTTATTGGGAATCACTGCATCTCAGATTCACCAAGGCAGGACTCCCAAATGGTCTGCACCGATTACCATTCTTGCAGAACCCAAGACTTTGGAGGCTCTTTCAAAAGGAAAGAAGACTGAAGTCCACGAAGGTTCAGAGATTCTGCCTGCACATACCGATATCTTTGATAAGGATGGAAATGTGATGATCCGCGTCCACGAGACTGCAGCGTGCCACAGCTATCACACAATGGCGAGCGGAATTAAGGTTGCATCCATTCCCACGATGCTTCAATTCGTATTTGCCTACATGTATTCAGGTGTTCACGAAGACGAGATTACCCATTTGATGTGTGTGGCTCAACGATTGGTAGACCTTGCAAATCACAAGGAAAAGCGGCGATATGCCTTATTGACGCCTGTGGATTGTCTAGGGACTCAAGAGACGTTGGTGGATATGAAGAAGCACAAGGCTGAATTGTATGCGAAGCTCTCGACAAACAAGTCGTCCGTGGACTTTTTGAAGTTCTTTTTCACGTATAACCCAAATACGACCAAAACCAAGAAACAGAAACTGAAAGATGACCTAAAGAAAACTCGTAAGGCTAGGTACGAAAGCTCCTACTAAGTCCTGCAAACGCAAGTCCAGAGCAATCGATACAGGCGCGGACTTCCTTGCGTCCTTGAAGAAAGTCAATGTATGAACCATTTGCGTTTGGGGTTTCGTTCTGAAACGCATTCGCACCTGTAGTGGATGCAAAGGTTTGGTAGACCAATTGAAATCGCTTGCTCGCGACTACATCGGATGTGTTCTGTTTACGCAGCACTGTAATGCCTGAAAAATCAATCCCTCGTAGACCTCCTGCACTCATATTGATGTTTACGCAGAATATAAACGACCAATGTACCAGCTGATATCAAAGTAGTTAGGTCCTGCAGCCTTGCGGTCCAAATCATTTGGAAGAGGTTCGTTCACCATCTTCTTGATTTCACCATAGTTCAATGAACGAGCATAATAGGTCAATCGAGCCAAGACACCATTCCAATCGGAACCAATGGCAACCACCGCATCATTCAGTTGGGGCAACTGTCCCAGTGTATGATGTTTGCGCAACAGTCCATTGATATAGATATCCACCGAGTGCTGGTCGACGACCAAAGCAAAGTGCATCCATTTCAGAGCAGGGATATTTGGAATCAAAATCGTTTCAGTGGTTCCATAGGTATCGATTGCGACCAATAAGGAATTGGAGGTGGAATCTAAATACACACCCGGTGAATCATTCTTGGAAAAGATGCGTCGTTTCGTACCGTATCCTTTTGTGAAATCCTTCACCAGAATCCATGACGTAAAGGAATAGGTCATTCCTTCGGCTTGGTTGTTGGATCTAGGTAGTTGACTCGGAAAGGATTGACGGGTCTCTCCTGGAATGGAATAGTCAAACAGTACATAGCGCCCATCGGTTGGAGGCGGTTTTGCATAGGTCATGATGTAATAGATAAATACGAGTACTAAAAGCACCCCTGCTACAATCGCAATGCTCATTGTACTTTACCTAGACACAAAACCGCGCGATGTGAGTCGCAATCCAGTTGAGGGAGGTTGAGGGGTAGGTGCTTGGGCACCATTTGGAGTCCATATCATACTTAACATCGTTTCATAGGATGTATTCTGTTGATACATAAGAGTGGATGAGTCGACTCTTCGCTCTCCCATGTTGTAGATATAATGAATGCGTGAAGGATCGGATGTATACTCCGACGTGAGAAACCCAGACTTGGACATTCGTAGTGTCCAATCTAGATCTTCGCCACGAACTGCATCTTTAAATTGAACAAACTTTGCTACATCCGCCATCATAGGATTCAAGTGATTTGGAGGTCGTAGAAACACCTCGCCGCGCGCCATTGTAGTCGCAAGACTGTTCTCCAAACTATGTGTGAATGTGTAAGGACTGATTTGTCCTCGGAGTCGCATGACAGGATATCCTCCATCAAAACATGCTTTTAGATCTTCAACATATGCATCGGTAATCTCGTCATCATCGTCAATGAATGAAAGATACTTGCCTTTGGCTTGAGTCAATAGTTGTTGGCGTTTCGTTCCAACACTTGTTTCGCGATTGTCGAAGGATAAACAAATTTCCAACCGAAGCTCTGGGCAAATTCGAGCCACTTTATCATAAATCGATGTAATGAGGTTACGAAGTTTCTCTTCACGTCCTGGAATGGTAGGAATCAACACAGACCAGTCGTAGGCATAGGTCTTGCGGCGAATGTAGGTATACATATCCTCGTTCCAGTATCTCTGATTACGTTCGTAAAGTGCATCCATGTTTTGTGAAAAGCCTGTCCCTGGATGTTCATGACGAATGATGCAATAGGGAACATACAAACACTTTGAGGCAAGTTCGCCTTTGCAGAGGTCTGTAAGTTCAGTGTCGCAGAACAAGCTCTTATATTCAGGATGATAGATGTGACCAAAGGTCTGATACATGGTTCGTCCATAGACGCACAATGTATTCAGTTTATCTCCTTGAGCTCCATCGTTAAACCATAGGATGCCGTTCGTATCCGGGAATTTAGACATCATATGATTTCGAATTACATCATCATAGCCTTGGAGTTGTGGAATCATATCATCGGAGACCAAGACGACAATGTCCCATTCCCACTCAATGTCATTCATGTTGGCATTACAGGCTTCAATCTTGGTTTTGTTTGGACTGAAAAAGATTCGCTTCCACGCCACTGGATTCAGAGTTCGTAGAAGTTGTTCTTGAACTAGATTGCGTCCCATTGATACGTCATCCTCATCGCATGAAATCGCCACACCCAGTTGTTCAGGATGGTTTGCAAGTTTCACATACGACGCTAAAGTTTGAATGACTTTTTGAGGTCGATTTCGTGTAGGACATTTCAACAATATACGCATAGTCTTTTAGAAGGTGTAACTATTAAGTTCCTTTCCATCTTTACTCAATCGAGCAAATCGGAAGGTATAACCGAACAATCGGACCAAGAGTGAGTTATCATCTACCTGAACTTTTCCAGATGCCATGGGAGGTGCACACGATGTGCCCTTGGCGTGGAAACTCTTGGCGTCTTCAGGCTGCAACATGGTTCCATATCCATTCACATTGCAAATGGAGCCCGCAAAGCCACCATTGTCTGCGAGAATCACATCGCCCAAGGCAGGCTTGGGAATACCGGGTAAGACACAGGACTTGACCAAACGACCGTTGATGTAGATGTCCAAGTTTCGTTGGAACACAGTTACGGACACTGCAAACCAGGATTGAAGAGGAACGTTCTCAACACTGCAAGTGAACGAATCGCCTGTGCTACTTGTACCTGGTTCAGCGGATGCAGCGTCTGTGTTGGATGGATACAAGCTGACTCGCACATGTAAGGTGTTTTCTGTGGGCGCCAAGAAAATACGAGGACCTACAATGCTTGGGTTATTGGAGGAGACCCGTTTCAAAATCTCCTTGTCCTGACCGAATCGGTAATCCCAATCCGAGATATACATCCAATATTGGAGTCCATAGTCCGATCCAGTTCCAATGGGAATTTCACCTGCGGGAATCACAGTCTTGGTCTTTCCATCGACAGGCGCGGGCGTCTTGTCTCCAGAAGACTTTGCATCCATGAACGAAACTCCAGGTTGTCCTTGACGCTTCTGGATGTAGTTGAAGAACGCTAATCCCAGATAGATTAAGATGAATCCTCCAATGATAGAGCCCAAAATCGGCATCCATCCACCCGTCGCGGGGGGTTGAGTAGTGGGTTGAAGTGCTACAAATGACGATGTAGCAGGTGGTCTTGATTGGAAGAGTCCCATTTATGTTTACGGAGGAACTTTCTTGGGAAACTCTTGCTTATACTAATGGAAAAACGGACACTACCTCCTCTACATCCTCCGCCTGTAATGTACTGCAATAATTGCGGTGGGAAAGGTCACCTTTTCCGAACCTGTAAAGACCCTGTCCTTTCGTGTGGGATTCTGTTGATTGACCGACCGTCGGTCCCCGTCACAGACGACTCTGCAAAACTCTTGATGATACGCCGCAGAGATAGTATGACCTTTGCGGAGTTCATGCGAGGGAAATATGATTTGGAAGACATGGACTATATCTCAACCCTCATCAAAAACATGACGCTGAAAGAACAGGCTGCTTTGGCTTCAGATTCATTTGATGTCTTGTGGCGTCAGTTGTGGGGCGATGACCGAGCCACTTCAGATTACCTTCAAAGTCGTGAAAAGTTCGGTACACTTGACCGAATGAGTTTGGTACGAAACAATTTGTCGGACTATACAGAACCTGAATGGGGCTTTCCCAAAGGACGGCGTATGCGAGGTGAATGTGACCTTGCGTGTGCGCTGCGTGAATTTGACGAAGAGACCAACATTCCACGCGATTCGTTTGTTGTGTTGAAGAACATTGCATTAACCGAAACCTTCTACGGCTTGAATGGAGTTCAATACAAACATGTCTACTTTGTAGCGTTGCTTAAACACCCCGAGATGCTGAATTTAGGTCAAAAGATGACCGCAATGCAGCGGCGTGAGATTTCAGGCATTGGATGGAAGACCTTTGCCGAAGCGGATGCACTCGTCCGACCGCAACATGTTGAACGAAAAGCTATGCTCGTGCAACTTCAATCGGTTATTGAAACATTCGAGAGCGAGTCAATGTCAACGTAATCATATACGAAACCACTGCAATGACAAACACCCACCACCATAAGGGGAATACAGTGGACTCTTTTTCTTGTGTACCAAATGGACGGATTCGTCCCTCTCTGCCGAACGCAATCGTGGGTTGGGCATAGAGGAACCCTGCAATTAAGAAGAGATAGACAGTGACTAATAGAATGCGGGATTGCTTCTCCATTGTATTCGAGCAGTGTAAAAAGTTCAACGGTTTCGTCTTGAACGGTTGCGACGTCTTCGTGTCTTTTTCCCTGCACGTTTTGGAGGTTGAACACCTACAAACCCACGAATAAGATCCGCTGGACCTGTTCCTGGTTCAGCAGACTGACCTGTCTTTCCTTCATAGACTTCATCAATTGCCTGACGGGTTCCCTTTTTCCCAATCGCTTCTGCGAGTTTGTCAGTTGTGAGTCTATAAAAGATAGTATAATCTTGGTTGTCTAACAATCGAATTGAACGACTTGCTATAACCCTCTTATTCCTATTTAAAATGTCTAGGTCAAGTGCATATCGGTGTACAATAACTCTAGTTTTACCTGTAACCGTTACATATTGGTATCGTCTGGAACCATTTAAGATCCCAGAAAGAACATACGTCTTTCCGACTTCTAACCGTGAAATATTAACTAGAGCACCCATATCCATAGGAGGTTCAGGTAAAGGATCTATCAAAAGATAGTCGTCAGGTCTTGGAGGGATAGGTGGTTGATTCATTGTTTTTCAACCAGATTTTTAGATGCTGGTTAAAGAACAATGAGTCGGTCGTACGCATTACCGAATCGTAAAGCATTTGCGGATGCGATTACGAGGACTCTCTTACAGTATAGGAAACTCCCAACGGATGACGAAGATAAGGATGTGGATGTATGTCTCGCACGAGGCAGCAATGCGCGCGAACTCCTGCCTCATCAAAAGGTCGTCCGCGACTACTTGCTGATGGAAACCCCGTATCGTGGTTTGCTGTTATACCATGGTCTGGGTTCAGGAAAGACCTGCTCGTCCATCGCAGTGGCTGAATCGTTGTTGACGACGCAAAAGGTGTTTGTGATGTTACCTGCGTCCTTGGAATCGAACTACCGCGGCGAGCTACGAAAGTGTGGAGACCCTCTCTACATGTACGACCAACACTGGCGACAACAATCCTTGACCGCAGAGACACGCGAGACCGCAAAGAAGCTTGGACTCTCCGATGGATTCTTGGACCGAAATCGAACCTTCTTCACCACTGTGCCCAATCAAGAGAAGAACTTTGATAAGCTTCCCAAGACCGCACAAGATACCATTGCGAAACAGATTGAAGACATTATCGATCAACGATTCACCTTTATTCGTTACAACGGCTTGTCGACTGCGAACATTGCTAAGTATGTTCCCGCCGATGGAAGCAATCCGTATGAGAACAGTGTAGTCATCATTGATGAAGTCCATAACTTCATTTCACGCATCTCCAATGCGTCTGATATTGCCCGCAAGCTCTACGATTTGATTTACAATGCCCGTAACTGTAAGGTCGTTGCGTTATCGGGAACACCTGTGATTAACCGTGCGAACGAGGTTGCGTATTTGATGAACTTGTTGCGTGGACCCATTGAACGCATTGTGATTCCAGTGCGTGCCATTCCAACCTGGGATGAAGAGCGTATGACTTCCTTGTTGCGTGCGATTCCCGATGTGGATACCATTGAATTCGTGACTTTGAAGAAATACATTCTGTTAACCCGCAATCCTCCCCATTTCCGCAGTGTCTACAATGAAAAAGGTGACCGAATCGCAGTTCAGTATGTGAAGGACCTTCCCTTTACACCCTCTGCACCGGATTGGGTGAATACCTGGGCTTCCAAGTTTCAGACGGATATTGGTGGAGCTGAACTTGCGTTAGACCGAATCTCGACTGAAATCTTTGATGCGTTGCCCACCGTCTACGAGGAGTTTGCAACCTTGTTCTTGGACGGACTTCAAATGAAAAACACACAGTTGTTCCAACGACGCATTCAGGGATTGGTCTCGTATTTCAGAGGTGCGGATGAACGCATGTTGCCTCGACGCGTAGACGACGACAAGCTGTTGGAAAAGGTACCCATGTCCGATGCGATGTTCAACAATTACTTGGCGGTGCGATTCAATGAAATCAAGCAAGATGCACGACGAAAGCTGAACCCTGCGAAAGCCGAAGACAGTGAAATGAAAACCTTTCGTGTGAACTCCCGTCTTGCGTGCGACTACTCGATTCCGCCCGAGATTCGTAGACCTGAACCCGATGAAGCGTTGACCGAAGACGCAGAGCCTGAACCCTTGAAGAAACTCAAAGCAGACATTCTAGAGAAAATCAAGGCAGACCCTGCACGATATCTCACAGAGACTGCGCTTCAAACCTACAGTCCCAAGATGCTCCGAATGTTTCAGAACATCCGTGAATCCCTTGGAGGCGAGGCACGACGAACCCAGTTGTTGTATTCCAACTATCGTAACCTAGAAGGGTTGGGAGTGTTCTCGGCCATTTTGAGTGCGAACGGATGGCAAGAATACAAAATCACCAAAGAAGCGGGTCAGTGGATTGAAGACCCCTCCATGGATGCTGAAAAGCCAGCCTACGCCTTCTTCACGGGTAACGAAGACATGGAGCAACGTGAGTTGTTCCGTCAGATTTTCAATGCAAAGTACGCAGACGACTTTCCACCCAGTCTCAAGCAATCGGTGGAGTCTGCGCCCAAGAAGAAGTTGGTCTTGTTTATGATTACTGCAGCAGGTGCTGAAGGTATTACTTTGGCGAATGTCCGACATGTTCACTTGATGGAACCCCATTGGAATCCTGCACGACACGACCAAGTCATTGGACGCGCCATTCGATTATGTTCCCACGCATCGTTACCGTTGGAAGAACGAACGGTTCGTGTCTCGTTCTACATTAGTGTGTTTACCGAATCTCAATCCAAGTCTACGGAAGGTGCGAACAATGTAGTGCTTGTGCGTCGTAACGATATGGCCACCAAACGATATGAAGGTGAACCGACTGAAGTGTTCATGTCGACCGATGAATATCTCTATGAAACGACCTATGAGAAGGATGTCACCAATAAACGAATTAGTTTGCTGCTTAAACAAGCTGCCGTCGACTGCGAAGTTCATCGTAAACTCCATAGTCGCGAAACACCTGTGATTTCATGTATGCGATTTGATAGCACGGTTGCGGGTGAAGATTTAGCGTTCAAACCTGATTTGAAGACGGAAGAGTTGGACGATTCGTATTTGCGAAACATGCAACGACGTAAACGACGACTCCAAAAAGTCCAGATTAAGCAGATGGTGTTCTTAATTGACCCGGATACCAAGGAGGTCTTTGATGGTCCTGCGTTTGAAGATGGTCAGCGCCTACTTAGATTGGGACAGCTGATATCACCGGTACAGATACGCTGGCTGCCGGACCTTCAGCTTGTGTAAGCACATCTTCTAAAAAGTTGTCGCACACAGTCGCCCAGCTCTTGAATTGATATCCTCGGACCTTTACACGTTTTTCAGGTAAGGATTCAATCATTGTCTCCATTGCAGTTGTTACATCTGCAGCTGCAAAGGTGGGTGCTGAAAATCCATGAGGCATACTACCCGTGAAGTAGAATTTTCCACTAGGTCGGATGAATTCAGTCGTTGAAGTATCCATGAAGGTACGATAACTTCCCACATCGGTCACAATCTGTGGAGCTCCTACATACATGTGTTCAAGCTGGCATAATCCAAACCCTTCTCCATCGGATGTATTGATACCAATATCGGCTGCATTGTAAAGCTGATTAATGGCTTCATCAGTCAACACATTTGGAGGTGATGTATCAATCAACAAGAGACGACGTCCAAACTGCTGGAAATCCAGTCCGTTGTCTTTGAGTTCCTCGAGATAGATTCGCTGAATATCGTAGTATGCACCAGTTTGTGGTTGGAGGTTAGAAGCAATTGCCAAATAGTATGGTGCTTCAGGATGTTTCTTAAGAAGGCCTGCAAATCCTGAAATGGTGAGATCAATACGCTTACGCTGACTGTTACGATTGGCGTTGAGAATCACAACTGCATCCGCAGGAAGGGATAAATTGGTCTGGCGAATCGGTTTGCGTGCGTCTTCGGACATACAGGTGTAGACCGTTGGATCCACTGCATGTTCCAAGATACGAATGTCTGGGAATGGACCATACTCCAAGAACTTTGTCTTCCAAATGTCCGTGAAGCAGTAAATACGGTCTGCGTGTTTCTGTAGGATTTCAATCAAAGGACCTGCAATACCTGTATAGACTTGATCGACATACAACCAAAGCTTGTAAGATGATTTGCCTCGCTCATGTTTCATCGAGTCAATGAACCGACTAATCGTATAGGGGTCATTGTAGATCATGACTACATCGGGTTGGACTGTCTCAATATACTCGGCAAGTTTGTTGTAGCCAAATCCCTCTTCCTTTGGGTCTTCGTTTGCAGCTGCATCATAGGAGGTAATACCGGTGGGGTATTTGCGAACATTTGAACGGGTTGCATGTCGTTGGAATCCAAAGTGGAAGGTCTTGACTTTGGGAGCCAATGTTGCTAATTGATTGACTAGATTGTAACTGACTTTAGAGTAGCCAGTGATTTGATCAATGTGCGTGCTTACCAGTAGAAATCTCATTATGTATTAGGAGAATCTCTCGCGTAAATCACAAATGCAGGTGAATTCTGCTCAAGATTGGTTGACCCGATACAAGAACCGTATTCTTGCCCGAACGTTTAATGTAGACCCTTCACCACAGTCACGTGAAACCAACACACTCTATACATCCCTGATTGCAAATGGAGCCACCCAACGCCAACGATTTGTCGCACCGTTTCAAGGTGCGCGTGGTGGTGCAAGTGGCGGTGCGTCGTATTCCAGTGAGTGCTGTCTCAGCAATAACGCCACAGGAGCCTTCGGTGCCTTCCAGGTGACAATTGACCGAGGTATTGTTCCATACAACGGTCGCTCGGTTCAACCTATGAGTGTGCGCATTGTGTCTTAAAGAAAGCATAGGGGAGTATACAAATGCCCGGTGGCTTAATGCAATTAGTGGGGGTCGGGGCCCAGAATGAGTTAGTCAACGGAAATCCTTCCATGACTCATTTTCGCTCGGTCTACCGCCGTCATACGAACTTTGCAATGGAACAGATTCGGATGCCGTTCACTGCATCCAACTTGGAGTTTTCAACGACAGGCACTCGAACAATTTCGTGCCGCATTGACCGCTACGCCCAGCTTCTACATGATTGTTATCTCGTGTTGACACTTCCAGATATTTGGTCGCCTCTCAAATATCTGAACGGGGCTGTTACACCTACTGGATACGATGCACGAACGAATTCGATTGGCTACGAGTTTCAATGGATTCCTAATGTCGGATACAACATGATCGATCATGTGAACATTACCATGAACGGACAGGTGATTCAATCCATTCGTGGAGAATGGTTGAAGATGTATTCGTACATGACCCACGACGCCAATAAGCGTAAGACAGTCGACCAGATGGTAGGAAATGTTCCCGAGATTTACGATCCTGCGCATGCATACGATCGCAATGGGCAATATCCTCATGCGATTACACCCACAGTGCTTCCTACCACTGCGCCACAAACCAAGACGCCTGAACCCTCGATCCGTAGTCGACAACTAGTGGTTCCTCTTCACTTTTGGTTCTGTGAAAATCCAGGTATGGCTCTTCCGTTAGTCTCGCTCCAGAACTCGGAAGTCTATATTGAAGTCACTCTGCGACAATTGTCGGATTTGTATACCGTAGTCGATGTCAATCCCATGGCACGGGTTGCAATGGTGATTTCTGCGTCCCGCGCAACAAACATCATTACCTATACAACCTCGGGTGCACATGGTCTCATCGCTGGACAGATAGTTACCATTGCAAACTTGACGGATGCAACCTTCAACTTGAGCAACGTAACGATTGCATCCACACCGCTCTCCAACACGTTCACAGTTGCAAATTCAGGAGTGACTACGAGCTTAACATCCCAACAAGGTGATGTATCTGGAACCTCCACTAATCCGACGTATGGGCAGCGTGTTCGTCCAGTCAACTATCCACTCGGTCTCTTTTTGAGTCCACCCTTGTCGACAGGTGTGGCTAGCAATCCAACGATCACCACTTGGTTTCCAGATCCGTACATTGAAGGTAACTTCATCTATTTGACGGAGATGGAGATGAATCAATTGGCACGAGCGGACCAGACCTTTTTGGTCAAGACGGTCAAGTATGTGAACAAAGAAGGACAGTTTGGCGGCAATACTGATTTGGAAATCCCCATGTTTAACTTGGTGACTCGTATTGTGTTTTCATCCCAGCGCTCGGACCGTATCTTGCTGAACGATTGGGACAACTATACGAACTGGACCACTACGAATCGGGCACCCTGGTCTGCAATTAGTACAGATGTGGATACAGCCTTGTATTCTTCTGGACAACAACAAGTCACTTCAGTGTATCCTCGTGATCCAATGACGGATGGAGTCATTCTGTTTGATGGAAAAGAGCGTATCCAACCCAAACCGTTGCCGTTCTTTTCATTGTTGCAGATGTATCGACATACCACCGGTGAAACTACGGGACTGCCGGGTGTCTACATGTATTCATTTGCATTGGACAATACCTCCTATCAACCTTCAGGTGCTGTGAATGGAAGTATGTTCAACAAAATCATTCTGCGATTGACGCTTCAACAACCTCTTCCATTGTCGGTCAATTCAGACACCTCTACTACAGTCTGCGTGTTAACTTCAACCTTATTCAGTCCAAATCCAACCATTATTCCAGCAGCCAATGTGAACTTGACCGACCCTAAAACAGGCAAGTTGTTGTATCCTCCTGGAACGATTACAACGGTGGTTCAGACCAATGACAATGTGGTCTTTACATTCACCTACAATGTTGGAGTGTATGTAGAATCCATCAACTTCTTCCGCATCGTATCGGGCTTGGGCAATCTTGTATTCGCTTCATAATAATGAGTGGTGTCTACTTGGAATCCGCCTATTATGGCGACGAAAAGAGCTTTGCAAACATCACAAAGAGTTTAGCAAAGAAAATCACTGCAGGTATCTTGGAAGTCACTTCCAACAGTGAATTGAAACCTACCTTTGAAGCCGCTCCCGAGACGAGCTTGGACAGTAAGGATGAAAAGAAAATCCGCGAACAAGCAGTCAAAGGGTGTGGAGGTGAATCAGACCAAAAGTGTTTGGAAGCCAAAAAGCTGCAACTCAGTCAGGAACGACTCAAGGAAAAGGAGATGGAAGACCTTGGAAAGGGCGTGATTAAAGGCGAACGATTGACAGTCAACATTGTCGAGAACGGTAAACGAAGAACCTTGATTACACCTGCAGGTCAGAAGTTTCGTCTTGAAAACATCTTGGGAGACAAGGCGTCGGATAAAGATGCAATCCTCGCACTTCCCACTCCTTCCGAATTCCAGAACCGAGCCATTGCATTGATTACAATTGTGTTAAGCACCTTCATTTATGTGTTTGGAATCGTAGCGGTGTATGCAGTCTTTATGCGTCAAGCCGCAGACACTGGAAAGGATTACTTCCGTATCGTTGCCTATGCAGGTGCAGCCACGTCTGCAATGTTTCCAGGCACAGGGTTTCTCATCATTCTAGGATACTTTGGATTCAGAGCATTTATGGACAACATAGTAAAGGAATGATTCAACTCAAATGGCTCGTCGCAGGGTTGATTGTTGGATTGTTGATTTCAACTGTTTTAATTCCACCGACCCGAAAGAAGGTTTCCATTCCTCAACCCAATGATTCAAGTATCTACCATACCGACTCGGGATGTGTTCGATTCGATGCAGTGGAAGTTCCCTGTGTGTCTGAACCAGATTCATTGAATCTACTCGCAAGTCTCAGTAAGAGATAATGATTCACTTCGCTCAAGTGATTGAACGAGCCTCTCCTTTCTTTTCATTCATCATTGGACTCGGGATTGCCGCAATCCTGTTTCACCGCAACTACTCTACAGTCCTCACCTTGGGAATTCCTCTGAAAGACACAACCGACAAGGTCGTCAAGGTGGACGGTAAATGCTACCGATACCGCGTGGAAGATGCATCGTGTGAAAACCCGTCTAATGAATAAACAATGGACGATTCTACATCTCTCGACGCTCTGTTGAATGCAAACCCCCAAGGACCTCAGTCGCAACCCCCTGTGATTCCGATGCCTAGCATCCCATCACCTGGTTACTCGACCATGGCACCTTCCTTCAAACCCACACTACCTGCGATGCGCTGGATGGCTTCTTCGGCCAGCTTGTACATTGCTTTCTTCCTTGCAGCAGGCATCATTTCATTATCCATTCCTCGTAACATGCTTCTTCAATATGTTCCGAATGCCTACACTGGTTCAGGAGTCGTCAGCTGGACGGGTGCAGGTGTATTAGGTCTTGCTGCAGTCATCATTGCACACCTTCTGAATGGGTTCATCTCGAGTATTTTGGGATAAAAAATGGATTCAGTTTGGGGAAAGTGTTGGACATCCCCCCTCTACAATGCAGACTTTCCCACCTCACTATTCTAAACTCGAACGCGAACTCTTGACCGACGCTCATCAGGCGATTACAGCCTGTGACCTTTGGGACTGGATGAAGACCTATACCCCAGACAAAGACAAAGGCTTTGTGTTTTCAACCCATCCAAACCTTGACCGTATCAATGCAGCCATGAAGTATCAAGGACATAGCGGAGGTTCGTATGGATGGACCATGCGAACCATGGAACACATTGCTAAACTTGGCTGGAACGAAGCGTTAAACCCACCCTGTCCGTGCCGTAAAGCAAAAGGACTGACCTTTGGCGGGTGCGGTGTAGCCGGCATTAACGCAACATGTAGTAGACCCACAAGATATTCACCCATGTACACCACAGTGAGCCATGGGTGTGATACTGTCCGTGATACGTATAAAAATACGCCAGAAGACCCAGTAGAATAAGTCCTAGTTCACGCGGCAACAGAAAGTATGTTCCCAAAATCAGACCTATCCAATACGGGAGTCCTTCGAATGAGAAGGGGTCAAAACTCCACTTCCATTGGAAATGTCCATCGTCTGCAACGACAAACCGAAGGTCTCGTGACCCATACAGAAATTCAGTGATGGATTGAATCACAATGTATGGAAGAATAAACGAATACTTTTTTGCTTCGTAAAAGGCGGCTACGGGTTGAGCGAACAAGACCACCTTTCCCATGATTGAAAGAACTCGTTCATCCACAGACTCCGTCCATCGCAGTCCCTCTACAAGCTGCATTTGAGAGACCACTAACGGAAAGAGGTAAGGTTTCCCCTGTTGAGACAAAATGAATGAACACGCTAATCCAAAGACCCAGGTCGTAAACGATACATCTGCGCTATAACACATGCTTACAAATAAGAAAACAGAATAACACAATGTCCCTCATTTCGCTTCTGTTTTCACCTACGTACCTTCGTGAACCTCCAGCGTTTTTCCATCCTCGCATCTTGGTTGGACCTGGGGTATTCTTAACACCGGCGTTTGTTGAAAAGTATGGGATTACCCATGTCATCAACTGCTCCTTTGACGAGTTCTCTCCTCCATGGTGGAGAAGCCGCTATCCATCCAAATACAAAGTGCTGAATGCTGTGGATTCACTGGAGACCAATATTCTAGACTGGTATCCTGAATTTGAAGCTACCTTGCATCAGTTCTTACGAGAGGGAACGGGAATGGTCTATGTTCATTGCCAAGCCGGTATGAATCGTTCTGCGTCTCTTGCATTGGCCTATACCTGTAAGAACTTGGGTATGGAATTCAACCATTTAGTCTCTTCAGTGCGTCGCCAACGACCCTGTATCCTTCACAATCCAGTCTTCATGAAGCAAGTGAATGAGTTTGTAAATGGACGTGTTCAAAATTCGGAAAACGCGGGACAGCCCCACTACGTCTATCGCGACCGGTACTCTCGATTCTTTACACCAGGGAATCGTGCAAACGCTCAAGGACTCCAAAATCAAGCAGGAGAGCCTGCGGGAAGAGCTGGAACAATTACAAACGGAAATATCTCGCCTGTGTTCCACGAATGACATTAACGACATTGTGAAGGCCAATCATCTACAAGACCGGATTCGTGAGATTCAAGAGGAGTTGGAACACGCACAACCTGTCGAAGAGTATTACTTGAAAAACATGGACTTGCTGGACGAGTATTACAAGAAGCAAGATACCTCGGTCAATGCACCCATTTTGCAGTCCAAGGACGCCAACACCTTCCTCAAGTTTTTCAGTGCATCGGTTCCCTCCGAGAATGGTCTGTCTCGCAAGCAGATGTTTGATGAGTATGTTCAACGCATGAAGTTATCGAGTGGTCCAGAGGTCGTTCAATTATTGACCGAGCATTGCGTCCAGTGCAATGTTGCGCGGGAAGAGATTAGTTCAGAAGGTATTTTGGTCTGTCCTCGTTGTGGGTCTGAAGAATATGCATTGGTCGTGTCAGACTTCCCTAGTTTCCGTGACCCACCGAAGGAACGCAACAACTATGCGTATAAGAAGATTAACCATCTCAATGAAATCTTGAACCAGTTTCAAGCCAAGGAATCGACCATCATTCCTGAAGATGTGATGAACGAGGTCATCATGGAACTCCGCAAGCGTCGAATCCACAACATTGCAGATTTGACGGAAGAGGATATACGGCACATTTTGAAGAAACTCAATCGTTCTAAGTATTATGAGCACAGGGCCCACATCCTCTCTCGCCTCAATGGGAATCCACCTCCCACCATTACCCCCGAAATTGAAGAGAAAATACGAGCCATGTTTCAAGATATTCAAGCTCCTTTTCTGCTGTACTGCCCGAACGACCGCACGAACTTCTTGAGTTACTCGTACATCCTCTACAAGTTCTTCGAGTTGTTGGAGTTGGACGAATACAAGGTGTTCTTTCCATTGTTGAAATCACGAGACCGATTGATAGCGCATGACATGATTTGGAGAAAGATATGTTCTTACCTTAACTGGGAATTCATAACTTCTGTATGAGAGCTTCATCACGATCCAAAAAGGCTTGTAAAACTCGTCGCGTTTAGGTCAGTTTAAGTACTCATCTCCGGCACGAACGGCAGCAAGTCCACTTCCAGCCGGTTTTTTCCTTCGTTCAAGGACTTCAATTCTAGAACGAAGACTTGTAACTTCTTGGATAAGGTCTAGGAGTGTGCAGTCTTTGCATTGTATGTAGTAGGTCAGTCTATCCACAGGTATGCCTGTCAGTTTGGATGCGTCTTCAATCTTCATGCCCTTTTGAACCGAGTTGTACCCAAGTCGCTTCAATTGTCTAGTAATGCCGTTCGTAGTTCGACTCACTTCCTTCGCTATTTTAGAGAGGGGTATTCCTTGTTTAACTCGTAGTAAGATGTAGTGGGATTCACCGTCATACCATTTCTTTCCATGTCGTTGAGGGAACTGCATTTTGGGGGAGGAGGTCTGGATACATACGAAAAAATAAATCCGTTTTTACTTGGAGTGTTCCCGATGAATCGCATGAAGGTTGCGAAGAGCTTGAAGCTTTTCATAGAACCAGTACTGGCATAGCATATGAGGTGCGAGTCCTGCTTCGTAGCACATTAAGACTGGAATCGAGTTGGATTTAGGGGAGCGAACGCGTTCACGAATCATGCGATGGACTTCAACTGTGAGTTCGGGAAGAAGGTGTTGAATACGCCGTTGACGAATAAAGGGTGCGCCAAATGCTTCTGCAGAGTACGGATGTTGGAGCACATCGTAGATAAGCGCTAGGCACTGTTTGCAAGGTTCCATTATGCAACACACAAGACTACAAGAAAGGTTACGACTAACAAGGTTGTGATAAGTATATCGAATACTCTGTGGACTATCATTCTACGGCTCCTGTATCTACGCTGAGACTTTCCGTTTTCAAGATGACTTCGATTGGTTTGGGCTCGGTCAGAAACACATTCGTCAACACGCGTTCGACTTCCATCATGGCGGTCTTGACTTGAAGCATGTCTTGTTCACACTCGTCCCATTTGCCCCAGGGATACCAAATCGTATGATTGTGTTGGTTGTGATAGTAGAAGGTCAAGATGGGTTGTCCGGTCCAGGAGGTTCCCATACTGACATTGGCGAGGGAAGGAATGTGGAAGACTTGTTGGTGGATGCGGATGAAGCGAGGCATTGTATACCGTTCAGACACTCGATGGGATGAGTTCCGTTTTTTAGAGAAGTTTGGCTCGTTCCCTCATCCAGGTTTCAATTGGAATGTGTGGCATCAACCATTGGCAGACTTCATCCGTATACGGTCCATCTTCATGGATGTGATAGTTCACGAGTTTCTCGACACGCCAGAGGATGGCACTTTCCGAGCGTTTGAGCGCGGCTGCAACGTCGAGGAACGAAGCGGCCTTGAAACGTAGCATGATAATCAAGGTTCTATCATCTTCGTTCGTCCATCGTTCGTTCTCTTTGGCGGTGGGAGCAGTACGCTTCTGTTCTTCGAGTTCTGCGATGCGAGCGTGTAGTGTTGCGAGTTCAGCGTCAATGGAGTTCATGGTGTATGGAAAAAGCAAGGATAGGGGAACGGGCTTCCGTTTTCACTTCTTCTCAAGTTTTTTTTGACTACAGTTTATAATGCAGATTAGGAACGCGAATCCGATCGCAGTGGATCTTCAAAACATCTATATATCTAATTTTGATTCTTATCGTTCTGATGATCCTCCAGAGTTTAATCACGCTATCTTGAAGCTTGGTACAGATTCAAATGTCCGGGTACTTGCAGGTCAAACAGAGACTGGTTTTCAAGATGGGCCTGGAAATCAGGCTATATTTAATAAACCTATAGATGTTGTATCTTATCGTGGAACCCTGTATGTGCTTGATAGAGGAAATAATGCGATTCGTAAAGTAGATGCTCAAGGAAACGTAACTACATTTGCGAGTGCAACTGAAGGACGTGGATTTAAAGCACCTTTTGATCGTATGTTATGTTTTACAATTGATTCAGCTGGAACGGTTTATGTAGTAGATCGCAATCCTGATGGTAGTCATGTGATTAAAATTACAAGTGCAGGAGAAGTCACTGTATTTCCCAAACTACTTAATTACTTTGTATACTCAATTGCAGTGGATGACTCTGGAGTTCTGTATTCAACTTCACCTGAAAAACACTGTATCTACAGAGCAAAACTTGGAGTTGATGACAAAGCTACTGTCTTTGCAGGAAATGAGCAACAACCTGGAATAGTAGACGCAACTGGAGCACAAGCGCGTTTTTACCAACCTTGGGGACTTGTACTCGGTTTAGATGGAAATATCTATGTTGCTGATTTTGACAATCACCGTATTCGTAAGGTTACACCTCAAGGCGTAGTGACTACAGTAGCAGGTAATGGAAATGGAACGAGAAGGGATGGTTTTGATGTTGAATCGTCTTTCTACTATCCAATCTATTTAGCGTGCCATCCTCGTGATATGGTTCTCTATGTACTAGAAGGTGAAGATGAAGATACTGCGATTCGTTCTGTAGATGCAGAAACAGGAGTAGTTGCAACTATCTATACTGCGCCTGAAGAAGAAGATAATGCCGACGATGAAGATGAAGAGCTCCCAGAGTTTCTTACACCTCCAGCATCTCCTCCTTCAAAAGACATTGAAGCTGGATCAGGTGATGCAATTTCATCGGATGATATTGAAGAAGGTTCAGTTGTAGGACAGATTGTAGGTGAAGGAGGAGTCATTGCAAAAAAAAGTTATTACTTCCCTGCTTCATTGCAAAACTTATTGCAACAAGGACCATCAAAGTTCATAGATCCAATTACTCGTAAAAAGATTGTAGATGTAAAGTGGTATAAAGCTCACTTAGTTCCTGAAGGAACATTAGGCGGTCGTAGAACCCGTAAGTCCAAGAAGTCCAAACGTAAGACACTGCGTAAGAATAGAAAGCAGAGTAATAAAAAGAGAAAATATTAACACTTAACAATGCCTCCAAATAAATATGGAACGGATGGACCAACAGTTGAAATCATCTTTAAAACCTATAAATCATCATCTAGAACAGGAACGTTATTTCTTGGTGGATTAAAGTTTCATTCATTACCACCTTTTCCTGAAGGAGTTATAGTTCTTGATATTTCAAGAAATCCCGAACTGATTACATTACCAGTTCTTCCTGAAGGTCTTCGAGCACTTAACTGTAGAGATAATCCAAATCTTACTATGATTACAGTTCTTTGTCCAGAAGGAATTAAAGATGCTCCTGCAGACTACGTATTTAAAAATTGCCCAAAGCTTAAAGTTCAACCAAACCCTGATGAACCATGTGGTGAGTTTTTTGAACGATTTAAGTTATTTGAAAAAGGACGTGGTGCTCGTAATGCTCAACTAACAGGTGCACTTACTGGATTACCACACGGACCTGAAGCTATAGTTTCTAGTATGTTAACCGGTGAAAAGGGTAATGCATATCAACAGTCAGATAAACTTAAAAAAGAAGCGGGCATTCAAGGTCCTGATCCAAACAGAAAACAATATTCAGGTGGTAAGACGACACGAAAGAGTAAAAAGCGTCGAACCACTCGTAAGTCTAAACTAACTCGCTCGCGTTAAGTCGACGGCTCCATGCGAACAACCAGAGTCCAGACCGTTCACATTTCTCAATCACTTTGGGTGTGAGCTTTGCGCGGTCACGAGTCGACATCTGTTGATTGAGGTGTATGAGTTTATCCCAGAGGTCGTTCGGTGTCAGTTTAGTCTCTTTCATCAGACGATGAAACTCGTCGAGAATCATATCGGAGTTGAAGTTCGGTGCATTGGGTCGTCCTGTACTGACTTTGGCAAGTTTGAACTTTGCACAGAAGGCGTTCCGCATTTCAATCAGGTCACCTGTATCAATCCCAGTCTCTTCCGAAACATAGAGTTCAGGTACAGACACAGCTTTATTCAGTCGAAGGAACTCGGCTTTCACACTCTCGTCGGTCGCGTCCCATAGAATGTCGACGAGAATGGGATGCATGCCTTCAAGCCCAACTAACGCCTCACGACGATGATTGGATTCGTAGCATACCAGTTCTTTGTTAATGCAAGCAAGGTAGAGCATACCGTCCATGCGTTTGGACTGGTCCATGAATGCACGGATTTCAGCAATACGCTGTGTGTCCGGTGGTCGATTGTGTTTCCATCGTTTGATAGGGAGTTCATTGAAGATTGAGTACGGAACCCAGTAGGTGTAGTGGTTGTTTTGAACGGTGCCTGCGCAGTTGTCTGCAAGGTATTTCTGTAAGAGGTGAGCCATGGAAAAAGGGTTCGAGGTGGGTTGTAAATCCGTTTTTACTTAATCATCTTCGTCTTCTTCATCTTCGTCTTCTTCATCAAGCTCTTCATCCTCGGATTCTTCATCTTCGTCAGAGTCATCGATGCATACAACTTCATCTTCATCAGACTCATCGTTGGATGAATCTGATACCTCATGTCATAGCGAATACCCTTTTGCATGAGTCGATGCATAACATTCATTTGCATAATGACTTGTTCTTCCGCAACGATAGCAGGCCCCAGACTTCTTTTTAGGTGATTCATAGACCACTTCACTGTTACATGAACGCTCGTGAACCATGCATCCAAATTCAGTTGTAAAGGTTCGGTCACAGTGTTCACATCCCCAAACTACTTCCTCTACTTCCTCTTCGACTTGTCCACATTGGTTTGCGAAGTGTCCAGCTTCACCGCACTTGTAACATGTGTCTTTGTTACTGCGAAATTCGGTATTTAACACCGTCTTCACATGGTCGGGGAGAGATGTTTGTGTATACGCACCTCCTCGCACATTTTCAATTCCATACTTCTTCATGTAATCCTTGGTCACATTGTTCTCGTCGTGATTATTCGTGAGTGGACGACATTCGAGTATCTTCTTGGGCGCATGTAGTTTCGTCCACGCAGAGCCACTGCCTGATTTATGTTCGTTGAATCGTTTCATTACATCGGTCGTTTTGCCGACATAGTACTTCTTGTTTGCAAGCTGTAAGACATAGAGTTGTTCCATTTTGGGTATGAAAAAAGCTAGTTTGAAGCCTCTAAATCCGTTTTTAGAACGACCTCGACCTCCTGCTTGTGACGATGTCGTTGTACTCGGGATGAACCCAGAATCCATGGCGAAAGGTCATGACGTCTTGTCGTTCCTCAATGTCTTTCATACTTCCGAATCGATGGTAGTTTCGGATGATGATTGTACCTTTGGTGAAGAGTCGTTCCATCGCCCATGCAGTAAACATGTCGTCGGTCGGTTCCAACAAATTTCGTGGAGGAGGTTCAGGTTCATCCTCCACTGAGGATGGGTGGTCTAAGTCGTAGAGGGCTTCCGCTACATTTCCTTCGTTCTCACGAAGAGCCAGTATGGCAGAACTACGACTCACACGTCCCAAGCTCATGACTTCATCTACCTCGCTTTCCAAGACTGAAATGCCGTTTCCAATATGGATGCGTGGTGAGCTTTCACCTTGAAAGAGTGTCATACGCCGACCTGAACGAGCTAATTGCACCCATCGACCGATGTATTGGTCCAGTTGTCCGGTGTCTGTATTCTGTCTCACTGGAAAGTCATCTGGAATGATTGGAGCTTTAGGTAGAACTTCGGTCTCGCCGAGTTCTTTGCGGCATAAGGGGCAGGATGCAGTGGTCTGGGTCGTCCATCGACCAATGCATGCAGTATGAAAGGTATGTGCGCACCCTAGGGTGCAATGGCCTGTAGAGGTAGTAATGGTTTCGAAGCAAATCGAACAATCGTCCATGGTATAGTGTTGGGGGGGAATCCTAGATTATTGGACTTATGAAATCCGTTTTCGAATGACGTTAGATGGAAATACCCATCCTTGCTCTGAACTCAGCTTCCATCTTAGCCCTTCGTTCACTCTCTTCCTTGTCCTCGACCCATGTGAATGTGTAAGGAACGTTGTAAATCGTGCTGCACTCCAAGCTGAATCCAGTGCGCTTGTAGGTGCTGAATCCTAAAACCTCGGAGGCACGAGACATCAAGAAGAAATCCAACAAGGTATCACGAAGCTGTTCGTCTGTGGGTGTTTGGTTCTGTCCGATGTGGCAGACGGCTGTGGGAATGGAGTGAATGTTTCCACCTGTGAGTGCATCCTTAACCGCTGTATTGGTAGAAATCAATACATAGGTCTTGTCTGCGTCAACCTTGGAACGAACAGACGCCACTAAATCCGTCATTAACTGGTCGTTCAAGGTCGCTTGGCTTGAACCGACTGCGTGAGGGAAGCACACTGCATCGTCCATTCGAACATGGAGAACTGAATAGGCACCTGATACACCTAGTTGAGTCAATGAACTTGCAATGTAGGTTTCAAGCTCTGCACTGGGTTGGAGTTTTGATCGAATCAAGGCTTTCTCGGATTCGAGAACCTCGGTATAGATGTTCTCCTTGCAGCAGTGTGTGAAGAAGGTAGGTTGCTGAATCTTGTTGAAATAGCGAACCACTTCACGGACAATGTGTTGATACGCAATGTCGTTCTCATCGTGTTGGACGATTAATGAATCCACATGGAAGTTTCCAATGACTGCATAGTTTGGTGGTCGTTCAAGAGATTCGTCACAGGTCAAAAACTTACTCATTGGATGGTTACGCAAGTCCATATCGAAGGCTACATCTCTTCCAGTGTGTCGTTTGAGAGTTTTGAGTAGTTGTAGCATGGAAATACATCCACGGAGGTAGTCACCCAGACCCGACGCCTTGAAGTCGAGGAATTGGGTTTGATAGATATTGACCACCTTGGTCAGGGTAGAGTTGGAATACGCGGAGGCGATTTCGGCACAGGACATACTTGTATAGAAACACTCACATTTAAATCGGAATCACCTGTTAAGGTTAATGGACACACTCCGCAAGCACATCGATTCCTTACCTGAACCTCAACGACGCGCACAAATCGACCAATTCATCCAACTCTTCCAGCAACATAATGTTCCACCCATTGCTCAAGCGTTTATGGGACTGAAAAACTGTTATCCAGCTTTTCCATTCTTCAAACCGGAGCGTCAGTTTCGAGAATATCTTGCATGGTCTGACTTGTATGATTACAGCCATCATCCAATCGTTCTTCAACTCGCTCAACGATTCGGTGCATCGTAGCAGTCCGAACACTGTAGCCATAGATCGGACATGCTCTGTTGTCCGCATGCGCATCGTCTGGGTTCACCTAATTGGATTCGTTGCATTTCGCAGGATAAACACAATCCTGCGAAGGTTTCGCCCTCTTCTAGTTGGAACATGTCGCCGCACTTGTCGCACTGACATTCTCGGTCGCAACTAGGACAATCTTCCAAGATACAATGGTAACTATCGTGTAGACAGCCTCCATGTTGCATATGGTCTCGTTGTCCGAGTGAATTGTGTTTGCATCCAACACAGGTTTGGAGAATCGGGGAGAGTGATTCGTAGTCGCGGTCCTCTACGCTTCTACAGACATCTTCAACGAACTCTTCGACCATGTAGTCGAAGTCTTCGTCTGGGTCAATTTGCTTGAATTTGAACACACCATCGGTGCAGTACTTTAAGAGTTTAGACCACGCTTCGTCACATCGTAGTCTAAACGCTTCGTTGGTTTCAAAGATACGCACTCGTTGCGTCATATAGTCTTTACAGAGGGTTTCGTAGGTAAGGGTATAGAGATAGCTTTTCTCTTTGCAGGGAGTTTCGTAGATAAGGGTGACTGACATTTTGGGGGGAGGTCTACTTTACTGGACTATTAGAATCCGTTTTTATTGCTTCAAGAGTCCATGTTGGACGTACTTGTGGACCACGGCAAAGACTAACGCGTGGGTGATGAGTTGGACCATGTGGCTTGAACCCGGTGGCAGGGAGATCAAAACGCCTGGTGACAACAGGTAGAAGAGAATCGCTGTGGTGAGCAAGTACATATAATTCATTTTATTAGTAGGAATGGAAAATCTTTAGAACTCCATCAAGCAAGGTCCATCCGTTCGAGTTTTATCGGGGCATTGTTTATTGACAAACCTCTCTCTGGAAAAAACCGCAGAAGGGCCTCCGCGGTTGCCGGGAATACACTTATCCGGTCCAGACACACAGCCTACACCTGGACACCAAATAAGAGATCCTGGACAGGATGCACTCGCAGAGTTACCCGCCAAGAAGAACACTATGACTGCAACGGCTGCTAAAAGGAGATAACCGCTCCACTTTGGAAACTTCATTTGTATCTTACAGGAGTTTCTTCTTCGGACAGGTGTTACACCCGGGCTTCTCTTCAACAACTGGACGGACAGTCCACATGTACATGAAGAAGACTACAAACGCAAGTAAGACGATCCAGGCAATCATTTATCTTGCTCAAAACAGAATGTTCTGAGGAAATAATCCCGAGACCTGCCCCCCAATGGATTCAACCCCCAAACCTGAACTCAATGTTGATGATCTTGATTGCCCCTCTGCTTTACAACTACAACGAATACTTGACTTTAAGAAGCGGTTTCCTAAACTCACAGACCGACATAAACGACGTATCCGATACATCTTGACCAAATTCAGAGCCAAACAAAAGAAGATGTTGGACGAAGGCTACATCGACCCTGACTACGATGACCCTGACCCCTACGACGAAACCTACCTGTTCTACTGCTTTACAGGCACCCTGGAGGACTAAACTAATGGGAATCCCGTATTATGTGGCTTCACTGTTACGGGTGCACAAACACATTCAACGTCGTCTGGTGAGTGGATATAAAGTCGACCTTTTTGCCATTGATTTCAACTGCTTCATTCATCACGCACTCAAAGCCGAGAACCCCATTGGGAGTATTGTGGTCGCACTGTACGAACTCATGCAGACCGTGGAAGCAAAACAAGTCTACATTGCATTCGATGGATTAGTCCCGTATGCAAAGATGGTTCAACAACGCTATCGTCGTATGCGAAACGGAGAGACAGGCGACTTTGATAAACATCAGATTTCCCCTGGAACTCCCTTCATGAAGAAGTTGGCACAAGCACTGCGATTTGTGTTTCCCGAAGTGATTGTCTCCGATACCTTGGAACCTGGTGAAGGAGAACACAAGGTCTTTCAATGGTTACGCACTCAACCTCCTTCCTCCGTCTGTATCTATGGATTGGATGCGGACTTGGTCTTGATTGCGTTAGCACAAAGCCATTTGGGTGACATTCATCTCTTTCGTGAATCGGAAGAGAGCGGACAAACCTTGCTATCGATTCGTGAACTGGAAAAGGTCTTGCCCATCGAGAAGGATGTTTTCATCAAACTGAGCGTCATGTGCTTTGGTAATGATTTCATGCCGAATCTAGCGATGTTTTCATTGCGCGAGAACGGATACACTCGTGCACTCTATTATGCGGACCGAAACGACGCAGATAAAGATGAACTGAAAACCCTCGTGAAGTGTGCAAAGGGTGTGAATCGACATATCTTGGCACCCGATGGACATGCACTGGAACAACGCATGTCGGTCCACTTAATGGATGGAGTGTTGGATTGGGAACCTGTGTGTCGAGCGTTTTGGAAGACCTTCGAGTGGACCCATCATTATTTCACGACCTCTGAAGTTCTCGACTGGGAATGGTACTATCCGTATCCAGAAGCACCTCTACTTCAAACCTTGGAGGACTTTGAACGCCCTACCGAGTTTACCTGGGACCATCCAACTCCAACGATGACCGTCGAAGACCAATTACGATTTATTCTGCCCGAAGCCAGTCTGGTCAAAGCAGGCTTAACTCCAGTGTTTCCAGATGAACTCTACGATGAAGAGAAAGAGTCTCGTCATCCTTGGTTGCGTCGTTTTGCGTGGGAATGTGATCCATGGGTGTCCTTACCTCACGGCACACTTACCTCCGTAAGCGAATACCGTTTGGCGTGATTCGGAATCCTGCAGCTCCTGTTCCAGTTTTGCCTAGAAAGATAGGACGCTGAACTTGGACTTCGTTGGTGCGTTCCAATGCATCTTGTGGAAGTACCACGACATCGGGTCGGAGTTGAATTTGAAAGTTCGTATCACGTAGACTGACATACTCGCTTTCAATACGTTTCATTTCTTGAATCTTCTTGAGAACGACAATGCCATTCACATCTTGCATCACTTTCCAATGACGAGTAATGTGTGCAAGGTAATTGGTACGATACTCCCGTGCAGGACGGGTCTTGACAATGGTATGAAGTGTTGCAAGACATTCTTCAACGGATGCATAGATAGGTTTGTGAATGCGTCGATTCACTGCGTTGTGGGCTCGAAACGTGAAGATCACAAAGTCCTGTCGAGAGTTCAACATTCCTGGAAAGTGAATACGATAGTTATTCAACAAGGTTGAGAAGTGGTCCCGACAACTCGGACAGGTAATCGAGTCACGAAACAACTCTAGCCACGACGACATTAACTCTCGTTCAGCGGTCGTTGGAGTCTCAGAATAGGCACAGGCGGTTGAATGGAGTGTCATCCATCCTAAAGGTCCCCAAATGGATGTCATTGTGTATCCTTAAGAAATCATCCCCGCTTCTTGAGCGTCCGAATAAATCTTGCGAACAATCTTGTCGGGCGTGGTGTCCTTGATAGGCAGTTTGTTTCTGCGAAGGGTTTGGCGAATGACTACAATGTTCAGTTTGGACGCACTCGATGCGATTCGGGCACGGCGTCTGGAGAGTCCCTTTTCAGTGAGGATACGCAAAGTCTTACCTACCTTACGACTCGGTGGAGCTTTGGCGGGGTCGGCAACACCTTCAAATCGTGGTTTGTTTCGCGCGGTCTTTCCGCCTTTGAGAATCCCAAACTTGGGCTTGTTATGTTTGGGTCCAGCCTTCGCTGCAGTCTTGACGGGAGTCTTTCGTCCTCCTTCTTCCATCTTGACGATTTTGACCTCTTGGCTCATTACTCAAAACGGACAAACATTATTTACAGAGAGTCTACCCCATAGTAGATACCATGGAATGGGAAGCAGTTAAAGCTCACTTTGCAAATGGTGTTCGTAGGTTCGTAGACCATCAGATTGATTCGTATGAAGACTTTGTTCGCAATAAGCTGCCCTTGATTATCCAGTCGACGGCACCGATTACCGTCTGGCACGAACAAGACCCCCTGTTGAAGAAATACAAATATGAGTTCAAGCTCTCGTTTGAAAAGGTGACCTATATGAAGCCTCGTATCCAAGAGGCAACCGGTCGCGTCAAACCCATGCTTCCCATGGAAGCTCGTGTGCGTAACTTCACCTACGCCGCACAAATGTATGCAGATGTACGCTTCACTGCCCGAACCTACAAGGGTGAACGATACGAGACTTACGATGAAGAGTCTCGCGTGTTTGAAGGCATCAGTCTAGGCAAGTTACCTGTGATGCTAGGGTCTTCCTTGTGCCTTCTCAATGACTACCCTCTGTCGCTCGAACAGTACGGAGAGTGCGCACATGACCCACTTGGATACTTTATCATCCACGGCTCGGAACGAACCATTCTGTGCCAAGAGAAGGTAGCTGATAATCGTATCATGGTCTTCCAGTCCAAGAAGACCTCCTCTAAACACTCCTACTCGGTGGAAATGAAGTCGCTTCACGAGAGCTTTACGATGCCACCCAAGAAGTTGGAGATTCGTCTCTCTAGCAAGTTCAATGGATTTGGATACCCTCTGCTTGCGTGTGTGCCTCGATTCCGCGAAGACATTCCAGTCATGGTCTTCTTCCGTGCCTTGGGTGTGACTTCGGATGCCGACATTGCAAAGTTAGTCTGGGAATCACTCGATGACCCACACATTGAACTCTTGTCTGCATCCTTCCGTGATTGTGCCGAACTTGGAGTGTTCAGTCAAGACGAAGCTGTATCGTATCTATCCAATCACTTGCAATACGGAACCAATCAAGAGGACAAGTGCGCCTATGTCCGACAACTCTTGGGAAGCGAATACTTGCCGCATGTCCGCTTTATCGGCGAGAACGCACCTCTCGGTGTGTTGAATGCCCGCAAGTGTATGTTGACCGCAAGCATGATTCGTCGACTCATCTTGACCGACCAGAAGTCCATTGCATTGGATGACCGAGATGCGTATCCTAACAAGCGAGTTGTGACCACAGGTGCCTTGTTGACTCACTTGTTCCGACAACTCTTCCAGAAGGTCTGCAATGATACGCGTAACGAGTTCGTACAAGAAGTCAACAATGATGCGTGGAAGAAGGGAGAGGAAGGTCCTAAACCGATGGAGATTCTCAACATCAACAATCTGTACAAGATTCTGAAGTTGTCAACCATTGAAGGCAAGTTGAAGCAAGCGTTGGCTACGGGTAACTTTACGGTTCAAGGTCTTGGAACCAGTAGTAGCACCAGCTTATCGAATGCGACCAAAGTCGGTGTCTCTCAAGTCTTGGCGCGTATGTCCTACACCAGTACCTTGAGTCACTTGCGTCGTATCCAAACACCTGTGGAGAAATCGGGCAAGTTGTTGGCTCCTCGTAAACTCCACGGCACCTCATGGGGATTCGTGTGTCCAGTCGAGACCCCAGAAGGTCATTCAGTCGGTATTGTGAAGAACATGAGCTTGTTGACTTCCGTGTCTCAACACATTCCAACCAATACACTGCTTCACTTCCTCCAAGACCATGGAAACTTGACCTGGATTGAAACGCCTCATGTCTACGAAGGTACTGCAGTGACCTTGAATGGAGTCATTATCGGATACACTTCAACACCCGATACACTGGTGAAACGATTGCGAACGGCCAAGCATTCCTTCCGATTACACCCACACACTTCCATCGCATGGTATACGCTTCTCAATACCATCATCATTGAAACGGATGCAGGACGACTGGTACGACCTGTGTTCCGTCGAGGGTGCGCGTGGCCTGCTGTGGGTGCCGATTGGACTACATGGATGAAGAGCTGTATCGAATACATTGATGCGTCGGAAACCGAGACACTTCACATTGCGATTTCCAAAGAGCATGCAACACCCCAACATACACACTACGAGATTCACCCTAGCTTGATTGTCGGTCATATGGCGAGCAGCATTCCCTTGTCGGACCACAATCAGTCTCCACGAAACACCTATCAGTCTGCGATGGGTAAGCAGTCGATGTGTGTCTACGCAGGCAACTATGCGAAACGACTGGATAAGAACGGCTACCTCTTGTGCAGCTTGACTCGTCCCTTGGTGGAGACGCGTGCGATGAACATCTTGAAGATGCACGAGATGCCCTACGGAATGAATGCGATTGTCGCGATTGCGTGCTACGGAGGTTACAATCAGGAGGATTCGATTATCATGAACCGAAGTTCAGTCAATCGTGGCTTCATGCGTGGACTCTACTATACGATGTATAAGGACGAAGAGCATCGTAATGTAACCTCGGGTCGAGAGGAAAAGTTCATGAAACCCATGCGACACAACACTCGCAAATACAAGACTACGAGTTACGATGCAGTCGGAGACAATGGAATTCCAATCCTTCATTCCACACTTCAAGAGAACGATGTAGTGATTGGAAAGGTTGTGAATCTGCGTAACGATACGGCTGGATACACCTATCGCGACGCAAGCACTACACACAAGAACACAGAACCGTGCCGTATCGATGGAGTGTGGCAAGACAAGAACAGCGATGGCTATCCGTTCATCAAAGTGCGTGTGGTCTCTGAACGCGTGCCACAGATTGGAGACAAGTTCTCCTCTCGACACGGACAGAAGGGAACGGTTGGAATGCTCTTGGACGAAGAAGACATGCCCTTCACTGCGTCTGGATTACGACCCGACTTGATTATGAACCCCCACGCAGTTCCTTCGCGTATGACGATTGCGCAGTTGATGGAGAACATCTTTGGAAAGGTCGGTGTGCGTAAAGGAACACTCGGTGATGGAACTCCGTACAGCCACCTGAAAGTAGAAGATTTGCGTAAACACATGCTGGAATTGGGACTCCATCCCTACGGCAATGAGATTCTCTACAACGGACAGACGGGAGAAATGATGCAGGCCGAAATCTTCATGGGACCTACCTTCTATCAGCGATTGAAGCACATGGTGATTGATAAGAAGCACAGTCGAGGTAAGGGACCGATTGTGAGTTTGACACGACAACCTTGCGAGGGACGCAGTCGAGATGGAGGTCTTCGTGTGGGTGAGATGGAACGCGATTGCTTACTGAGCCACGGTGCCGCGGCATTCACGAAGGAACGCTTAATGGATGTATCTGACCCGTTTCCAACCGGTATCTGTAAGACCTGTGGAACACTTGCAGTGGTGAATGAAGAAGAGATGATTTACTCCTGTGGAACGTGCGGCAACAAAACCGAATTCATCACGAAGACCATCCCGTACGCGATGAAGCTGTGGATGCAGGAACTAGAAGCGATGCATATTGTTCCTCGGATGGTTCTTCAGTAATTCGATTGCGCGTGAGGATATGATAGAGTCCCCATGAAACACAGCTTACACAGATCACAAGCAACACAACGGATGATCCAAGAGCTAACTCTTGGTCTTCGTCCATAGGTATTAGTGTTTTTCACATTGTAAGCCTCTACTCCCATGGAGTAATCACATCCCATATAGGCGTTCCAGTCCAACCATCATAATACAGATAGGATACTGATAACAATGCTTCTGGTAAAGTAATTGTATTGTCACGAATCTCGCGAATCATATCGGCAACACGTTTATAACGCTTTGCGATGAGCTCGGGTTTTGGAGACGCATAATGGTCTGGATTCCAACGAATAAAGTAAACAGGAACGCCTCCATAGGATTGTGTTATATTGACCATACGAGTCTGTTCACATTCACATTGTCTATCACGATGTTGATGTTCGTCACATTCTAGAATCACAACCTTGTCACCAAAATCGAATGTTCGGTCGGGACGTTCTCGTCCACACGCACCATGCTCAATAATGATATCGGTAGAATCACCTCTTAATCCACGCTTGTTCAAATAGTCCATAAGAGCGTTCTGTTTAGCGAGTCGGTTCGTTTCAAATCTCTTTGTGTCGCAATATTCACACTTGTTGTTCTTGTCCAACACCATGACCAGTTTACATGAAATACACTCTCGCTCTACGAGATTTTCATCGTCGTCTGTTTTGTGAAGTTCACAATGCCGAGGAACGAAGTGTTTACCATAAAATGCGGGCTTGCGGCAGTCTACACATTTAGCTTTTGGACGTGTAATCATTCCTGGCTTTCGGTGGCGACTACACCTTGTTTTCTTATTACCCGGAATGCCATACGACGCAAGACTCTCGCAGACTTCGCATATCGGATTAGATACATCAACCATTCCAGACTCTTTATGTTTCGTGCAAAAGCGACCCTTACCACCCGGTAGATCGTAGTATCGTGACCTACTTTCACAACCTTCGTGTTGACATCCCTTTCCGATAACACAGACCATTCCCTCCTTGGAGTGCGCATTGCAGAATTCGGGTGTCTTACCTGGGTAGTTGTAGGATGGTTGAATAGTACAACCTTCATGTCCACATAGACGTGCGAACATATTCTTCATACCTTCTTCTGCATGTGATTTACAGTAAGTAGGTGATTTGATACCAAAGCTTGCAGACTTTTTACACCCTGTATGTTTACATATTCGTACACGAATGTTGATCATACCTTCTAACTTATGTGTACTACAATGAAGTGCATTTATTTGTCCAGGATAGTTGTAACCCGCTGTAACTTTACAATCACCTGTACTACATGCATTCCTATTACACATACCAGGCTCTTTGTGTTTTGAGCAAAACCGTGGAGGGTTTCCTTTCATAGAATAATTTGAACGAAGATTGCATCCATCATGTTCGCAGGTAGTATTACGAACATCCACCATTCCTGGTTCGGCATGGGCTTTACAGAATCGACCTTTTCCACCCGGAACATCAAAGTTACGACTCTTGGCATCGCATCCAGAATATATACAACGAAGAGTTGTCACGTTGGTCATCGTTGACAATGCGTGGTCTTTACAGAAACGCCCTTTCCCACCTGGGACATCAAACGCCCGTGAAGTGGAAGTACATCCTTTATGATCGCAGAGTTTGTTGACAACATTCACCATCCCAGGAAGTGCGTGTTTTTTACAATGACTTCCTTTCGTACCTGGAATCCCAAATGCCTTGGAAGTGGATGTACATCCCGAATGTTTACAAAGTTGAATCACAACATTCTTCATAGTAGGCTCTTTATGACTTCGACAGAAGCGAGGCGTATCGTTACCATAATAGGCCATCTTTGTACACGACTCGCATGTAGGCATTATCATATATAAATATTTTCTTGTTAAAATCGCTCCGCGTCGCCTCATCTTTTTTTTTCGTATTGCGAATCAACATAACAACATGGGAGGTGGTCTTTTACAGCTTGTCAGCTATGGCGCACAGGATATCTATATTTCAGGTAATCCCCAGATTACCTTCTGGAAGGTGCTTTACAAGCGCCATACAAACTTCGCCATGGAATCCATTGAGGTTACCTTCAACGGCCAGGCCGACTTCAACAAGCGTGTCACAGCGGTGATCAACCGTAACGCCGACTTGATGTACCGAACATACGTCCAGGTTGTTCTCCCAGCAGTCGACCTCACAGCTGGTTCCACCAACTTGAACCGATTCCGATGGCTCAACTACATCGGTCACAGACTCCTCAAGGTCATTGAGCTCGAGATTGGAGGTCAGCGAATTGACCGACAATATGGCGACTGGCTCCAGATCTGGACCCAGCTCTCCCAGGATGCAGGTACCATTGCAGCCCTCGACGATATGATCGGTAACACCCACGATCTCGTCCTCATGAAGGACCGACGCGGTTATGCCTTGGATGCCTCTTGCGCCGGTGCCGAGCTCACCAACTCTTGCGCTCCCCGATCTGGTACACCAGCCAAGACCCTCTACATCCCTCTCCAGTTCTGGTTCTGCAGAAACCCCGGTCTTGCTATCCCATTGATTGCCCTCCAATACCACGAGGTCCGCATCAATGTTGAGTTCGAGCAATGGATCAACTGCTGCTACTATGAGTTGACTGGCTCCACTGCAGCCGCAACCTCCATCCAGTCCTTGACTGCTGCCTCCCTCTACATTGACTACGTGTATTTGGACACAGAGGAGCGACGACGATTCGCCCAGCAGACTCACGAGTACCTCATTGAACAGCTCCAGTTCACAGGTGCCGAGTCCATCACCTCCTCCTCCAACAAGATCCAGCTCAACTTCAACCACCCAGTGAAGGAGCTCATCTGGGTTGTTCAACGAGATTCCTTCGTCGACTGCACACCTAACCAGAACTTCATCAACGAGGTCAATGGATGCCAGCCATTCAACTACACGGATGACTTCACCACGGAGGGTATCGTCATGGATGTCCTCGCCCGTGGCTCCCTCGGTAACACCAGCAACGTTACAGCCAACCAGGCTATCCCCACCACTGCTGGCGACGGTCCTTCTGGTCCTTACCTCCCAGGCTTGGGAATTGCCTTCGGTCCTTCTCTTGGAGGTGCTTCTTGGTTGGACTCTGGTTCAGACCAAGGCGAAGAGGTCTTTGCAGCCACCACCAACTACCTCCTTTCCAAGGTTATCCTCGATTCAGGCGTCAAGTGCTCTGGCAAGAACCCAGTCGAGGTTGCCAAGCTCCAGCTCAACGGCCAGGACCGATTCACAGAGCGCGAGGGCCGATACTTCGACCGCGTTCAGCCTTACCAACACCACAGCCGAACCCCATCGGTTGGTGTCAACGTCTACTCCTTTGCCCTCAAGCCAGAGGAGCACCAGCCATCCGGTACATGCAACTTCTCCCGTATCGACAAGGCAACCCTTCAGCTCACGGTGTCTGTCAACACGGTCCGCTCTGGCCGCACGGCCCAGGTTCGCGTCTACGCGGTGAATTACAACGTTCTCCGAGTCATGTCAGGCATGGGCGGTCTTGCATACTCCAACTAAACGTGACGTAGTATACTACATTAAATAAGTAACAACAAGGGGAAACCCACCACTGTGTTTGGAAACCCAAAAACAGTTGTGATTTCAGTAGTAAATGATTCATTTCATCTTAACTAGTGGAATGGGAAATGCAGGGGGGTTCTTCTCTGTGTTCTTCTTCCTTTGTAACGCATACATCCGTGCAAAGAAAACGAACACTCCATTCTATATCGCTCATGCGGATTGGCCCTACAACCGATGGCATGATTACTTCACAACGTTGGACTTGAAAGATGATTACTTTACATCACGACTACGTTGTTCACACTTGAATGTACCAAGCGACTGGAAGTACACATTGGGAGACTATAGGGATGCGATTCGTGAAATATTTGTATTACGCGATCCTCTTATGGCTAGGGTTGAATCCATCGTGTCTTCTCTAGGTCCATTTATTGGACTCTTTGTTCGACGAGGTGATAAACTCTTCGAAGAAGCCAACTACATTCATGTGAAGGATATACTCTCACACATTCCACATACCGAAAACACTACGTTCTTTGTGCAAACCGATGACTATACCGTAGTTGAAGAACTTCAACAAGAGATGCCTAACAACCGAATTGTTACCATTGTTCCTACTACGAAACGAGGATCCTATCATAGCAAGGCGTTTAGAGAGCGCGAACACCGACACGATATTCAATCATTGGAAGAGAAGTCAAAGGAACAGAAACAAGTTGAAACCGAAGAAATGCTTGTAGGGTTGAGTGTATGTTTGCGGGCTACAGAGTGTTGGACCGACGACACTTCGAATGTGGGTCGATTCCTAAAACTGTCCAAGCCAGAGACTGTAAAGATTTACCCACAGGATTATCCATTGGACCCATCCAGTATGGGACATCCTGCATGGACACTTCGGTGTGTTTAGAAGTCCAAAAAACAGTTACGGGTCAAACAAATAAGTATGAGTTTGTGTATCCTCTATCTCGCATCTCCTCTTTCCTTTCGAATTCCCGGGTCCACTGTGTCGCGTTACAGTATGCTGGAGGCATCCATTCGTCAAACTCGCAAGTGTTTTCCAAATACAGACATTTTCGTATTTCATGAGGATTTCACGATGGATGAAATAGTTAAGCTTGAAGGCGTTAAGCACTGTATTCAGATTGATTTCAAAGGGTTTGAAGGCATTTATAATCGTTCACTTCCTCAATCACGTGGATACCTTATGATGTGTCGCTTCTTCAGTGGAATTGTACAATCGTTTCCGGTTCTACAGTCGTACACACACTACATGCGATTGGACGATGACTCCTTTTTCCAAGAACCTTATCCTACACAGTCGTCCATAAGTTCATGGTCAACAAAGGATTATGTCTATCGGTCTTTGTTCTGTGAAGCCAATGATCAGTCGTCATTGTTTGAGTTTACAATGGAGTTTGTGAAAAAGGAACTCGGAATTCAATACTATCTTCGTTTACCTAGACTCTATGCCATTTTGCGAAGTAGAGGTGTTCTACTAAATGAACGATACACGGGTCTTGCACCGTATAACAATTTCCACGTCTCGAGTTTTCAAATGTGGAAGAGACCTTTAGTTAGAAAGTACATTCATGCAATTGAAACCAGTGGAAACATTTTCAAGAAAGGATGGTTGGATGCAAACATCCATGCAATGATCGTGTTTGTCCTCTCACAGATTGAAACGATTGAGGTTGGTACGGATACTACATTTGGGTATCGACACAATACCCATATTTGTCCTATAGGATCTTTCAATGCGTTAGCAACACCTGATATTGACTTCTTTCCAGGTATGAAAGAACTTACAACAGCCTAAACGATAAAGTTGTTACTAAACAATGCAATATCCAATTTATAGCCCTGATATCCAACCGTATACAACGTCGGTTCGAAAAGCGATCGATGATGGGTGGATTAGTTCACAAGGAGAGTTTATATCAAAAGCAGAAAAGGCATGTGTAAACGTGATCGGTTCTCCTTACGTTGTTCTTGTAAACAATGGAACAAGTGCAACCCATCTTCTCTATAAGTCGCTGAAGTACAAATACCCGAACATCCAACGAATTTACGTGCCTGATTACGTATTCGTTGCAGTCTGGAACTGTGCATTATACGAATATACTCCTGAACAGATTTCGGTATTGAAAATGAACCCGAAGACATTGAACATGTGTGAAGACGAGGAATACTTGTTATCACTTGAAGCGAACTCTGCGGTGGTGGTTGTTCACAATGTCGGTAACATCGTCAATGTCCCTCGTATGCAACGATTACGTCCTGATTTAGTCTTTGTAGAAGATTGTTGTGAAGCATTTCTAGAATCGTATGAAGGAGTTACCGTAGGAACAAAGTCACTCTGTGCAGCAGTGTCGTTCTTTGGAAACAAACTCATTACGACAGGTGAAGGTGGACTCTGGTATACACATGATAAAGCTCTGTATGAATTCATTTACAAATCATGCCATCATGGGACAACCACTGAACGTTATGTCTATGATGTCCTTGGTTACAATTACAGAATGACAAACTTGCAGGCTGCGTTTCTGTTTGATCAACTACAGGACATTCAAGCGATTCTACATCGGAAGCGCGAAGTCTATGAACGATATGTGCGATTGCTCAAAGACACCGACTATACTCCATCGACTACAGGCTTATGGATGTTTATTCTGCGATCGAATACTCAAATTTACTCAACCCTCCAAACACGTCTACGAACATGTGGTGTAGATGTCCGACCTATGTTTTACAGCATTCATACACATAGCCATCTCCGATCGATTACAGCAGAGCCACAGGATATCCAACACTCTTCATTGTGTATGATTCCATCGTCTCCAACACTGTCTGCATATGATCAAACATACATCATTCACTGTATGATCCAACCCACTGTGTTCGATATTCGTCAAGCAACGTCCATAGGATTACATAAATTTCTAACCCATGAACTCCCACCTACGTTTCGCTATTTTCAAACACGAGATCCAACAACCTGCCTTGAGCGACATCAAATGACGGTATTAGTGTACGACCAAGGTAGTCCAGTTGCTTATGGACATATCGATGATTCCTGGATTGGCGTATGTGTTCTTCCAGTACATCAACGAAAGGGATATGGTTCGTACATTCTGAATTTCTTGGTACTCTATGCAAAAGCAATCAACGCTTCTTATTTGCGTCTCAGTGTTGATAAGGATAATCATACTGCAATTGAACTCTATACAAAGAAGGGATTCACCACTCTTGAAATAGCGGATACATACTATTTAATGCGAAAGCAACTAGACTATATATGATTCGATTACCGGTTTCAATTGGAGAAGCGATTGATAAGCTCACAATCCTAGATATAAAGTGCAAGCGTATCCGCGATGAGACGCGAAGACAGCATTGTCAAACCGAATACGACCTATTGTATGAAGAATTAAAGGACTATGTGAACAACCTACCGTTCTATTACAAGCAGCTATATACAGTGAACGACGAGATTTGGGTCATGCAAGACACTATACGCGCTTGTCCAGATCCACAGAAATGCGTAGATATACTAGACAAGAACGACATGCGATTTCGAATCAAAGATGTGATAAACCGTGCAGCAAAATCATACATTCGTGAACAAAAAGGATACCCAACAAGACGTGCTCTCGTGATTGGACACATGGGAATTGGCGATCATATTGGATTGATTGGAGCAGTACGATACATTGCTATGCAACATGATGAAACCGTTGTTGTTTGTAAACGACAGTATGCTACAAATATCCAGTCATTCTTCACAGACAATCCCACGATAAAGCTATGGGTTGTAGAGGGTGGTTACTTACAAGGAAAGAGTCCGTCCGACACACAGCGAGGTGAATCTGTTGAATACGATCCTGAAGATTGGACCACTGTGTATCGATCTGGATTTTACAAGCTCCCACACTCTGGCTTCGGAGACCTTCCAAAGAACTTCTACATCGACATGGGAATTGATCCTGCAGTTCGCCACACCCATTTCCATATTCCGAATACAGAGAATGCATTGGCGATGTATGAAACCGTACGAAACCAACCATATGTTTTTGTTCAACAACAATCGTCTTCTCACTTCACAGAGTTGGTGACGTGGGACAAAGATGAAATTCTTACAATTGACCCAAACGTAAACTTATATCCTAACGATCATCCATGGCACACACTAGCACAGTCATTCGTGAATCAACCTTTCATAGATTACGTAGAACTCATCAAACATGCAAAGGAAATACACACAATCGACAGCTCTTTTTACTGCTTGTCCTGTTATATTCCGTTAGAGGCTGAAATAAAGAGATGTTATTCTCGTGAAACAGGGGCTTTCATACCAACGTATGACTTTTCATAATGAATCGTATTGCAGTAGTTACAGGAGCAAATGGACAGGATGGATCGTATTTATGCGAACTCCTGTTAGAGAAGAACTATCTAGTATTTGCCTGTATTCGCCGATCATCGCAGAATACGTTAGATCTACTTCAACCTATCCTTCCAAGGCTGAACATTCGATACATTGATATGAACGACGCGATCAGTCTATCCAATGTGATTCGCGAGGTAGACGAACTCCTACCCAACTATGAGCGTTGTGAAATCTATAACCTCGCAGCACAGTCTCATGTACATGTCTCGTTTTTTATACCCGATTACACATCTGAATGTGATGCTCTAGGATTACTACGTATTCTAGAATGTGTGCGCCAGTCTAGGCATTGCAAGAAGATGCGAGTCTACCAAGCATCCACGAGCGAACTGTATGGAGACACTACAGGGTACGAGATACAATCAGAGACGACACCTTTCCGTCCAAGATCTCCTTATGCGACTGCGAAGTTGTATGCGTATTGGATTTCAAGGAACTATCGTGATTCGTATGGGATGTTTATTTGTAATGGAATTCTGTTCAACCACGAATCGCCTAGACGTGGAGTTGAATTCGTTACGCGAAAGATAACACGCGGTATGTCGGAACTTGTTAACGGTACTCGAACTGCACCAGTAGTGGTTGGAAACTTGGATTCAAAACGCGATTGGGGCTATGCAAAGGATTACGTCGATGGAATGTGGGCTATCATGCAACATACTGTCCCAGATGATTGGGTTCTTGCTACAGGCAGTGTACACACAGTACGCGACGTCATTCAGTGCGTATCGAACCGCATCAACGTTCCACTAACGTGGAAGAAGGATGATAGCGGACTTGAGTATGCAGAAGATGCAACTGGAAAGAAATGGATCGTTCAGTCAAGTGAATTTATGAGACCCAACGACGTGACGTATTTGTGTGGAGATTCACGTAAAATACGAGACGTTCTTGGTTGGAACACCAGTGTTACCTTTGAAGAATTGATCACGACAATGGTCGATCATGATCTTAAGGATACCGAAAAGAGGTAAAGTACTTTTTGGATTTATGTCCTAATAAAGCAGTGGATCTAGGAATCTGTAGCTGGTGTGAAATGATCTCTGCACATGTTTGATCATGCCGATGACCTCTGCATCTAGAATCGAGACTCTCTGTAGTATTCAGGTTGTCCCATCGTCCAATGAAGATCCCATCTTCGGATGCCTTCTTCCAACGATCAAAAAACACAGATGTGATTGGATGTCTGAAATCAAATATCATTAGACACGCGTACACTGCTTCGATCTTCATAGCATCATCACGACTGATCCCAAAGTAATTCAATGCCGTATCATTGGCGAAAAGCCCACTTGCATGTTCATCCCCTTGCAAATAAACCCCCTTTTCAGAAGTCTCTTGAAATATCTCAGTAAGGGGTTTTTCAAGACGATTTATACAGTCTGACCATACGATTACAGAGAATCCCTTCTTACGAACTGTTTCAATACAATGTACTTTGAATGCATATGGGTTGTCTGAATGTGTAGGACTGCGTATCTCCGAGAACTCGTGAAAGCAAAACACTGCAGCATCAGGATAGACGTTTAACACAGACCTTTCAAAGTCTTTCTCGAACCCTCTATACCGCCCATTTGAGAACGTAACGAATGCTGTGGTTCTGTCTTGTAAAACGAACTTGCCTTTTGAAAATTGTATATTCATTATATAATCTGTATACTCACTATGGTAAATGTGTTTTCATTCTGCCTTTACGGCAGTGTAAATCCACTCTACTATACTGGACTTCTTGAAAACATCTACCTGATTGGACGGTTTTTTCCCGAGTGGAAAGTGTATGTATACCTTGGTTCAGATGTAACAACCGATATGAGAGAGTTACTAGTGTCAGTTCCTTTTGTTGTTGTAAGAGACACACACATCACAAATGCCGAGAATATGATTCATCGTTTTTTTGCGATTGATGAAGAGGAAGTGGAACTAATGATCGTGCGTGATGCAGATAGCCGTATTCACTGGAAGGACCGATGGGCGATTCAACAGTTTGTACTCCAACCCAACTATACTGGACACATCATTCGAGATAACAATCAACATCGGGTAGCTATGATGGGAGGTTTATGGGGAATTCGTAAACGTGCGAATATATGCATTCGGTACGAGTATGAACAATTTTGCATTCATCCTAGAGATCACGGTGCTGGTCTCGATCAAAGCTTTCTTGCTGAACGAATTTACCCAAAGATTTTGAATACTGCGCTGGTTCACTGTAGTTATGGTATTTGGTTTCCAGGTGAAACACATATAGAGTTCCCTTTTGCATGGACACCAGACGTATTCTGTGGAAAACCAGAATCCCCTTGCTATATTGATCGACCCGAACCTCAACAAGAACTGCGAATACAACGTGAAGGACCTATTCATACATCACCATTTAAAGTTAGACTGATCAGATAAATAAATGCAGGACATTAGTATCCTTATTCCAACCATGAAACCTCGTCAAGCATTGTTTGAACAGGTTCTTGCTGAAGTTCAGCGTCAAATCCGAGAAACACCTGAGATTCGTGTAGAAGTGTTATGGGAATCGGATAATGGAGAACTTACATTAGGACAGAAACGCAATGTCTTGATGGATCGGTGTTCTGGGAAATACCACTGCTTTGTTGATGATGACGATGTCCTTGCACCTTATTTCCTCAAGACATTCGTACCTATGATCCAAAGTACTGAAGACTATGACTGTGCGTCATTTGTAGGAGCTCATTATGTAAGAGGTAAGTTTAACAAGTTATTTCATCATTCATTGGACTATCCTGAATGGTATGAAAAACCTGACCGCTTTATTCGAAGTGTCTCTCCTATGAATCTGATTCGCACGTCGATCGTCAGACAGGTTCGGTATGCAGATATTCGTAATACAGAAGATCACGAGTTTTCTAAACGACTCATGGCTTCTGGTTTGTTAAAGAAAGAATTTAAGATCCATCCAGATCGTCCAATTTACCACTATATTGATGGAGTGAAGGAAGATCGACATGAATGGAGATATTCGTGGATTGGAGACAGTCTCTATTTATATAAACCATTACCTACAAGTGCGTTTCAAATGAATACCGCTAATACAGTGTCCGGAAATGTAGTCTACCCATTTCTCAAATTATCTCGTCACTAGAATAAATGGAAGGAGGTAAGAAATCGGCCATCGGCTCACGAGCACAAGTCATGCACGGCACAGCAGACCACACATCCGGTGGACTCACCAAGAGCGACCTCAAATACAATAAGGCAGGACGCATTGTCTCGCGTAAGAAGTCTATGAAGGCCAAGAAGGAGAACCGATTGGTCAAACTTGGATTCAAGACACGTAAGGGTAAGTTTGGATTGGTCAAGAAGGGCAAGAAGGACTAACTTCTCTACATACAATAATGGGATTCGGTCTATTTGGAACACCACTCTACCTCAACGAGAAATGCATTGTGTTTTCAGCCTTTGTCCTTGCGGTCTATTTCATGCCTCATCAGAAGGCATGGCAACATGAAGCAGTGTTTGCGTTCGTCCTTGCGATGACTGCGTATGTCTTGATGGCTTGGTACGACTACCTATACGACTGCAATGATAAGCTTGGACCTACGTTCTTTGGAGCGTTGATTGGTTGGGCCAAACCTTACGGCGGTGTGCCTCCTGAATATCCACCGCTCCCTATCAAATACAAGAAGATTGTCGCAGCCTTTGATATCATTGTCCTAGTTGTCTTGCTGTCACTGGTCTTCTATCCTTACACAGGACGACTACTGAAATACTATTTATCTTGATAGAGTAATGGACCCTGGCACAGCCGCAATACTCACTCTTAGCACCATCACCGGCATTTCCGGATATGGTGCTATGAAGCTCAACGCCAAACGAGGCGCTTCTATTGACGAGGAAGTCAAAAAGGCAATTGGAGATGCTCAAGCGATGATTAAGGCATCCGAAGATGCTAAACTCATTGCAGAACAGGAACGCAACAAGAAAGAAGAGGAAGTCAAAAAGCTCGCGGCCGAAATTTCCAAGATGCAAAAAGCCCAACAACAGTTAATCTCTGAAAAGGATGTATTGTCCAAGAACCTTGAATCGGCTACTGAACTTGAAAAGACCTATCGTGAGTTGAGTCCCGAAGTCTTCAAACAAGCCATTAACGATTTCAAGGCCAAACCTGAAATCGAGAATCTCGGTCATCCAGAACTATTTGAACCCTTGTTGTCCCGATTCTCGGTGACTCGTGGAACCGCTCGTTCGCTCTATGCAAAGTTTGAAAGTGCAGTGGTTGGAATGATACCCAAGGCAGAATTTGATGCACTTCTGCTTGGCGCTCTCAAGAATGGAAGGACTTCTTTGGAACAACGACAAACGAAGGAGGCTGAAGAAGCACAGGTAGCTAAAGAGAAAGCAGCCGAAGCAGCCAGAGTGAAGGCAGCCGCTAAAGCCAAGGCAGCAGCAGAAGCTCAAGCAGCAGCAGAAGCCCAAACCCAAGCAGCAGCACCAGCGGAACCAGAACCTCAAACTAGAACTGTGGAACCAGTCGAGATAAACGCTTGTAAACAAACGTTGAGATCATTAGGTATTCGGGACTTGTCTTCATACCGTAAATGGAGTCGAGATAATAAGAATGACCCACGATTTGCAGAAGTCAATAACTGTGCAGACATCGTATTGAAGAACCGAACGGGTGGAATGCGGAAAAAGAAGTTAAGGACTCGCCGCGGGGGTAAACAAAATGACAGACGAACTCGTCGTAGCTAAAACGGTTCAAACTGCCCCCATTCGAACACTGGCTGAGGGATTGAAATCTATGTTAGTCGAGATGAGTCTAGTCTTTGATAAGGATGGAGTCCGTATGATTGCAATGGACAATACACGAACAGTGTTGACTCATATGCGGTTGTATGCGAACAAGTTCGAACATTACGAATACAATCACACCTCTCCGCGTTTGGATGTGGGATTGAATACGGACCATTTCTATCGTGTTGTGAAGACGGTGACGAATGACGATACGATTACCTTCAGTGTTTCCAAAGCAGAAAGTAATCACTTGACGATTACCTTGGAGAATGGAGAGAAGAAGCGATTGGTTAAATACAGGTTGAACTTGTTGGACCGAGACGATAGTGATATTTCCATTCCCGAACGAGAGTTTGCGACACGCATCACCATGCCTTCATTGGACTTCCAGAAGATTTGCCGTGACATGACCTTGTTGTCCGCAAAGACGGTGGATATCAAGAATGTCGGTAACGCACTGACCTTCACTTGCAAAGGTCCGTTTGCCTCTCAAACCGTGACCATGGGTGATTCTGCGTCTGAAATGAATATCAACAAGAAAGAGTCGCAAGAGATTGTCTCCGGTACCTTCAGCTTACCTCACTTGGTATTGTTTACAAAGTGCTCGAACCTTTCGAATAGTCTCGAAATCCATATGAAGAACGACTGGTTCTTGATGATACGCTACGTAATCGCGAACCTCGGCGATATAAAGCTTTGCTTGATGCCTTGTTCCGCTTAATCCTTAGGGTCCAATGGTAGGAGGTTGAAACCGTCCTACTGCAAAGCTAGCCATTGTTTCTTACACCAAGTATAAATGTCGGGTCTTCCTCCAAAACATGATACAGTGATGAAGTTCACACCGCGCGACAATAAGAGGTTCGAGCGAGTCAAAACCTTGCGTGCAGAAGGAAAACAGGAAGACGCAGACGCTCTAGAATCGCGTGTGGCCGATAAGGTGATTGGTCGTGAAGAACGAAGAACACGGCGTATCCACACCTACGGAATCAAGTCCGTTCGTGGAGGCGATAAGGGTGGAGACATAGTGACACACCTGTTGACCATCCGCAATCAAATCAAGTTGTACCACTGGCAGACAAAGCAGTTTGCACGTCATACAGCAACGGATGCATTAACTACCGCCCTGGACTTGAACATCGATGCGTTCGTAGAATCCTATATGGGACGCTACGGTCGACCGATGGTTTCAGGGTCCATCAAGCTTCATAATTTCAGTGAATCGGCAGCCAAGTCCTTTGTCGCCAAGGAAAGCAAGTATTTGGAAACTGAGTTGCCCAAGAAGATTGGAAAACACGACACCGACTTGCTGAACTTGCGCGACACCATTCTCGGTGAACTCACCAAGGTTTCGTATTTGTTCACTCTTCAGTAAAACGCAACAGAGGCTGCAAAGTTGTAGTTGTTCATGTTTCCACCTGAAGGAACCATGCGAAAGTCAAAGGTATCCCCTCTTGAATAATCAACGGATTGTGTTATAATGGAGGATAGTGTTTGTCCTGCTAGAATCGTCATACTCATATCTGTAATTGCATTGTTTTTGTAAGCAGTCAGCTTGACAGAGTTACCTGTAGGAATGGCTGGAGAAGACTGAAAGGTTCCCGAAAACAATATCATGTTTTGAGTGACTGGAATTCCAAAGGTAGAGGTTGGTAAATCGCCTTGTTTGACAAATCCTGGAACGAGGTAATAGGTTGTTCCATTGGTGTAATTTCCAGTCGTTCCGAAATGAGTGATCGCACCTTCAGTGGTAACTGAAAAACTATTCCCATTTGCTGAATTATTCACAAGGTCCACAGACCCAAGTAGAATTGTTCCTGCAGTTCGATTGATGTCGTGATTTGATGGCTGTGTGATATGGTCTCCACCTCGGACGGTTGAGTATTTCAACGATGCATACGACCCTGCATTGGTCGTTTCTACACCGATAATGTTCGAACCTGTTCCTCGCGTATTGATGTTCGTATCGCGAATTGCAAACCAGTTGGAGCCTGTTACATAGAGTCCTCGTACTGGACCCGAGCTTGATGCATCTACACTGATTGTGCTACCACGCACAGCATCTGCTGCACTATAGGTAGTCGCTGAACTTCCAGATGAAAGCATTCCTACAATCGTGTTTGAACCTGTTCCACTGGATGTTACATTCGTAACACATACACGTAACTTGGATGCGATAGGCGTTCCAGAAGGCCAGTCAATGCCTGTGAGATTCACATTTGAGGCAGACGTCAATGTGAAGGTCATGTCTTCTACACGACAGTTGGAACCCATCGTGAGAAGTGTTGTGTTGGAGGTTGTGTTCAATTGTTGTACAGTTACAGTTTGAACATTCGCACCACGAAGGGCAATTCCGTTAGGTACTGTGATTTTTTCATTGTAGGTTCCAGGTCGAACAAAGACAGTCTGACCCGAGGATACATTACTGAGTGCTGCATTGATAGTCAAAAAGGGGTAACGAGTAGGGTCTGCGGCGGCAGTCGTATTATTACCGTAGACCCCATCGACAATGAGGGTATTTCCAATTTGAGGGATAGGACCGGTTGCACCTGTTGCACCAGTTGCGGTTGCGCTTCCAGCAGGACCTGTCGGACCCGTCGGACCATTCTGTGTAGTTCCTACTTTTCCTACGCCAGGGATGTAACGGTAAAGAGGCGGACCTGTAAGGGGGGGAACGACACTCATTGATTCTTATTTAGGACGCAGATTATGTGCCTTATACGCGATGTCGTCACCCAATTTCATCTTCAAGGTGGGCGAGAACAACTTGCGGTCACACACAGTACTGAGGTTGTTCCAGATTTTGATGATGTGGAAGTGTCCTTTGGGCGACACAGTGACTCCGACGACGGATTCGTTGTGTTGTTTCAAGAGTGTGTTCGCCATGCAGTGGACCATGCAGTCAATCAGCACATTATGAGTGTCGTGGGCGTCGACTTTCTTGGACCATGCGCCACCTTTATCATTTTCGGGTGCGTCCCAGAGTGGACGATATCCATCGCGCATCAGGAAGAACATGCCTGAACTCCAGGCTTCGGAGGAGATGGCTTCAACGACCGACCAGAATTCGGAGGGAGTGTCGAAGGTGAGAATCTTAATGTAGCTTTCAAGTGAGTAATCATTATTGTTGGGGTCGTGATACCAAAGTACCCATTTCTGGGAAAGTGTGTCTGTCATTGTGGAGGGGGGAAGTTGATTTAGTTGTGAGTTTTAAATTCGTTTTGAAAAACGGATTTGTATCCGTCTAAACACTAAACCTCCCCCCTCTCACAATGGATGTCTCTACTATCTACGCAGCACGCAGCTTACCACGCCCCTCTCTCGGTGAGGACATCCTCGCCATCATTTCCAAACTCAAGATTTCATTCAAACCCCCGTTCCGTCGTTTCCGACCTGTGAAACGAAACGACGAAGAGGACAACTGGCGTAACCATGCGCTGGTCGCCGCAGTTCGCAAGGTCAAGGAGAAAGACGACCCAGATTACAGCGAGATTATGAGCAACATCAACAAACTCAGCAAAGCCAACTACAGCAAGCTGATGACCGACTTCTTGGAGCGTATCCAGAAGCGAGATGCACTCTTCCGTCTTCGTGTTACAACCTTGCTGTTCGACTTCGGTATCAAGTCCAACTTCTTCGCACCCATTCTCGCCGATGCCTACAAGGACATCGTAGCCGCCCACCCTGACGCACTTCAAGACCTTGCAACTCAAACTGCAATGTTCGGAACCTTATACGACACCGACCGCATTGTGACTGTACCTCCCTCCACTGAACCTGGATACGACGATGCAATCATTGCCTGGACCAAACAGAAGGAAACCAAGCGTGGCTTTGCCGTCTATGTGTCCGAACTCTACAGTCGTGGGTTGGTGTCTGAAGAAACCATGACTGGATTCTTGAAGACGGTGTTCGATGACTTACGCGACAGTGTTCGAGCCGCCAAGAATCCTGCAAACGAAGAGCATGTCGACGCACTGGTTCGATTCCTCTTCGCAGTGTCGACCAAGGTTGCGGTCAAGACTTCGATTCAACAGCTCCTTGCGATTCCCAAACCTGAAGTTCCCAGTCTTAGTATGAAGAGTCGCTTCAAGTTGGAGGATGCAGCCAAGGCGTCCAAGTAACTCTCGTTCAAATAACGCAGAACGCCTCCTTGCGTCCAGACAAATGTCAACACCTTCTGCAACAGTAATGGTTCAGGCTGCCAAGGTCGCACTCCAACAGGACCGACCCATTTATTTGGATTACTATGAGGACAGCCTTCAGAAGAAGTGCTGTATCGGTGTTCGGGATACAACCAAGATGTTAGTCAAGTCCGACACAGAGTATACCTCTCCCATTGAATCCATCATGCGTATCAAGGAAGACAACACTTGGATTATCCTCACAGAGAACTCCTTGTACATTGTCTCTGCAGACATCCCTGTGAAGAAGATCGTCTCTTCGGAGGCGTAAAATGGATTTTTTTACGGCTGTGGAAGTAGAACGTTAATGGAACAGAACCACTGTATGGGCATCAAAGCCGACGGCACACGATGTCAAACCTACGATAACCGAATTCGAGAACCTATGACTCACCTTCGATTCTGCGGAATTCACTGGCGTTCCTATACGAAACGCGTTGAACGCATCGCACACTTTCATCCAGGAGACGGAATTGAACTTCACCATCACCAACCCGGAATGTGCTTGAACTTTCACTCACGAGGAACCGCCTGGTGTAGAAATCACGCTGTACCTGGTCAGCTTCAATGCGAAAATCATACCCCTCTTCCAGTCATTGACCCTCAACATGAGCTAGAACTCTATCAAATGATAGAACCTCGAATGACCTATCAGGAAGTCGTTGATGATGTGTTTCGGCGTCCTAGACTCAGCCGCGGTGACCGATGGACCATTGCGTCTCGGTACTATCGAGACATCAATCCAAACGCATGGGAGAACGCGAATGACCCGTTCAACGAGTACTTTGAATGGAGACTCCGGGGTGGACAAGGACTTCCTCCCAACGAAGCTCGACCAGAAGTTCCACGCGGAAACCTGCATTTGATTGCGATTGACCGTCAGAACGTCCACACACGAGCTGTGTCCCAACAGACCAATAAAGGATTGGAAGTGTTGCTGGCTCTTCAAAAGCAGAAGAACCGTGCGATGCGCTCACCCGAATGGTTTGCGTCTCGATGGTTGGTGCGTAGCTATGGGTCGTGGCAAGTTGTTTCACGGACCGTGAGCGATATGATGCAGTGGTACAATACCAACACTTGTCGGGCTGCAGGCGACCAACTCTACCGACACACATTGGACGGACTGTACTTGCGAATCATGTCCCATCCGTCCGAAGAGATCAAGGCTGAACTCTACAAGCGAGCCTTCGAAGAGTGTTTTGAAAGTGTTGGGTTATGTTGCGACGGACACATCAGTCGTCTCTGCAATGTCTTGGTTGGATTCGACGATGCCTTTGAACCACCGGTCGCATTCGGTGAAGTGCTTCAAAACAAGATGGCTGCATTGTTCGCGTTGGACATTCCGACAGATGAGAAGTTGGCCCAAGCGATTGCGTTCTTCAACGAATACGCTGTGCCCGAAGCAGAACGAGCACCCTGGCTTGAAGCTTTCTAACCTCTTAATAATGAAGACTCGTCGCTTACGGCTCAAAGCCATTCGTAAGAGCCATGTGGCTGAAAAGAAGTTCGATGCAGTGTTTGTCAAACCTGATGGACGGGAAATCGTTCAGCCGTTCGGGCAAAAAGGATACTCGGACTTTACGAAGCACAAGGATGTGACTCGTAGAACTCGGTATTTGAAACGTCACCGGGGCATGGGTGAACATTGGGATGACCCAACCTCTGCGGGTGCATTGAGTCGTTGGATTCTGTGGAACAAGCCAACCTTCAAAGCCAGCCTTTCAGATTACAAGCGTAGGTTTGGCTTTTAGAGTTAGAGAGACTATACAGTAATGATTGAACTTCGAGTGCTTCAGTTCTACACACTCCATAACAACCCATGGTTTCACAAGATGAACCTGTCTCTTGAAATCATAAAGACAGAGGATACCCATCAGAAGTACATGTTGGCACGCTATGGGAGTTGCTTCTTCTATTAAAAACGGATTTGTTGGGGTCAAGCAGTTAGACATTCCCCCCAATAAACAACAATGCCCTGCCCTGTATGTAACAAACCTATTGGCGAAGACCACCGTTGGTGTGTCTTTGAACTCTTCAAGACGAACAAGATTCAAGATGTGTCTCAATGGGAAGAAATGAGCAGACCCAAGACCATCATCAAAGGAAAGATCAAGGTGCGTATCCCTAAAGAGTGAGAGTCACTTGAATCGGAGGCACGATTTTTCTCCAAAGTTCACCCAACGTCAAGCTGCGATTGCGTTCAAAATACATGCGTGCAATCGCATTAAACAAGTGGACATACAACGTCACTACAAAAATCGCAATGACCCATGGATTCATTGTTGTAACTGGATATGCTGTGTTCGGGGAAGTCTACGCGTAAGAAGCTCCTTGGTCACTACACTTCCTGCATCTGGCTCTTCTCCTGGTTCAGGCAATCCTTCAATGGTTCGAAGCACTTCGGCCATCCTCTGCGGCTGGTCGGCCAGTAACAGCGCAACCTGTGTTCGAACCACTTGCTTATTGGGTCGTTGGCGAACCGTTCGTTGCTGTCGTCCGATGGTTCCACCACCTCCCTCAATGACAAAATTGTCTAGGTTGTTACCTCGCATGAAGGCTAGGATCTGACCTGCTTGTTGGTTTTTTCGTTCACGAAGTCCTTTGATTTGTTGTTGAAGTACACGGATTTCGTCGTCGGTTGCAATCCATTGGCGTAAGACTTCACGAACTTCGTCAGACATTTACCTTTATTGTTGGAGAGTATGAAAGTTAGAACTTCCAACGCTTGTCGCACTCTAAACAGGTGACAAAGGTCGTCATCGGCTCATCTGCCGAGCGCGTCTGCTGCTGATAGTAATCGCAGTTGGTCTTTCGTTTGCATCCCGAGCAGTACATCTGAATGTTCGCAGTGGTCTTGCGGCTGTACAAGGCTTTGTCCTTCTCCGCCACTTCTTTGAGTCGTTCCATCCAGCGTTCTGGATGTCGGTCCACTTCCGAAGTATGAACAAACTCTTCGGCTGTCATGGTCTCTGCAAGACTACGGGATTGATACAAGTTCATCGTACGAGACCGATACAGTTCTTTGAAGGCAGGTGTTTCCCAATCAATGTCGACTAACCATCGTTGTGCATCTTGAATACACTTGTTGAGAAGTGCAGTCTCAATCTCTTCCGAGTTGAATCGAGTCTTGACAAGTTCACGTAATGGATGTGGAACAAACACATTCGCACTGTGAATCATCTGCGCCGTCATTTCAGGTGGAGCCGTTTCCTCCTCTTCTTCCTCCTCCTCTTCTTCTTCCTCTTCCTCGTCTTCATCGTCATTCTCCGGTGTTTCCTCTTCGTCTCCGAAAGTACACGATGCATAGTATTCATCGTATTCAGAGGAGGGTAAGTCTACATAGGCAGTTGCAGGCTTGTCGTATTCATCTGTATCGGTGGTGGTCGATTTCAAGATGACAATGACTCCTTGAAATGCGTCTTCGTGAAAGGGAGTGGGAAGCATATGTTGATTCGTGTTTTCATCGTCGTCTTCGGATGGAGTCGCAAACACCGAGAAGGATTCTTCTTCATGGACTAACTTGCCTTGAAATTGAAGTCCAGGTTGCTTGTATTTCTTACGCAGCCATTCCAACACATCTGCGGTTCGTGCTGGAATCGTTACTTCACCGAGTGTACCCGAGACTGCAATTGAAGTTGCTACAACCATTGTAGTGTCATAGGTCCAGTCTGAAAACCATCCATTTTTCAAAACGGATTTGGACTTCTGTAAGAATAGAGTGTATCCCTCCTTACAGAATGCCTTCCTTTATGCCCCAGTACAAACAAAAACCCCGTTCCACTCCTGCCCCTGTTTCGGACGAACTCAAAGCCCGAATCGAAGAATCCAAACGAATCCAACAAATCGTTGCTCCACAAGTTCAACCTCAAGTCCAAGACGATGTTGGTTGGACTGAAGTTCGACGAACCAAGCGCAAGTTCAAGCGTGAACTAACCGTTGAAGAAATGGACGCTCGTGAACGTCAACGAGAGACCAAACAAGACGATGGCGAGTTTAATACCCAGCTCTTCGAGTCGAACCGTCATGACCACGACCGCGTTTAGGCTTACCTCCTCGATACTTTGCATTCTTCATGTAACTTGTATCGGCGTAAACCTTTTTGGGTTGCATATATCTAGGTCCTTGGTTTAGGTTGGGCATTGCATGGTTTACACTTGATTTGGACGCAGTCGACTTTGCACTGGATGGATTCGTCATTTGAATCGGAACTAATTTTTTGGTGTTGATGTTTCGTGCAGGTTTGGTTGGTTCGGGTGCAGCTGGAGCCTTTTCACTTTTAGGAGTTGGAACCGCGACTGTAGAAGGTTTAGGTTGTGGAAGAGCGGGTGGAGCCACTACACGAGCCTCCTTTTCTGATTTCTTCTTGGCTTCAACGGCTGCTTCATCTGATTTGCGTTTAGCTTCAGCGGCTGCTTCATCTGATTTGCGTTTAGCTTCAGCGGCTGCTTCATCTTCTGCCTTCTTTCTAGCCCTTTCCTCTTCCGCTGCGGCTTCTTCGTCCGCTTTCTTTTTGGCTTCGTCTTCTGCCTTCTTTCTAGCGGCTTCTTCCGCTGCGGCTTCCTCATCCGCTTTCTTTTTGGCTGCGGCTTCCTCATCGGCTTTCTTTCTAGCTTCAGCTGCGGCTTGTCGTCGTTTTTGACTCTTCAATGCTTCCTCTTCAAGTTGTTGTTTAACCCTTGCTTTAGCATCCTCCTTGGGTGATGTCACAGGTGCGGCTACAGCATCTTGAAGTGCGACTACAGGTGCGGCTACTGCTTTCTGTACTGCGGCTACAGGTTGAACGACTGCATTTTGAAGTGCGGCCAATGGATTCTGAACGGAGGATACTCTGTTGTTCAATCCTGCAAGTGGATTTTGCATCATGGTAGTCAATCCCTTCATATCCCCTGCCTTTTGCTTCAAACTCTTAAACACCGTTGCTGTAATCTTACCGAGTCCTGCAGATACATTCGACAGTTCAACATCATAGAGTCTTAATACAGCTGCAAGTGCAAGGTAAGCACCCACACCCATTGCGACAAAGATCAATACTTTGAAGATCCATTCAAAAATCTGCTGGGTTGTGAATCCTTTGGGTTCTGAAGTCTGTGCCCATGCAGTCCATGCATCACAGAACTCTTCCTTCACACCATTCATATCTGCAAAGCTTTCACGTGCACAGTCTGGATTGGGAGGACCTTGTTTATGGACGATGCCGCGTTGAAGAGGATTGCTGCTGTATAAGACCGCATGAATGGCATCCGAAGTAGGGGTGACTGGAAGTGATTGCGTAATACTGGACAAACTACTGGATGAAATGGCTACGGGTGTATCGAGCATAATGTATCGAGGCGAAGGCTTGCCTGATTCTTTCCATGAATACGTAATGGTATTGTTACCGTCTTCTCGTACTCGTTCAAGTGCAGGCATACCCTTCCATTCATAATACCCATTCTGAACTTCAAACGATCCACCGGTTGTGACCATTGCAGAAAACACTTTGGTCAACGACCAGTTTGTACCAGTCGCAATGTTTCGAGTCATGTATTGTCCTGTGGCTTCTGGAGCGGTAACTGCATTAATCTGGGGTAGAACCCTATCAAAGAACTCGATGGATGGATCGGCTGTGTTCTTTGCAACCAGAGGAACCAAGATAATGTACCCACTTCCATCGTCAAAACTAGGGTCGTTCAATGAAAACACTGCATCGGGTTGAACACCTTCAATCCGTAACGGACATGGGTGATAGACCGACATCGTTTTGACTGTAATCTCTTTGCCCATGAACGAAAGTTTGAACGGAATACTCGGTGTAAGTTTGGCTTTGGTATCGGAGGAGAACCCACCCGATGATAACTTTTGGATTCGAACACTCTGCAATTTATTGGTATCAAACTGTTCAGGCTTTTTCACTTTCTCTAGCTCTTCCGGTGAAAGAATGACTTGTTCGCAATACCCATTGTTGAGGTTTCGCAAATAACGCCCTGCTTGAAGGTTTCCCAAAAAGTCCTGGAAGGACATCTGTTTATCGTTCACTCGTTTCCAGTCCGTTGTGAACCGTTTACATTGAACATCGGTCACTTCACCGAATTCACGTGAGAGTTTCACACTGGAACTCGAAATACCTGATGCAATTTGAAGGTTACACCCATTACACTCGTTCGATAACGACCGCGTAAGTCCATCTAAACGCGGTGTATCGGGTCTATCTGCGTATACAATTGACGATTGTCCTGAACCTGCAGGAGGTTCTTGTTCGACTATAGTCGGAGCAGGAGCCGGTCTTGAACCACCACCACCCATTGTTGTTCATAGACAATAAAACAAGTCTCTTGGAATAAACAATGAGTACGAATCTTGGTCCAGGTGGGACTCAAAAACCACCCACTTCTACTGCTATGTATCCTGATACTCCTTGGTGGAGCAATCTCGTAACTGCAATTGTAACTGCGGTAGTCTCCATTCTTGGAACTGCCTATGCCTTGGGCGGTCTTAAAGGAACTGGAAGTACGGGTCTTCCACCTGCAGCATCCCTTGCGGTCGATACGATTACCTACATTCCCCACATTCTCTTATTGTTCGGAGTCTTGGCGGACATGTTTACCTATCAAGGTGTGTGGTCCATTCCCAGTTTGGTCGGACTGTTGTCTATCTTTTTCAACTACTTGATGCAGTATTTCTGGAAGGGTCTTCGTGAACTCTTCAACTCTGCAGAGAATGTAGCCAAAGTTGGCGCAACTGCAGCCGTGGCGGCTACAGCCCCTGTAGCGAGTAATCCTACGACGCCTGCGGTTGGTGGCAAAAAGGGAGGTGCAATCATCCCTCCTGCATTCTTCAAGAACTACGATGGTTGTTCCGTTCAAGGCTTTTCAGGTTGGAGTACCGAGTTTGCTCCCCAGACATTGGTTGTGACTGCAACGGTCTTTTGCTATTACATCTTTGATTTGGTGCGCAATCGCGGATGGTTGAACTCGGCTGCATCCATCGTGATGTTTGGAGTCTTTTATGCGATGCAAGTAGGTGTCTTGATCATGTCGGGTGGATGTGGAAGCCCAAATTCAGAATACACGAGTACACAACAAGCAATTATGGCGTTGTTTGAAGGTCTTGTGTTCGGTGGGTCTGCGTACGGTATCGTCCAGACCTATTACCCAACTCGTCTACCGTCGTCTGTCATTTCTCCATTCCCGACTCGCAGTAAAGCCGACTTGACCATGGGTCCGGATGGGAAAATGTATGATGCCGATGGGAATCCATACGTTATCCTCCCGAACGGGCAGGCTGTTCCAGACTTATCCACTGCAAACTCTCGTAAAGCCTTTGCAGAACTTGCAGGCAAAAACCTAGGCACAGGCATGCCCGCTAAGGCTGCGTGCCCGAGTTAAGTGCCTTACGAATCAATTGATAAATGACTCCAATTTGAGTACCTGAATAGCGTCCGACTTCTGTATTTCCCTTGAACGCAATAAACGTAGGCACTACAGAGACTTGGAATCGAGTCGATAACCCTTTGCGGTCCTCCTTCGTATTCACTGAAATCCAATCAATTTTACCTTCAAACTCTTCCTTGACGTCTTCAAGTGCGGGTTTGATGGTCATACACGGTCCGCAGGTAGGTGACCAAAAGTGGAGAACATGTACATCGGTCATTCTATCTTGTTTATTAGGGTGTGGCTTATTTGTAAACTGATTCGTTCCGCACGTATCATCGGTGTCTTTTGAATGGTTTGTTTGGTCAGGTTTACATCACGCACTTTACAAAGTTCCGCAAGTGCTTTCATCAAGTGTTTGTCCACGACGGCTGCGTCCAGTGTGTTCAAGTGAGTTCGCATCCATTGAATCAACGCAGTTTGTGAGACAGGAGGACCCATCAGTTGTAATGGGCATCCTTCAAACAAGACATCTTCTGCGGGTTTGGGGACTTCACGTACGGAGTCGTCAATCGTGGCTCGGGCCATTCGGTCGACCGCATCATTCTGCTTGGACAAGTCATCTTCACCTCCTGTATGTGCCTTCACATGAACGAATCGATAACTCTTGAACTTTGCAAGTCTCTTTGCTGTATCTTCAATCAAGTCGCGGTGTAAGACATCTCCACCTGCAGACGTCTTCCAGCCTCGTGAAACCCATCCAGGCATCCATTTCGTCAGACAGTTAATCGAGTATTCGGAATCCGTGTAGATGACGATGTTTTCATCGTGGAATCCGTTCTCTTCCAAAATCATGGCTGCCTTGTGAATCGCAGCCATTTCTGCCCGTTGATTGGTTTGGGGTTCATTGGCTGGGAGTCGTTCAGACATGGAGAATCGCAAGTGGTCTGGAAACCAAACCGCATAGCCTGCTTTGGCTCCAGGTCGTCCATTCAACGAACACGCTCCATCTGTGAATACACGCATAGTGTCTATTCTCTAGACCTTAAACGATTCGTTTCGTATTCCCGCGGGTTGTCCCACAATGCCGTGTCGAGAGGAGGACCTATTCGTTTGGGGATGTGCTGATATCGTGGAAGAACCTTGACGATACACCGACTCAAAATCGCAGCCTGAAGTGTAGGTTCTTCAATGTGAAACCACACTCGACAACGGAAGCTACGCTGTTCCAACGACCGACGCAGCATCTGCTGACAGGCTAAACTCAAAAAGTGTGCATGCCACACCATCAAGATTCGCACACGAACTCCTACACGACTCGGAACAAAGGTAATCCATTGATTGAACCACTTTGCGAAGTCTTCCATCGAATTCATGTGGGCTGCATCCACTTCTTCAAAGTCTGCTTCATGTTGGTGTGCAGCGATGTAGGTTTTCCAAAGTGTCAGTGTCTCTCGGTCATTGAGGGGTTCGTATAAAACCCTGTGGGGTGGTGGGAAGTCCATACGATTCTAAAGGAGTCTTTGTGAAACCCTTAGAACGCATCCACCCATGCGTAGCGGTCCTGCATTGGGATGTTGAGTTCAGTGAACACTCTCCATGCATGGTCGACCTTCGCTTCAGGGGACAAGTTCATTGCGTCGATGGCTGCCATTCGTTGTTGGAGTCGTTCACCTATTGACACTTCCTGGTGGGCATCTTCATCAAATCCAACCAGAACACTCGCAAGTCGCGAGATGTGTCCTTCGCAACATAGACTCACAGCATCCTTGCATTCTTCCCAGAGCCTCTCGATGAGTTCGGTCTTGTGTTCGTGTAGCTTGATGCGTGCCCACACTGCGTCGAGTGTGCGTTTGTAGAAGTAGTCGTCTGTCTTGCGGCATTCGGAGACCTTGTACCAGTTCGCCATGTCGCGAATCACTGTGTATTTTCCAGTCTTCATTTCCCATGCGTTGATGATTTCGCACAGTGTATCTTGTCCTTCTGGAATAGGCACTGCTTCCAAAGGTTCCAAGATGGATTTCGTCTGGTTGACGATGGCAGTTGTGTGGACGTTCTGCTTGTCCATCGAGAGTCCATGTAGTTCCGTGCGAGGCTTCACAGGAGGTGGAGGTCGCATCTGGAGATAGACTCCCCAGCGGAACATCATTATGTCTCGGAGTTCGAACTTGAGTGGAGGACTCAACCACACATTTCGTTCGATTGGCTCGAACCATTCGTCAAAGGTTGTTGGTGGACGTTCGCCCCAGAGTTGGGCAACCAGAGCTTCGATAAGTTCTCGCATTCGTTGGTCTCGTTCACGCCGTGTGGCGTGGTGGCGGTGGAGGTCACAGAGCGTTTCCTCGTGTCCGCACTCTCGTGTGCATCGTTGTCCGTTCGACCTGATTTGTGAACATCGGGTCGTGGCGGGAGGGACAACTTCTCTACGAGCATGTCGTTTACAGGTCGTATGACCTTCGCGTGCTTTGCATTTGCAGGGTGAACCTGCGGAAGTGAGCGCTTGACAACGCTCCATTCTATATTCAGGGGGGGGAAGTCTATTGTACTGTCTAAAACAAATCCGTTTTTAGAAGTAAATGAACGTGTTCCTTGAAGCTCTTCTAGTGGGTCTCTTCTTCTTGCCTGTGTATTGGATTGCCGAGAAGGCTGGCTACTCCAAATGGATTACTCTCTTCCTTGCAGGTGCTTTGTTCCACTTGCTTGCAGAAGTCACTGGCATTAACCGTGCCTATGTCGTCAGCAAGACTGGATAAATCAAAAACGGATTTGTGAGCATCAGGAAGTTGGACTTCCCCCCAATAGAATGTCTCGTACACGTAATACTGCCGCAGCGAATGAAGAATTGGATATTAAGAAGATAGTGAGTACCTTAGGTTCAGATAGTGTGATTGGAAATAAACTCAAGGAAGCCTTTAAAGATAGGTTTGGTATCGAGATCGAGTCTGCTCGTCCACGTACAGGTCCTAGTCGAGGAACTCATTATGACTTTGAAATCAAGGTCAATGGTGAGTGGAAGAACGTAGAACACAAGGGAAGTCAGAAATACAGGACTCCTAATAGCGATGAAGCTCCATGGACAGCAGGTGTTCAATTCCACAATGGAGGTTGTGAGAAGTACAACCTTGCAAAAAAGTATGCTCAAGTATGGTACGACTTGAATATTGGCTCTGGAGCTCTAAAGGGAGAGTTTGGAATAGAGTCTGAGATACCTAGCTTTGAAGAATGGTGGTTGAAGGACTGTAAGGTCCAGTCAGACCCAAAGACTCTATTCGGAAAGGAGCTAAAAGAGAAGGTACGTGCTGTTCGAGGTCCTAAATCAAGCCTTCTCGAGAAGCGTGCCGACGTTCTTGCGGCTCTTGAGATTACGGATGATGACAAGGCTACGTTCATTCGCGAAGCTCTTCCCATCGCAAACAGTGTTCTTGATGAAAAGGACTTCTGGTTAAGCATTCATGGTGACCTGGATGGAGAGTTCCACGCAGTCTGGTATCCAAAGTTCCGAATCGATACAATCTTAGACGTTTCATTCAAGAAAAATCTTGACCTTGACATTACATTCAAGTGTGCCAATGACTTTGAATTCAATGGAATCCTACGATGGGGTAAGGGTGCTGGCTTTAGCTGCTTGCGCATTGACCTGAAGTAGTAATCATGGCTTGTGCCATCCGTGTCACCCATAGAGCAGGAACCGCATTCCCAACTTGCTTAATCTGGTCATCATGCGAACCCGAGAATACATGCGTAGCAGGAAAGCCTTGAATCTGCGCAGCTTCGCGTACTGTGAGGCAACGGATGTATTTTTGCCCGTTGGCTTTACGAAGACCTACATACAGCCTAGGCTGAAATGTATATGCGCATATCAATGTCTTAGAGGGTGTTCTGAAATCCAAGACCTCACTGTGAATCGGAGAATCTCGCTTGCGAAAGGAGATGAGGTTCTCTTGATGTTTGAGAACCATGAATGGATGTGGGGTACCTGTTGGTTCTGCGTCGTCTGGAACAAGAATCGAGCACTCATTGGGAATGGGTAAAGTTGTCTCAATGGCTCCTTCCATAGACGGCTCAATGATGTCCATCAATCCACGCTTTGGTTCATCAAACACTGGGAGTTCAAATGGAATCGATAACCGATTACCTATAATCGCCAACCTCTTACGAGACTGTGGAACACCTACCTTACTCATATCATACACATTGAAGACGATTGGATACCCTATCTCTGCAAAGTGTGCTTGGATGACTTTAATCACACTACTTTCACCGTCATCGGTCTTTTTAGTGAGTAACCCTGCTACATTCTCACCCATAATCCATTCGGGTCTTGTGATTCGAACAACTCGTAAGAATTGATGAAACATCTTGTTGCGAGGGTCTGTAGTTTCCTTCTTCCCTGCGTTTGAGAACCCCTGACATGGGAACCCAGCAAACACCATGAACAACCTGTTCGCATACGGTACAAACTCATCGTCTGGAATCTTACTAATATCGCCCTTGACCGATTCTCCTAACCACTTGCTGTCTGGAAACATTGCTTTGTGAGTCGCAACACACTTTGCGTTGTTCTCAGAGAAGGCGATGACTTTGATACCTGCGTTCTCCATTCCAACTGTATCGCCTCCCGCACCTGAGAAGAGACTAATCGCAAGTCGACCTGACTCTTGTGCGACAGTCGTTGTCGCAGTCGCAACGGTGGTCTCCTTGACAACGGATTCGAGATGGGTGTTATAGTCCTTCTTCTTGCTGAAGACTTCATCACAATGGGTGCAGGTGTACTTCGGCATCTTTTCTATATATTCTACTACCAGAAGAAGTAAATCCTTTCCGTTTTTACAACTCTTCAAAACGGATTAATGACTTCCCTCGATACCGAATGAAATGCCTTCTCAAATCAACACTGATATTCAACGTATACTTAGTAGCAGAAGCTATCACCCGATGGACTATTGGGACAGAACGTTCCCAGAAATTGCGGAATACGTCCGAAACAGCGTCTATCGATCAGTAGTCACAGATGGTGTGAAGAAGACAATTGTTAAAGCAGAGGTCAAGTCTGGAAAACGTTTGGTTGGACAAAGCTTTGCAAGTTACACTAACGGTGTTGACATTATCAATGTGTTTATATCGGCATATGTTCGGAAGGCAGATCTTCGACAACGTCACGCATTGGAAGTATACATGTTAGGAGGTGTTTATACTGTGAACACACAGAAGCATGCCATAGAGTGTAAGAAAAGTCTACGTGCGTTGCGCCAGGCTTACCCAAATGCGTTGATTGTTGTACATTTCGATGAGTTTGATCACGGTAGTGGTAGTGATCAGGTATTAGGTACAAGTGGACTCTGGGAGTATATGGGTTGCTGTCCTAACATTCGCATTGTGCAATACAGTGCTTCTCCTGAGGAGGGATTATTACGAGAAGATGAAGGTCGTAGATGTATCCCTATGCCTACTCACCCGAACTATCGCGGAGCTCGCTATTATCTTGATAATGATTTGATACAAGAAGCGGAAGCCCCACTAAAGTTCAGTGATGATAAACCGAAACGAGTTATCGGTCTTGGTGAACAACTACGTGGAATTCTCAACGATGCTCGTGAACAAGTGCGTACTAAAGGACGGGATTCTCGACCCCTTGTAGTTGTTCGTGTAACGGAGGGGTTTGAAGCGCTACAAAATGCGTATCAGAACCATCTAATTCCAGAACTTCTATTGAATGACGAAGATGAGGTTATCGTAGATTGTGGTTTCGTTGCCTCAACCGCTTCAGGAACAACCAAGATCAATTGGGATAGCTATCAATTCTGGCAAGATAAAGTTAAGATGTTGCGTCGTATGAATGCAGTATGTGTGTTGTTCATCGACCAGATGTGTACTCGTTCAACAGATTGGTTCTGTCATCCATTTCTGTACGCATATCATGATTACCATGGTAAGAACTCTGCGTTGAATACGATCATTCAATCAAACTTGCGCGCAGCATTCTATCAAGGTAAGAAGAATGATAGCGGAGAGACTGTATATACTATGGTCGATCATCCGATTCGTCTTTACGGCTCTCTAGATGTAATTGAGTTTGTCGCAGGCGTGCGAACCCTTGATCAACTCGATCGCCGTGTATCGTCTCGTGCTACGGTGACTACAGGAGATCCTGGAACATGGGGAAGACCTATACGGATAACTCTTCCTATAGAAGACCTCAATAACACAGATTTCACATCCCCCTTACGTGACCAAGCTCAACGTGAATGGATAAAGTCTAAAATCATGCAGGCTCCTGAAATCACAAACTCTCATCGTGAAATCTTAGCAGGGCGTGAGGTCCAAGGTAAACGTAATTACAAATCACATAATACTACAGGAGGTATCCATACAGTACATTCGAGATATGTACAAGGACGTGAGAGCCCCCCTGGAGGCGGTATCCCCAATGAGGACATATTCGACGACCGTCATAAATACTTCTGGTTAGACATTGCCCAAGAACAAACAGACGGAATCCCACAAGGTACTGTGTACATTACATATGGAATCGCAACAGACGATGAGTATGAAGATGAAGATACACATCAACACAGTCTTGCAGTGAATCGTGACGGAACATATCGTTCAATCTTCGGAGTCTAACCACCAAATCCTGTCACCAAATCCTGTCACCAATCCCCCAACCCCCTTTTTCCCTTCGGCCTTCCCACACCGCCCCAAGGCAACTCACAAAACCAGACTGAAAACACCACTCACGAGCAAAGTAAAACTCGTCCAAGCCCGACCCTGCCCGAGTCCCGGGGACTTTGCGCAAACACTTTGAAATTCAGCCAGGATTTGTG